ATGCGAGGGCGAGCAGGGTGTCCAGGTCGAAGATCATGCGGTTGGACAGATCTTCGTAGTCGTACCAGCGACCATGGGCGCTGAGGGTGAAGCCGTTGGTGACCATCTTGCCCTGGTAGGTCTTGCCGATGTTGGCGTTTTCTTCGTCATCGTTGTTGTAGCCCAGCGGGACGTTGGCGCAGACACGGCTGCTGCTGTCACGCTGGAACAGGACGATGTTGCCGGTACGGCCCTGCGGCAGGTCAACCGGGTGGATGATGCCGACACGGCCGATGTCATCGGTGAAGGCGGCGGTGTGCTCCAGCTTGAACTCACAGGCGCCGTTGAAGTAACCGGTGCCGTTGGCCCAATCGGGGTTGTATTCGATCTGCGGCAGCTTGGCTGCGATCTGGCGCAGCACTTCAGCGGTGATGACGGTGGTGGCGGAATTCTTGAGGACTGCGGACATGGTGAAACTCCTTTGCTTGTTTTGGAAATAAGGGTGGGTGTTGCAGGTATTGCGGGTACTACTTCACCTGAGTTATATAGAACTCAAGTTTGTTTGAATCGACTTCAAGCAGCGGCGGCGCGGGTGGCAACCTTCTTCAGCTTCTTCTTGGGAGCCGGCTTGTTCTTGGCACCGGCGATCTTGGCACGCGACTCCGGAGAGGTCAGTGCGGCGATCACGTTCTTGGAGATGCGGTGGTTGACGTAGGTGACACCGATGGCGACAACAGCAGTGGCGCCCAGTGCGATCAGGTCATTGCGGGAGAACATGGACATTGCGATTACCTTTGGTAGCGGAGGGAGTTGTACTGCAGACTTACTTGACGCGACGGTAGCCTTCCAGCTCGGCGTAGTCCTTGGACAACTTGACACCGATCTTGACAGCGTGCTTCAGGACGACAGCGGCACCGACGACTGCGAGAATGTTCTTGATCATGACTAGGTACTCCAAAGACTAAGGGATGGTGGATGACTTGGGGGAGGGGGGTGTTACGGGGGATTACTCCCCCGCCGGTTCCAGCTCGGACAGAGCGGCCGCTTCCAGGATGGCCGGGTCGACCAGCGGTACGGTGAAGGTGACCATGAGGACGTCGGCGAAATCGTAACCGATGACTTCGACGTCGGTGTTGCAGGTGATCTCGGTGCCGTTCAGGCCAGCGTCGTCGAGGGCCGGACGCATCATGCCGGTGACGAACTTGTCCCAGTACTTGACGCGGACGGAGAAGCGCACCACGCCTTCAGCGGGTTCGTAGGCTTTGCGGATCTCGTTCGGGTTGCCCATGATCTCGGTCAGGGCATTGCCGAGGGTTACCAGCGTCTCGGAACGTTCGGTTGCGATGTTGCGCAGGCCGGTCTTGTGGAAGCTGACCAGGTTGGCTTCGTTGTAAGCGGCGACGACATTGAGCGGGTTCTTCATGGTGAAACTCCTTTGCTAGTAAACGGAAGGTTTGTTGCGGGGGAAAGGGTGGAGCCCAGGTCGATTAGACCGTGGGCGCCGGGATGGTGAAGTTCAGGGTGTCCAGGCACTTCTTCTCGTACTGCTCATCGGACTCGTAGCGATCGCCGATATCGATGTTGAAGATCACGTTGCGGGCTTCGACAATCTCCGCCGCCAGACGACGCTGGATCTCGTACTTGGTGGCGAAGTCGATGGACTGGTGCAGTTCGCGGCTGAAGGCCTCGGCCAACGGCAGCTTGATGATGAGCATGTCCTTGATGGTTTCCGAGCTGGAGAGAACCAGCTCACCGTCGGTGAGAGCAGTGGCGATGGCGGCGATGGCGGTCTTGACGATCACCTGCTGGTTTTCGGTCAGTTCGCCGCGCAGCTTGTTGGTGTTGACTTGGATCATTTTCGTATACCTTTGGTAGTTGAGGGAATTAGATCAGTTCGCCCTTGAGGACGATGGTGAGTTTGTCGGAACGATCTTCGCCGCTGTAGGTACGCTTGCCAATTTGCAGGCGGACGGTTTCGGCGACTTCGTCTAGGGCTCGTTCCAGTTCGCTCTGGAGCGTAAGCTGGATCGAGTTGTCGATGGAGTTCAGCAGGTCATAGCCCAGGAAGAGCGGGAGTTTGATTTCGATCTCCGGCTTGGGCTGATTCAGGCTGGCAGTGTAACCGGGGCGGCGGTAGTAGTTGTACAGCTTGTCCCGGTCGAGGAGCAGGGAAGCGATACGACGCATGACGTCACAGCCGATAACTTCTGCTGCATGGTGGAACTTCTTGCCGCACTGGGCGACTTGTTCCATGTGCACTTGGTTAAGCGTAGCCGTGTCGATCATGGCTGTAGTTCCTCATTGCTCCTGGCTAAAAGAAAAGCCTTTGGGTGGACATAGCACCGAGAGCCTCCTTACGGAGACTCCCAGTACTGGCGGGTTACTTCTTGCGGCGGCGGCGATTGGAAGCTTGACGAGCACGGCGGCGGCGAGCACGAATGCGGTCACGTCCTTCCCCGTAGAGCTGGCGTTCAAGTTCGGTCATGAAGGCATCGGACAAGAACAGCTTCTTACGGAACCAACCGCTGGCTTCGGGTACGTCGATCGTGAGGAGCACGTCTTCTTTCTTGACGTTGACCAGGTCTTCGAGGAAAGTTTCAGCCTCGTCGATCTCAGCGGCCTCAGCTTCCATCTTGATTACTTCCTCAGCCACGTTGGGCATCTGGCGGATATCACGGACGACGCCCTTGTCGTCTTTGTAGGTTCCTTTGATACCGGTCATTACTGCTGCTCCTGGAAAACGATCCGGGAAGACTGGTGGCCACTGAAGAAACCGATCGAGGTCACGCTGCAGTGGGGAGTGTTGTCGCGCATCAGCTGGGATGCGAGGGTGATGCCGGTGCCGCAGACAGAGACCTCATAGGCCAGTGCCTTGTCAGCGATGCCATAGCCGATGATTCCGAAGAAGGAAACCAGCAGGGCGAAGATAGCGGTGTGCTTGAAGTTCATGGTGATGCTCCTTTAGGGGTACTGCGGAAGGGGTTGGGTGTTCGTATTGCAGTTTACAGCTTGGTGCGTTTAGCGACGGGTCTTCTTGGCCGGCTTCTTGGCGGCAGCTTCAGCCTCCGCCGTGGCACGAACGCCAGCAGCCATTGCTTGGATAGCGCCGGTGGAGCGCAGGCCACGGGCCTTGCCTTCGAAGTACATGGCAGCGCCAACTGCAGCGACGCCAACAGCCAGAGAGATGCCAGCAACGATTGCGTCTTCTTTTGCGATGATCATGATAGTGTCCTTACTTGGCCTTGGGGGATTTGTTCTTGCGCAGCTTGTCGTCGTACAGCCCGAGCTGGATGGCAGCGCCCAGACGGACGCCATCTTTGCGACCCTTCTTGTAGGTCACATAACCCAAACCAGCAGCAGTTACGACAGCACCTGCTACGATCAGCTTCACTGCGTTATCACTGATGTCCATGATGTTACTCCTTGGTGAGTCTAACGGAAGGGAATTACTTTGATTGATGTGGCTCTTCACCTGAGTTATATAGAGGTGAAAGTTATTGGAATCGACTTTTAAGGGGTAGTCTAGGAGGTAATTTCTTACCCCCTAGCCGATACTATGAATGGCGGTTAGGCTGCTACCTCACCTCCATTCGCTCGAAAGAGCTGCTTCAAGATCCTACCGGGCTTTTGGCCCAGTGGATGTTTAGTTGGTTTGACGTACTCAATCTTTGGGGGTCGAGGACGTTTGTTTGACATGCGCTTTCTCCGCATTGAAGTAGAAGTAAGGCAGTACGGCCCAGGGCGTTCCCGCGCCCTGGGCTTTATGCCGCTTAGTAAGGCCTGCGTTTTGTTGAGACCTCACGTAGGTGTTGTATGGTTGAAATTATTTTGACGGCATAAAGGGCATAGCTGCCTAGGAGAACCGAAGTCCTCCTAGGCAGGCTACATGGCCCGTTACAGGCCTTCGAAGTACGCGCGGACCTTGCCCTGCTCTTCATCGCCCAGATGGCGCAGAGCGTACGGCAGATCGGTCTGCGTCAGGGTGATCTTGCGGGTGGCCGGATTGCCCAGCAGCTTCATCGTGTCCAGCATGTTGCGGAACGCGTTGAACTCGCGGGCCGGCAGGCGGGCGCCGATGCGGTTGAAGCCACGCATGATGCGGTCGACGTGGAAGTGCTTGGTGTCGTTCTCGGCGAAGACCTGCAGCATGTAGCCGAAGCTGGCGCTGAAGTCGCTACCGTTGGAGCTCAGCACGCGCTTGATGACGCGCCACAGGCGCAGCTGCAGTTCGACCACGCGGTCAGCGCTGACGGCCTTGCCCGGAGCCATTTCCTTCAGGTAGGTCTCCAGCTCGCTGCGCACCAGCACGTCGGTGGTCAGCTTGCCCATCGGGGTGAACACGTTTTCCTTCACCGTGGCAACGCGCGGGGTCGGGGTGTTCGGGCCGGCGATGTCGTCGGGCACGGCGTCCAGTTCAGCGCGGGTGTTGACCGGGGTTTCCACGACGCTGTCGACACGCTCGGCAGCTTCGGTTTCTTCGGCAGTCGGAGCTTCGTCGAGCACGACGCCTTCGACGGTTTCGGACGGGCCGGCGTCTTCTTCGCTGGCCGAGGCGACTTCGGCAACCGGAGCCTCGCCTTCGATTTCCAGCTGGCTCAGCAGGCCGATCAGTGCGGCATCATCCAGATCAGCTGCGCCTTCGAAGCGGCCGCGGGCACGGTTGAAGATGACGGTGTTCTTGGTGCCGTTGACATTCTCGGCGCCGGCCTGCGACCAGGCCTTGAAATCGGCATCGGTCCAGTCCTTGAGCTTCTTCTGCTGATACGACATGTTTATACCTCTGGGTCAATGAAGTTGTTGGGCAGCATTGGCATTCTGCATACCATGCTACGAAATGGCCGTTTTGAAATCGTACTTGGCCGTGGAGAGTTTCTTGCCGTGCATCAGTGCCATGAAGCGACCCATCATGTCCGAGCCGACGTCAGCCAGCAGGGTGGGGATTGCTTCGGGAGCCGAGGCCAGCGCATCGCCTACGCAGAAGCGGCAGTAGTTCGAGCCTTCCGCATGGCAATAGATGGGCGACCTTACTTCGATCGCACGGGTCTGCAGATCGGACACGTTCTCTTCGGTGACCTGGCCTTGTTTGCCATTCTCGAAGTAGTAGTTGCCGATGTAGAACTTTTCCTTCCCCTTCGGAATCAGGGTGGGGATGCCGAACTTCACGCCGCAGTCTTCCGGCTGGACGCTCACGTTCTGTGAGACTCGATAGGTTTCCTTCACCTTCGAACCACCCAGTGCCGTCAACGTGCCACGGGCGTAGGAACCCTCACGCAGCGAGTTGGCGTACTCGGTCATGTAGTCCGGATCGAGGCCTTCATCCAGAGAGGTCGGGATCAGCTGGACATGGTTGCCGTCCTGGAACGCAGACTCGGCACCGTGCATGATCAGCGTCTTCTTACGGACGATGTCGAAGGACTTGTTGTCGATGAAGAAGCCCATGCTCTCATCGCCAGCCAAGTCCGCACGATCCATGGCGATCAGCTCGTTCTCGATGTCGGCAATCACCGCCGGGTCATGGAGACGATCCTTGTTCTCTGCCAGCAGTTCGTCACGACGCTTGATAATGGCCGGGTTGACCACGAGCGTCTTGGGAGTAGCTGCCGGTACGCACAGCTGCGTCAGGCCAGCCAGCGAGAGCATGGCTTCAGCGAACTTCTTATACTGCGCGATGGTGACACCACCTTCAGGCGGAGTCTCACCGTCATCGTACATCCGGCGTTCCAGTTCTGCCTCCAGCTTACGAACCTTGACCGGCCCGTTGATGTAAGGCATCACATCGCCGAATGCGTAGACGAACACGTTGAAGTTGAACAGCAGGTTGCCGTAGGTGGTGACGGTTGCCTTGTCCAGGTTCGGTACTTCATCCGGGGTGATCTCCAGTTCGTCCATGAAGTTGAACGGCTGGGTCATCGGCTTGATGTCTTCGATGACAATGCGCTCGCCGCTTTCCGGATGATGGAACCACACCACATCGCCTTCGCAGAACAGCGAACACGGATAGCCACCAGGCTGCTTTGCACCTTCCGGGTCGGTCCACGGGTCAGCCTTGCGGTTCTGATCCTTGGCGGCAAGGTTGGTGACAGCGAACGCTTCGATCGTCCACGCCTTCCAGCGGTATGCCCCGCTGTTCATGGCGAGGAGGAAATAGTCACGCTTGAGCATTGATGAAATCCCCGTAGGTCTTTGCGACCAGACCGTTGATTGCACTCACGCGCAACAGCGGCAGATCAAGATGTTCGATTTCTTCCAGCGCGGTGGAGAGCACCAGTTCCTTCGGCAAGGAGCTGGCCAGCATTACTGCCACCATGTTCTTGGAAAGATCCTGATCGCTCAGCTGAGGCAGCAGTTCGCGCAGCTGGTGCAAGTACAGGGTGTAGTCGTTACCGCAGCTGTAGCCCTCACGGATCAGCTCTGCGACCATGTTGCTACCGAAGGTCTCGGTGAACCCACGGATACGCAGACGACCGCGAGCAAGCTCAGCACTGTCGTCGGACTCGGTGGAGACCACTTCGGAGGTGAACGAACGGATGCGATCGATCAAGCCCTTGTTGACGTGGACGATGAACTCCAGATACTGGTCTGCAGTCCACTGGCCAACGATATCCAGACCAGCGCACAGGCGCTCGGTATCGGAGGCGTCCAGGTCCATCTGCTCGATGAAGAACTGCGGGCTGTCGAAGTTGGCGAAGCGTTGCAGGTCTTCCAGCAGGATCACCTTCTGTTCCATGCTGGCGTCGTCGCGAGTGAACACGCCCTGCTGTTTGATGGAACTGTCGAGGTAACCGTGGAAGAGATTGTCGATCAGTTCGATCAACACATGCGTCTCCACTTCCTGTCCGCTGAAGTAGACATTCTCCACTTCAGTTTCGATATCCGTGAAGCCCACAGCAGCCAGCACGTCTTGGACGCGTTCCAGCAACAACACCCGCTCAGGGGAGCAACCCAGCTGAGCAATGCCAGTCAGTAGACCAGACATGCAAATCTCCTTTTCGGTTAAATAGTACACACACCAGCCTTTATATGAAAAGGCTGCAATTCGTTTTTGACATACATATCCCCGGAGTGGATAAAGACATGCCCGTAAGCAACAAGAACCGCAAGAACACTGGCGCCCGTCGCCCCTACAAGGCTGGCCGTGATCGTGACGTGACTGCACAGTCCCTGCGCGAGCTGGATGAAGTCTACTCCGGCTGCGAAGAACAGCTGGCACAGGTGTTGCCGATCTCGCAGATCCTGCGCAACAAGGACGCCCTGCGTCAGGTGCCGGTCGAAGATCGCCCCGCTCTGGTCAAGGTGGCTCAGGTCGTCAGCCAGGACAGCCGCACCTTCCGCAACGAGCTGGACTCGATCCGCAAGGAACACGTGGAGTTCAGCAACACCGTCACCAAGCGCGTGCGTGCCACCAGCCGTCCGCGCATGACCGGTGACGAAACCATCCAGGTCATCGACATCGGCGAGAAGTACGCCGACTGGCAAGGTCGCCACACGCGCATCGTGATGCCCAACATCGTGCACACGCTGGGCTACTACGACCAGGAAACCCGTGACGAGCTGAAGGCCAGTGCAGCGGCCACCGAAGCAGCCGAAACCCCGCAACAGGAGAACGAGCAGTGACGCAGGATCCCAACGAGAACATCGACGACCAGCCACCCGTGGAAACGCCCGTCGAGGCGGCAGCGATCCCGGTTGACGACCCGCGCACGTTCGTGAACCATGATCGTACCCCGGCTGACCCGCCTTCCGTCGAAGACCCGGCGACCAATGTCGAGACCCCGATCGGCAAGCAGGAACGTGTGCTCGCCGCCGACGCCGCGCGTCGCGTTCAGCCCAAGCGCTCGGAAGCCGTGCCGCCGAGCAAGACCGTGACCCTCACCCGTCCGGTCACCCGTCCGCTGGCCACCGAAGCCGAAGCGCAGGACATGGAGAAGGGCTTCCACCTGTGGTCCCTGAACCAGACCGCCGAGGAGTTCGCTCCGGTCGGTGAAAGCATGGGCAACCTCAACCTCACCCCGACGCCGGAAATCATCCGCTGGCTGGAAGGTGCTGCTCGTGGTTCGCGCCTGATGCCCACCGGTCAGTACGGCAGCCGTGCCCTGAGTCGCGAAGGCTCGGACTGGCAGCAGACTGTTGACCACAACGGCGAAGAGCTGGCCATCGGCCGTCCGATCGCCACCGGCGGCAACTCCACCACCAACGGCCGTGTCTCCGGCGAAGAAGCCAAGAGCCGCCTGAAGGCGCGTCTGGGCGTGGGTTCGCTGGCACAGGCACCGATGTGGCACTCCGGCTTCTGGGTGTCGCTGCAGGCGCCGGGTGAAGGCGAGATGCTGGAACTGGAACAGCAGCTGGGCAACAGCAAGATCTCCCTGGGTCGTGTCTCCGGCGGCTTGGCCTTCTCGGCCAACAACGTCTACCATCAGCTGACGGTGACGAACTTCGCCATCAGCAAGATGTACGACAGCACGCTGAAGGACATCTCCCCGGCATCGATCAAGCAGAAGATGCTGATCACCGATATCCCGCTGCTCATGCTGCAGCTGGGTCTGATCAACAACCCCAACGGCTACCCGCTGGCCCGTCCGTGCACCAACCACACCGGCCAGTGCCAGCACATCGAAGAAGAAGTGCTGAACCTCTCGCGCCTGCTCTTCGTGGACCGTCGTGCACTGAGCCAGAGCCAGCGCAAGCTGATGGCCCGTCGTACGCAGAAGAGCAACGACGCAGAGCTGACCGAGTACGTCAACAGCCACTCCTACGCCGAAACCGCGCTGTGCGCCATCAGCGATGACATCTACGTCGAGTTCGCCGTCCCCACGGTGGAGCTGTACGAGAAGTCCTCCTTCGAATGGATCAACTCCATCGAAGAGCGCGTGGACGCGGCCTTCGGCACCGCCCTGGAAGGGCAGGAACGCGACCAGTACATCATGGCGCAGTCCCGCATGGCCACCGCTCGTCAGTACAGCCACTGGGTCAAGCGCATCATCTTCAAGAACAAGGAAGAAGAAGTTGCAGGTGTGCTCACCTTCAACCCGGAAGAAGATGACCAGGATGACGTGCGTGAATCGTTCGTCGAACTGCTCGGCGAAATCTCCAGCCGCCAGGACGTGGTGGAGCGCTTCACCGAAGGCGTGCAGAAGTTCATCGACTCGGTGACCGTGGCAATGGTGGCGATCCCGCGCTACAACTGCCGTGTCTGTTCCGCCCCGCAGACCGTGGAAGGCTCCAAGCATCCGCGCCTGCTGCCGCTCGACGTGACACGACTTTTTTTCACGCTCCTCGGCCAGCGCACAGCGAAGGCGATTTCCGCCTCTGTGATGTAGACCTTGAACAAGAAGACCCGAACGGTCATGTAGTCTTTGATCGTTTCGGGTTGGATAAGGTCAACGATCTAGGTCCGCACAACAACCTGCTGGCTACGGTCAGTTCGGAAGTTGACTCCATGTCAGTGCAGTTGATGTGCATGGAGGAGTACGACGACTACTACGGGATCTTCTACCACGACTCTCGCTACACTGAAGAGACGGGGGATGTAGATCTTCGCCCCATGGCTGCTGTTGCCATGCACCCCAAAGAGCAATACGGGTCTTACGGCCCGCTTGAGCACAAGATGTATCGGTACATGATCAACGGGATCAAGGACCGGTATGGGGTGTCGTGGAGCGAGTTCGTCTTACTCAGTCGGCGGGAAACGGAGATCATGTTCAAGAGCAACGCGGATTGGTTGGAGCGACAAGCTAAGCTGCAGGCTGCTGCCGAAGCTGCAGCACGTGAAGCCACCGACGGGAAGAGTGGTCGATAATGCCGATCGTACAGGAACTGGTAGGGGACGTTTCGGCGTCCCCGCGTCAAACGCTCGTGTGTACCATCAATACCACAGGTGCTATGGGGGCTGGAGTTGCGCTGAGTCTGCGTGAGTCTATCCCAGGTCTCTACGAGTTCTACATGAAGTTGTTCAAGGCTAAGGCCTTGTCCATTGACAAGATGTATCTGTATCCCTTCGGGGAAGGTCGACAAGTCTTGCTCTTTCCCACCAAGCAATGGTGGGGTAGCCCGTCACGCTACGACTGGATCGAGGCTAACTTGATCCGCTTGAGAGACAAGCATGAACAGATGGGGATCAGTGACATGGCCATGGTCCCCTTGGGTTGCGGTAATGGGCACTTGAACTACGAGGACATGATCCGTCCTTTGATGTATCACTACCTTGATCCGTTACCCTTCGAAACCGATATCGTAATCGGGACAAAGAAAAAGAGATAGGCATAGCTCCCCCTCCCAACCGGGAGGGGGAGTATGTCCGCTTACTCCATGTAGACCGGGAATACGATCTCATGTTCCAGGTCGGTGGAATCGATGGCCACCATGAAGAACGGGCGCCCATTTGCCGCGTACTTGAACGTCTTGATCTCGACCTCGGAGATGTCGCGCAACTTCGGGTGAATGAAATTGAGGTACATGGCGCGCAGGTCATGCTCGATAGCGACGCACTCCTCGTACGTAGGGAGCTCGGTGCTGTTGATGAGCTGCTCCGCCATTTGTCGAACTGGAGCTTCGAGGTGAGCGTACTTCTTGTTGAGCAGGTCACCGACGATCTGTTCACCAATGACGTTGCCCGCTCGATCGGTAACCTTCAGTAGCACCTCACCGGTGTCCTCCACCAGATTGATGCGGTAGACATAGTGACGCTCGCCGCGCAGGTTGAGCACACCGCTGGTCCCATTGACAGTCATGTGCGCAGCCAAGAGCCGGTTATCAGGCCACTGCCTGCAGCCCTGAACAAACCCAGTAGCAAGAAGATGCTTGGCCTCCTTGACGATCTGGCTGATGACACTGCCTTCAGCGTAGGTGTAGTCGTAGTTCACTTCACGCGGCGGGTGTTGACCGACCCCCGGCTCATCCAGGTTGATGATAACCGTTGCCGTACCGTCCGTAACGCGAAGCATGACTTTGCAGATTCCATCGAACTCCTTGCGCAGTTCGTTCTCCGTCAGTTGGACGGCGTGACGCAAAGCCAGCGCCGGATTGGCAGGGTGGCTCTTCTGGGCATCATCGCGGAAGTACAGCATCAGGTCACGGGTACGCTCGTAGACCTGTTCTGCGGAAGAAGCTTTCTGCCTTGCAATGACCTCGGCAAAATCAACCTTCTTGTACTCCTTGGGCGTGGTGATCTTCTTCAGGGACTGCGCGGCCGAGAGAACGCCGGCGACGTTGGAGTTGCTCACGCGAGCAGCCATTGCATCAATCAGTTCATTCGGCGGGCGAGCGTAGCTTTCGTAATTGCCCGTGTTGATCAGCGAGATGACGCGCTCGTATTGGAAGCTCTCGTTGACAAACCCGAGCTCACCGATGTACTTGGACAGCTCCTGCACGTGCTCTTCGTTGATCTGTGCACCGGCTTCGAGAATGATACCAACGATCGCCTGCAAGCGGATCAAGCTACCACGCAGGGCAATTGCTTCATGTGACATCGACATCTTTGTGTTGCTCCTTGGTTGATTAACAGCATATCGCCCCTCCCAAGACGGGAGGGGCTTTATGTTCTTACGAACTAAGTTCTTGGTAGCCTTCGGCCACAGCTTCATCGCGCGCTTCGAAGTACTCATCAACGATGGGCATGATAGCGCTGAGGAAGCGGAACGGGACGCCTACCTGACCGCACAGGTGGATGTAGCCACAACGCGGGTCGGTCGGATACAGCTCGCACGAAGCGTCTGCCATGATTGCCGCCAGCATGTTCAGCGCCGGGTTCTCATGCGGAGATGCTTCCATGTCCAACGAAGCCAGAGCGGCAGTGATGAAGGCGCGACCGTTGATGTTCATCATCTTCATCGTGGTGTCCGGACCAAGCATGTAGCACATGCCAGTCAGTGCACGCTTGATGCCAGTCAGCAGATCCTGGGCACGGTTGCCCTGACGCCACTCTTCTTTCACCATCCGGTCTTCACTCCAGACGGTGGCGATCGTTGACAGACGCGGCTTGTGGATCAGGATAGCCATCCAGCGGGGCTGGTAGTGCTTTGCATGGATGGTCAGCCAGGCCTTCTCGGTATCCTGACATTCGTCCATGTAGTAGCGCCAGTCTTTCTCTGCCGGAGTGTGGGCAGCTACGCCGGGGTGGTTGACGCCACCCCGGATCTGGTCAGCGTACACTAAGACACGCTCTTCGTTCGATTCCATGTTACACCTTGTAGGAGGTAAGCAAGGTTCTGTGTCCAATTACGCGGCCGGAGAAATGCTCCAACTTGTTCATGTGATACTGGACTTGCTTTTCGACTTGATTACAGAACAGGTAGTAGAACTCCGGCGTGATGCCGAGGAACTTACCCTTCATCTTGCGCAGACGACCGAGAACCTGCAGGTTGGACTGGATCGAGTCAATCGAGTCAGTCATCAACACAATCCACAGTCCGTCAACGTCAACCGCTGTACCTGCCGACTGGATGGTACTGACCACGATATCTGCGGTGTGCAGATCGCTGTAGTCGTCCTCACCCACGTAGCGATTCACCTTCTGATCGGGGAACATCGGTTCGATGAACTTGGTGATCAGTGTGCACATCTCAACGGTGGATGCGAAGATCAGCATCTTCTGGCCAGTCACCATGCGATTGACGTAAGTCGTCTTGGTGATACCTGCGATCATGGAGAGGTAGTTGCGCAAGCGCTCCTTGTCCTTCATGATCGATTCTTCGTACGCGGTGTGCGAGTAGCCCATGCTGCGCTTGTAGCGCATCCCCTTCTGTGAGAGCAGGGTGTAGGACAGAGCGGACACTGCGATGTACTTGTCGTATTCGATCTCAGGTGATCGTTCCAACTTCGGGAACTTGACCTGATACATCTCGGTGATCTTCGGGTTGCCGCTGACCAACGTAGCCGACATGTTCATCGACTTGGCGCCGTGGGTGTACAGGTCCATCTTGTAGTTCAGATGGAAGTCCAGATGCACCTCGTCCACGGCTATGACGCCAGCCTTGGTTGCCTCGCACAGCATGTCAGGGTTGAGCGGATACTCCCCGGACTGACCACGCGTGTGTTCGTAGTCCTTCAGCCAGAGCTGATAGGTCTTGTTGGAGATGATCGTGAAGTCGACGTCGAAGGTGCCGTCAACGCAGGCCTGCAGCATGTTAGACAGCGGCCCACCGCCCCGGATAACAGCCAGCGACGTGTCGGTCTCCTTGAACATCTCACGGAAGTCAAGGATCCACTTGTCGATGAACTTGGGACGGATGATTAAGATCACCCGCTTCTGGATCTTGTACACCGACTCCAGGAACAGCATCGTCTTACCCTTACCAGTCTGGAGGGTGACGACCTTTGTCTTACCTGGGGCGATGAAATACTCATGGAGAGGAACCTGATAATCAAACAGGCTCTTATCCGAAATCTTGACGAAGTTCGCGATCGCCGGGATGTATTCCCCATGCTGGACGAATTCGATCTTGTTCGGACCGATGTCGTGAGCAATCAGGTGGCGCTTCAGCGCTTCGAAATGGTTGATGTGGAAACGGAACTCTGATCGATCCTTGGTCGCCGCAGCGAAGATCGACGTAATGCACTGGACTGACTTACCGCGACCGATGGGCTTCCATCCGCGGATACCTTGGGCGATGGCGAACTCAAAGAGCGCCGTCTTGCCCATGGTGTCAAACTTGGTTGCTTTCACGTAATGCGTGTAGACATCAATGCGCATCGCGTAATTGAGCTGATCCACGGATATCTCCAAAAGAAAAAACCTGTACCCGTGAACGTGGGGGACCGAAGTCCCCCGTCCAGAGGTGCCGCCTGTTACATGGAGGGCTAGTTGCCCAGCCCTCCTTACACTTAGCCGATAACCATCTCATCCAGCACATGCGGCGGACGATGCCGCAGGATGTAGGACTCCACGTCGGTGATGACGCCGATCTGATCCTGATACGCCAGCGGACCAGTCAAGGAACGACGGGTCATGTTGTCGCCGAACGTACCGAAGTGAATCGGGTCACCGCCCTTGGGCAGTCGATGGTCGCGATTGGCCGGATCACGCACCATGGTGGAGTACATCAGCACTTCCAGGTATGCGATCGGGACGGTCAGCTTGGAGCTGGCCATCTCATACAGTTCGGCCAACGCAGCGTCAATGCTGTTGAAGTCACTCAGCACGCGGCGCTTCTCGATACCCATCTTCTTACGCTCGGAACGACCGGAGGATCGCAGGAACGCTTCCATCCAGCGCATGTAGTCGACCATGTTGATGTGACGCTGGGGCAGCTCGAAAGCAGCCTTGTTCACATCGAACTCGGACATGTCGATCACGATGTTGCCTTCGTGGTTGATCGTCCAGCTCTTGCGCTTGATGTAGTCCAGGATGTCGTAGGTCAAGTAGGCCTTGCGACCATTCATCTCAACCGGGACGACCATAACCTGTACATTAGATCCTTCTCCGATGACCAACTTTACAGCCGTCATTTCGCTCATGCGGGAGATCGGCAGCTGATCCACTTCCGACACGAAGTTGACGTCGGACAGGTACTTGGCTTCCGATGCATGGATCACCATCTTGAACTTCTGCTTCCCCATCATTTCCGTGAACTGGATCTGGTTGGGGTCATCGGCAACCTGGATGTACATCTTGTCCATGTCGCTGATGTTGATCTCATCCACCGAGGCATTGCTATCCAAATGCTTGGTGGACAGGATCAGCTGAGAGATCAGCTTACAGAAGACCGTTGCTGCCACATGGCCCAGGTTGGTTTCGTCGGGGATGGAGATCCACAACTCACCAAAGCACGTCGAGCAGACCGTACCGTGATCCTTGTGCTGGCAATGCGGCACCGAGCGCATCTTGATCTTGGCACCGTGCAGGTGGCGGTCGGTTTCCTTCAGCGTCAACAGCTTGCCGTCATCGCCGTAGTAGTACTTGCCCGCAAATGCACGAAGGTCGCTGGCCTTGATGTTGAAGGTGGTGTAGTACGGCGTACCGCAATCACCACGTTCCACACGGCGCACCACGTTAGCAGACAGCTGCTGCTTACGGTTGTGGTACTCCGAGTCAGCCAACGGATCCTTGTTGAACAGCAGCGACTTGGAAGCCGACTGCGCCTCGATCATGAACTCGTACAGCGTGTTCAGACCTTCGATGTAGCCGGACATCACCGGCTCGCGGAACGTCACCGATGCGATATCGGTAATGAAGCCGCGGGGGCCGATACACTGGATGATCTGGTCGATCGAAACCAGCAGACGCCGGGCAATCTTCGCCGTGGCGTTGTGGCTGAGATCTTCCGCATCCAGCAGGGAATCCTTGATAGCCGCGTGGGCCTTCTTGATGCCGCGCTGGGTGGGCAGTGCCGCAGCCTTGGCTGCTGCGATCTCCGGGTAGTCCACCACCTCGATCAAGTCCAGGATATCGAGGGAGGTTGCGTTCTCTTCACAGTTCAGCGTGAAGTTGTTGAACACCGCATTGACGATCTCGTACAAGTACTTGCACAGATCCTCGATGTTAGCCGGGTCACGCCGCATGTCGTACGTGTCAAACACGTTGAACAGCATGGTGCCCAGCAGCTTCAGGAAGGCCTTGTTGGAGAACTCCTTCTCCGAGTACAAGTGCTCCTTCAGCAGCGGTGCGTCAGGCCACTCGTTGACGAATCGCCAGATGTAGGAGGACAGGATCAGGTAGCGACCCTTGACCTCCACAGTTCCGTCGTCGAACTCGACCTCGTGCAGGCCATCGGGAATATCCCAGAGTTCGTCGTGGGACATCGCTGCGACGTCCCTTGCCTTGTAATACTTGCTCATAGTCCTCACAGACGCTGGAGGGTTTCACCCGTTTCGGGATCAACCTGAATCATCCTGAAGCCGAAGCATCCGAAGATGTGCTTCGGGAATCGCAGGTTGCGCCCTTGGCCGCGCGGTGCAATGTTCCGATCCACTGCCGTATCCATGTTGCTCGGCGTTGGGTGGGTCAGAATGTTGAACACGATGTTGCCGTGCGTTACCGGGCTGTTGGACTGCTCGATCAGTTCAGCGAACGTACCTTGGGCAATTGCTTCACCCAGACGGACTTCCGCCTCACCGCCCACGCGAGTGGAGCCGGTACGACCCGGTTCACTGTAGCGGTCACGCTGCGTACGCTTGGCCGGGAACCCGAAGTGGCTGGTCTTGCCGGACGATACTGCTGCCCAGTCGTTACCCGTCTTTTCCAGCACCAGGATATACAGCCCGCCGATCCGCACCTTGTTCTTGGTGGTGATCTTGTTGCCCCGCTTGCCGATGAAGCTCACCGGACCATACGGCGTCGGGTAGGCTTTCTCCAGCTCACGCACCATGTCGATGGAACGTGCCGGGTTGTCACACGGGATGGTCAGACGGATCTGATCCTTGACGATGGAACGGATGTGCTCTTCGGGCGTGCCCTGGTAGCTTGCGCTGGTCAGGAGCTGGTGCTTGATCGGGGAGCAGATGGCGTAGTAGCCCAGCATGAAGTCCCAGATCTCTTCGATCGGCACCTTCTTGTCGTACATGTCACGCACCACGCCGGTGTGGTACAGGCAGGACGATGCGAAGTACTGACGGTACAGACGGCCCATGTTCATGCGCTTGATGCCAGACTCAGCATCCATGACGATGTCAGCGCGATTGCCGTGCATGTCCACCGGCATTTCTTCACGCTTGCGCACTTCCACGAAGACGCCCTTGTCACCATCCTGCCCGGTCGCCTTGGAACCGATGTCGGGGATCACCGGATATTCCAGAGTGATCTCGACACGCCAGTCATCCAGCGGTTCGTTGCGGTAGGTGTAGGTGATCTTCTGATCGCCGCCGTTGCTGGGATCATCAGCGATGGCCTTGACCATCACTTCCTCCAGCCGCTCGCCCAACTGGAACGGACGACCTGCGCGCTTGCGCTCACGTTCCACGCCTTCCACGGTGTCGATGATCGCCTTGTAATAGCGCGATGCCGCCGAGTGATAGCGTGCCGGCTGTACTTCCATACCCACCGGAGTCGGCGGTGCCGAGGAACGACGGTTGTCATGCCACACCTGGATGTCACGCACGATAGCACCGGGCGGTGCGTAGATCACGTCATCGTGGGGAGCATCCGGAGTCCGCAGTGCCTGGGGAGACATGTGGATCGGGGCAAGGATCGGATCGTACTCACGCAGTGCGCACACGATGCCATCTTCAGCAACCGCCTGACCGATCTCGGGGAACGGACGGTAGTCACCGGAGTCACGGCCGTACATGTTCAGCGGGAAACGCTTCTTGCCGAAGCTGAAGGTACGGGTCTCGATGCCAACTGAGGTGATCGACTCCAGGAAGTCTTCGCTGACGATGATGCCGTCCTCGATGACGCCCGGCAACGACATCAGGGCTACCTGCGCCTCAATGCCGAAGTTGTAGTCGCCGTTCTCATCTACGTTGGGCGAGTCTGCGAGGATCGTGCCTTCCTCGATGGCTGCACCTTCGTAGAGCATCTTCTCAGCGGCCGTGGGAACATAGATGAACCCGAAGTGCTGATGGTGGATGCAGTGGCGGGGGATCTCGATGCAGTCGATGCGGCCAGCGCGGCTGTCGGCATCTTCGAAGATCACCAGCGTGGATGGGTTCTCGCGGATGGACTCGTAACCGACCGTGCGCGTGTTGTATTTGGGAATGACTTTGCGAATGATCGCATTGCACGGCATCTTGATGTTGAAGGTGTACTGACCGTAATCCCACTCCGTGCCAGTGGCAATTACAGGCGGACATGCTCCCTTTACTACCTGGGTCTGCCCCATGTGCGATGTCCACATCTGCGCACGTGAGGATGATGTTTCTGCGGGAAAGCTGTTGAGCGAACTCAACCCCAGCAATTGCGGGGACAACTGTTCACGACCTTTGGGGTTGTGAAAGTCGTGCGAATGCTCGGACATTCTTGGTGCTCCGTTAACCTAGCGAATGCAGACTTCAAATCTCTTCTGCTAATGAATGATATAGGTTTGTACTTTTTTCTTTTGGAGCGGTCATGCAATCGAGTCTACGCAGAACGAAACGAGACGACGGGCTCGATATCTACTACGACCCTGACTTCATCCGGATGATTGAGTCTCACCTGGGGCTGTTGCGTCGGGACGCCTCGACGACGTTGATGCCTGTGCCTGAACGTCACGGGTGGAAGAATGAAGGCGATCTGGCAGGCTTGCTCACCGCCATGGATGTGCCACGCTTCATGCACCACATTGTCATGCGCGTCAACAACATGCGCAGCAATGAAGACTTCCTTGGGACCGAAACGGTTCTGCGGGTTCCGTCTTCTCAAGTTATCGAGAAGCTGCGGTCTCGCTACATCACCGAGAAGCGCACTCTGATGACCTCTGGCCAGTGAGTCGAAGGCAAAAAAATAAGCGGGGGGGTTTATCCCCCCGCCTATGCCGTTACTCAGTAGCGACGGTCACGACGTCCACGGCCGCGGTCATCGCGGTCGTAACGGTCATCACGGTCACGCCGACTGCTACGACGGTCATCACGATCATCGCGATCGCGCTCACCGCGGTAGTGGTAGTCACGATCACGACCACGATCGTCGCGATCATCAGAACGCCAGCCATTCCGAGGCCTCTGATGATATCCAGCGCGCTCGGAGGAGCCATCGCGCCGGCTTCCGTACCTCGAATCGTCGCGATCCCTGGACGACGACGAGTCGCGGAAAGGGGCGCTATCCGCCTTGCCGGTGTAGCGGTCGGTGAGACTGCTACGGGCCGGTTCGCGTTCGTCATCACGACGGTCACGATCACGGCCACGGCTTTCATCACGTTCACGACGGTAGCGATCGCGCGATTCGGAGAACTCGCGGTCACCACGGTTGTCACGCAGCGGATCACGTCGATCATCACGATCGTCGCGTTCTTCGTTGCGGCGGGTTTCCGGCACGCGTTCCGGTTCGACCGGCTTCTCGCGTTCCTTGTCATCACCCGGTGCACGTTCTTCGATGGCCACGTTGCCTTCGTTGCCCGACATCGAGGGCACCTGCACGGCAAGGTTGTCGAGGTCGTCCATGCCATCGAACCAGCTCAGGTCGATGTACAGCTCATTGACTTCCTCGTTCTTGTCGCGGAACAGCTCGCTGACTTCGTTGATCTGCTTGGCCACCTTGTGGTAGGCACGCATCAGGGCATCGAAGTTGGGAGCGATCAGCGCGTTGCTGCCGTAGCTGTAGGTGTTGGGCACCGCGCAGCCAGGCACCACGATATCCATCAGGTTGAACAGCGCCTTCGGATCACGCTTGCGGACCTTCAAGCCGAACAGGTCGGTCTTTTCCAGATCGATCTGGTCGATGTACGGGAAGTCCACCTTGGCCACACGGCTGTAGGTGGTATCACCGATCACGCCGCTCTTGCGCAGGAACAGCTTGAACGGCCGGTGCTCCTTGTGCTCGGCGAAGGTCTCGGTGATCTTCTCGAAGGTCTTGACCAACTTGTCGTCAGCGTCGGGCAGGTTGCGCAGCAGCTTGATGGCCTGCGGCGGCAGCTTCTTGTGCTGCTCGGGTTCTGCGGCGATGTCCAGGATGTGCGCCATCGTCAGCGTCAGAGCGGTGCCCAGTCGCAGGGTCACCAGCTCCTTCAGCTTCTTCAGGACTTCCGATTCGCCGCGGAAGATCTTCTCCGACAGCGGATGGAATACCACGACGCCATCATCGATGCCGCCACGCAGCACTTCAGCGATCGGCATGGCCGCACGTTTGCCGCTGATCAGCAGCGGGCGCTCTTCGTTGCCGACGAGCAGGGAAAGCTTGCCATCATCGCTCTGTACAACGTTGAGCGAATCGAGCAAGGAACTATAGAACGGAATCAGCGTCATTGCGGTCATTCTCGGTCCAGCGGCTACGGCCGCTATTGGTGGGTCGATCGTCGATGGTGTCGTCATCACGGGTGCCCATGAAGTTCGACCTGAAGTTGTTACGTGCCGCTGCATTGGCATCGACGGTGGAGGTAAGCTCCGTCAGTTCCTGGGCGAGGCTGGCCAGAGCACTGCTGCTACGGGCCAGCACCGGCACGAAGCCGGCATCGCTGAAGGACGGTACAACGAACTCGTGATGTCGACCGCCCAGCAGGGAGATCTTGATGATCGAGTCGCCGAACACGTTCACGCGCACTTCCATGTCGTAGTCGATACGACCACGGTTGGAGATGTCGCGCAGCACTTCATCTTCCAGGCGGTTCAGGAAGACGTTCATGACCTTCTCGGGAACCTTGTCCACATGCTTGCTGAACATGCGGCCGCCGGTCGGGTGCACTTCGGGACGGTTGTCACGGGTACGGTTGGTAGCAATGAACGCCACCTGGGTCAGCGTGAGGTCCATCATGATCGCCGGGACCGCGTGCGACAGCATGGTTGCTGCCACGGTCTCGTTGTTGACGTCGGCCCAGTCATCCTGGTCGTCGTTGCGATCACGCAGGCGGGTGCTGTCACGATGGATCACCTTGCTGTGGTGAACCTGGGTGACTTCATCGCGCTCCACGTCCGGATCGATGTCGATCAGTTCCTGGAAGGTGATCCAGTTGCCGGTCTTCAGGCTGGTCTCACGGTACAGCGGACCCAGGAACAGGTCATCCGTGATGTAGTTCTCGGCGATGGCGCCGCGAGCCGATTCCAGCTTCTTGTAACGATCGGTGTTCTCGTACTGCATGTTGTCCGTCGTGCGACTGTAGGTGGTCAACAGGTCACTCAGGTAGTTGGCAGCGGTCGAGTTGGAACGGCGCGACTTGCAGATGCCGTCGGCGAAGGAGGTTCGCGTGTCGTGCACCACGTCGTTGGTGGAACGGCGGGAGGACTTGAACGAACTGAACGTCATCGAAGCGAAGACGTCTTCCGGCCGCATGCGCACGTCCATGGAACCTTCGTCCTGTCGCAGGCTCGGCTTGTAAAGGCCCGACAGGATGTGGGAGTTCTCGAACACCGTGGACATGGTGTCGCGACGATTGCTGCTGTGGTCCACCACGTCGCGGATGGTCATGACGCTGTTGAGGTACAGCTTCATGTTCCGGTCGATGGAAACCTGATCGCCACGGCGGGTGCGGGAGTCGGCACCCATGTAGTCGGTGTAACCCGAGAACACCTGACGGTGTCCACCGCCGAAGCGATCTTCATGGCTGACTTCCATGATGAAGCGGTAGCGCTTGTTGCCGTAACCACCGGCGATGTCAACTTCGCCAGCGCTGTGGGCCTGCGGTGAGAGGATGCTACCAGCCAGTCCGGCCAATGCTTCGCGGCTGAAGTTCGAACCGTCATCGGTGCGTTCAGCGAAACTGATCAGGTCGTGTCCGTCAATCTCGGCGACGTAGGGACGTGCCTGCATCGTCTGGTAGGTTCCAGTCTCCCGGAACAGAAGTTGGATGATGCGAGTTTTGCGTGCCATGCTCTTGTCTTTACTCCGTTACGCGATACGTTCGATGATGAGTCTTGCCAGCTGTTCTCTCAGGTCCGCTGGTGCGACCATCCTGTCATTGGTGATACGGTTGGTCTGTTTGGCCAACGCCGGCGGACAGGTCAGAGTCCATTCTGCGCCGAACATCAGGTTTGCCATGAGATCGATGGCGATGTATGCCATGTTCTTCTTTCGCTCGGTCTGCGGTCGCCCACCCTTCGGGGTTACATAGTGGGGATACAGTCGAGTCAAGTCCTCGGCCAAGTCCTTGGGGACTCGGTTACGTTGCTCAGGACCAGAAGCCATTGCATCTTCGGGAACCTCGAAACGACGGGCGGTAACGATGCCGGCCAGATCGAAGAAGCCCCAATGCCACAGCAGTGCTTGGGTAACGCCTGCCGCTACCAGAGTAGTGGGCAGCAAGAGCGGATCAATGCTCTTGGAGGATACGGCCGGATCCAGCACGTACTTGATCAGGACCATGGTGTGCTCGGAGATCACCGTGATATCCTGCTTGCGTGCGTAGCTGACGCAGGTCTCCACCATCGCCTGGTCGATCGTCGGGTCCAGTCGCTGAGCGGCTGCGACGTAGTCTTCGATCCAGATGCGATTGGGCGCCATGTCACCTTGGGAGAGATTAGTGCGTTCCTTGTACTGCTCGTACCGGGAGATGCGCTCTTGATCATCGCCCATGTCGCTGTCGTTGCGGAACTTGCTGGTGATCGGACCCATCAAGCTCTTGTGCTCGTTCTTCAACGAGTTGCGTACGACGTGGTAGATGTTGATCATGATGTTGTTGTCATCGCCATTCACCGGGAACTCTTCGGTGGTGAGGCGACGGATCAAGATCTTGGCCAGCAGCCAGTCCGGTCGTTCCGATGGACCGATACCGCCGATGATTGCCGAGTCAGAAGGCTTCTCCTGCTCCAGCGTTGCATCGACGTACTTGATCAACCACTGCACGCCCGGCATGTCCCACAACTGGCTTCCGCTGATCAGCGGCAGTGCCATCATCTCCTTGAAGACCGCGCCATTGATCTTCTCGGTACGGGAGATGTATTCACCGAACACCGGCATCAGCGAACGCAATGCCAAAGCGGTGTAGATGAAGTTGCGGTAGTCAGGACGCAGGCAGGTCCGGTCATGGAAGCGCTTGATGCTCCCATAGCGACCTTCCTCGGTGTAGGCGTCGGAGATGGCACTGGGGATACCAGCGTTGCCTCGCAGACTCATCCACTTGGAGAGATCTTCCGGAGTCATGACGTCGAACAGCTCGCGGATCTGTTTCAGCAGCAGGGGCAGCAGGCTGTCGTCGAAGACCTTGGCGAAGGTCATCCGCATGGTCTCGTAGATGTGCCAGATCTGTTCCTGCTTTTCTTCGGGCAAATGTGCCCAGTACGCGTTGAGATGTTTGAACAGTGCCGGTCGGTCCTTGATCTTGGTCCGGTCGTGCATGCTCGTGTTCCAGGTGGTCGGCTCGTAGTTGCCGTGACTGAGAGTAACCTCGATCACGCCACCACTTCCCGACTCTCTGGAGATTTCAATTTTCATTGCTGCGTTCCTGTCTTATTTGTAGGGCGCCATATGGGTAATGTATGGCTGAACTTTTTTTCAGTTGACAGGGGTAGACTGGACACGGGAGCAGATGCTCCCGTGTCCATATGTCGGTATGTCTACGGCATCCGGCCGCTTAGAAGTTTTCCGGCAGGTCGTCGCCACCGAAGCCTGCGTCGAAGCCACCACCGGAGCCGCCGTTGGACTGGAAGCCAGCCCCACCGCCACCACCGTAGCCGCCACCACCACCGCCACCCTGGCCACCGCGGTTGCCACCGCCGTAACCACCACCGCCACCGCCACCGCCCTGGAAGCCACCATCACGCGGCGGCGGCGGAACGTAGGCCGAGGTCAGCAGGTTGCCCAGGAAGTGCAGCAGCATTTCGGCGTACTGGCCGGCGTACATCAGGCTGACTTCTTCCTTCGACAGCGGAGTGCCGTCGGCGTAGGTCAGGAAGTGGTTCTCGCTCGGGCCGAAGTAGAACTTCACGTTGGCCTGATCACGGGCCACCAGGCCGATGTAGCAGGCGCCGTCCGCTTCCTTGCCCAGGATGGTCTTGGAGACGGTGTTCTGCTTGCCGTTGAAGAAGCGGTTGTTGCCCATCACCAGCTGCTTGCCGGCTTCCAGCTTCTCCAGGCGCTTGAACATGCCCAGGAAACCGCCGAAGAAGTCACGGGTGTTGAACTGCGCCGAGATCAGGCCGTCGTCCTTGGCACCGGGTACATTGGTGCGGACCTGCATGACGGCCTTGGTGCCGGACTTGGTGTTGCTCAGACGCCAGTTCAGAGCCGGCGGCTTCTTGGCACCCTGCTGCGGGTCGCCGATCATGCGAAGATCCCAGTCGTTCAGGATGTTCGGCGCCACCTTCGGCTGGTTGCTCTGGTTGTTGTTTCCGTAAGCCATTTTGGTCTTATTTCCCGTGCAGTGCGTTGTACATTTTATCTGCTACTCCCGTCAGTTATTACAGAAGGGAAAGTAGCTGACCTTTGATGAGCGGATCTTTGTACCGCCTGATGGAATCGACCACCAGTTCGGGAGTGGTGACAGGTGTCCAGTTACGGTCTGCCGCCAACTCCAAGACCGCTTTCTTCCACGGGTTCGGACCCGAGAGGAAGTGATTGCTGCCATCGCCGAACACTTGCAGTGTCAGCCGGTTGAAGGGGATGTTGGTGAACTCCTTACTTCCGCCGAGCTTGGTGAACCACTGCGAGAACGGCTTGATCTTACCGGTGTGAGACTCCAGCAGATCAACACGTTTGAAACTGTACCGGGAGAGCAGGTCCACCGGGTAATGGGTGAGCAGGAAGCTCTCCGGCAGGTTGTTGGGGAAGTCGGTGTCCATGTGCAAGATGGAGACCGTACGCACTTCCTTGGCAATCTGCTTGGTGACTGCCTCTTCAATTGCAAACAGCGCAATCTGTCGAGGGGTCTTGGGTTCCCAGAGTTTGGCGAACCTGAACTTCCGTGCCAGGCTGATGTACGACGGCGCGTAGAAGACCACGCTGTTGTTGGCATTGCCTTGACGCGAGATTGCAGCTGAGATGATTTCCATCTCCTCAGCCACGATGTCAAAGATCGGTGAGGCTGTCACCAGATCCTTGCCATCTGCATCCAGCCCATTGATCACATTGCGGATCAGCGTGCGCACGTTGATGTACACACGCCTCACCGAGTGGATCGGCGGAGGACTGACGGGGTTTTCCGGGTAGATCCCGAAGGCGCCCTCCAGTGCAAGGGAGGTTCCGATCGAAACCGGAATCTGCCCCAGCTCACGCTCTTCCAACTTTCTTTGGATGATGTTCATTCACCTGGGCCTAGTGGACAGGAGTGTCAGCTGACTGCGCCGCCTCCTGTTCTTCTTTCTCTGTCCGGAGCTTTTCAAACACCGGTGCGTAGATGCGCTGCAGACGCAGCAGCTCGGCCTTGTCGACCATGCTGTTCTTCCAGTACCGGCTACCCTGGTTATGACCGTCGGCCGTCTCGTACATCAGCTGGAACCCTTCGTGGACGTACTCGCCCTCGACGGACTTCATTTGGAGATGTGCCTTGAGGCGCTGGTTCTGATCCTGATGCTCGAAGGTGAAGAAGATCGTGCACTCCTCCGACTCCAGGCTGTGGTGACTGGGGGTGGTCGCCGTGTAGTAAGTGCCGTCCTTCATGGACCGCTCGAACATGACGCTGCGCTCATGGTACTCGGCCGGCTTCGGATTGGCCCGCACCAGATCAGCATGGCTAGCGAACCACTGACCCAGTTCGTCGATCATGATCGGCTCGCCGAGCTTGGCGGCTGCCAGATCCATCAGCGCTACTTCCAGAGGATCTTCGACAGCCTTCTTGATCCAGTCCTTCGAGAACACCGCCGGGTTGCCGTGCATCACGTCTTCGTTGCGGTGCTTCACGAAGGTCTTGGCATCGAGACTGACCATGTTGCCCATGGGGGAGAGGTTGAGCTTGGCCGAGGTGTTGTCGTCGACAAACTCCAGGGTCATCTCAATACTCTTGTCAGTTGCCCGATAGAAGCCGGTGTTCTTGTCCTTGGCCTTGATGGTGAAGGTCCAACGACCATCCGGATCACGGACAACGATCGGCGCATCCACCTGATGCAGGAAATCGGACGCAACCGTGACATTGCTGCCGATGAATCGCTTCAGGTTAAGGGTGAGCCTACCGTCCCACGCGGTATCGCGATCGTTGAGGTAGTTCACCACGATCGGCATGTTGGGGATAATCGCCCCAGTGTCGCGCAGCATCTTGACGGTATCGGCCATCTCGCACTCACCGGCCAACTTCAGGTTGCTGATGAGCGAATGCAGCCCTGGAGCCCCATAACCGGTGGGGATCGGAGCATGGGGCAAAGCGGTCCTGACAGCTTGGGCCAGCTGCTCAAACTGGGCGCTGATTTGGTTCAATGCGACACTTACAGCACTCTCAAACTTGCTCACAGAACTCTCCTTTAGAGAAGCTCATCAATGATGGAACTGCATACACCTGTTAACTGGGCACCTTCGCCCAGTCGAGCCTCGATGCGAGGCATGAGTAGTTGTTTTAGATTGTCAGGTGTGACAGTGATTTCTTCAAAACGATTGCGTGTATCAGTGAAGAGAGTACTTTCAACGACTTTCTCTTTGTTGACCTTGGGGTCATCGAAGATGAGCAGGGGGAACTCACGACGGATCTCTTTCAGACCGATCACGGCCGGATCGTGGCGATTACCTTGCACCCTGAGGTAGGAGCCATTGGGCAGCATTCCAAGATCGACCAACGCATTGATCTTCTCGAACACTTCCGACGCTGTCAGGTTTGAGCAATCCACCGTCTTGTATATCATTGCCTTGTGGTTGGTGACGAAGGTGATCTTATCGTTTCCGTCGTACCCAATCTCGGCAACAACAAACCCCTTGTCCTCTTCTTCGCCGTGGGCAAGGCGATCAAAGGAGCCAGGTGCGATGATGTTCTTGTAGCGCGATTGCTTGTGCACATGGTTGATGAAGACGTACTTCTCCACGATCTCCGAGTACCGGTCGGGGTTGTGCATCCCGCCCTCACCATGGATCGCAACGACTTCCGGCAGCTGATGCGTGAACGCACCATGCATGCAGGCAAAGTCCACCTTATCCAAGCCGTGCTCCCTCAGCAGGCTCTGCACCTCCAGCCACGTCCCATCAATGCCCGAAGGCCAGTTGTCCGGGATGAACAACACGTTGATGTCCAGCTTCTCGATGTACTCGATACACACCGTGTTCTGGTACTTGAAATCCAACGTCAGACGGTTGGACTCCAGCAGCGTGGTGAACATGGTGTTCTGCTTGGCATCGTGGGAGTCAGTTCCTTCCAGTACGCGCAGCACGACATTGCAGTCGGCACAGACGCGCAGCAGATAGTCAGCCCACAACTGGATCTCAATCACTACCGGGTTAGGGAAGTAGAGGATCTTGTCAAACAGGTCACCGTTGATGCAGAGCAGATCCACATCCGCCAAGGTCTCGTGATTGAACTTCTCACGCAGATTGTTGAGGATGTGGGTGGTCGGGGTTCTGCCATGGCCGGTGTGGATATCACCGACCTGCATCGTCTTCAGATACTTAGAACTCTTCGAACGCATCGGGAGGCCTGATATTGGTCTTGCCACCGCCCGTGGTAGCAGTGGGCGCTGACGTGCCATCGTCGCCGTCGTCTTCGAACAACGGCTTCACGCCGTAACGACGGAAGATACCATCCATGATGACCGCGGTGTCGTAGTTCACGCCGGGGTCGAACACGCGCTGAGCCAACAGCTCTTCAGCTGCGCGGCGCGCGGCGTAAGGGCTCTTGATGCGGATGGCTTCAGTGCGCCGGAAGATCTCCAAGAAGGAGGCTTCATTGGTGATGGCGTAATGCGTGGCCCGCATGGACATCAGGGCCGGCAACTGGAACAGCAACTGCCCGGTGTGGTCGACCACGTTGATCGGACGGTTCGGGCTACCGGCAACGTGTACCCACGGCTCCAGGTTGATTTCTTCTTCCGTGGAGGTCAGCAACGGCAGGATGGTTGCCTTGAAGGCGTGCTCGGTGATGGTCGGCACGTCAGCGGCATTCATATCGAGAATGTGCTTCAGTGCCTTCACGAACGGAGCAGCCTGACGCTCGGTCAGGATTTGATCAATCGATCGGGGATCGACAGACCCGTTGTCTTTGTCGGACATGTTCTTCGCCTTGAAAGACCCGGCTACTTAATTCACCGGGTCAGTGGTTACTTCACGATCAGTGCTGGTGATCGTGGTCGTGGTCGTGCTGCTCGCCTTCGGCGGCGGCCGGTTCGTCCTGCTGGATGGCGATGTTCGCCCAGCGGCGCTTGCCGTCGTTCAGGCCGCGGACCTGCAGCTGCTCGCAGACCATTTCCAGCGCGTAGGACGGGATCTCCTTGGAGACGTCCACCCACTGGCCGTCGATGCGGTTCTTCACCTCGAACTTGTTCGGAGTGACCGGATCGTTCGGCGGGGACAGGGTGACCAGGACCGAGCGGTCGTCGATCTTCTGCTCGGAGAACTCCACCGAGGTGCGGGCTTTGTTGATGCGATGGTTGTGGCGGGCCTGCATGGTGCGGTCCACGTTCTTGGACGCGGTGGTCAGCAGGTCGTGGAAGGCGCCGAAGGACAGGTAGCCGGCGTCATCGCGCAGGTCAGCCAGACCCTGGCGCAGTTCGGCGATCTGGCGGGCAGTGCCGTCGACGATCTGGCGCAGCGGCTCGGCCAGGCGGGCAGCCATCTGGCGGTTCTGCTGTTCCAGGTGCTGTACCTTGCGGTTGGCCTGCTGGACCTGGTCGTACAGGCGGGTCAGCAGATCGGCCGTGGCCGGATCGGCGACCTGGCCGACGGCGAGGACGAAGTCGTTGCGCACGGTTTCGTCGTACTCGGGGCTGGTGGCGCCGCCGACGATGTCTTCGGCACCTGCGTCGAAGGCCGGCAGTTCCTGCAGGGTGTCCAGTTCCATGGCAGCTTCATGACCTTCGAAGCGGCCGGCGCGGTCGCCGTACGGGATGCCGGACATGTCGCCCAGGGTGCGCAGGGTGCCGGGGTTGTGCATCAGCAGTTCATCGGCGATCTGCTGTTCGCTGGCCGGCTGGGTCAGGTTCAGCAGCTGCACCAGGTCATCGCGGAAGGCGCCGATGGCCAGTGCCGCTTCGGGGTTCTGCAGGATGGTGATCAGCTGGCTGGTCGCCTTACCGAGGTCACCGGTTTCATCGGCTTCGAAATCGCTCAGTGCCTGGATCAACTTGTCCAGTTCAGCACCAACGCGCGGGTCGTTCTTCGGCAACATTGCGGTCTGGGTCATTTCTAATAGAGCCTGTTTTTGAAAGAAAAAAATAAGGTCAGTTGCTGAGCTTCATGATGCGCAGCACTGCACCTTGGTAGGTACTGATTTCGTGCCCAACGCAGTAGGCATAGCCATCGCGAGTCACGGTTGCGGTGATAACCACATGCAGTCGATTCTCATCGCCCACCACTTTCTCACTGGTGCTTACTTCGACCTGCGAACCATCGAAGTAATGTGACAGGTGTTGCTGCAGTCGATCCTCGATCTGACGCTTCAGGGCAGACTCATCACTGGAGAATGCCTGAATGATCCAGGGGAACGACTGGACGTTATCGGCGAACATGGTGCTCTGCGAATACTCAGCAATCAGGAAGTGCGCAACTGCCGTATCGGCGGTCTCCTGAATGCTTCGTGCAGGCCCTTTGGAAGACAACGTGAAGATACCAGGCATTGCGAGCTCCGTTGAAATGTGCCGCCCCCAAATGGAGGCGGCCTATACCATTTCTTACAGCTCGTCGTCGAAACGACTGCCGGGGTCATTCTTGCCCAGTTTGGCGTAGTGCGCCATCAGGTGCCAGGACTCGGTGATGTCCACCTGCTCGTCAACCGACAGACGATCGTTTTCGTCGTACAGGTCTTCGTCGTAGGTCGTTGCCACCCAGTCTTCGTCACCCTCACCATCGATCATCATGCCAGACATGACGCGGCGATAGTCGTAGTGCTCTTCACCCAGCTTGCCGGGGTCCAAGTTCTCGTAGCTCTCACCATAGCCCGCAGCCTTGCCTTCATTGAACAGCTTGCGGTAGGTGGGCTCAGCCATCAACCAGCGCTGCATGCGCGGCTTGGCGGTCTGCAGGGCCTTCAGGCTGGTGAGGCGACGAACCTCATCACTGATCCAAACGCTTTCCACCACACGCGCCGCAGCGCGAGCATAGCGGACAGCATCCGAATTGTAGAAACGATCGTACATCCCTCTGGCACGGTCCAAGAACTCCGAGCTTGCTCGCTGAAGTCCTGAGGATGCACGTTCCAGTCTGTCAGAGATGAACGACTCCATCCTACGGTCTTGCTCCCCGTAGAACATGTAGTCAAAGGACTCTTCATCCCCTTCGAAAAATCTGGCCATTACTGCTCCTCTAATGATTGCATATGGTAGGTTCTCTATGTAGTTTTTTAGTCCATTTTCAATAGAATCTATGGGATTAGGGCATAGAGGAGGGCCGTAGCCCTCCTCTGGTTTATTCGCGGAAGTAGACGCGTCGCGCTGCAACGTCGCCTGTGCCGCCTAATTGTAGATACTTGTCTTCGAACTCCAACGTGACCCGTGCATTGCTGTCTTTCAGCAAAATGGCTTCGGGTACGATGATACGCATCAGTTCCTTGATCGACACCTCACGAACCGCGAGCTGCGTGCCATCTTTGTTGATCTCCTCCAAGACGATGTGGCTGATGCCAGTACCGTTCTTGTAGCAGTCAAGGATGGCGAAGATGATCTCCGCTTCAAGGTTCTGAAGCGGCGGATGAAACGCGTAGGTAGTCTTTCCGTGGTACGTGGCCTGGAGTTCAACACTCTTGGCTCGCCCCGACAGCGACACTTCTCCTGCCCGATACCGAATCCGTCGTGGATTGGTGTGCTCGGTCACCATGTGGCAATGCTTCGCGTATCTGACCTTCTCTTCCTCTGAGTAGTCAGGCGCGAGGGCCTCAAACAGCGCCATTGCCACCTTGGTAATTGTCCCCTGTTTCATTTCTGGACTCGTTAGGTGGAATAGGGATACATCACACCATATCCCTTCATCCGTATTCTTTTAGATAGTGTAGGTCTGAAACTGTTTTGACGACAAAAGAAAAGAGCGGGGGAACTCTTTTCTTCTTCCAACTATTACAGGCCATCGATTGTACAGCAATCCCAGCGATCCCTTAACGGGGACTGGATCAGAGTATTCTTGGAACGGGGGTGATCGGCATCATCATCAATCGACGATCGCCTTTGTGACTGTTGATCGTAACAAGCATCAGGTTAGACGCACAGCTATATTCAACTCCCAGATGCAACTTGTCGTTTAGCACTGTGGAGGCGAAGGACAGCAAGCGATTCCTGATGGCGCCTTCGCGGTAAGGATGTTCCAAAACGTAGTAGATCCCGCTACGGTCCTTGTCGATCGTCCTCTTGTACAACTCCAGCAAACGTTCAACGTATTCCATACGGGCTTGGTTATTCACCGTCTCGTGTACTTCAGAGACCCGCAGGTTACGCTTCTTTTCGCCGTCGTGAGAGAATCCTACGATCTCTACGTTCCGCTTATTCAAGCAGACCTTGAAGTCATTCTCTGCATTGCACAAGAACTGCTTTCCGCCGAAGTGGGCAGGAATGCGGTAGTGTCTGCGAGAGAAGGACCGGAGAGTTTGATGGAGTAGAGTATTCAGCTCATGACGGTTATCATCACCTTGTGGGTCTATGGTGTCCATGGGGGATCATCCAAGTTGAGAAACAACATAGCGGGAGGGGCTTGCGCCCCTCCCGTATGCCGCGCGTATCCCCGCTATGCTCTTGAGAGCCAGTCTGCAATCGTCGAGACTACCGGACCCGGCAGCTTCACGTTATTGGAGATGGTTCGCGGGGCCATCAAGTCCAGCACCCCGAGGTGGGGTGACAGGCGTTGAAGCTTGTCATACATATCCTTGTCGAGAATCAGGATAACGTTCAGGGCGTCGCCATCGTAATCTGCGTTGGGGCCGACCAGAGTCAGCACCGACATGGAGATGGTAACGTCACGTACGTTGGTCTTGATCTTCGTCACCAAGAACCGCTGAGCACTCAGGCGGTCAAGGGTAGGATTGCGTTGCAGGATAATCGGCAGGCCGCCGTGGGGCGACTCTTCGATCAGTTCCTTGAAGATGCTGTCGATCAACGGATCGTAACGCAGGGTGTGATCGTTGATGTATCGCGCGGCCTCCTTGGGCGTCATGCCCAGCCGCTTGAGCTTGTTCTGGATGTGGAGCTTGTAACCGACCACGGCCAGGGACCACGGCAGGTGCGCTTCTTCGTAGTGATGGTTCTCGCTGAGCGAGGAGATCACTGCTCGTGCGCTGAAGAACAGACGCGAGCCGAAGATGTGTTTACGCGACCACCCTTCACGTGCACCGAAGGGTTTGCCATGGAAGGCCATGTAGTACTGAGTCATCAGCACGTTGGCTTTCACTGCTCGTGACTGGAGGACATCCAGCGAGAGCGGCCTTACCGAGTTCACAGCACCGGAGATCGTCCGGAATGCAGCAAAGGCCGGGGTGGCCATTTGCGTGTCCATGAAGAACCCAACGCTGGTGTCTTCTGCCACGAAAGACATCTTGTTGGGGATCGGCAGGTACTTGGAGAAGATTGCGGGGCGGTTCTCGTTGACGAACTGGATCAGGTCAGCCTTCTCATCCTTGCGGATGTTCAGCAGGCGCTCCTTCATGAGAATCTCGAAGATCTTGTCGAAATTGTCATGGAAGAAGTTGATACCCCGTGGAATGTCTGCACGACGCAGGCGCTCCATGATTTGCTCGGGATAGCGGTTGGCCTTGTAATACGGGTTGACCAGGTATTCCAGAACGTTGAAACCGGAGTGGGTCATGTACTTGCTGAAGATGACCCAGATCAGTGGATTGATGAAAGCACGCACACCTTCCGGTGGCGCCATCCACATGTCCGATTCGATGTTGCGCTCACTGACCACCAGACATTGGTAGCCGCACTCGGGACAGATCATCCCGGTGAAGCGTCCGCCTGTCAGGTGACCGCACTGGCAGCGCGGCAATACGTCCAAAGGCGAGTCGCCCTCGTAACGTGTGAACAGTCGTGAGTCGAGCCGCTTACGGTCCTCTTCCGTTTTCAAATCGAAATCGTTGATGAAAAGCGGATCCACGGACAAGCTCTGGAACAGCTTGTTATGGTCCACGATCTCAAACATGATTGACAAGGAAAATCTCCGCTAGGGCATAGAGACAAAAAAGAAAGACCGGGGGTTTTACCCCCCGGCCTCTCATCTACATCAACACACTACTTGCGCAGTGCGCTTGTTGCTTACCAGCGGTTGGCGTAACGACCACGGCCGAAGGCCGAACCACGGCCACCGGTATCGCGCTCGCGGCCGCCGTCGCGGTACAGGCTCGACACGCGGTCCGAACGGATGGCGTTGCGGGTGGCGTCGGCACGACCACGGCTGGTGCCCTGGCGGTAGTCCATGTTCAGGCTGTTGGAACGCATGTCCATGTCGGCGTCCTGCAGGCCGAGCACCAGCGCTTCGATGAACTCGGAGGTGAACTCGATGGCGCGGGCGTAGGCCTTGATTTCCAGCGTCTCGTTGGTGGCGTGACGGAGGATCTCGGTACGCTTGTGCAGGCGGACCGCCAGCGGCGCATCGACGTCGTCATGGGTCATCGACAGGTCTTCGACGATGTCCATGTCGTTCTTGCCGAACAGGTTCAGCGAGGCCAGGTAGTCATCGACTTCACGCGGGTCGCGCGTTTCGCCGTGCTTGTCCTTGTACGTGCCCAGGATGATGCGGTCGCTCAGGTCGATCGCGATCTTGCTGCCGCCCAGTTCCTTGAAGCGATCACCGAAGTTGCCGTCGGTCAGGTTGTCGGCAGCCTTGTAGATCATGTCGGCCACGTCACCGCTACCCTTGCCACCTTCAGCCGCAGCCAGCAGCGCCAGCGACAGCCAGGACTGGTCGCCGGATTCTTCGATGTGCATGCGCACGACGAGGTCCGGGGACATGGCATCTTCGATCAGCTCGTTCAGAGCGCGACGATCGAAGTCGGCACGGGTGGTGTCGATCAGCTCGCCCTTGGCGCCCGGCTCCAGGTGCGGGGCCAGCTCGTAGCCGATGGCGCCGATGTCACGCAGGTGAGCACGGGCGTCGTCGTGGCGCAGGAACTGGTTCACCCACTCCTGGCGACGATCCATGATGGTGGAGGTCGCGATGGCGAGCAGGAACAGCTCCATGGTCAGCGCCGAGATGCGGTTGGCCGCACGGGTGATGACCAGCGCCGGCTGGTAGAGCGGATCGACGTAGTCGCGACGGTTGCGACGGTCACGACGGCGGTCGTTGTCGCGGCCCTGCGGGATGTACACCAGGTCCATGTAGCCGTCGAGGCGGGTCAGGCCAACGTCGGTGCTGTGCAGCACTTCTTCGTCGGTGGCATCGTCACGGTCACGATCATCGCGGCTGCGGTTTTCGCTGGCGGACAGTTCGATGGAGAAGTCGGTACGGATCGGCAGACCACCGGCGGAGACCAGCGGGGTCGGGTTGCTGTCGATGTTCACGGACAGGACGGTCTTCTTGCCCAGCAGCTGCGGCGAGAAGGGGGTTTCCTGCTGGCCGGTGGCGCGGTCCAGGACGGTGAAGCAGGCCTGGGTGGCGATCTGCACGCACTGCTTCAGCTTGCCTTCGTGCTTCTCCGGGTCCACGGTGTTGTGGATCACCATCGTGCCGGCGTCGTACAGCTCGACGCTGGCGCCGCTCAGTTCGGCCAGCGCACGGCTGATCTTGTCGGTCAGGGCCGGGCCTTCCAGGTCGCCGGCAACCAGCTGGCGGGTGTAGCTGCTCGAACCGATGTTGACCGGACGGGTCAGGCGGGCGCCGCTGCCGGTGCCTTCCAGGATCAGCTTGAACGCGCCGGTGTACTGGCTGTTGCCCGAACGCTCATTGAAGTAGATCACCAGGACCGAGAAGCCGGTCTTGATCTGGTTGCGATCCAGGGCCAGCACGCCGAAGCTGCCGTCGTAGGTCGACTTCAGGTTGTCCTTCAGGATGTCCTGGATCTTGTTCTTGACGACGGTCAGCAGTTCGCCGTTGCCTTCGATGGACATCGGGCGCGCCAGATCGGCTTCGATGCTGGAGACGCTGGCACGGCGGTTGGCGCGCGTTTCGCGGTTGGCACGGCCTTCGGCCTGACGGTCGCTGCGGTCTTCGCGGCGCTCGCTGTTGCTCGGCACGGATTCACGTGCACGATCACGGGAGTTGGCCTGGGCGCCGTTTTCTTCGGTGTTCACACTCATTGTTTCTACCTTCTTCTGGTTTTGATGGATTGCGCGCAACGCATCTTTGGGATACGTCAATTGGATGATATATGCTTAAAAAGCGTTTGAATCGAATTGTTCGGAACGTACGCTCCCCGCATATCTCAGCAGCCGAAGCTGCCGAAGGGTTGTTTCCCTATAGCATAGGGTGAGAATGCGTAATTTTTTACACGCACTCCCTGCAGCTAGTCCTGCAAATACTGTGTAGCTTACCACTTATTCTGGAGCACTCAATGCTCGACATCTTCAACCCCTCAGCGACGTGGAGTCGCGGTCAGGTTGTGATAGGTCGGTTTGAATACGTCCGTCGGCAGCTCCAACAGAACCTGTCCACGGCGATCAACTGGCATCGCCAAAATCCGCAGTCCGTAGCCACAACGCACATTCTTTCACGCTTCCTGGCATCCACCTCCGTACCATTGTCCTTGGACGTAAGAACTTACAAAGACCGCTTCGCTGACATGGCGTTGAACCGGTCAATGTCCTACCAGATGACGTCGATTCTCTCCAAGGGTGAGATGACGCGCAATGGTTCGTTCTACGGCAAGGGTAGCAATGAGGTGGTGATTGCTGACATCACTGACTTCGATGTTACTGGTATCGAGGACACCTGGCAGGATCTGGAATCGGTGCGCGTACTGCGTCATCCTTCCACTGATCTGAACATGCCTTTCCCCAACGGGCGTAACAGCTTCGATGGGATCAGCGTGATTCTGGTCAACCTGCCCATGCTCGGTGCGCAGTTCAAGATGTGGTCCGATGCTCAGGGCGCATTCCCCGATCGCAACATGGCCATCGTCCAGTTCCTGGCTCAGGTGCCGTTGGCCAACATGATGCGCTCTCAGCTGGATGTGGCGCTGTTCAACCGCATGCTGTATCAGCTGATGGGGATTGCTATTCCCAAGACGCGTAACACCAACAGCTTCGCTCTGAACGACTACCACGACCTTGTCAACGAGGTTCTGGAGCAGTACGTGCATGTCTCCAAGACGCGCCGTGCTGACTTCCCTGCGATGATTGCGGGCCTGCCTGCTATCACCAAGAACAACGTTCGCGAGGTCATGGACTTCAAGCTGCCGTTGCGTAACCGTTATGTGAACTGGGCTATCACGTTGGCTCACATCCCGGTGATCTCCTATCTGGTCCAGGCTAACAGCGGGCTGTATGGTGAGGTCAATCAGCGCTACCTCAACGAGATTGCCATTGGTCTGAAGATCATGGAGAGCGATCGTTCGATGCGGGGTGGTCTGGATGACACGGCGTTTGACAAGTCGATGGATGAGATCAACACCAACATCTCCCGGTTCCTCAACGTACCAGGGACATAAAGCAGAGGCAGGGGCGCAAGCCCCTGCCTCTATGCCCTTACGCGTCTTCTTCCTCTTCGTCCTCTTCCTCAGCTTCCTCGTCGAACCAGTCCAGTTCACTGGAACCATCGACATCCAGGTTTGCGTATGCACCCGCAAATGGATCTTCGTTGGCTTCATCAGGTTCGATTTCAAGAACCGTGGTGTCCAGAGTAGGCGTAGCCATGATCAGCTCAACCTTGTCAGAGACCAGTCGCGTCAGCCACTTGTTCTTCATGTGGATGTTCAGCGACTCCAGGATCAGGTAGAACGGTTCCATCGTGGCGAAGATCAGCTTACGGATGTTGACACCCGAGATGACTTCCTTGGGGATACCGGTCGTGGAGAGGATTGCTTCCGGCAGGTACAGCGCGGTGATGTGCTTCTTGCCGCGTGCCTCCAACCACTTGATCAGACGTTCAGCCAGTGCCCGATCTTCAATCCCAGCCAACCATGCCTTCAACTTGGCAGGCTTCTCGGTATTCATCGCGATCTTGATCGCACCGTACGGCGGCGCTTCTGCATGACCGTACTTCGGAGCGAACACCGTCTCCCACAGGTCGTAGTAAACGAACACTGAGGAATCAGGCTTGGTGTAGGACGTCACGTCACGGATCTGCAACCGCGTCATGTAGTCGTACTTACCATTCAAGATCGAGTTGCGGATGCTGTCTTCCATGTTGCTGATGGTCTTGGTGATCTTGGTGAGCGAAAGCTTCTCGCCCTTGTAGACCGTATCCATGATCTCATCGATCAACCCGTGCGCCTTGTCATTGACATGCTTGGGCACGTTGGAGTTACGCAGCGCAACGCCCTTGATCTCCTTCTTGAACTCCACGTACACGTTACCCTCTCGGGCCGACATGCTGGCGTAGTAGTGCTTGGCACGGCCGGTCAGTGCGAACACCGGGAAGGCGTACTCGTTCTTCATGGCCAGCTTGTGCAGGTTCTCACGGGTGACACCCATGTTGACCGACAGCTTTGCCAGGATGTGACGGATAGCCTGCGATGCCAGATAGACCATGGTGCTGGAGATAGCACGCGACTTCGGGGAGAAGTCCATCTTGCCCACGAACCAGTTGGTCCAGTGCTGGGTGGTGAAGATCGTCGAGTCAGTATCCGAGGCAATGGCGCAACGTCGGATGATGGTCGGCAATGCAGCAATGGATGCGGGCATGCAGTTGGTGACCCACAGCGCCTGGATCATGTCGGCGTAGTAGTCCAGCACTTCCGGGATCGCCTTGGCGGTAGCGCCCAGGATGCCGTAGCCTTCCGGGTTCTCCACCTTCAGCTTCTTCATGCTGGTGCCGTACAGTTCCTGCTCGCACAGCATCGAGACGAAGGCCTTCAGGTCATCATCCATTGCGCCGATCTGAGCAGCTGCTTCTTCCACGCCCAGCGGAACCGTTGCCTTGCTCGACAGCAGGTCCAGGAACTTGTGGCAGAAGTCGTGGTTGTACTCGGCCAGATGGTAGAAATCACCCACGTAAACCACGGCAGCGCGCTGCACCGGGCTCAGACGAGTAACCAGTGCACGGATGGATTCACCTTCCATTGCATCGCGCCAGTACAGGTCACTGGAGCGGGTAATGCAGGCCATGGTCTGTTCCAGCGTCGGATAGACCAGGTTGTACTTGGACATTGCTGCGGTGATCTTGGGCAGGTCCGCAGTGTTGATGATCGAGATGATGTTGGCCTTGACCAACTCCGCCGACCAGTAGTGACGATTGCCGTACAGGAACTTCTCGTTACTGGCGTTGCCATACGAGGTAGCCGAGCGGCACGAGCTGGTCAGGGTACTGTGAGAAGACTTGTTGTACAGCGGGGTGTGCTGTGCGGCGTGTGCACCGGACAGCGAGTTGTTCTTGACCTTCGTCGAGGACTGCTCTGCGTCCTTCTGACCGGCCAGCGCCGAGTAGCGCTTGTAGGACTCCATGTCCCCATTGAGCTTGAAGATGTCGGCTTCAGACTGAGCCGTGAACATCTCATGCTTTGCCACCTGTCGCTTGGTCAGGTTACCAGCAACGTACTTGCCCAGGATGGATTCATGACGCAGTGGATTTGCGTAGACTGCCATCGTGGGACTGATGATGTCACCGGCCTGTACTGCTTCGCCGATGTACTGATCCAGGGACATGGTCCGTTGGACACGATTGCCCGGAGTGTCCTTGCTCAGACACATCACTTCCGGGGCTTTGATTTCCAGGGCGCCGCCCGGACCGACCTGAGTGCGGACGTAGTCAACGCATTCGTCGAAGTCGATACCGGTGTCAAGTTGAAGATACGTGGCGCAATCTCGAACGTACGCCGGGACCATATTCACGTCCCGTTTGTAATCGTCTTTCGCCATGATGAAGTGTTTCATGTACTGCTCCGCCTAAGGTACACTAGATAGCCCCGGTATGTAGAAAAAGAAAATAAGGGCATAAAAAGGCCAGGCCCGAAGGCCTGGCTAAAGAGTGCGGGTAAGCCAGTACAAGCACGACAGAAACGACCCAGGCTTCTGTATATAATAGCCTACCCGGCTGTCTTTATTCGATCACTTCCATGTCCAACGCCTGGAAACCATTGGCCGCCAGTACGCGAACGATCAGTGCTGCATCGTCGTCACTGGTGATGTTGGTTTGCCAGCGCACGCGCTTGGCGTTGAGCACTTTGATCGTTTGTTCCTTGATCCACGCCACGCCGATGATGACGGTTTCGCCATTCTGCAGGCGCAGCTTGACCCACGGGTACGCACTGGGACGATTGGGAACGTCCGAGGGCAGGGTCGGGTAAACGTTGTTGTGCTTGGCCTGGGTGTCCACGCCGAGCGCCCGCGCCGTGTCAGCATCCAGGTGTGCAAGCACTTTGGCGAAGTTGTAACCGGTCCCGATGATGTACGACGGGTACAGGTCGAAAGACACGGTGGAGTTCAGGGGCAGCTTCGAAAGCGGGGTCATGGTGGGCCTATGTCAACTTGGTGTCATAAGATCAGTGATCTTCTTTGATCTCGATGTGCTCCAGCACCATGTCGCCGCAGCACCAGCCATCGAAGACCAACGTCTTGTCAAGTTCGCTGTGATCGATCTGGGCGGTGTTCACGGCATTGACGACACCCTGCCTGAGCTTTTCAGTGGCTCGCAGCAGGATCTGGGCATCTTCGTCATTGGGCATGTTCGCAGCCAGCACCGGTTGCCCTGTGCGCATCGAGTTCAGGATGGCCGCTCCGATCTCATCCTCGTCGTAGTTGACGTTGGACATCATCGCTGCGGTCTGCTCGAAGTCCTCGAAGGCTCGCTTGGTGGTCAAGATCACCGAGCCCTTGTGGACGACGTCCTGTCCGCGCTTGGAGTGTTCCCGGTGAGCGATCTTGGTGATCTGCTCGATCATGACCTTGGCGACAGCCTCGTGCTTTTCCGGGTTGGCCTTGTAGCTGGCTATTGCCGACGCATCGTCGATAACCCCCTGCTCATTGTTCGTATGGGCTGGACGGTAGGAGGGGATCTCTGGAACGGGGTCGTGTTGCAGGACGATCTTGGCGGGGCTTTCTTTCTTTGCTTCCATCTCTAGCTCCATTAGAACCGGTCGACAGCAACAATCATGTCAGTGCCGAGCCAGTCATCAAAACGAATTTGGGTAACGTCAACTGCGTGTTCGCAGAAACCGCCCAGTAGAGGGTTAATCGTCTCGTGATAATCCATCACGATATCCATCATGCGATGGGTTGCCTTCCGTAGCACGTCCTCTTCGAGGTCTGTCCTGGGTTCAACGATGTAGGTGAGCACCGCATCTTCCAGGAGTTCAGCTTGACTGACGTAACCCGTGTAATACCTGCGCCGATCCAGTTGATTCTGAATCCACTGCTGGAGAGTAAACCTCCCCAGCATCTTGGCACTCTGCCCCATGAGTTGGAACGTAGACTCATTGAACCGATGGCCGCGGATGATATCTCTGGTCGGTAGGATCAGGCTTATTCCGCCGACGGGTTTTGGCATGATTCGTTGGTCTCTAGTTCCACCACCAGATCACTGGCAAGCCAGCCCTGGAAATTGATGGGACTTTCACTGTTGCGATTGATGTACTTCTCGAACGGCTTCAGGTACGGAGCCAGTTCGGCGTACAGCCTGCCGACGCCCTTTTCGAACGTGGCTAGCGCCTTGACAAATTCGTCGTACTCGAACTCGGACAGATCCGCATCTTCGGCGACGAGCTTCTCCAGTACATGCTTGAAGGCTTCGTCGTCGTAGATGAGGTCTGCGCCGGTCTTGTCCTCGTCATCATCCAGACTCGTGATCATCATCCAGAGTCTGAACGTAAGGGCGACGAGTTGGCTGAACGGGTAGGCCAGGGGTAGCTGGTCCAGATCCCGTTCCACTTCCGTCAGTCGTTTCTCCGCCTCCCGCATCGGAAGCAGTAGCAGCATTTTCTTTGTCTTCATCGGCAGTCTTCTCGGGGACCGTTACGGCCACCACTATGTCTCGGCCCACAAAACCATGCAGCGTTGCGGAGTGCCGATAGTCTCCTAGGATCGTTTCGAGCGTTGGGATCAGGACTTGGAGGCCGTCACCGAGCGCGTCGATCATTGCATGTGCAACACGATCGTATTTTACATCGCCGCTACTATTAGGTGGGAATTTGCTGGAGTAGAAGTTCTCGTCAAGCTCCAGTATAAGATCGCGCGACATCCTCTGGACGTACTGGTTTTGATTGGGGTGTCGCATAACCGCAAACAGATGTGCGAGCATAGAAGGCTCATCCACCCCGAACACCCGGAGGTGTTCGAGGTAGGGGGCCATCTCCTTGAGCAGTCTGCTTGCATCAATGATGACAAGCGTCTGTTCCATTATCGTCGTCTCTGGCGTTCGGGAACGTAAGTCCCCATGCCCTCTGGGTCATCCTCGTCACTGCGCTCGCAGTGGAACTTGAGGCGCGGCCCTTGGGGGTCCATGTCCATCTGCACGATCTCCAGCGTCCCACTGCCGTCCAGCCGATAGCTGTAATGGAAGCGGGGGTGGATGCGGCAGATGCGGTGGATGTAGTCTTCGAGTGCAGCTTTGAAATTGTTGATGATCTCTTTCTTCCGCTCATGAGAGATCTCATAGCGACGGAGGAAGTCAACCGGTTCACGCAGCAGTAGCGAAATATCCGAGAAGTATTCATCAAGGATGACCTCTGCGACCGACAGGGCATCAATGTGGAGATGCTTGGGTTCGTCGTAATCGCAGGCGTACTGAAGGTCTTGAACGAAGGATCTCAGCAGACCCTGAATGTCGCCTAGCACAGTGCTTGACATTGTAATGCCTCAGTTGTGGCGCCCGTCCCGGAACTTGTCCAGGAAGCCATTCTCTTTCAAGCGGGTCCACTCTTCGATTCGATAGTCCTGCTTGGGTACGAGGGAGATCGTCAGGGGGGTGATTTTCTCAACCTCCCAGATCATCCATGTATCCCGTTCCATGAAGGCTTCCAGCCAGCGGTTGATCGCCACGACAGCACGGTCGATCACCTGGGTGTAGAAGTCTTCGTAAACCGGTCCCTTCTCGATGTTCAAGGTCCACGGCAGCAGCTGCGCGAACAGCTCTTCGTGGCCGATCGGACTGGCCCACTTGGCGCGCCGGTCGATTTCATTGGTGAGGATGGTGACCAACATCTGACCACATTCGGTGATGTTCGGACGGGGGGTCTTCTTGTCGCCGTACAGCTCCAGGAAGTCCTCGATGTTTCGAACCATCCTGCGGGCAAGATTGCCGAGGTCGTAAATCCGCGCGGTGTGTCTCATGTCACGTCCATCTCGATGTATCTACGTTGTTATAGGTCAGCACTAGATCGCGCTCCCGGATATCAATGACGGGAGTCTCTTCAGAGAGCTCCCATGGAATCCGGAGCTTTCGAGCAAGAGTGATCAACTGAGGCGAAGTTTTGCGCTCGAAGAAATCTTCGAGACGAGGATCAGGACGGAAGCCGAAGGTGGGTGGCACGCCGAGGTAGGCGTACTCCAGAAGAAAGTAGACGAACCACTCTCTCACGGCAGCTGCGAACTTTCCCTCTCTGAAGCTGTCGATGACGACTAGCTCCTCGCGACGATGTAAGGCGTCGCGCACTATTCTGCGGACATCCCGATGTTCGGCTGTGATGTCGTAGATGAGTATTGCCCGACGCATTGTGAAACTCCACTGGTACACTACACTGAGATAGTGTAGGTCTGAAACTCGTTAGAATGGCCTCTAGGGCTCTTCTACATAGAAAAGGCTATGGGAGTACTTATTTACGCTGGACGCTCCTTAGAGAGCTTTACAGAGCGTTGGGGCATAAAGGCCGGGGCGAACCCCGGCCAGTTACAGGATCTCAATCAACAGTGCGCCATGTCGATGGTCGATGATCTCACACCGTCTCGGACGATCATCACTGAGTACCAGATCGTCGGGTAAGAAGGTGGCCAGTCGATTGACCTCGCGGACAATGTCTTCTGCCATCGGTTCGGCCATATCCGGGTAATCCACCAGCAAGTGTAAGTTGCTGTACAGCTCCTGGATCACCATGGCCACATCGTCACGATCACGAGTCAGTGCCACCTCGCCCAGCATCTTCACTGCGAACTTCAGTACCCACATGTAGTCCAGTCGGTACAGTCCGGGGTTACCTCGATTGGCGAGTCGTTCGAAGTCCTTCACCGATTCAGGGGTGTTGGTCTTGGAATCGTAATCGACAATGAACTTGGTCATCCCAAGCCGATCCCACTGGCACGGTTCATGACGTGGTCCTTCTCAGGCTTGTACTGCAACTGCGGGAATGCACGGTGCCACTGCCCGGTCTGGCACTTGGTGCACTGCATGTTGCTCAGGACGAAGTTGCGGGACGGGTAGGCTTCGATCGTGGTGTCAACCGAATTGCACTTGTCGCAGACAAAGAGCGTGGTCATGCCGATTCCTTTTGCTCGAAGGTAGCCGCCACCGTATCGCCGATGCGATGGTGCAGAGGCTTGCCGTCGTTGCGGTTGTTGATCATGGTCAGTTCTTCATCGCTCAGGGTCAGGCGACCAGCATCGATGGAGACCTGCATGTAAGTGATGATCTTCTGGATCTTTGCCTCGCGGGCCTGCGGCTTGCCGATACCAAACAGCTCGATGCCGCATTCCTTCAGGAAGTCAGCAACGCCCAGGATATCGTTGATTTCAGCGACCAGGTAATCGTTGGCGGCCATGCGGTTGGACGGGACACGATGCTCTGACCCGAAGGAGAGGATCTTCGTGGCGCCTTGTACAACCTCGGCTGCCTCCTCTCCCAGACGGTTGAACAGGTATTCTTCCAAGTTCATTGAAGCGGCTCCTTTCTTATGAGTTCACCCTACGGTTCATAGCATCGTCTGGGGTGTAGAAATTGAAACCAGGAGGCGCCATGTCCGTCATCAACAAAGCATTGCGCGAAATCGCGGCGACGATTCCGGTGCAGATCCTCAACGAAGCATTCAACCCGCCATCGCGGTTCGATGGTTACCGTGCGCCGATCAACTACGAGACCGGCCTGCGAGAGAAGGTGATCTACGGTCGTTTGATCGAAGACTACAACCTGACCGGTGGTCATGAGGTCACCATTCCTCTGGTTGGCCTGCGTCCGGAATACGCCGATGAGTTCCGGGTGATCTACGAGATCCCCGACAAGCTCACCAACAACCGTGACATCATCCAGCCTCTGAATGTGACCTTCGGCGAAGGCACGATCATGGGCACCACCAACATGGGTATGCGTGGCCACTCGCCCATGCTCGATGCTGCCTCCGGTGTGCTCTCCTCGCACATGCCCATCCCGCTGGTGTCCACCGCCTACGTGCGTCTGGTGGGCCGCAACGTGATCTGCGTGGAAGACAACATGGCCCTGCCGCGCAACATCTTCCTGCGCGCTATCGTGGCCTACGATGCAGAGTTCACCTCGCTCAACCCGCGCACCTGGCACCGTTTCACCAAGGGCGCCAAGTTGGCCACCAAGGCCTACATCTACAACCACCTGGAAATCCTCATCGACGAAGGTGAGATCCGGGGCGGCTTCAGCATCGGTTCGTTCAAGAACGTCGTGGAACGTTACGCTGATGCCGAAGAGATGTACCAGGAGTTCCTGCAGAAGGAATGGAAGGTCTCCTCGGTACTGGGCGACTACGAACAGAAGAAGCGCAGTCTCAAGCACTTGATGGCCTCTGGTCGTTAAGGACATAGGGGAGGGGCTCTCGCCCCTCCTCTTATGCTGTCTGGTGAGCCAGGACAGTGATCACGCGTTTGTCGGCGTAGTTGATACGAGCACGGATCGTGATCGTCTTGACGTCCTGCTTCTTCAGCTTGGGCAGCATGCTGCGCACTGCACGCATCAGTCGACCCTGGAAGTCATTGGGTGGCAAGGCACAGGTGATCTCATGGATATCCACATCCACGAAGTCATCCTTGGTGATCTGTACCGTAATGCGAAGATCTTTGATCTCAAACTCACGGCACATGGCATCGATGACCTTTCCAATATCACGTTGGATGATCCCGATACCCAGGTTCACGACGTTGTCCGTCATGTGGGGTTCCTCCTTGGGGAAGCCGGTCAGCATTTTGACATTGTACTCGTAGATCATGTCGTGACCAAAAAAAAAGGGATAGGACTAGGGGGAGCCCGAAGGCTCCCCCATAACCATTATGCTGCCGACTCGGCGTACACATCGCCGTTGATGATCTGCTTGGCATCCATACGAGCACGCACCATGCCCAGCTGCACATCGTTCAGGCGCATCTTGAACGAGCTGTAGGGCTCGGTCGGACGATAGCGCTTGGCGGTGCAGGGCATGTTGATGAACTGCGCTTCGATGGTCCGCTTGGGCTTGGCCGAGAACAGCCCGCCGCGCTTGCCGGTGAAGTTGTGCAGGATCGGGGTGACCAGCCAACGGAACTCGCCTTCGTTGATCCAGTCCGAGGAGAAGATCGGCTGGGTGTCAACTTGACATTCGTTGACGTCTTCCGGCCCGAAGGCGTGGTAGACATTCACCCGCAGTTCCTGATCGATCACCACGGCCTTGAAGAACAGATCCTTGCGATCGTCCGGCAGGTGCTTGAGGAACTTCTCCTGCTGGGCCAGCCAGTGGAGCAGGTGGGTAGCCATCGGACGAGCCATGGTCGGCTCGAACAGGTTCGGCGCACCTTCACGGGTGAGGAAGGCATCGTCGGGGAAGCAATAGCCGATAGCGGCCAGGTGGCAGAGCGGGTTCAGCGGATAGTGGCTGCGCTTCATGGGGTACTACTCCTTTGGTTGTTCATAGCTAAGAGAGGGTGTATCGGGATTTACTACAGGGCATACTGAGCAGACCCGAAGGCCTGCCCAGCACTACTGGCCTTAGACCAGGGAGTTCAGGTATTCGGTGGCGTCTTCGATGGTCGTGTAGACCTTGGCGCCACTGTTGGCCAGCTGGTCATGGACCGACAGCAGCTGCGCTGCATCGCCCTTGACTTCGGAGTCGGTTGCCTGCGGGGCAAGCAGCACGATCACCGTGTGGTCCGGATCACCATGTGCCTTGTTCAGCACGCGATGGATCTCGGTGTAGTCCTGCCCATTGTCCAGCACGTACAGCTGGATGGGATAGACCGGTTGTTCGTCGGAGGCTTCAGCCAGTGCGGCCTGCTCCAACTGCTGGGTCTCCATCGAGATGCTCTCGGCAGACACTGCAGCGTCCAGCACGTACACCTTGCTCATACGCAGGTTCTGTGCAAGGTACTGCTGCCACTGGCTATCTTCGTTCTGTACCGCATGGATGTCCACACGGCTGGAGGCATCGGCGCTGGGGTCGAGCAGGGAGGAAAGGTCACGCATGGAAATCTCCAAAGGGGTGGGTGAGTATGGCTACACAGGATTAGCTGGCAGCTTGCTCACACACTACAGTCAAAGCCTCCAGTTGATCCAGGTACACTTGCAGGCTCGTAGCTCTGCGTGAGACCGTGGGCTGGGGCATGCAGTCGAGCAGTCGTTCGTAAGCATGGTTCAAGAACCTACGCTCATCACTAAACTCAGGTGCTTCTTTCAAGAGTTGGTAGATCTTCCGGTTGGCAGTGTTGTATGCCTTCATCCCGGTTTTGTACTCAGCGTCATCCCCACGCTGATTGTTGAAGTAAGGGAGTTTGAGGTTCTTCTTCAGGGCAGCTGGTTTCAACTGCTCAAAGGCTTGTGCTTTACTTGACACGACTAGGTACTCATGGGCATCCACTAACAGGATCGTACTATCCCCATCCCCTATCAGTTAATACTCAACGTGGGCGCTATACGCTTTCCACAGGGCATAGAAAGCATTCTCGGAGGCTAGTAGCTACGCTACGCCTCCTCAACAGCTTCACTAAAGTTTCTCGCATACCCCCTTCCTTTAAATGGTTTCCCCCGAGAGGAAAGTTCCATTCAGATGAAAGGGGTCGTGAGTAATTTTTTACTACAGACATAAAACCACCAGGAAGGAGAGGACCGAAGTCCCCTCCTCCCCAGTGGAAGCACGCGTTGAAACGATTACGCAGCCGGACCTTCGTCGCCTTCACCCACAGCCTGCGCAGCTTCAGCAGCCGGCACCGAGGCCGGACGCGGACGAGCGCGGAAGGAGGCGAAACGATCCAGGTAGGAGATCGCAGCGGTGCCGGTCATGGCCGCTTCGAATTCGGCGGTCAGTTCCTTGCCGGCTTCTTCCAGGGTGGCCAGCAGTTCAACCACGGCTTCTTCGGTCACTTCATCGTTGCCCTGCAGGACTTCGAAGTGCTCGGAGATGGCCTTGGCCAGCTTGTTGGAAGCGGACCAGGCGCCGGGGGTGTGCAGCACGCCGAACTGGGACTGGAAGTTGTAGCGGTTGGTCATGATCGAGGAGATCTTGCCGCGCACGCGGGGATCCAGACGACCTTCGACGTGATCGCTCACGGCCTGACGCGCTTCCATTTCCTTGCGGATGCGGACGTTGTTCTGCAGGCTCTGGGTGGCGGCCAGGCGCACTTCGGCGATGGTCGGACCTTCCAGGGCGATCAGGCCTTCAGCCAGCGCCTTCACCAGCGCGTCTTCGCTGTCGTAGTCGTTCGGGCTGATGCCCAGGGCCTGGCAGTAGGCGCCGCGGACCATCTCGTCGGAAGCGATCAGCTCGGAAGCCAGCTGCTCCAGACGCACTTCGGTTTCCACCGTGGTGTCGATGATGATGGCCTCGATCTTTTCCAGGGTGGTCTCCTGGTCGTCCGAGATCAGCGACTGGTCGGCTTCTTCAGCCAGTTCCGGGTAGAACTCGGTCAGGTGGGCAGCCAGCTTCTCCTGCTCGTTCTGCGAGTACTCTGCCGGCAGGCCGGCGCCGCCGGTCTGGGACAGGGCGATGAAGTAACCGTTGTAGGTTTCTTCGTTCGGGTGGGCCAGGAACTGCAGCACGGCTTCACGCACCAGCGGGTTGACTTCGCCAGCCTGCGCGGTGGTGCCATCGGCGTCAGCAGCGAATTCGGCATCGGCCTTGTCGGTCTGGCCAGCTTCGTTGCTTGCCTGCAGGGCGTAGCCCGGCACGCCGGCGAAGGCAGCAGCTTCCGGGAAGCGAGCGGAGATGTCCTTGACCAGCTGCTCGCCGAAGAAGCCTTCGCTGTAGGTGATCACGTCACCGCCTTCGGTCACGTCCTTGAGGTCTTCCTTCAGGAAGGCGTCGTGGGTTTCCTTGGACGGGTTGGAGAGGAAGGCCGTGGCCAGCTGAACCAGGGCGGTCTGATCCGGGGTCGATTCGTTGTTCTTGGTTTCGATGCTCATTGTGCTTTTTGTGCTCTTGTTGATGGGACATGGTACTGCGGGGTAGGGCGCCCTCAGACGCCCTGTAGGACTTGCGAAGGTAGACGCGTGAACGTCCATCCGTCTTAGAGTCAAAGCCCTGTGAGGGGCACTACAGGACGTTGGGATGCCACTAAGTATTTACACCCAGAGGATAGCTTATGGGTGTAAGGCTTTACTGCTGATTGCTCAGATCGCCGGAGCTGCGGTCGTGTCGCCGCTGATGTCCGGAGCCTGGGGCTCCCCGTCGACGACCGGATGGTCGGCGCTTCCCTGAGCATCGTTGAACAGGGTGTAAGCGACAGCGCCAACAGCAACGACGCCGGCAACAGCCAGGAGGGATTTGAACATTATGGATTACTCAGTTGGTTGAACTTCGAAGAAGGATTTCGAGCGAGAGCCTCGTTTAAGGCAAGTGCTCACTAGGGTAATATAGAGTTCAAAAGTTTTCCGATCCCATTTTATGCACCCCCCTTTAGAATCTATGGTAGGCGAACATGGCCGAGTCCCTGAAGTCTGTCTTTGCCGATGTTTGCAAGGACGTCAAAATCGATCTGGCGCTGATGAAGCGTCTTCACCGATTCCGCATCGAGTTCGCCACCAAGAACCCTGACCACGTCAAGTTCCTGGGCTCGAACCTGCTCGGGCATTACCCGTTCCGCTTCCGGGACGAGCAGCGCGCTGAGTTCTTCGATGACATCCTGAACATCGACGAGGATGAACTGCGTAGTCGTATCGTTGCATTGCCGACGATCAACGAAGACTTCGTGCGCATCACCGATGCCATGAACCAAACGTGCTGCTGGCTGGTCAGCGCCATCTATCACTCCAAGTTGCCGACCTCCCAGAAAGAGACCGGCATGAAGGACGTGCTGACGATCCTGCAGTACAAGTTCCTCAGCTCCATCATGGCGCACAACTTCAAGTTCCCCAGCGACTTGGCCGTAGCGCAAGCAACTGCTGCTGCCATGACCCGCAAGTTCCTGCTGAAGATCGTGGGTAGCTGGGGCGCCCTGATCGATTTCCGGACCGATGACATTCTGTCCAAAACGTCGGTGCATCACAAGACCATCGTGGACCACGGCCCCGACGCCGCTGTGGGCTACATGATCACCGATATCCAGCAGCGTCTGCGTGAGTACGTGAAGAACCTGACGGAGCTGTTCTACGAGGTGCGTGCCAGTGGCAACACCTTGCGGTCCACTTCCTCCACGGTTGAGTTGAACGGCCAGGTTATCGTGAAGGACAAGCAGCGTACCTACACGACCTACACCCGTTACCTCCACGACGTAATCGGTGACCGCCCCACCTTCATCCGTACGGAGTTGGTGCAGGTGATCATCTCGTCGATGCGCACTACCCCGCAGAAGCTGCTTGAAGAGGCGCTCACTTGGATCTCCGATAACCATCGAGTTCCCGGTGTGCCCGAAGTCGAGCAACTGGTTGACGAAACTCTCGTTCACGCGTACAGCGTCGTGCTGAACGACAAGTCCCTCGCCAACAGCGGCTCGATTCTTGTTCCACTTATCGCTCGGCTGAGAGCGCTCTACATGGCGTCACGGATGGTTGATCCATCCCTTCTGAAAATGAAGGCCCTTTCGGACAAGGTCGTCCGCCAGGCAGTGAAAACGCGAAACGAGAGCGTCATCTCTTCGGTAAGGACGTCGGTCATGCTGTACCTCGTCCTGCGAGCATTTGCCAAGGAACATTACTCGTAGTAGGCAGTACCAACCCCAAGGCAGGTTTCAATGAAGTTTTTCCTCTTCTACTTGGGTGTGTTGTGCCACCACGTAACAGGCAGATCCCATACGCAAACGTACCAACGATCCAATGAGGCTTCCACAAAGAAGTTCTCGATCGGCACCGAGGGAGTCTTGGAGCTGACGGTCGTGTGCAAGCGTATCGTCTATCGCACAACCTACGAGCGGTGGTGGATTCCATCTTCTCGCAAGAGTGTGTTCGTGGTTACTGGTGCGGTTTCCGGGAGTCAATCCGACCGCGTCGACCCACAGTGTTTGGAGCCCGTCACTTACCCAATGATGAGCAACTGGTTCCTGAAATGGAGCGAGTATCCGCACTACCTGGCGATCAACGCCTACCTCGACCGTGTGATCCGGCGATTGCGTCGGGACAATCTCGACGGTGAGATTCGAGAGATAGTGGCGATGTAAACGGCATAGAGGCAGGGCGCGAGCCCTGCCTCTATGCTTCTATGCCCTGAGCTGGGCGAGGTAATCGCCGTACTGGGAAACCGCCTGACCAACACTGGTGACAGCAGTGGTCTGGAAGGTGGAGTCCTCAACGGCCAGCGTGACAGTACGCGGGAACTTAATCCCGGTGGGGTCATGCTCTACGACACCGATGGGATTGACCAGTCGGCAGGTGTAGCGTCGGGTGCGATCATGAAGTTTGACCAAGCCCAGGTGATTGATCGGGAACACGTCCTCGACAGACACCTCGACATTGACCTTCTCAGGCGGCATGTGCTCGGTCGGTGCAATGTGACCGTAGCCGCGAACCAGCTGCACTTTCTCGATGTGGTACTCGTGCCTGCCCGGTTCCTCTCGCTGATAATTGAAGCCAGTACCTTTCCGTTCCCCATCGAACTTGCGGTAGTTCGCCTTCACCTCAAAGAAGCCAGAGGTGTAATAGACGATCTTCCAGCAATAGCTGTTCGCACCCCGTAAGAAGACCTCACGGAACTTTGACAAGCCAACGTCGAGGGATATCTGGAGAGAGAAGAGATAGGGGATGGAGATGTGCAGTGTGTACGCATCTTCGATCTCCCGCCGTATGGTCAAATTGATACCAAGACGGCTACCCACCTTGAAGAAGTTCCAGAACATCGAGAACTCCTGTCCGGTGTTGCGCTGTGTGGGCCAGCCGAAACCAACCCACACGCTTCCCTTCTCCCGAGCAAAGCCCCAACCGAAGCCCCGCATGATGGCCACGAACAATCGAGCCACCGTTACCAGTGGCCAGAATATCAGTGACAATACCGAGGTTGGCTTCTTCAGTACTTGTGCCCAGCGATCCATTATCAACTCTCCCGTTTCGTATTACCCAGTGAAGGGTTCATACAGATCAGCTTCGCCACACTGCCAGTTCACGCAGAGGATCGGAACGACGACCTCGCAGACCATTGCGCAGGGAATCGGAATCGATCGGACGACGGCGAGCCACAGCATCGGACTTCATGCTAACCTCACGCGAGTCCTCGCTACTACGCAGCAGTTCATCCACACTGGTAGCGTCAGCATCGGAGACCACCACACGGCTCTGGAGAACCTTCAGGCGGTGAGACAGCTTGGCTTCCAGCATCGGGTCACGTACGCTCTTGAGCTTGTCAGCGAGCGCGTCGATCTCCTGCTGGAGGCTGGATTGCTGTTCCTGCTGACGGACCTCCTCATGACGCAGAGCACGCCCCGCGTTGGAGACAGCACGACGCAGCAGCTTGGTCGGGATACCGTAGTGCTCCAGGTTCCGACCGTACTGAGCCAGCCAGTGGTTGAGCAGCCAGGAGATGACCATGTCATCGTGCCCACCGGCCTTGTGATCCAGTCGACCGTTCTTGATGACCAGCCCACGGATTTCATTGGACAGCGTTTTGTCGATGACGCCATCACAGCAACCACGCGCCGCTTCCTGCAACACGTCCCCGTACAGCAGGTCACGGGTTTCCTTGGTCGTGACGAAGCCGAACAGTTCCTTGTAGCGAGAGTAGAACTCCACGCTGCGGTGGGTCTCCGGAGTACGCCAGACTTCCTCGAAGCGATCACGCTTCTCAGCAGCTTCATCGACCACCCGGTTGAACAGACGCTTGAAGGGATCCATCCCCATCTTCGGCAGGAGCATCAACAGCATGTCCAGTACCGACTGACCCGAGCCCTTGCGCTCAACGATCAACGTCATGTTCGGGTACTTCTTCATCAGGTGCGCCACGTAGGTAGCGTACTGAAGCAGGTTGGTCTTGTTGTACGTGCCAGCTGCAGCGGTTGCCATGTTGTACGCATTGGAGACGACCAGACCAATGCCGTCGCGACCGATGGCATCGGAGGTATCCATACCGGCCAGGAAGTGACTGTTGTCATGCACGTACATGAAGTCTTCGCTGTCGAAGTACTTGCGCAATGCGTAACGACCTTCACGGTGGATCTCGTTTTCCACGATCTCCATTTCGCTCAGACGGATGGCCTCGTTCTGTGCGGGGGTCAGTGGGGAACTCTGCGTACCAGAGGTCCAGATGTTCAGGTAATCGCGGTCGGCCGCTTCACCGGAGATCTTGGCCTTGGCCATTGCCACGTGCAGCCATTCGTCGGTCAGACCCAACTGACGATGGGACATGGTGATGTTCAGCAGCGGGGAGACCTTGTCACGACCGTTGGCCTTCACCGTCTCAATCAGCTCGGCGTTGTCCTTACAATCGAAGTAGGCCTCGTTCCACACCGTGCCACCCATCAGCACGTCGTACATGAAGCCACCGTCACGGTCATCCTTTCGACCTGCGGTAGTTGTGTAGATGATCCCGGAGGGCTGGCCGTTACGTCGGGCATTCTCACGCGCCGCGTTACCCGAGGAAATGGCCACGGGCAGCGTGATGCCGATGTAGTCAACGTACGGCGGCTCATCGAAGTGCAGCACAGGCACGGTCAGACCACGACCCAGCTTGTCAGCGCCCTTGGGGTCGCCCTGCGACACGCCGGTGCTGTAGCGGTTGCCCAGCGCCATGTAGCTGATCTCTTCGCTGTTGTTGGCATCTGCTGCCGAACGTTCCAGCATCCACGGCGGCAGTTCGTCGCGGAAGGTTTTGAGTCGATCGATATTGGCCTTGCGCAGCGCATGATCCTTCGTGATCAGGTACATGCGGGTATTGCGTGCACCGACGTAAACGATCCAGGTGGACAGGGCGTCAGTGGAGACCGACTTACCCGTCTGTCGCGGCTGGATCAAGAAGCAGTCGATGTTGTTGAAGAAGCTCCAGTACAGAGCCATGTTGCCGCGGTTGGCCCGCAGTGGGACAGCTTCGGGTTCACCCTGCGGCGGAATGCGGACGACTTCACGGAAGAAGTACATCGGGTTGAACTTGCACTCGCGGCTGATCATCAGCTTGATTTCCGGATCAAGGTCCGGATCGTGTGCGTCTACGCCCGAGAGCTCCGGCTGCATCAGCGCCAGATGCCAGTGGTAGTTCTGGATCCCCATGGCCTTGTACTTGGAGGCCATTTTCAGGAAGCTTTCGTTCGTGGTGTTGTAATCGGGAATGGGGTTGTAATACTTGTCCCAATCTTCTTTGAACAGAATCATAGCCAGACACCAAAAAAATAAGTCCCATAGAATCTCCCGCCCCACCCACCTTTCGGTGAGCAGAGCGGGAGCCCATAGGGGAATCAGTGGAGCTTGGCGATCTCGCGGTAGAGGCTGTAAGCGTGCAGCCGCTGGGTGATGCGAACCAGTGCGGCGATGAACGGCCACAGCAGGATCTTCTCGTAGCCGTAGTTGAAATCGTCGTAGATGAAGTAGAACGCGATCCCACCGAGAACGAACCAGAGCCAGCAGCTTGCCAGCACACCAAACCAGAACAGGAGCGGCGACTCACGTGCGTCGGCCACTTCCAGGTTGAACGTCTTGGGCATCATACCCGCAATGACTTCGAGTTGATGCCGCTCATCCATTGCCTTCCAGACAGAGAGGGTGAGGTAGATGCCCGCGAGGATACTGAAGAGGAAAATTGCCATGTTCTTTGAAGCTCCGTTTATGCGCTGGTTGAAACTCGGGTGGAACACCATGAGCGGTAAGCCGTCATGGTAAGAATGGGGTAGAGGGAAACGGCGCTCGGGATCAAGACGACCCACGAGCGCCCCCAGGCTAGCATGATGACCACTGGAACCAGAATGCCCATCACGATAAGACCGAAGAAGACCGCGTTCCAAATGATGGCATGGCCACGGTAACGTCGGTCATCATGGTCTATTGCCAGCGTGGCCTTAGTCCAGAACGTATCGATCCTTCGATTAGCCACGCTCTTGTTCCACGTGCGTTTCATGACCCATCCCCAGAACAGCAGGGGACCAGTAAAGAGGATGGCGAAAAGCACGTCAAACAGGTTGATAACGAACATCGGGGTTCCTTGTGTGCGATTGGTTTACAGGTAGTGGAACTGCGGCGGCTCATCGAAGAAGTGCTCGTGGATCAGAGCACCAGCAATGATGCCCACGCCGAGCAGCACAATGCCGCCAGCGACCACGGCAGCCGGATCGTCATCCCAGGCGCGCTGAACGAAGTTCTTGCGCGGGAAGGTCTTGGCCGGAACATGGACCGGGCCGGTCGGTGAGTCGACAACGCGGACCAGCCGCAGTTGTGTCTGATTGATTTGCGAAGCCATGGGGCTCTCCTACAAATGGAAACGATGGGAAATGGGGATGAGGCGTTGGTGACGAATGCCTCGTGCGCTGCCCAATGCGAACATCGTAGCGATCGCAAAGTTGACAACAAGAGCGTAGTGCAGGTACATCGAAAGTAGAGCCAAGATTGTTGCAAGTGCTGCCAGTACGAAGGAGCCGATCTCGATCAGCACCAGTTGCTGTTCCCCGTGAACATGAAGTCCCCCACTGTAGTCGAAGTGATAGTTGTCTTTCCCCCTGCTGATGTAGAAGTGTGAGATCCAAGAGAACCCCATCGAGATGTTGAAGATGAGGGTTCCCACCGCGAAGATGGTGACGATTACTTTAAGGACGAGCATCATGGAACTCCATTGGTGGTGAATTACTGAAGGTATTGCAGTAAGGTGATATAGGGTTGAAAGATATTGGAATCCGGCATAAAGGGAGGGGCCGAAGCCCCTCCCGATATGTCCAACCCAAGTTACGGGTTGATCGCGGTGTTGGCCTGGCGGTTGATCGCCTCGACGTAACCGGTATCCGACAGCGCGCTGACGTCGGCGCTGATCCGGTCCATGAAGGCCGGACGCAGGTTCGGATTGACGCCGGTCATGTTGATCCGGCGCATCATCTGCTCGGCGAAGCGGAGCACGCCTTCGCCCTGCTGGGTCACGCCCGAGAAACGAATCGGGATGTCCAGCTTCTCACCAGCCTGCGTCAGGTCGCGACGGCTCTGTACTTCGCCGCCGGTTTCCGGCATCATGTTGGTGGTCAGGTAGGCCTTCAGCGGATGGGTGTGGGTGGGGTCCGGCTCGATGTAGAGCACGGTGGCACCGACCACGTCCGGCAGCAGGTCCGTCGGACGGTTGGCAGCAACGCTGTTGGCCATCACGGTGGGAACCTTGCTTTCCGGGTCCATCAGCAGACCGGTCATCCAGCCTTCCAGGAACTTGTTCCAGGAGCGGCCGTACTTCTCGTTCACGGTGTGCGAGGGCTGGGAGCGCTCGCGCTTCATGTCCGAGACTGCCTGCATCATTTCGCCGGCACCACCGAACGGGGTGTCTTCGAAGGACGCGGTCAGCGTACCGGTCAGACCTTCGATCACGAGCGACTGCTCTTCGATCAGGGCCTTCAGGGCGCCAACCCAGTATTCCGGGTTGGGCAGGTTCTGGAAACCAGCGGGGGCTTCCAGCAGCAGCGCGAAGAGGTTCCGGCGGACGAAAGGCGCATTGGAAACGTACGCCTTGTAATCCGGAGTGAAGCCCATCGACGCGCCGTAACGGGTGTCCAGGGTCGGAGCGTGGCCGAAGCGGTTCGGACCCTTCTGACCCGCGAGAGCGTCTTTCAAACGCATGGAGTAACTCCTGAGTTGTAGTAAACGGGTTCAGGGCGTGACCATCGGGGGGCTTACGCCCCCGTCTGGCTCGCTTCCATGTCGGCACGGCGACGAGCGACGATCGTGTAGCTACCCACGGTCATCTGGCCGTTGGCACCGACGTCCACCTGGGTCGACCAGCTGTAACCACGCTGGGTGTCGTCCGGGGTGAAGCTGGTGACAGCGGTGAAGATGAAGCGGGTGCCGAAGCGATCCTTCAGCTCGGCGTTGATCAGGCGATCCGAGCGCTCGGCGAACTGCTCACCGGTCAGCTTGGAGATGCCCGTCAGACGACGCCACACGCGCTGGCAGATCTTCTCGACCTCGACGATGGCGAACATCGTCACCAGCGAGTTGAGCACCGAGGAGTCATCCTGGTACACGGTCTGGAACGCCGGGAAGTGCGCCGAGCGGCGATCGAAGTTCTGGGCGTAGATCATGTTGTTGCGCCAGTCTTCGTCACGAGCCCCTGCACGGCGGAACACGATGTTGGTGTCCTTGAAGGACGACATCACGTTGTTCGGGTACTCATCCATCGAGTACTCGTCCGCCCAGAAACCGTTGCCAGCGCCCATGAACTTCGAGCACATGTTGGCGATTTCGTAGGTGAAGGGCAGCAGGCCACGGTAGACCGACTGGTTCTTCAGCTTGCCGGCGCCAGCAACCACCGCAGCGCGGCAGGCAGGCGTACCGAACAGAACCGACTCGGGGTAGTTCGACGCGCGGGTCGACAGTGCCATCGCGGCCGAGGAGTCGGCTTCGGGGGCATTGATCGGACGGTCCACGTCCTGCGTCGCCACGATCACGGCCACGTCGTAACGCTTGCCGATGATCGACAGCAGCGCGTTCTTCGTGTCCATGTCGAAACCGGAATCGTAGAACACGGACATGTCGTAGACCGCGGTGTCGTACAGATCCGCTTCCAGCTCGCCGAAGTTCTGCGCCTGTTCGCGCACCAGCTCGTTGAAGGTCTTCGCATCGGTCTTGCCGTCTTCACCACCCACCGCGTAATGCGTGGAGCTGGCATCGAACAGCAGGCCACCCTGCAGCGGGCCGCGCAGTTCCACCGCGAAGTACGGGGTGAGGTACTGGTCGGTCGCGGTCAGGAAGTTGACCAGGTGGTAGTTCTCGGCAGCATCGTCGTCTTCACCCAGCAGGCCGAAGGGCTGTTCCGCTTCGAACAGACGGGTCAGCACTTCTTCCAGGTTGTCCTGGTAGATGAACTGCGCACCGAACGGACCCTGCTTGCGCAGCACGCCGCTGTCTTCCACTTCACGCCAGGTCTCCACCAGCGAATCGCCGATGTAGAAGGCCTGGTCTTCAGCCGAGATCACGCCGTCCTTGAACGAGAAGTCCAGGTAACGCTGACCCTTCACGCCTTCCTGCACGACAGCGGAGCTGGCGGCATTGGGACGCTCAACGGCGGCCAGGCGATACAGGTAGGCCTTGTTGCTCAGGACGGTTGCTTCGTCCAGGCCAGCCGGCTGCGAGTTGACATTCGGCGCCGACAGGCGGATGCCGAGGTTCTTGCCATACGCGCCCGGATCGGACACGCTGATTTCCCAGATCGGGAACATGGTGGACTGCTCGCCGGTGCTGGAGACCAGCATGCCGGTGGTCTGGCTTGCCACGCCCAGGTCACCCTTGACGTGCTCGCCCCATGCCAGGCGGACGACCCAACCTTCGACGGTTTCGCCGGTGGGGATCTTCTGCTGGTTGGTGTCGAGCTTGAAGCGACCGTCCGTACCGCGCTCGTACTGCTTGATCTGGTCCTTGACCATGTCCACGTAGAGCGCCCAGGTGGCAGCGTCAGCTGCTGCCGGGTCGATCACACGCTGGACGAACATGGCGTTGGCGTTGGCGTTCATCAGCTTGACGAACGGGAGCTGGTGGGTGGCGAACTTGCCACGTGCATCCAGCGATTTGATGCCGTACATCTGTTCGAAGCCCGCGCCGCTCACGAGCTGCGGCAGGGTCGGACCCTTCTCTGCGAAGATGTAGAACATCGGGCAGTGCGACGGGATCTGTTCCGGGTCATAGACCGGGGCAGTCCGCGAACGGTCCAACGTACCACGCAGGTTGGCGAACGGAGCGGCGGTGCGAATTGCAGTCATCAGGGGCTCCTGTGGGCGAATGTTATAGCGACTAGCGATGCTCGTACATCATAGTAATACGGAAATACTTTAGGCGTAACGAGTATCTTTTTACAACTTCAGAGCAAAGGCCGGCGACATGATCCTCCAACCCTATCAGACCACGCCTCTGGGCGCCTACAATCTCAGCAAGATCGAGAAGGAAATCAACGTGGCGCTCATTGAGGGCGAGCTGCGTGACGCGACGACGAAGTCAGGCAACGTGTATGACAAGGTGAAGGAAATTCCGCCGAGCAACAAAGTCATCCCACAGTTCGGACATCCGATTGCAATCACCCGCGGCACGGGCGAAACTTACTGGGTAATCGATACGCGTCCGTATACCGCGATCGATCGACTGGGCGTATTCCAAGTCCGTGATCACAGCCAGCATGATTTCATGGTCATGCGCGGCGTGCTTTCCCGGATTTGGGCAGAAGGGGAACAGGGACTGTTCATTACATTGGGCGACATTGCGCCCAAGGCTTTCGCCACGTGGATCTCTGACAACCTCACGCGTGCCCTGAATCTGAACCCGCAGGAACAGCAGAACGTTGCAATTGCTGCTGCGTGGTACTACCTGGGCCTGTTCGAGGAAGCCAACGAGATGGAGGATGAGATCACTCGTCGCCGTCTCTCCACGGTCATTGCCAACCTGACCCGCAGCAACCCGAACACCGTCATCGAACTGATGGGTGATCACCGCACGCCGCACAACGTGGCCGAATTCGTCAACCTGCTCAAGGAAGGGATCTTCTCTCCCCGCCTGGCTCAGCTGAGCGTCGGTTTCCTGTACACGGTCCTGCGCAGTTCGTGGTTCTCCACCAACGACCAGGAGATGGTCAACGTCTCGCTGGAACATCCGCCGACCTGGATCACGATGGTGTACTCGGCATTCAATGACCGACTGTATCACCGCACGTTCCTGACCAAGCTTCTCCAGAAGCTGGACAAGGGTCAGGTGAGCAAGACGTTCACCTTCAACCTGCTGAACATGATCGGAGCACGAGAATGACCGATTTCCTCGTAAGCCACGCATTGCAGAATGTGTGGTGCACGCCGGATCAGGACAAGCAGGTGATCTTCAAGCCTGCCAAGCTGACCCGGCCGCGAGGGGACATCGCTACCACGAACGTCTTGTGGGACACGATCCCCTTGCCGACGCCCAAAGAACGCTACCACGTTTACCAGATCGGTCAGCTGCACGCTCCGCTGATCGGTCTGATGCCGGACAAGATGATCTGGCAGACGGTGAGCGAGAACATGCGTCGCAAGTACCTGTACAGCGACATCTACACTGAGAGCGGCTTGCAGTTGCCGCGCTTCCAGTGCTGGTTCCTGGTCAACGAGGACGGCAACGTCCTGCTGGCCGTGCAGGATCAACCGCGCCTGGTGGAACTGGACAACACGCCGATCTTCGTGCGTCTGTACAGCAACGCCTACTTCCAGTCCCAGCGTTCCAAGGGCAAGGAGAACGTGATCTTCACCGAAGGTCGCGTGATGGACGATCTCAACTCGATGCTGCTGATGCAGCGCCGCTTCCGTGACCGCAAGGCACTGGGCGGAATGACGTTGGCATTTGTCGACGGTATCTACGTCGATGACTTCGTCCCGATGACCCTGCCCAAGGGTGCGCTGGTGGAGTACGTCCACGACACCACCGTCAAGAACACGGTGGAGTTCAAGATCTCCGATCTGGACAACTACGTCTCCACGCTGGACAACAAGCGCAAGTACCTGCTGAACTACAAGAACCAGATCGACTCGACGATCGACTATCGCGACGACCTGGAGATCTACCTGGTCAACGTGCAGGGCACCAAGTGGAAGGGCAGCCTGTACCACCGCAATCAGGAAGACGCGGTGCGCATGGTGACCCACAAGGACTACGGCATCCCGGTCTCCTACGTCACCTCGCTGCGTGAAGCGATGGGACTGTGGAAGAACACCGACCAGATGACGGTGCGCATGTTCATCCGTCACAGCGGCTACCATCGTCCGCTGGTGGATGAGCACCACCGCATCAAGGAACTGTACCGCCTGTCTGCGCTGGACCTGCGCAAGGCCCTGCTGGGCATCGACTCGGTTGTGCCGTTCTGGCACGCTCCCCAGTTGGAGCTGTCGATGTATCCGAAGATCATGCGATCCAAGGGCGCCGCGGTCACTGTGCCGATGGTGCAAGACGCCTACGGCTACAACGCCACTGCCAAGCTGATCGGCGACTCCCCGCTGAAGGTCAAGCAGGACAGCGTGCGTCGTTACGTGGATCTGCCGGTGGAACTGCGCAACCGCTCGACCATCTACGAGTACAACAGCAGCGGACGGCTGCTGGGCTTCTATTCCCACAGTGACAACATCAACTACGTCCCGCGCAATGCGCAGTGCGTGCTGGTGGAAGGCATCGTGGGCGTGGGTGGTGTGGCAGCAGCGCTCACCCAGGGTCAGCGTGAATCGGTGATCGATCCGACCTACAACTACCGCTTCTACACCGCTCCGGTGTGGCGTGGCGAGATCCGCCATGGCGAGTGGAAGGACGTGACGGGTGATCTGTCCAAGTACACCATCTCCAACGGGAAGGTGACCTGGGCTACCGGTAGCGACACCTTCACCGCAGTGGGTTGCGATGACCGCTTCTTGGCCTACAGCTTCACGATGGCTCCGATCGATGGCCTGTTGAAGTTCAGCATCGTTGCTGAGCAGACGCAGGTGGGCCAGACCTTCACCGGTCCCCTGTACATCGCACCGGGTCAGTTGGACCTCTGGCTCAACGGCGCTCCTCTGATCGAGAACCTGGACTACTTCGTACAGTGGCCGCAGGTGATCATCACGAACAAGGAGTACATCGACCAGGCCAACGCACGGCAGGCGATCACGGTTCGTGCCACGGGCTTCTGCCTGTCGGACATGAGCCGCGAAGAACCCGCCGAGTTCGGCTTCGTTGAGCACGGGCTGCTCAGCCGCAACCGTCGTTACAACGTGCGCGACGACAAGGTGGTACGCATCATCGTGGAAGGCACGCTCCGTCACCGTGACGAGCTGATCTTCTCCGAGAACGATCAGGGCATCCAGATGCAGAACATCCGCAATGGTGCGCCGTACCTGATCACTGAGCCGGTTGTTCCCCTGCGTGGTCTGACCACCGAGGACACCTACTCGATGCGCGCCAAGTCCAAGGCGAACGATGCGTACGTCGAAGACTACCTGACGATGAAACTCCCCGAGCCGGCCAAGCCGCCGACCTCGCCGATTCCGCGCCTGTATCAGGTCTACAGCCCCTTCTCCTCGAAGGTGATGTACGACATGATCAATGGGCTGCTGGATATCAGCAAGTTCAGTGGTGCAGGCTTCTACTACTCGGACAAGGAGGTTCGTGACGCACTGGCAGACTACGTCTACCTGCTCGACTACGACCCCACTCGCCAGGGTGTGAACAGCGACTACGTGAGCATCCATCCGCACAACCTGTACGTTGAGACGGTGCTGAACATCTATCAGTACACCTTCCTCCAGCGCGCCATCAAGATCTTCCTTGATGACAAGGTTGACATCAACCGCTTCATCCGACTCAAAGAAGGGTACGTCTAATGGCTGAGATCAAAGAGCCGTTGGTCCCCATCCAAGATCCGGATCGCTCGTTCCGCGTTTGGAGCATCGAGGAGATCTTCGGTCACAGTACCGATGGTCGATACGTTCCCAACGTTGGCGATGCGGTCTGGTCCTGGGTGGAAGGCCTGTTCCGTGTAACCGAAGTGGACTACACGACTTCCATCTCCAAGCTGAAGTCGCATGTTGGCCCGAGCCAGGGCGGCATCACCGACGAGTTCGATATCCTGCTGGGCATGGGTCCGGGCTACCGCTCCGAATCCTTCCGCATGCTGCTGGACACCTCGGTCATCCCGCACGGCCTGCAGCCGGATCGTCGTACGCGCCTGTACGGCAAGGACGCCACCCGCTACAAGGTGTTCAAGGGCACCAACATCGGCCAGACCGGTGAGGTGATCTCCGCGTACTACATGAACGGTTCGTTCCTCGGCGATTACATCCCGCTGGAACTGGTCGCCATGGAACACAAGGACAGCCAGAACATCTCGGTCAAGGCGTGCATGCGTGGTTACACCATGCAGAAGCTGGAAGACGGCGACCTGGTGACGCTGGTGGTGTACGATGACGAAGGCGGCCCGCTTTCGATCCAGAAGTTCACCATCTACAACACCGGTTGGATCCGGGCGAGCGAGGAAGGCAAGAAGTACATCTCCTCCATCGCCATCGATTCCCCGTTCCTCTCCAACGCCGATCCGAAGTATCTGGACTTCCCGATCAACCTGCCGGTGGCTGGTCTGCAGCTGATGGGCGTGGTGAACTACAGCGATGGTTCCAAGCGCCGTATCCCCATCGACGGCACCAAGTTCAACCTGTACGGCATCGACAACTACGTGGCGTCGATCGAAGACCAGGTCATTCCTCTCTCGCTGGCCTACAAGCTCGGTCCGGAGGAGTACACCTACAATGCCAGCCCCTCGATCAACAAGCACATGAGCGAGCGTTACTGGGCCCGTACGCGCATGTTGGATGGTGCCTACAGCGTCAAGCTGTTCGCCTACCCGACGTGGGTGTCGGCATTGGTCGGTTACCGCATGCAGTTCTTCCTGTACAACCTCGACCGTGAAGAAGTCTACAACGTCACCTCGCTCATCGAGTTGGCCGAGGGCTCCGCTCCGTTCGATGGCACCGCCTTCGGTGTCGTGCAGAAGCTGCGCTACGTGGTTGACCTGAACAAGGTCGATGGCAAGTTCGCTGCGTACCGTCACCCGCAGACCTTCGAGGTCGCACTGCTGGCGCCGGGTTCGCAGAACACGAACAACTGGTCCATCGGTTTCTCGCCGGGTCAGGATCCGCCGTACGGTCTGGGTCTGTCGGCGAAGATGACCTTCGTCAATGTGAACCAGTGGAAGCTGAAGATCGACTGCGGCTTGCCGAACCTGCAGCGTTGGCTGGACGAGGTGTTCTACAACACCCAGCCGCTGTACAACGCAGAGCGCGAAGCACGGGCTCCCGAGCCGAACTACTTCGTGCTGGTGTTCGGTGGACGCGAGATCGAGTACCCGATCAGCCAGTGGAATGCTGAGCTGCTGGTGCCCAACGATCTGCTCCAGGGTCAGTTGGTCTACATCCGGTTCCTGCGTCGTGAACCCACCGCTGGTTACCAGCTGGGTATCTCGGCACTGCCGGTGCACATCAACCAGGTTGCCAACCAGCTGTAAACGGCATAAGGGGAGGGGCTCGTGCCCCTCCCTCTATGTCGCACGACAAAAAAAAACAGACAAAAAAAAAAGGAGCCGCCAAGAGGCGACGACTCCTTGCCCTTCTTCAAGCAATTATTCTTCAGCGTCTTCAAGTGCAGCGTGCCCGAAGTGACGATCCCAGAAGGTCTGGATACTCGCCGGGGCCGGCTGACCTGAGATGATCCGACGATACACGGCACGGAAGCCGTTGGTCAGTTCATGCATCTGCTGCTGGTCATCCGAACGACCAAGTGCCCACTTGTTGTAAATGGACAGAAGCTTGGTCATGGATTCGACGATGTCTTCAACTGCGCGCTCTTCGAGGGTTGACGTAACCACCGACATGACCGACTTGAATGCCCGCAGATTGGCTTTGATGTGACCGAAAGGATCGATCACCACGGCCGCTGCCGTGTCGAATGCTTCAGTCGTTTCGCTACCCAGGATCAGGTAGCAGGACTCGCTCAGGTACTTCTCCGTTTTGGCCTGCTGCTTCTGTTCTTCAGTCTCAGGCTGGTCGATCTTGAGGTGTTCGAAATCGGTCTTGATGTGGAACAGGTCCAGGCGGTTGAACACGCCGCCCTTGGAGTTCATCGCAGGGGCGAGCTTCTTGGAAAGCTCTTGGACGATCTCGCTGTCGGTGTAGGCGTAGTCGCGGAGTCGCTGGACCTTCTCGATAACGTCAGGTCTCTGGATGTACTCCGCACGTTCTTTCTGCATTTCAATTCCCCTTGTTCACTTGTCGTATTCGGCATAGAGCCAGGGGAGCATCGCTCCCCTGGCCCGTATCCATGTTGCAGGCCGGCGCTGGATTACTTCAGCACTTCTTCGGCGAGCACGTTCAGGCTGCGCTTGACCTGCTTGAGCAGGCCGCGGCTGCTGTCGCCGGCGCGAGCGGTGTAGTTGGTCGACAGGGCGCCCTTCTTGACGATGGTCTTGCCCTTGGTCTGCGGATCGTTGCTTTCGCGCGAACGCAGGTAGGTGTGGGTCACGCGGTCGCCGGCCAGGTCGAAGGACAGCACGGTCCGGTCGATCGCCTTGTTGTTGTTCAGTTCGGTGTTGGACTTCTCGCCCGTGGCCAGGCCGGAGGAGGCGACGATCAGGTTGCGCGCATTCTTCAGGTTGCCCAGGATCTGCGGGGTGATGCCGAACTCTTCGAAGATCGGGTTGCAGATGACATCGCCCAGTTCCGGCGCCTGGCCGTGGTCGTTGTACGACAGTTCCTTCTTGATGCGATCCGCATGCTCACGGGTCTTGGCGTCTTCGATGATGGCGATCTTTTCGTTGGACATGGTGCTCTTTCCAGTATGATTAGGGACGAACTACCCAGCAGGGCACTTCACAGTGTAGCACTGCGATGTACTTTTTTAGGGATGGGATGTTACTGCGTTGGTAGGTCAATTGGATGATATATGCTTCAAAGTGTTTTGAATCGAGATGCTGAAAAGCGTGACAGTTTCCTAGCGAGTAGTACTATGTCTGTAGTATGTAAGCGAAAGATATTGGCATCGAATATTGGCAAAGGGCATAAAGGCTGAGGATCGCACGGTCGCAACCGTGGTCCTCAGCCTGCTTTTATGCCGCTAGGCAATTCAGGACATTAGCCCTGTTAGTTTTCGTGTCGTTTGCGGTGGTAGTGGACCAATCCGCGTGAAGCGATAAGCGCTTCCCACAGCCGTCTCCAAATTGAAACGGCTGTAGGCTGAACTCGAAGGTTCAACAGCCTGTGGTCGAATTGCTCAGACCAGAGGATCAGTTCGACAGGAAAGATAGCTAGTTAACCATTGGGACTTTCCGAGGGTCCGCGGTATAGCCTAGATCAAGGGTGGTTATTCAGGCCACCAGAACAAGACCAAGATTTTGCTCGACTGTCTATACAATACTGCATTGATGCAAGACTGCACCCAGCAGTAATCCAAGTGGCCAGCTGCAGACCGGCTACGGGATTACTGAAGGCTGCATTCTCATGTCACGTTGCGGCCGCATGGGGTATGCGGCGGCTAGTCGCTGGGGTGCGACTCATGAGACTACAACTTCGGAACGTTTGCGCGTTCCGCTTACTGTTAAGAACCATGGCACTGTGCATTAAGCAGTCCGCGGTCCACCTTCTCTAAGCCTACACAGTTAGGTCGGCTCGGCCGATGGGAGAGAGCTGGGGAAAGCACTCTCCCACATGATGGCATCTGGCTGTAAGAAATTACTTCCAGTCAGCGCTCGGCGGACGGTTGCTACCGCCAGCCCAGCCCAGGTCGCGTTCGATCTGGTTCAGCATCGAGCAGGCTGCAGACTCCATGCCATTGCTTGCCTTCATCTGGATGTCGCGTGCCATGCGCAGCTGCTGCGGCGAAATGGCGAACGATTCCAGCGAGGGGTTGTTCCACTTGCGAGCCACGGCGATACCCGGTTCATTCACGTAGTCCCAGGTGACCAGGGACTTCATGCGCTTGTGGAGAACATTGCCCACCCAGCCATCTTCGGTCAGCGAACGAACCGAGAAGCAGACATCTTCTTCTGGGTTCTCGAACGCTTCACGCAGCGCCGGACCCATCGGACCGGCAGGCTTGACACGACCCAGCACAGCGATCACCTGACGCCCGGAGGCTTCACGGATGTTGTCGATGCGCACGTGGGCAACGTGGTGGGAGATGTTCGGCTCGTAGATGTCGCAGACGCGGTTGATGAACTGCCGCATGTCCATGTCACCCTTGCGCGGATGACCGTACTCGCCACGCAGGTTGCCGGTGGCAATCTTGCGCATCAGCGGCGAGGAAGATTCAAACAGGTGCTTGGCATCCTCGAAGGGATAGAAAGCACCGGAGCTGTTGTGGTAGTCGAACGCACCGAGCACCACGTTGTCGTAGTACCCGCGTGCATCAGCCTTCAGCGTACCGGCCTTGTTGACGCCAACCAGCGCAGTACATTCGTACTTGGCCGACTGGACAGGCTTTGCGCCCATGTAGCTCATTGGAAGATCCTTTACGTCAGGAGCATCTGTTCGATTCGTTCCGAACGCGTGCTGGGATTACGCAGCGCGCTATTCAGGCCTTCATCGAAGTAGTTACCCATCAACTTGGACAGGGTGTTGGAAGCGCCGAAGGTCACGGACCGGAACGGCACGAACACCGGAGGGTTCTTGAAGATTTCCAACCGGTTGGACAAGGTCTGGCGAGCCAGCTTGTTCATGTCCTTGGCATCACGCGCAATGGACGCGGTGAACATCTCCATGATGACGTGGTTGTCACAGATGCCCATGCCGGCGTGATAGCTTGCCGACTGGTACACCCGTGCCACGTCCTCCAGGTTCATGTAGAACGGCACGTTACCCTTGGAGTGGAACTCATCGAAGATCAGGTAGATCAACGTGTCGGTCTTGACGAGGTTGACGTTTGCCACGATCGTGGAGCCCTTCTCGAAGAAGAACTCCATGTAGCGCTCACCATCGATGTCCACGCGATCGGTGCTGGTCGGCTCGATGCGCATGATGGACGTAGCGGAGGAGACACCGGCCCACTGACCTTCGACGACGATGCCGAAGATACCGAGGATGTAAACCTCCTGACCCAGGAAGGCCAGGCTCTTCTCGGTATAGCGCTCGGGGATGTAGATCTTGCAATCCTTGAGCGCCATCAGTTGGCCGTTGTCCAGTTCCTTCAGAGCAGCATGGACCTTACTCGCATCACGGTTGTTGAAGAACAGAGCTTTCAGGTCCATTTAGCTTACACCTTGTCGATGGTGATCTGGGCGGCAACCCAATCGACGAGGATGTCGATGGAGGCCAACAGCGCAGCGTCGCGCGGTTCCAGATCGGGGTTGACACGACGAGCGTCGTCGAATGCCACCAGCAGCTTGTACGCCATGGTGTGCGGGAAGAACAGCGTGCACACCAGGTGACGGGCGGTCAGGTACAGGTTGTCCATGTCACGGCCAGCCAGCGTACCCAGCATCTCGTCGATGCGCTTGCCCTGCACGGTCACGTCGAGCGGTTCGAGCTCTTCGGGGATCTTGCCGGCCACTTCACGCAGCACGACTGCGAAGGCGTTGCGCACCACGTCGAGCTTGTTGTTCTCCACGCGCATGGCAACCATACGCTGCTCGTTCGCCCAGGCCTTGGTGTAGCGGTCAGCCTGCGCCAGCAGCGCTTCGATCTTGGTCTCGCGATCGGTGACCAGCGCACCGAGCAGAACTTCCGGCGAGCCACCTTCTTCCAAGAAGTACTTGGTGTAGACGTCGCCGTCCACGTAGATGATGGTCGGGTAGTTCGGATCGGTGGACGGACCGGTCGGGTAGATCGGGTTCAGACGCTTGGACTGCTCACGCACGCCGCGGTCGATCAGGGCACGATGCACGATGCGACCCAGGGTGGCCATCACTTCGCTCATCTGCGCCCGGTAGGACGACTCGTCAGTCATGCCTTCGGGCATGGACATGAAGAGGTTGCGGGCCATCAGGAACTCGACCAGGCGGGTGTTGGCATTGCCGATGGAGTCGCTGACCAGCGCTTCGTTCTCGGCGCCCTGCTCGGTGGAGAAGACCTTGTTGTAGATGTAGCGGGTCAGGTCGTTGGTGGAGCCGCTGTTGAGCTCGGAGGCCAGGGCCTCCACGTCAGCGTCGATCGAACCGATGCCGGTCAGCATGACCTTGATCGACTCTTCGGCAGTCTCGGCACGCGGGAACACCGGACGCGTCGGCAGGAACTCTGCAGCCACGCGATCGGCGTAGGGGGCGACCATTTCCGACAGCATCGGGTTGTCCCAGATGCGCGGCCAGAACTGCGGTTCCACGCGGACAGCGTCGCTCAGGCCGCCGATACGCTCGGCGACGTACTTGTCCACACCGGCCAGCACTTCATCGATGGTCGGAACGACCACGTCACGGGCCCAGTCCAGGTTCTTGATGGTGGTCTCGGCAATGACGCTCGCCGCTTCTTCCATCACCAGGTCATGCTCGCACACGCCACGTTCATCGACACGACGGCTGTTGAGGACGTACGGCGCCTGCAGTTCGGTGTCGCCTTCGCCACGCGGGACGTCGACGTAGCACGCGTTCAGCAGCGAGGCCAGCGGAGTGCCGTCGATGGCACCCATGCGCTCGCCACGGCTGGCCAGACGGTCGGCCAGCGCGTAGCTGGCCCCTACGGAGGAATCGTTCAGCATGGCCTTAGCCCTCGCTCTTGCTGACGGGCGCCAGCTTGTTCTGAAGCTTGCCGCCGACTACCAGAGCCAGCGAGCCGTCGGTGATGGTCTGACCGTCGATGCGGTTGGAGGCCGAATTGCCGGCCACCCGCTTGGTGACGGCGCAGATCAGTGCGATGGCGTTGCTGGCCACGGCCTGATTGGTGTCTTGCAGGTTGATGTCGCTCATTTGTTCCCTCTGTAGATCTCGGCCATCATCTTTGAAACGGTGATCATGATCGTGTTGGTCGTGCCGATGTAGGCAGGAGACATCACGATACGCGCGTTGACACTCTTGTACCCGAAGAACAGATCGATTGCCTGACCATCCAGCGTCCTGTTCACACCGGACATTTCACGGCCGATGATGGACTTCAACTGATTGCCCAGAACGATCTTGCCACCAACACCTGCGGGCGACTTGCCGGTGATGTAGACCTTGATGATAAGGTTGTCCATCAACAGCGGGCGACCACCGATGCTGAGCGAGTCATCGACCATGCCCGAAACGTAGGGCTGACCAGATGCCTTGGCCAGGCTCCGACGCGCCGAATCCGACGCACGAGCGACCTTTGCCAGAGACGGGGACATGTCCTCGATCTCGCCATGGTAAAGCACTTCGATCCTTTCGACGACACCGTGCGCCTTTGCGCGCGGAGTCTGCGACGACAGCAGCCGCAGTGTTTCGCGGGACTCTGCATCGAACAGCTTGTTGTCGGCAGTCGTCGACTCTTCGATGGTGCATAGAATACTTTCGACGTCCACCACGTCACCCACGCTCACGAAGTCCGTGATCTGCTGATCGAAGGACAACTGGATATCGCGAACCTTGGTAACGTTTGCAGTGAGCTCCTTGGTCATCCGTCCAGAGACAACCGAGGAATCTTCGAAGGTATCCACACTTTCCATCAGTGCGACTCGGCCGAGTACGCCAGCCTTCCACACCACGTTGCTCTTGTTGTACAGGTCTTTCTCGAAGAACATCGAGTTGAACGCGATGTTGGCACCACGCTTGAACGTGTCACCAGCCTTCAACATCGTTTCCAGCTGATGCGGGATCGTCGAGCCGGCCATGATGCCAAAGCGACGCCCCAGTTCCACGCTGTCAGTCGTGCCGTCCTCATATTCAACCAGGATGGCGTCTTCATTGACACTCACCACCCGACCGTCCTTCTCTGCCGCCTTGGCAAACAGATCCGAGGTACGCTGAGCGATAACCTGCTCATAGCCGGTACGCAACGGAGTGGGACGATAACCTTCGGCAGCGATCGAGCGCGAGTGCTGAATACTCGCAAAGTTCACACGCTTGGGGTCATCACGATCGATGGTGGGCGAGAGCATCGCCGGAGTGGAGAAGATCGATGCAGGACCATCGCTACCCTTGATGTAGTGGCGCGACATGCCATACAGGTTCGTCAGCAACGGGTTGGGAGCAAACGACGTCGTGATTGCCACTTCGCCGGAGTCCTTCGTTGCCTCGGAGATCTTGCCCTTGTCATTGCGGTGGTAGACGCGCGAACGCTTCACCATCGAACGACCCGAACGACCACCCGTACCACTGAAGGTGACTTCTTCGATTTCTTTCAGGTTGTGGATCGGATTGGCTTCCTCCACGATGCGCTGGGAGGTATCCTTGGCGATTGCCATCCAGACCGAGTTGGGCGACATTTCAACAGCGCCGCCAGTGGCGCCCGGACGAGCACGGAACGTACGCACAGCACGCGCCAGTTCGTTGTACACCGCGCCGGCCATACGCTCGTAACCACGGAAGCGTTGGTAGTCGGTATCGGTTTCCTGCGGGGACCAATCGGTCTGCAATAGTTCAGCAGCACGTTGCAGCAGCGGGATGAACTTGACCGGCTCGCCCATTTCCTTCAGGACGTCCACGGTGATCGGGTCGAGGAACAGATCCTTGATCGACTCCAACTCGCGGATATAGCGAACACCCACGCCGTTGTTTTCCAACACGGTGTAGAAGATGTCCTTCTGGTCGAAGTTGTACACGCTGTAGTTGCGGATGGACTTCTCGTAGACGTTGAAGCCAACCATCAGCATCGATGCAACCGAACCATCGCGCTTGAACACCAGCGTCTCATCGTTGAACACCACCGAGAACTCGTCCTCGGCAAGATGAGCACGCTCGCCACGCGGGACGCGGCGCGGGTTCAGACGCAGTTCGCTCAGCAGCGTTTCCAGACCCACGTAGTAGGCCAGTACCATACCCAGCGGCAGGTCACGGTCGAACACAGTCAGCTCGATCATTTCCACCGGCGACTTGGCACGCTCCAACCCGGTCAGGGTGAAGATGTCACCGAGGGCGATGATCTGCTCTGCATTCTCCCACACGTAGAACGTGTTGGTGTCATCGACGAACACCGGCTTCTTGTCGCTGATCCGGTAGCCGCACAGCACGCCCTTGTTGACCGCTTCGATCTGCAGCAGCTCACCGTCCTCGCCATCCTTACCCTTCAGCTCATTCAAGCGCGAGCTGTGGTCGAAGAACAGATGGATGCCAGCCTCCACGGTGAACGAACGGAAACGCTGAGACATCTGGCTGTAGATGCGCGGGACTCGCAGCTCGTGATCGAACACGGTGCCCTGACGCAGATCAGTGATGCTCTTGTCTTCCTGATCATTGCCAGCTGCTGCAATGCGATTGCCCAGCCAGTTGGTCAGGTTGAACTTGACGTTGTCGTTGCGCGAGACCGACAGCTTGCCGTAGTAGCTGGACAGCGCCACACGACGGCTGTTCACCTTGCGGATCGGCAGCTCGTTACGCTGGGTAGCCAGACGATAGCGAACACCGTTGGCCAGGTAGGTGCCATCCTTGCGGACACGGGGCAGACGGAAGCGAAGCGTGGACGGCTTGCCATCAACGGGCGTCAGACGCACGGTGTAGGCGTTGTAGTCGTTCATCGCATCGACGTGCGGTTCCATGGTGTACTGCGTCACAGCCACGCCAGCGTTCTGCATGCCCATCACCATACCGGCGATGTGCTTCTGCAAATACTGCTCGACATAACGCGGGGTGAAGTCCGACAACGTGGACTGCAGCATGGACTTGTCGTAGACCGTGGGGATGTCAGCGAACTGGACAGCCTGCTGATCGATCTGCATCTCTTCCGGCTTGATCTCGATGAAATCAGCCAGCGAGCCTTCCCCACCGATCGGGTTGGGAATGTCCATGAAGGACTTGGCCAGCGTTTCGAAACGACGCAGTTCAGCTGCGGACATACGGCCGTACAGGGCCTGCCCACGGGCACGTTCAGCCACACCCGCTACCAGTTCCTCAGCGCGGGTACGCTCGGGCTCCGGCGGCTTTACAGCCACGCCTGCGGGGTTGTCCACGCCATCACCACGGGCACCGGCAGCATCCATCTCCACGCGCGCCTTCTCAACATCGGCAGCGAGGCGCTCCAGTGCATCCATGTCATCATCGATCGTGCCTTCGATCTGAGCGGTCTCTTCCTCACTCTCATCGAGCACGAAGTCTTCCGGGGCGAACGAGATGACAGCCGCATCACGCAGCAGTGCCTTCTCGGCAGCCTTGTCGTCAGCGGACATGGACTTGGGATCGGGACGGTCAGCCAGCGCTTCGATCTCGGCCTGCTCTTCCAGTTCCAACGCGGAGACGTCGTCTTCGGAAACCCACTGGGTGGTGTCATCAGAGATGATGGCAGGTTCGACTTCGGTACGGGCCTCCTGCAAGTTGATCAGCATGGCCAGCAGACGGCGCTGCATGTTCTCGGCCGGCAGACCACTACGAGCCGGTACGCCGTTCTCAACTTCCAGATCGCTCGGCTTGCGCCAGCCATCGAGCAGGCCCAGGTTCAACACGAACCAACTGTCCGACTCCTGCCAGATCAGGTTGACGTGCTTCATGTCCTCGGCAGCGACCTGCGCGAGCATGGAGGTATGGCGTTCCGGACCCAGCCACTTCCACAGCTCCAGGATGAACAGCTTCTCCGGCGAATCGAAGATCTGCAACGTGGAGCGGGTCATGTCCTTCATGCCACGGCGCAGCTGGGTCATCGAAGGGATCGTGTCCGGCAGCTTGCACACCAGGAAGTTCTGGCGATTGAACTTGGCCGTTTCACTGACCTTCTGCCAGCAAGTGGAGTTGATGTTGTACCACTTGTTGTACCCGGCGAAGAAGTTGCCCAGGTAGCGCGAGGTATGGCTGAGGATGGCGTAGTTGTACACCAACAGCGTCCGCGGGTCACGCATCACCGCATCGATGTTCTTCAGCGGGCGAGTACGGCGGTAGCGTTGATGGTAGTCGCGGATCAGCTTCTGCGGAGGAATCGGCAGCGGACGCGGAGCGCCCAGACGCGAGGTCAGCTCGGTCACCGAATCCACCTGCACCATACGACGCTCGTGTCGCAGCAGCGGGTCTTCGGTGGAGATACCGTAGGACACTTCATCTTCCGGCACATAGTGCAGGATCGAGTTGATCGGCAACTGCATCAGCAGCGTCTTGCTCAGCTTGGGCTTGGCAAGTTCACTGGCACGACGCACGCCGAAGCGTCGGTAGTATGCGGGGAACAGCATCATGGAAATGTCTCGCTCTGAAAGAGCTTAGCTTTTGGCCAAGCTCTTGGGGGTGCTGGTGAGATTGTGCAGGACCATGTTCACCATCTGCACGTCAACGGATGCGTTCATGCCTCCGCGAGGATCGATGAAGGCACGCTTGGTGTTGAGTACCGACAGAATCTCACGGACGCCTTCCTCGGAGTACACCGAGGTGAAGTTACACATGTCACCGTCGAAGTCAGCGCCCATGCCTGACACGCGGGCAGTGGGGATGACCTGCGCATCCAGCCACAGGGCCGGGGTGAGGATCGGGTATTCCATCGCGGTGTGCGACTCATCCAGCGGTTCCCAGTCCGGACCCAGTTCACGACGCACCTCACCACGGGTGGTGGTTTTGGTGTAGACCGTGGAGGGGTAACTCGAACCGATACCCGTAACCGGATAACGCGTCACAAAGGCGCCGTCGTTGTTCCAGATCTTGTAGCCGGACAGATAGATGAACTCTGCCAGGGTGATCGGACGGACGTCCTTGCGGTCACGAGTTGAGGGCAGATCGCGAATGTCGCTGAACACCTTGAAGGTCATGTCCGGGCCGGTGTAGACCAGCGCCAAGTAATGACCCTTGCGGCCCAGGCGAACAGGACGGTCACGCAGACGCAGTTCACCGTAGCTGGAGATCACCTTCTCCAACCCTTCGGTGGAGTTGAAGCGATCGTAGTCGTCCGGACGCAGTTCGACCAGCTCCGACTCCAACGTCTTCGGGTTGACCAGGTAGCCTTGGTTGGCACCGGCAGCGAAGATTTCGGGCAGGTAGCTGTAGCGAAGTGCGTGGATGGACTTGGGCAGGATCGCCTTGGACTGCTGGTACAGGCCAACCACCGTGTCGGAGAACTTCGGTGCATTGGGAGCGCCCAACACGGCAGCGGAGGTGTCCATCGCAGTGATGACGTTACGCGTGCCGTTGAAGACACGACGCGAACCCCACTTCTTCTGGATGAAGCCCTTCTTGCCGGTGATGATCCGTTCGATGTACTCGTACAGATCGTTGAACGTGCGCTGCAGCAGCAGAGGCGGCAGGTTGACGGACGGGCCGATGTCATCGTAGTCAGTCTGCACCACCGTGCGCGAGATGCTCAGCAGGCGGGAGTAGATGTCGTTGATTTCATCGTAGGTCGTACGACCGGCGTCGTCGGTTTCGATATCACGCAGACCAGCAGGCAGGACCAGTACCTTCGTGGTGGTTGCCCGATCCACGAACTTCTTGATCAAGGCGATACGAGCCGAACGCAAGTCCGACTTGTTCTCCTTGTACTGGATGTCCTTGAAGTGCCGCATAAAGAAGCGGAACCCCGTCTGGCCATCGATTTCGTTGGAGGATTCGAAATCCTTCAGCTCATCGTTCCAGACAGCGTAAGCCTGCCCGGTCAGGATACCGCCGTACAAACCCTTCAGCTTGACGATGGTACGGTAGATGAACGGGTGGAAGATCGGCACCTTCACGTCGATGTAGGCAAAGCGCCCATCGCGCGCCGGGTCACCGATACGACCGAAGATTTTCAGCGAGAACAGACCGTCTTCATGCAACGGACCGCCGACCGACTCGTAGATGTCCAGGCTGGTAACAGGCTGGATCTTTTTCAGTCGCTCCGGAGTAATCTCCAGAATACTGACATTGAATGGTGTGTCGAGCCGATTCACAGCGGCCTACTCCTTAATTCTATAGACGGGTATTGATAAAGGGCCAGGGTAGAAATATGGCTTCGACGAACGACAAGAAAGGCAAGAAGGGTCCACCGCCCAACAAGAACAGTCGCAGCAACAAGCTGGACGACATGGACTTGGGTCTGGACGGCTTCGACTTTGGCTTGGATGAGTTTGACTTCAAGCCGGAGAAAGACAATCGTAAGCCGACCACCAAGCTGGCGGCTGGCATCTACGAAGGGGCGAAGTCGACGGTCTCCGATAAGCACTTCATCGAAGACTTTATCAAGCGCGCCCTGCCGGACGGCTACGGCCAAGCATTCAACGTCGCAGACTCTGCGTGGTCGTCGACCAAGGATCTATACAATAGCGCCGCCACAGAAATGCGGGCTCCGCTGAAAGAGATCCAGCGTTCCTCCAAAAAATTACTCGCATCTGTAGAAAATGTCATCCCCGAGAAGATCTATTCTCGGATTGACAAACTGCTGACCGAGAAGGAATCCTACTTCGATAACGCCCGCTCTGAAGAAGAGCGTCGTAAGGAAGCGGATGACCGGGAGATCAACACCCAGTTGGGTGAAATCTTCAAGGAGAACCTGAAGGCCTCCGAGTCGATCTATGCCCACCAGAAGGTGGACAAGACGATCCGCGAGAAGATCGAGGATGACCAGCACAGCAACGAAATGCTGCAGCTGGAAACCACTCGTGCCGGTATCGACCGCTTGGTCGCGTTCCAGGACAACTTCACTTCCCGTTACCAGCGCAAGTCGTTGGAACTGCAGTTCAAGCAGTTGTTCATGATGCGCGACCTGACCGATGTAACGGTCAAGTCCAGTGAGCTGACCAACAAGTTCCTGGAAAGCATCACCAAGAACACCGCGCTGCCTGATGCGGTGAAGATCAAGACCGCAGAAGTCAACCGGCAGATGCTGAAGCAGCGTCTGATCGGTGGTGTGCAGAACAAGGCGTCTGAGTATGTCCGCGGCTTCGGCAAGCAGCTGAAGTCCAACGTTCAGAACGTGATGTCCACCTACACCCGCCAGATGATGGAAGGGTTCAACATGGGCCGCCAGCTGGCGGAGTCCATGGAGTCGGCCAAGGAGTTTGGCGACACGGGTGGTCCGCACGAGATGATCGGCGGCATGATGGGTGGGGAGCTGGCTGAGCAGGCAGGTTATCGCGTTGCACAGTTCTTCTCCCGCATCACCGACCAGATGCCGGAACTGAAGCGTGGCGGTAGTGCGCTGAAGTACTTCACCACCGGTATCCCGGAAATGTTCAACGAGCTGGCTCAGCGTGGCACCACGCAGACCGGCTGGAAGGGCAGCATGGCGCGTCTTGCGCAGCAGCTGATCCCGACCCACATGTTGAACTCCAGCCTCGGTGACTCCCCGATCCTGGACAGTGATTCGCACAGCGGCTTCACCAATGGCGCCAACCGGGCCCTGATCGAAGTGATCCCCGGCTACCTGTCTCGCATCTTGCATGCGCAGCGGGTGATGATGTCCAAGAACCCGAACATCAAGCGCATCATCTACAATGCCGACCGCGGTGCTTTCACGACCAAGGACGAGGCTGTCAAGGATGCTGCGTGGCGCATGTTCGGTGAAGCCAACACCACCGGTGCTCGCAACAGCCTGGATGAGTTCGTGCGTTCGGTCGCTGGCAACTCGACCATGTCCCCGGAAGCGTCAGGTGCTCTGAAAGACCAGCTGATGCGCGACTCCCTCGGGGCGCGTTCGTGGAGTGCGGACAACTACACCAACAAGGAATACTTCGACGAGAAGCTCGCGCCGCAAGTCCGGCAGGAGATCGCTGATGTGTTCTCGCAAGCACTGGGTATGGGTCAGGGTGAGAAGTTCGACTTCCGCGTCCATGACATCAACCGTGCTGCCAAGTTGCGTGAGAAGTACACCGCAATGCGCAACAACTTCGATGACCCCCGTGACAAGACCAAGGGTTACATCGAGGCTGGTCAGCGTGAGCTGATGGAAGCGCTGGGTCTGATCGAGAAGGGTGGGTTGACTGGTCGCATGAACTACAGCGAGGCGTTCCGGCGTACTCGTGATGCAAATGCTTCCATCGACTACCCCGACGAGGTGTGGGAACTGGCAGAGGAAACTGGCGTACCGGTCCAACTGGTTGCCAAGGTCGTCATGCCTGCCACCCCCGCTCCGATCGGTGCAGCGTCCCCGCCTTCGCGTGCCACCATCAACAGTGGTCGCCGTGCCAAGGGTGTGTCCAAGCGTCGCCAGAAGATCATGGATCAGCGTGCTGTCGAAGCTGCTGAACCGCCCGCAGGTGTTGGCTCCAACAAAGTCAATGCTCGCGACATGCTTACCAGCATCAATGAATCGGTGACTGGTGAGGGTGAACTGATCACTGCCGTGCGTGCCAACAACATCACCGGTCAGGCAACTGCCACGGTGGAACTGCTGGGCGATATCCGTGAGATGCTTGCCTCTGGCCAATTCGGCGGTGGCGGTGGTGGCTCCGGTGGTCCTCCTCCGATTCCGGGCGGCTACTCACGGCGCAAGGGTTTCTGGGGCGGTACTGAACACGCCTTCCGTTGGATCGGTGGCAAGTTGGTCGCTGGTGGCAAGTTGGCAGGTCAGGGCGCTGGTGCGGCTTGGCGTGGTGGTTCTGCCGCTGGTAGCTTCCTCGGCCGTACGCTGGGTAGTCTGGCAAACGCTGCATGGGGTGGTGCGAAGGGCGCCGCTGGTATTGGCTGGGCTGCAGGTGCCAATGCTGCCGAAGGTGCTCTGAACTACATCTCCGACGTTCGTGACAAGCAGGGCCGTGTTCTGCTGGAGGCTCGACTGCTCCGGCTGGGTCAGTACTTCGACGTAGGCACTGGCAAGGTCATCACCAAGCTCTCGGACATCAAGGGTCCGGTGAAGGATGCTGCCGGTAACGTGGTGCTGACGGCCTATGACTTCAGTCAGCAGCTGTACAACAGCAATGGGCAGCGCATCCTGGCAGGTCTCACTGCCGGTGGGCGCGGCTTCTTGAAGGCGCTGGGCTGGACGAGCACTGCTCCGTTCCGTGCTGGCAACTTCGTTCGCAATGCGATCAACGGCGCACTGGCGCGCATGGATGCTGACAAAGACATCTACGTGCGTGGTGAACCGCAGGCTCCGCGTCTGCTTGCCATCAAGATGAAGGCCGGCCAGTACTTCGTCCAAGACGGAGTCACCGGCACCAAGGTCGTGATGAGCTGGCGTGATTGTACCAATACCGTCATGGACAGCGATGGCAACATCGTACTGACCACCGACGATATCAAGCGCGGGCTGGTAGACGTGAACGGCATGCCCTTCGGTCTGACGATCGGTGGACGTATCGGACACGTTGCAGTGAATGTGGCATTGGGTATCGCCGCCCGTCTGAGCAAGTTCAGTCAGTGGGCAGTGAAGGCACCCAAGCGTCTGATGGACTTCCTGTCCGGTGTTCGTCTGGATAGCATCACCAACGTCTTCGTCGGCGTGGGTAGCTATATCGGCGACCAGCTGCAGAACCAGCTGGATGTGCAGAACAAGCAGTTGAACGTTCTGCAGAACATCTACGAGTTGCTGGATCAGCGTCTGCCCAAGCCGGTGTTCGGTGATACCGACGGTGACGGCCTGCGTGATGGCAGCTGGCAGGAACGTGAAAAGAGCGGGGATGGTGATGGCGATGACAAACGCGATCGCCCCGGTCATGCAGGCAAGGCCTCCTCCAAGGACAACATCGTTGCCAACATGTTTGGTATCGGTGGGAAGGTCAAGGGCCTGTGGGAAAAGTTCTTCGGCAGGAAGGGCGGCAAGGGTGGTGACGGTGATGGCGACTGCGGTTGTGGTTGCTGTGGCTGTGATGGTGGCGATGGCGGTGGCGACTTCTACGTCGATGCCGATGGTCGCAAGCAGCGCCGCAATCGTGCCCCAGGGCGCGACACCCGTGGTCGTAAGCGTGGTGGGTGGCGTCGTAACCGCGCGGCCCGTATTGCTCGTTCCAGGCGTCGTCGTGGGCTTCCGGCCCGTGCTCGCACTGGTGCAACACCGCGAGTAGTTCGTCCGCCTCCGATCCCCGGTGCACGTCGGGCTCCTGGCTTCCTCCGCAGGGGCATTGGTCGCTTCCGTCCGCGTGGTGCAAGCGTCGGTGGCATCGCTGCTGGTGTGGCAATGGGTCTGGGTGGTAGCTATCTGGTTGACAAGCTGGGTGGCGATGACTCCACTGGTGGTAAGGTCGTCAACGGTGTGGCCGATACCGCAGGTATGGTCTCCACTGGCCTGATGGCAACCTCCGTTGTCTCTACCTTGACCGGTGGTGGCGCTGCGGCAGGTACTGCGGCAGCTGCTGGTGGCGTGGGTGCAGGCGGTGCTGTGGCCGGTACGGCTGGTGCTGGTCTGATGGCAACCATTGGTCTGCCGGTCTTGATCGGTGCGGCTGTGGTGGGTGCTGTTGGCTACGTCGGTTACAAGGCGTGGAAGAAGTACAAGTACGGCACCTACATCCCGGTCCGTGCGTTCCGTATGGCACAGTACGGCGTGGCCTATGGCGATGCCAGCAACGTGGAGAAGATCGTCGACTTCGAGCAGATGGTTGCACCGCACACCAAGATGGTGAACGGTCAGCTGGATATCTCCTCGGAGAAACTCTCCATGGAAGAGGTGTACAAGCACTTCGGCCTGGACGACGGTTGGTTCACCAACAACCAAGAAGAACGCAACCTGCTCGATGTGTGGTTGACTCGCCGATTCAAGCCGGTCTATCTGACTTGGTTCCAGGCGATGAAGGCCATTGCACCGACCACCAACTTGAACGACGCCGACGATGAGTTGGATCAGGACAAGAAGGTGGAGCTGGTCAAGGCAGGCTCCAAGGTAAATCCGGAGATCTACAAGTCCATGGCTGGTCCCTTCGGCGAACCGCTGAAGATCTCGGCTGCAGACGTGGATCGCTCGATGAGCCTGGCGCTGGCTCGCATTGACAAGGACCGTTCGGGCGTTGGTGGATTCATGAGTGGCGCCAAGCGTCTCTCTGATGCCTCCATGGCACTGGCTCCGGGCATGAGCATGATGACCTCTCCTCTGAACGACTGGATGGATCGTCGTCAGGAAGATGCCGACATTGCTGATGCCAAGCGCAAGGCTGAGCAGGCAGGGAAGGTGCCGGGTGTTCCCACCGGTGTTGCAGCCACGGGCTTTGCAGGCGCTACGGAAGGCAAGCCTACCGCAGGGTTCGACGCCAACGGTAGGCCGATAGCATCGGTCGGTGGATTGGCCGTTGGCGGTGGTTACATGAACATGCAGTACAAGCCGGGTCAGGGAATGATGATGGCTCCTCCGATGGCTCCCATCATGCTCAACGGCACGATGCAGCTGGTTCTTGATCGTGAGGCGTCGGATCTGGATGGAACCTACGGTACGCTGAAGCTGCCAGACGGCACGGTGTTCCAGACCTTGGAACTGCCATGGAAGGACAACGCATCGAGGGTGTCGTGCATTCCCACGGGCGTCTACAAGTGTGCCAAGCGTCAGACCAGTTCCTTCGGTCAGGCGTACGAGGTGTACGGTGTGCCGGGTCGGTCGGCGATTCTGATCCACGCTGGTAATTCGGCAGGGTCGGCAGAGCACGGCAAGAAGGCTGATTCACAGGGCTGCATTCTCTTGGGCCTGGGTCGTGCTCGTATTGGTAACCAGAAGTCGATCACCAACTCGCAGGCAGCGATGAAGCTGTTCTACGAGAAGATGGCGGCTCGTCCGTTCCAGCTGGCCATCATCGGTGGCATGGCGTGTCTTGACCCCAATGCTGTTCGCGAAGCAAACCAGAACAAGCAGGCCAACTCGGCATACAACACCACACCCGCTCAGGCTACGGCCGACTCGGCGGCGGCGGCTGCACGAGCGTCTGCTGGTGGCGGTACTGCAAGCGCGGGGAATGCGTCAGCGTCCACTCCGTACTCGTACATGAACACGGCCTACCAGCCGGGCTCGGGTATGGGCATGGGTGCCGCACCAGCGATGATGAACACCGGCTACGGGGCAGGCAACTACTCCAACCCGAGTCCTGTGGGTCAGACGGTCGATCATCCGGGTAACGGAACCGGTGGCAACGTCAACGACTTGCCCATGCCGCCTCCGGGCGCTGTGGGTGCCAAGGCGATCGGTCCGCTGATCGTGGCGGCTGCAAAGATGGCTGGCGTGGATCCGAAGTTGATGATGACCATGGCGTCGATTGAGTCGGGCTTCCGCCCGCAGGTCGGTGCAGGTACGTCCTCGGCCAAGGGTCTGTATCAGTTCATCAACAGCACCTGGAAGTCGATGTTGAAGAAGTACGGTGCGAAGTACGGCATCTCGCCGGATGCGCATCAGTTCGACCCGCGTGCCAATGCCCTGATGGGTGCCGAGTTCCTGAGGGAGAATGCCGCTCACTTGCGTAAGAGTGTCGGTCGTGAACCCACGGATACTGATCTGTACATGGCGCACTTCATGGGTGCCGGTGGCGCTGTCAGTGCTCTACGGTCCCCCGCAGAGGCCATTGGTGCTCAGGCGATGCCTGCAGCGGCTAGTGCCAACCGCAACATCTACTTCGAGCGTGATGGTCGTCCCAAGACGATGGGTGGCGTGATTGCCCATCTGGACAAGCTGGTACGGGGCCATCGTTACGGTGCGAGTGACATTGCGGCCATCGGTGCGGGTAGTTTCAACACTCGTAGTGGTGAAGGTGATACGGGTCAGGCGGCCAGCTACACGGCCAGTGCAATGCCTGTCTCGGCTACCGGTGCTCCCAACCCTGCGCTGGCAATGGCAGGCGCGGCTCCGGCTGGTGCCAATGCAACACCGCGTGAGTTCGTCGATGCTCCCCGTCCGTCCAACCCGGCCTACAACGACCAGGGTGCAGGTGGCGTCGGTTTGGTCAGCGCAAGTACGACCAACTCCGATCCGCAGGTTCAGATGCAGCAGGCTGCGGTTCGTCAGTCTTACGAGGCCGACGTAAACAGCCGTGCCGTTCAGAGTGCTCAGACGGCTCAGACCGGCAGCGTGATGGAAATCATGAACAAGCAGTTGTACGTGATGAAGGCCATGGAAGGTCACCTGCGCGACATCAGTACCAAGATTGGGAACAACCCGGCAGCTCTCAATGTGCCAGCCCAATCTTCTGAAGCCGCACCCGCAGAAGCAGCACCCGCTGCACCGCCACCGAAGTCAGTGGAAAAGGATGGCTTGATGGTACAGCAGAGTACTCGCGCCAAGCGAGAGAATGCTCGACGTCAGGCTACTCTGGTAGCAGAGTCCAACTCGACCCCCGTGGTTGATTTCGGCCTGCGCAGCGACGTGGCATAAAGTGGAATGGGGCGGAGGTTGTCCTCCGCCCCTACTTTTTCCTTTTACATGAGATCCCAAGATGGCAACCCTTCACCGTCACGATCGCGACTGGATGCGCCAGACTTTCATCGTCTCCGCTGACAAAATGGATGACATTGAGTTTGAACGCCGTACGTTGCGTGAGGTGGACTTCGGGTTCACCGATACCTCTCTGGGCGGCAACTTTGTCATCAATCCCCCACCGCAGCTGACCCGTACTGCGGACGTCAAGGCATACGGCATCACCGCTTTCGGTGCCAAGGGCTTTGAGAACAAGGGCATGGGTCGTTGGTATGAAGAAGCCATCGATAGCCGATCGCAGCGTCTTTACATGCGCTTCGGTGTTCCCCAGTTCAACTCGCTGTTGAACTTCTTCGCGAATATGTACAGCCCCGGCATGGCAATCATGGCGCGCACTGGTCGTGTGCCCGGCATCATGTACGAGGCTGGCAAGATGGTTGGTACGGTGGCCACGCTGCCTGCCCAGCCAATGATCATGGTTGACCGTGCACTCAACTACATGCTTGGCAAGCCGTCCAGCCGGTTCTACTCGCTGAACCAAGCAATGCCGCTGTACTGGGATGCGGTCAACACCATCGTCAACGGTCTGGCTGTGAACATGGGGATCATCCCCCGAGCCATGACCGTGGAAGAACAGACCCGCTGGGCCAAGGACCGGTCCACCTTCACCTCCGAAGACATGAAGGCGTACTACAAGGTACAGCCGGACATCTTCCATCGGTGGGGCGGTATCGACGTCTACTGGATCGCAGGTAAGGCTCAGCGTAAGGCCAATCTCTTCAATGAGAAACTCGACCAGGTGATGTCCAACAACTACCTGGGCAAGGGCTTCAACGACGACGCTCCAGGTAAGGACACGCCGTTCCTGCAACGCTTCGGTGCTGCAGTAAAGAACGTCTACGGCGCTCACATCTCCCCGACCAATCCGCAGAGCTACTTCCTCAAAGATCCAAATAGCGGCACTGCACTGGTTGATGAGAAGTGGTCAGCAGCCAACGCCTACCTGAAAGCCTACGCCACCCGAGCTGATCGTGCATTTGCTCTGGACAAGGCTGACGCTGTGGAGCAGGGCGGTGGTCGTGCCGGTTACGACGAGAACAATCAGCCCGCCAAGTGGTGGGACTCGATGACCTCGTTCTTCCATGGCGAAAATCAGGACGGCTCTCAGTTCCTTGGTCTGCGTGTTGACTACACCGGTCCGACGCAGCTGAGCATCTCCAATGAAGCCGGCGAGTCGGAGATCTCCCAGAAGCTGAACTCCATTGCTTCGGCCAATCGTGCAGCACGAACCAACCTTGCTGACGGTAAGATTGTCGGCGGTATGGTGGGCGAGGCATTCGGTGCGGCGAAGAACGCTGTCTCCGATGCGGCTCAGGGCTTCATGGAGCAGTTCGGCGCTGGTGGCGCTGCAGCACTGGCGGGTAATGCTCAGATCGAGATCCCCAAGGTCTGGATGTCCTCACGTGCCTCGCTGCCTCGCTTGGACTTCACCCTGACCCTGCGCTCGGCCTACGGCAACAAGATGGCTCGCCTGCTGCACCTGTACGTGCCTCTGGCGTGCATCCTGGCTGGTGGCTCTCCGCTGGCTACCGGTAAGCAGTCCTACACCTCTCCGTTCCTGTGTGAGGCGTACTGCCGCGGCATGATGCAGTCGCGTCTGGCAATGATGGACAACATCTCTGTCAGTCACGGCGCTGGTAACGTCGGGTTCACGGAAGACTTCGAGCCGTTGCAGCTGGACGTAGCGTTCTCGCTGGTCGATCTGTCCACCGTGTTCTTCATGCCGATCGCCCCGCAGAACTCTTGGCAGCAGACCGCTGCTGTGACTGCGGGTCAGATGGCTGCTGGTAACCCGGTTGGTCAGGCGGTGGGTAACGCTGTGGGTGGCATCACGGGCACCGACAACGCAGGTGAGGCACTGGGTCAACTGGCTGTCCTTGGCCTGAGCTCCACCTGGGATGACGAGAACCTGTACACCGACTACATGGCACTGCTGGGTGGTCTGTCGCTGCAGGACCAGACGACTGCTGGCCGTCGCCTGAAGTTGGCGATCACCCGTCAGATGGTTGCTGGCAAGAACTGGATCTCGCCGTCGCGTGTGGGTATGCATGCGCTGGGTTCCAAGCCTGGTCGACTGATCTCCATTCTGTACCGTGGTACGGATCGTCCGTAAAGGGCATACGAGGAGGGGCGAAAGCCCCTCCTCTATGTCGTCAACCAAACTCGGGTACAAACGGGTAGTACTCCAGCACCTGATCCTTGATCGCCCGGTTGGGGAACAGAGGAGCAAGCAGGATGGCCGTTTCGAATCGCTCATCCCATCGGAAGACCGACAGGGCGTCAGGACTGGCCTCAGCGAAAGCAGTGATGTCAATGACCGCAGTACCGTTGCGATCAGCGTACCACCAGTTCTCCTGCATCAGGCCCAGCACGTCACGCAGAACAGCACACTCGGCCTGCTCCTGTTCGGGAGTGCACGGCACCGGCTTGCGGTAGTTGCGCATGATCATCTCCGCCGCATCCGGATAGCGGGCACAGATGACCTTCCCCGGAACAACAGAGAGCATGTACCAGATCGCAGTCAGGTCAGAGGCTGCCACTGCCTGAGGGAAGATCCCAAGGACAACTTCCTTGCGATTCTCCGGCTCGATGTTGGCCAGCATGTCCTTGAGTTGGTTGGACATGCCAGAGGCAACCATGTCCTTACCAGTGGCCGTGGCAACAGCCTGCTCAGCTTCCAAGTCGACGACCTTGATCGAGTCATCGCTGCCACCGGTCATGGCCTTGATACCCTTGGCCGAATCGATGAACTCGCGCCCGTCCTTATCCTTGAACCGGGAAACGCTGATGTTACCGAACGAGTCCTTGGAGATGACCTTCAGGTTGTTCTTCAGCAGGTTGGTGTTGGTGAGCGCATCCTGCTTGACACTGTCCTTCAGGTTGGAGAAGTTGAAGCCTTTCTCCGAGACAGAGCTGGCCAGACGATCACCCATGAACCCTGCATTCTCGCGCAGGAAGTTCTTGGCACCGCCGGCGAAGCCAGCCTTGACATCGCTCGCCAGATTCTTCTTGACGTCGAGCAGATTCTTCTTGATCTGCTTGGCGCCATTGACCATGTTCTTGGCAATGCCGACAGCCTTACGGGCAGTCTCCACGCCTTTCTTGACGGTGGCAATACCGCCCTTGATTGCCTTCAGGGCCGAGGAGTTCTTGACTGCGTCGATCTTGCTCTTGACAGCAGAGATCTTTCCCTTGACGTCAGCCAGCTTTCCAATCTTGGAACCGAAGGCTCCAAGCTTACCAGTGAGCCCACCGGCCAAGCCACCCAACTTGGAGACGATGTTGTTGCGCGATACGGTATCGGCAATCTTGTACGGATCAGCCACCAAGATTTTGTCTTTGGCGCCCTTGGAGAAAATGGTATCGGTAAGGCGCTTGGCCATAGCAGTGATTCCCTGGAACTGTCATAAGCTAGGCAAAAAAAAAGAGTAAGGCATAACGACCCTCCCCCTTGCGGAGGAGGGCCATCGTTACTTAGCAGCAGTGGCGATGAAGTGCCAGATGCTGCAACATCCAATCCAACGGCTGGGCGTAGTTGCTCACCACCAGATTGTTCTCGCCGTCACGATGGACGTGATAGGCGACAATCGGCAGCTTGCAGTCACGCAGCAGCGAGGCCAACTCAGCGTTCTGCTCGATCTTGAAGCCAAGGCCCTCGCACAGCAGGTCTTCACGCACCATGGCGGTGATGTTCCCACGGGGCAGGGTATTGGCGATCTCGATTGCCCGGTTCACCGGTACGTGACGCAGCCGCATCACCGACATGCCTGTGTTGATCCACATCCGGAAGTTTTCCAGAGAGGCGAACTTCCCATGCTCGGGATGGTTCAACGGCAGGTTGGATGCAGGATGCAGCAGACGACCCAACGCCGACCGCGCGTTGCGGTTGATGTTGATGTGGTCGACGCCTTCGCGGTTCGGGTTGAACTCAGTCATTTCGTGTAATTCCCTTCAGTGCATTTCGGATGGAGTCGATGTGCTCGATTTGCCACGAGTATTTCTTGCTCAGATCGATGACCTTCACTTTGTCCCCACTACCGTAGCAGTAGTAGTGACGCAGTGGCAGGGTCGACTCTCGCAGCAGTTCGCGCAGCTCTTGATTTTGCCGGATCTTGAGTTCGATGACTTTCTTGATCTGGTCCTGGAAGTCGTCCACCTCGACACGAGGCAGCGTCTTACCCAACCGCTTGGCATCAAAGCCGCTTGCGGTGGAGAAGTCATCCCAGTACTTTTCAATGAAGCCAGAGCGCGCCCAATACCAGAACCCTTCCACGGTATCGAACTTGCCGTGGGTAGGGTGGATGAAGCCGACTGGAGCCAGGTTACTCAGCAAACGACCTAGCCTGGTCTTACCTCCGGTATAGATGTTGATGTGATCTTCACCGTCAGTTACCGGAGCGACTGTTTCGTTTGCGGGGGTCTCGCTCGACATCTTGCAGCTCTTCTCCGAAATCAAACTTCTCTCCAGAGGGTTTAACCGGCACGAGATTTTCCCCAGGACGTTTGTAGATGTCCAAGGAGATCACTGTGTTCGGTCCCTCATCCCATTCCGAATGAAACTCAACCCACGATCTTTTGGGGTTCAAGAAGCGGATCGCACGCCGGAACATTCTCCATGACAGGTTGTTTTGAGCCAACTGCCTGTTGAGATTGCCACGCTCGGTTGACCGTTGTTTGGAATGCGTTTTGGAACGACCGTGAGACTTGTTGATGTGGTCTACCATCAACTTGCCCCAGTGTAACGGACCGATCTGCCGCTCTGCGAGTACTTCCCGCCAGAGACGCGTCAGTTCACCTACCGCCTTCATTCTTCCTTTGTCAGGAAGTGATAGCAGTCGGTTGATTTTATCGGTCATGGCTGCCGGGAATTCCCAGGGCCATTGTGAAACAGAAGATGCCGATCACTTCGACATTAACTCCATTTTCTGGCTATCAAGCTAAACGCGGCCACAACTTCGGCCACATCCTCCAACAACTTCTCGTTAACGCGCTGAAAGTACCCCTCGTTTTCTTTCTTGGTTTCGATTGCGTTGATCAGCCTACCGTAGAACTCATGCAGCATCGGTAGGGCCTCGTTGACACTCAGGACGTGACCGTCCATGGTGACCAGGAACTCCTCCAACGAACGCAACTCGGGATCGCGTTGGATGGAGACGACGGCGGAGGGCGGGAACCCGTCGCCAGTCTTAATGCCGTGAGCTGTCAGCATCAAGGAAGAGATAAGCGCCTCCATCCCATCAATGCGGGTGGTGAGCTTTGTCTGGCGAAGCACGGACCGAGGGATTTCTTTCCCGAAGGGTTCCAGCAGAGCCAGGAGTTCCTTGTTGCGATACAGCAGCGGCGTGGCTTCTTTTTGAAGGCGATCCTTCACTACTTCTTCCCGCAGCCTGCCAAATCCGAGCTTCCGGATAAGACTTTTGAAGATGTTCATGTAACCTCTTGAATGCAGCTTCCCATGAATGATATAGGCTTGTGATTTTTTTCAATGGAGAACAGCTATGCAGGAACCAAGCAAACGGCTGGCTGATCGCTACATGCCATCCGATCCCGGTGACGACGATGCCATCCTGAAGTACACCCAGGCACGGCGCATCGAACTGGTCAAAGACAAGGACGTTGACCTCACCGCAGATCCGAAAGGCGGGGCGGTCGTGCTCAAGGCCCTGTCGGATATGGACAAGACGGCACTGACCAAGAAGAAGCTCGGCATCCAGGAGAAGGGTGCAGAGAACGATCGTCTGGTGGCAAGCGCAGTGGTGCGCATGTTCAAGGACGATGGCTCCACCGATCCATTCTTGAAAGAGAACGCGGCCAAGGGTCGCAAGGCCTACGAGGCCGAGGACGCATCGCGTCTTCCCGAACCTGTGTTCGTGGAAGGTGAAACTGAAGTGGGTGTGTCGTCGGAGAACTACTCCGAGTTCACTGCCCGCATGCAGCGACAGGGTGTCAAGGCACCGGTCGAAGAAGAGATCGGATCCCATTAAGGGTATAGCAGCAGGCAGGGCTTGCGCCCTGCCTGTATGCCGTTAGGACATGATCGAGTAGACGGCCGCCGGGAAAAAGACGATGCCCACAAAGTCACGCCACATGTTCACGGTCTCGGCAAAGGGATCCAGTGCCGAACTATCCGGGGCGATGATGCACTCTTCCATGGTGAGCGCCCGGTCCTTGTAAAGCCGCGGACAGAACAGCGTCACATCACGAATGGGAGTATGCATTGCCTCCTTACCGTGCAGCCTTGCCCACTCGTCCAGCGAGTAGAGGAACACGGCGCTGTACCCACCGGACAACCGGTAAGGGGTCAGGTCGGCCATCGGGATGTCAACCACCTTGATACTGGTTCGCGCACCGAGCCAGTAAGCAACAGCGGTTTCAACATCGCGCTTCTCATCTTCGTCCATCCGGTAAGGCCAGACGTTGATCTCGAAAGCGAAACCATCGGCGAAGGGAGTATTGGGGATGTTGGCAGCCAGGGAGCGCTTCAGATCATCCAGCGCCTTGAATGCCCCAGTGGGACGAGACAAGGCCAGGGTGACAAGATCACGCTTGGCGTAGGCATCACGGTAGGCGGCGTTGGTGACTGCCCCTTCGGTGATGGCTTCCATGTCATCGTTGAGGCGCTCCAGATACTCGGGATTACCAAGCATCCGTGCAGCAGCCTCACCATTGATCCCTGCCACAGTGGCGATCCGGGTGTCCAGCAGCACATCCAGCATTACGTGGATGCGGTGATGGATATCATCACTTGCTGTTCTCATCTTCCTGTTCCTGCGCGAAGGAGATCTTCAGGGCACGCTGGTCACCCATGACACGCTGCAAGGACCAGTACAGCAACTGGGTAGCCACCAGCCAGTGGTTCTCGTCCAAGAGCTTCAGCAGCTCCTCCTCACTGCGGGAGTGGGCCCGATAGCTGGGATCCTCCGACTCAATCCACGGAGAATGGGCGATCCGACTTGCCGCACGGGAGATAGCTCCCACGACATCGTTCCACTGACCAACTGAGCTGAGATGGAAGCGCAGCTCCATGGTGATGTTCATGATCAGCTTGAACATGTCGATGTTGGCGCGCAGTTCGACCCACTGCTCGATCACCGCCTGGTCGCCACTGGGCAGCAGAGCCACGTTCGAGTTATGGGCGAACTCCTCCAGCTGCTCCATCAGGGTGCCGAAGTACTTCTCGGTCATGCGCCCCTGTCCGGCCAGACGAAGCTGGTTGACAAAGACGGCATCGAAGATGGCGTTGACACTCTCGCCGAAGGATTGCACGCGTTCCATGGAAAGCTACCTCAAAGATTCAGATTGTTGTCCAGATGAGCAGCCATCAGGTAGGCGCCCAGCGTTTCGGTACTCTTGACCTTGGTCGGCAGTCGAGCGAGCGTTTCCAAACGCACGGTGCCGTTGTCCACGATCTGACGGTTCATGGCTTGGAAGCCAATCTCATCACCACCACGCCAGCGCAGCAGTTCCTTGATCGCCGCGTTGAAGCCCTGGGCAGACATGACCTGCAGTTCCGGGAAGGACACCGAGCTGCCCTTGGACGGACCAGTCGGCTGACCAGTGCGTTCATCGACGTGCTTGTTGTCTTCGGGGATCTTGATCTTCTTGTCCAGCTGCTCCACCTGCAGACGCACGGGCATGTCCACCACCATGTATTCCTTCGGGGTGATGAACGTCACGCCAGTAACGGCGTCGGTCATTTCGATGCGCTGGAAGATCGCAATGCCGTGCTTCTTGGCCACGGCCAGATTCCGTTCCATCTTCAACTTGACGTTGGTCATGTTGGGCACGATGATCGGGGCGATCTCTTCGCCACTGGCATACTTGGCCATCAGCGAGTCGAACTCCTCATCACTCATCGGGTCGAGGAGGTTCTCCTTGTGCCACAGGGCCTGCTCGCGACTGCCCAGCATGTCAGTGAGCACGTCGACATAAAAGTCAACGGCCGCCTTACGATTTTTCGTCGCCACGCTACTTCTCCAAGTTCACGATGAACACGATCACTTCCAGGTTCAGCTTCCTCGCTTCCATGATCATGTTGCGAGTGCCAGGGGACTTAGCGTCCCAGAAAGCGACCAGTACGTTGGCAGTTTGCGCCATAGCGAGATTGCGGTCCATACCCGCTTTGGCGTTGTACTGCTTGTCATACTTATTCGTTTTGATCACCGCGCCCGGAGCTTCCAGGTCGTCCCATGCCGGAGCATGGCCTTCAACTTTCAGGTCGTTCTCTTTGGCGAATCGAACGCCTAACATATCCGGGCCAGTCTTTTCCAAGCCACTGACCACGGTGAACTTTCCGCGACGCTTGAGCAGAAGCTTCAAGTGCGCTTGGACGAAGTCATAGTTCGAGTAGCCACGGCTACCCGCAACGATGACCTTCAGCTCGTCCGCTTGCGATTCGTTTGTGTTGACCATCAGACCAGCTCGTGCTTTACCAGCGCGGGCATCACGTAGGTCTTGAAGCCGTAAACCCAGTCCCCCACGGAGTCTTCCTGAATCAGGCACTCGCGGGCATCGAAGGTATCGACAGCCAACAGACCCAGCTTGATGCGCAGGTTCTTGTTGACTGCCTCGATGATGCTCTCGTTGCTCAGATGGCTCCAGCCAGCCGGGCAGGTGTCGTTGAGCAGGAGCTGCACATCGCGCAGCCCCCGTCCGTGCTGATCAAAGATCTTGATCAGCTTCTCCACCACTTCGGGGAATTGTGAACGCATTGTCCTGTCTCATGAAAGCGGCGCTTAACGCGCCGCGCCGTCGTACCACCACGGCTTGTACAGACCCTTACGCATGCGCAGCAGGTCGGCCGTGGAGAGGAACTTCTTGGGTTCGATCTTCTCATCGTTCTCGAACAGCCAGTAGCCACGAGTACCGTTGAGCAGTTCATCCCAATCGTAGCCGCGCTCCTTCAGATCCTTGTACAGATCCGCCGGGGTGCACAGCAGCGAGCGGTCGAAGTCGTGACGCAGATTGACCAGCTGGCAGAGTTCGGAGGTGATCTCCATCGCACGCTGCAAGGTCTTGTCTTCGCCGCACTTGCCGCGAACGGTGGTGCGCTGCATCTTCACATCCGGCAGCAGGTCCAGGAAGTACGCGCGGTCGTGACCACCCAGGCCGAAGCCGTCGGAGTTCTTCAGGTAGTAGAACTCGCTCAGGGTCGGCAGCAGGCCATCAGACTGCGAGCACAGCAGTTCGATCGGAAGACCGGACGGACCGAACTTGCCACGCAGGTTGACCATCGAGATGGCCATCAGGTCGGTGTCACCCTTCAGTGCATCGTCCGGACCACGCGGGAATTCGGGCGTGCCGTTGAGCTTGTTGATCAGCGGCTGTGCACGGGTGATGTGCCAGCAGTTGTTCAGCAGGAAGGTGAACTTTTCCGGGGTGTCCTTGACCTTGGCGTCGCCCTTCATCATGGCGAACTTCTTCGGTGCCGGCTTGTGCGGATCCATGTTGATGACGTCGCCAACGTGGGCAGTCATCATGATGTACATGCCACCGGCCGCAGCCAGCTTCGGCATCTGGCGAACCATCTGGCTCTTGGCCATGGCCGCGTGCATTTCCAGCGGGTTCTGTTCCTTGGCGCCGATGTTGTTGTCTTCACGCTTCTTGGTGATCGTGGAGACTTCAAACTGGCTGATGCTGTCCAGTTCCATCGGGGTCGGGTACAGGAACGACATCTGCTGTCCCTGCGAATCCACGAACGGGGTCAGCTGACGGAACGACTTGTTCTTGTTCTTGGTTTCGATCATCTCACGAACGGTCTCGAACCATTCGTCACCTTCCTGTTCGGCAGGCGTGGTGATGCTCAGTCGGCCTTCGGCCAACAGGTTGCGGCCGCCGATGTTCGGCATGTGCTTGGCCAGCGACATCAAGCGCGGGTTGCCCAGCGAATACTCGGTGTCATAAGAGTTGCCCTCAGCCGAACGATGTCGGTCCAGGGTCGTGAGGTACATGTGATGCATCAACGAGGACTTGTGCATGTTCGCACGCGCCACGATGCCGGTCGTATGGCTCAGGCCACCGTTGAGAATCATCTCATCGTGGATGCCTTTGAAATAGTTGCCGGTCGGAATGTCAAGGCACGCACCGATGTTCAGGTTCGGGCGGAATTCCGGAGCCTGGGTAAAGCCACCAATCAACGACATTTTTGCACACCTGTTGTCTGTGAAATCATCAAACGATAGCGTCCGTACGTTTATTTTTATGAGCAGCGTTCCGCACGCACCCTTTTCAACATTGAGTCAAGGAACTCGAATGAACTACATCGATCTGCCCGAAGACACCGAAGAAGAACAGAGCCTGGAAGAAGTACACCAGCTCAGCGAGCATATCTCGACCGAGTCGATGAACGGGGACCAGTATCTCAATGCCTTCACCGGCCGCCTTGACACCTTCGTCAAGGGCGTGAGTGCCTACCTGAAGCAGGCTTTCAGCAAGGATCTGAAGGTGCGTGCTGGCTTCAACACGCTGACCATCCACAACTTCGTCGCCAAGTTCCCCTACACCTCGCTGGCTGTGGCGGAGATGCCGATCCCGCGTGGCCTGGTGAGCGACTACCCGTCCATGGTCGAAGAGCTCCACAAGGCCTACAAGGATCTCTGCGGCTTTGCCGTGACCGAGCTGCCGGACTGCGTGGGCTGGCTGGGCGAGATGCTGGGTGAACCGACCAAGCTGCAGAGCGTCACCTCCAGCCGTCACAACATGCTCTCGGACAAGGCACCGGCCGAAACCCTGCAGGGCCTGCTGGCCTGCTTCTCCGATTCCAGCAGCAACCAGCTGAAGACGCGTCCCTTCGGTTCGCTGTATCCCAACGTCGGTTCCTACGACCGCACCGGTGCCCGTCTGAACGATCTGGCGCTGATGATGAACGAGCTGGACCTGAGCAAGCTCAACGGCTTCCTCGACCGTGCCGACGAACTGATGCGTGAGCTGGCCAAGCGCATCACCAACCGAGAGCCGGGCTTCGAGCGCATCTCCGGTCCGCAGCTGAAGGTCATGGCCGAGATGGGCTGGCGCCTGGCCTCGCGTGCCGAAGCGCTGAGCACGCTGTACTACCACGCCGTGCTGGCAGCCAACGCCTACCGCGAAGGCTTCGACCACCTCAAGCGCGTCTACAAGTAACAACATAAGGGGAGGGGCCGAAGCCCCTCCCTCTATGCCGCATCACGAACCATGTACACGTACTGGCTCTGGGCCATGCGATCGAAGTGCATGTGCTTCAACAGGCTTGCCGAGAAGGTGCTGGTGAAGTAACAGCGCGACAAGAGACGTTTGATGTTCTTGTCCATCTCGGTGACCGGAGTCGGGGTGGACTGGATGATCCGGCGCACCAGATTGACGAAGACCGTCATCTGTACGTTCGGGGCACGCAGGTCCATGAACCCTTCGCTGACTGCCTGCAAGGTGGCGCGATAGTGCTTACGGATGTTCTCCGTGTCAGCGCCTTCGGTGACCAGCACATTGGCAACGTCGTTGCCGAAGATGTTGATCAGACCACCGCCCATGTCATCGGCCGAGGTGAGCAAGGCAGCCACTTCGGCTGCCGTGAACTTCTTTTCCACAAAATCAGTTGCCATCGATTTCTCCTTCAGTGCATTACCACGTGCTCGTTGTGGATTTCAGGCACCACGATGTTGGCCGGGTTCAGAACGCAGGCTTGGGCTTGGTTCATGGTGATGTACTGAGTAGCCGAGTGGGAGGTGAGGAACACCTGCGTGATCGTGCGATCATCCACTACGCTCTTCAGGAACATCATCAGGTTGGACCGGTGCTTCTCATCGAAGTACTTGCCCAGCTCATCCAGCCAGAGCGGGTAGCTCTGCAGGTTGAGGTAAACCATTGCCGTCAACTTGAAGGCGAAGTCAAACAACTCCACCTGACCATCCGACCCTTCCGACACGTCACTGATGGCCTTGCTGTTAGCTGCCACCATGAACGGGAACTTGTAATCCAGATCGCCTTCTGCCATCGAACAAGACTGGATGGCCATGTCGTACTCCCAGATGGGAGCGATGACAGAGTTCATGTGATCTGTGAGCGCGTTGATGAAACCCAGCACCAGCGAAGCGATCAAGCCGCTCTTGGGAGAGAGCTCTTCTTCGATGATCCGCAGCGCCCGACGACGGACTTCCATTTCCTCCATCGCCTTCTTCAGGTCTTCAATGATCGCCGTCAGTGTGATCTTCTCCGTCATCTTCTGCTGCAATGCTGCCAGCTGAGTCTGGTGGGTAGAGATCACCCCTTCAACGCCATTGTTCTTTTCGATCTCCACGAGCTTTTGCACATGCTCGTAGGCCTGAGCCATGCGGATGGTCAGATCAGCAAAGCGCGCCAACTGTTCGTCGATACGAGACTTGACCGTGGTCAGCGAGGAGATCTCACTGCTCAGGTGTGCAATCTCGTTGGACGTGGTAGCAATGTCCTGCTCCAGTCGAGCCAGTCGCTTGCTGTAATGCGCACCTTCCCCACCACCGGTGAGGTCGGACTTACGCAGAGCAGCTTGGATGTGATCGAGGTCTTCAGCCTTCTGCGCACGTTCCACCAACAGCGTTGCCTCGTTGATCCACGTGTGAATCATCCCGGAGTGCATCTTGGGATTGGAGGACATGCAGTTGTTGGCTGCCACGTAGTCCCACAGAGGCGACAGACGCGGATAGTCGTGGCACAGCTTGGTGTAGCGGGTGTACTGCAAGGCGATCGTGTCGATCTCTTCCAGATAGCGCTCATGGTCAACGCAGCGCCCTTCCAAGATCTTCACGCCAGCTTCCAGCATGGCCTTGCTTTCCAGCAGACCCTCCACCTCGTTCTCGCTGACACCTTCCTTCCACACATACCCGCACTTGGGACAGGTGGAATCCTTGGCCGCCATGATCATCTCGACTCGACGTTCAACCGAGGCGACCTTGTTCTCCTCGCCTTGGATCTGGCGCTTCAGGTCAGTCAGCTCGGTACGCACTTCCTCACGCCGCTGCTTGGTGTAGTAGCGGTTGGTGTTGTCCGGCAGACTGGAGAAGATATCCACGAAGGTGTTGATGACGTCGTGGGAATCAGACAGGGTGTTCTTGTTCGGACTTGCATTGGAGAAGTTGATGACCTGCTCATCAATGGCTGCAATGTCACGACCAAGCTTGTCCTGCATCTCGCGCAGCTTGTCCAAGCTGTCTGCCCCAGATTCCTCCAGAGCGCGTATCACAGTCTCCATGTCTGCGTAGTCGCGGGAGTATACGTCGAAGCGTCCCCGTGCGCCGCTGAGGTCTTCCTGGAGCTTGTGGATGTGCGCCTGCATCTGCTCGACGTTGGTGAAGCTGTACTGTGCCGGGAAGAACGAGTTGATCTTCAGCAATGCCTTGGCATCACGCTCGATCTGTTCGATGCTGTTGTTGTACTGATGCCACACCGCGTTCAAATGCGGCAGGTCAGACTTGCGCTGGGAGAACAGTTCAACCAACTCTGCTGTCAGGTCAGCAATGCGGGTATCAAGGTTGTCCATGTCCTCCAGTGCCAGCAGACGGGTGGTCTGTTGGATCACGCGGCGCTCGTACTCCTTGATCGAACCTTCCGCGTCACGAGCACGAGTAGCGAACTCCTTGTACTTGACCATGACGTAGCGGTAGTCAGCCGTGGACAGACGGGTTGCCCAATGGCGACGATCGTTGGCCTTCATCCGACTGAAGCGGATACGGTCGGTGAGCAGATCATGCAGTTCCTGATCCAGTCCCACTTCCTGCTTGACCAGATCACGTTGGAGAGTGACCAGTCCACTGGTGTTCAACTCCACGCCGTCTTTGAGGACACTGTGCTTGCCAGTGCCACCCGTCATCAGAGAGGTGAAGATGTAATAGCTGTTTTCATGGGTGAGGTGGACGACCTTTCGACCACCCTTCACGAAGTCGTCCTTGTTCGCCGGGAGCGGGGACAACTCACGCATCACCGAACTCTTGCCGCACCCATTGGTCCCCAGGATCAGCTGGTAATCCGAGGTGGGGGTATAGATGAACTCGTGGATGTTATTCAACGTTGCGAGACGTGTATATCCTACGAGCTCGACCTTTTCAATTCGCATACGAACCCTTTCGCGCTGTTCTACATATCCTGAGAACGCCGCGTAACTAAATACGAAGGTACTTCCATGGCTGACGCCGCTCCCAGCAATCTCGGTGAACTGCCCTCTGGCTTTCACTTCCACTCTTTCGCCTACGCGGCAGAGAACCTGTCCATCGAAACCGATGAAGACCTCAAGCCTGAAACCGAACTGCGGGTGTGGCTGGTGGAAGGCTTCCCGATGGCTGACGGTGAAATCACTGCCGAGAACAACGAGGTCGAAGTCGAAGGTGTGGACGGCGAAGGTAAGGCCTACACCGAAAAGACCGAGAGCACCATCACCCCGTCCGCTCAGTGGCTGAACCTGGGTGGCGGCAATCGTCAGACCCCGCCCAACGTACGCCGTGGTGAGCGCCTGATCGTCATGAAGTTCGGCGATGCCCCTCAGCTGTACTGGCACTGTCTGGACCTCGACCTGAACCTGCGTAAGCTGGAGACGGTGCGTTACTCCATCTCCGGCACGAGCAAAGAGAAGGAAGACGGCACGAAGGAAGGCTTCTGCTACTTCCTGGAGATGTCCTCGCATGGTCAGTACATCATGCTGGAGAACTCTGCCAAGAACGGCGAGAAGGCAGTGTTCACCGTTCAGCTCAATCTCAAAGACGGCGCGATGTTCATCGCCGATGAGAAGGGCAACGAGTTTGAGTTCGACTCGGTGGAGACGATCTTGCGCATGCTCAACGCCGACAAGACGTTGGTGGAGCTGAACCGCAAGAAGATCCTCATGAAGGCCAAAGACTCCATTGAGATGACGGCTGGCAATGAGATCAAGATGGAAACCAAGTTGGTTACGGTGGAGGCACCCAACACCAAAATCAGCGGTGACGTCGACATCGCCCAGAACCTTGGCGTCAAGGGCACTGCCACCATCGGCAATCTCGTGGTGACTGGCACGTCCAAGATGACCGGCACGATCTCTGGCGGCTCGATCGAAGCTGACGTAATCAAGGCTACCACCAGCGTCACTGCACCAAACCTCAAGTACACCTGACGGCATAGGGGAGGGGCGCGAGCCCCTCCCCGTATGTTGTTACTCGATGATGGTCTGTTCCATGATCGAGCGCTCGTAGTCCTTTATGATCACCTGCAGCCGAGCGATCTCGGCGTTGGCGGCAATCAAGCGAGCTTCTGTGGTGTCACGATTGGTAGCCGCAGCACCGCGCACTCGTTCCAGTGCTTCATGCTGCGTCGTGGTTACCACTCCTGTGGAGGGTGCCGAGGCAATGGAGATTGCAGGAATGACGCCGAACGACGAGGAAACAGCGGCAGAGACCTGCTCAACTACAAACTGCAACGGCATGTCGCGCGGCACCATCCCCAAGTTGACGGCCAAGATCGTGCGCATGTAGGGCACGATGTCCTGATCGGGGTACTTGGAGATGTAGGTGTCCGGGACATTGATCGTGGCTTTCTTGTCCGAGATCAGCGTGACAATGCAGGCATCGCCCAACTGGTCAGCCAAGTAGTCACTCTCCACCAGACCCATCGGCTGATAGAAATCAGCGAAGATGTCGATGTCAGCCTGGAGGAGTTCCGGGAACGTACGGATTGCTTTGACCGTGTAGACCACGGATGCATCTGCAGCCCAGGGAGCGCGAAGCTCGAACTGACCCTGGGTTTCAATGGGCGGAAGGATACTTGCCATCAATCACCTCACTGCTGCGGTACGGGTTCAACGGTCTGCTTTTCCAGCCAGCCCTTGGCCACGACCAGATACTGCACCTTGTTGAAGCTGGCAGCAGCGTAGATGACCCCGTTACGGATCAGGCGATTGACCTTCTGCGGAACGTCGGAGAACTCGGTCATGGTTTCAGCCGCGGTCAGCAGCGTGGAGACCAGATGGACCCATTCACGCGTTGCCGGGGACATGCGCGAGAAGTCGATCGACGTGGAGGGCACGTTGATGTAGTCCTTCACGTAGTCCGTCAGCAGGAACGTACCGTTGCGGTTCTCCGGGCCACCCACCACCATCAGCGACATGGACTTGAACATCACCGGCAAGGTGGTGCCATAGGTGCTGAAGTGGTCCTCGTTGTAGCCAGGACTCTTGCACGCCCAGCGCGCCAGCTGCATGCCGTCCAGGTGACGCAGGATCGGGGAGTAGATGCCAGCCTGGTTCGTCTTGTTCTCCGTGGCGTATTGCAGCCAGTTCGGAATCATGATAAACTCGGTGCTGGTGAACAGATCCGGGAAGATCTTGACCCAGTCCTCGCGAGGATGGGTGGAGTTCTCCAGGATGTGCTTGACGATCTCTTCCTTGATCGTGTCGATGTTGTTGCCCGCGATACCGTAGTGGATCGTGGTCCAGTTCGTCGGCACCTTGAAGGTCGGGTCGAACTGATCCTGGTAGTCGAACACGTCGGCGCGAACGGTGGTGTACGGGGAGCCGTTGGTGGCTGCATCCACACGTTCCAGGGTCTCGCTGACGGTACGCAGGTTGACCAGCGCCTGCACGTCCAGCGGATCGGCGAAGAAGTCATCGAGGTTGTCGATCGGCGGCACCACGCGGATGGTGTACGCGTCGTACTGCAGGCGGAAGGCCTTGTCGGAGAACCAGATCTTCAGACGGTTCTCGGGCACGTTCGTACCGGCGGTCAACTGCCAGGTGAGGAACTCCGGCATCCAGCGCGTACCATCGGTGACCAGGTCGCCGAAGGTGACGTTGTCGATCTTGTCGCCCCACTCGTTCATCAAGGCAGTGAGGAAGTCCTCACGGGTGCCAGTGATGATGCCCTGCTCGGATGCGTTGTAGCACCACGCGCCGATCTTCAGGACATTGTCGTGGATATCGAACGGTGGCTCGATGGTGCCATCGGTGCCTTCATCGATACTCTGGAAGACAACCAGCCCCACGCCCTTGGCGTCAGGGGAGGTGTAGAGCAGACGGTCGGTTGCGTAGGTCAGCGCCTTGGCGGAGATCTCACCGAAGTCAGCCACGACGTTGGGTGCGTTGTCGGCCATTGGTCCAATGACCAGGAAGCCCTTCAGGTTAAGCATCTAAACACCTCGGTGCTGAAGTTTGGAGAAAGATCAATATGAGAAGCCATACCATTACTCCCACTGGGGAAACGTAAAATGCTGTACAGCCTGTTGAAGGGGCTTCTCGCCATCTGGCCCTTCCTGAAGGAAGTGGTCCTGGGCAATGCTGATCTGAAAGAGGTTGTCCGAAAGAACAAGATCATCACCGCGATGACTGTGCTGAACATCCTGCTGTTCTTGATGTTCTTGTACATGGCCGATAAGGTCATCTCCTACAACACTGCGGCAGGTACGACTTACCATCAGAGTGAGCTGATGAAGTACCAGCTGGAGGTTGAGCAGGGGAAAGTCAAAACGTTGTCCAGCGATCTTGAGCTGGAGCGTACGAGGTCTGTACGCTTTGAGGCGAAGTACGCAGAGTCGCTGATCATCGTTACTGATCTGACCAACGCCCTGTTGGCTCGGGACGGTAAGACACCAGCGGTTCGGCGTGAGGCGGCTCAGGCTACTCCGGAAACCTCGCAGATCGTCGACAGGATCGAGGCTCTGAAGCGAGATGAAGTCCCACCCGCTCCGCCTGTCTCTTCCTCTGCTACCGGCCATGAGGTGGTTGCACCTTTTGATACCGGGGGTCCACGTCGTCGCTAGTATTTCTTTACCTGGGCTACCAATCAGATAGGAATACTAGCGGCGGTTTTGACATGGCAGAGAAGAACGAAGATATCAAAGCTACCCACGCGGTTCTCTATACCGACGGCGGGTGCATGCCACCACGCGGCCCTGGCGGCTGGGGCATTCATGGCTACACCTTTACTCTGGACGCGCCCAAGCAAGGTTCGGGCTGTCCGAAGGCCAACCCGGAAGCGGGTGGCTACGAAATGAAAGCAACGGGCAAGCCCTCGATTTCGGTCGTCGATTACGTCGACTTCTTCGGGACGCTCCCGGACGGATCTACCAATAACATCGCTGAACTGATGGCAGCGATTGAAGCATTCACCTTTGTCCGTGACCACGGGCTCAAAGCGGTGACCATGCACTTGGACAGTCAGTACGTGCTGAAGGGCATGACTGAATGGCACAAGGGCTGGGAGAGCCGGGGGTGGATGCGACCGGACGGCAATGAAGTGCCTAACCGAAAGTTGTGGGAACAGCTGCTCGCCCTGAAGCGTGAAGTCGAAGATGGTGGCACCAAGACCCGTTACAACTGGGTCAAGGGTCACAGTGGTAATCTCGGCAACCATCTGGCGGACAGCTTGGCAACACGTGCAGTGTCGGCCTCGGTCAACCGGGTCGTGCTCACGGTACGAGACCTCACACCGGGGAAGGGTTACTGGAACCGGGACAACGATCGCAATCGTCTGATCTACCAGACCGGGTGGTTGTTCAACACCCACATCAGCACCGAGAACGCATCCAAGGATGGGCGCACGATCTACTACACCTGCGATCTGCAGGAAAAGATCGAGTACCACGGCAAGCCGATTGCCAACTCGTGCTACAGCGTGATGTTCCTGAAGGAACCTGATCCGGTCATGGAACTGGTGCGTACCTACCAGAACCAGGTCGATCGTTCCACAGCCAACTCGCTGATCTTCGGCAAGCTGAAGAACATCCTCCACAAGGACGTGTACAACGACCTGCTGGAATATGGCGATACGTTCATGACCCGTGGTAATCCGCGTCGTCTGGATATCTCGCTGGTCGGCGGTGTCTACCAGATTCGTCAGGATGACGACCAGAACTCCAAGTCGCCTAACACAGCTCGCCATCTCCCGCTGACTGAAGAACTGAACCCGCCTCGGATGGCTTTCCGGGCGTTGGAAGTTCTCGGTACTCTGGAGGACGTGCTGGAAGCGACATTGGAGAAGAAGCCGGGAATGGTCTACACCGACATTACCGACTTACTCTATGTATCCACTCCCGGTAAGTCCGCAAGCAAGACAAAGCTGCTCCCAGAGATCAACGGATCGTTGAAATCCATCGACGCCGTCGTCGGCTTCGACACGGATACTCACAAGGGTGAAGCCAAGCTTTGCTTGACCGTGGGTCAGGATATCGCTGTTCGTAATGCCCTCAGTGCGATTGCGGAACTGTCGCCTAAGGTAACGGTTGTAACGTGGAAAGAATCCGGTCAGGCTTTCCGCTTCGCCACGGTCGTGCAGACTGTTGACGATGCGGTGATCTACTCCAGCCCGTACTCCAACCTCGTACTGCTGCCGCGTTAAACCAGGGCCTGCCTCCTACCAAGGGGGCAGGGAGTTTCTACGTTGAAGCTGCTTTTGAGACACCTTACATGAATGTCAGTGGATCCATGACCACGTCGATGAAGTCATCGCTGGGATCTTTCTTCAGTGACTTCTTCTCGCGTGCGGTTTCTCTGCACGTCAAGCAAGTGATCTTTGCCGTCACCCTCTACATGCACTTGTCCGCCAGCAAGCGCATGGACCGGCTGGTGATGGCCAAGCTCAACACGGTTTTCGAGCAACTGGTCCGTGAGAACGGGCAAGCGTTCGAATTTCCTGCACTCCTCACTCCACTGGTGTGGAAGGATGAGAACCGGAAAGAAGACCTCACATGTCTGGGTGCCCTTTGTGGCGCTGATCTGGATCTTCTGATTGCGCAGGTGATCGCCAGATGCCCTGCATGGCTGAAATACGACCTGTCCCAGATGCGCGAAGACACCCGCAAGGTAATTCGCACCATCCAGGAATTGAATCAGCCGAAGACGTCCAACGTCCTCGGCCAGGGTTAAAAGAAGAACTTCTTCCAGGTTAGGGCATAGAGCCGGGCGCAAGCCCGGCTCTATGCTTTTATGCCGTTAGTCGATACGACCGACTTCGAGGAAGAAGGCCTTGGAGAAGAAGAACGGGTTCTTCGGATAGCGCGTGTCGTCGATGGAGGTCTGCGTCTTCCAGTTGGTCGTACGAGCGGTGAACATGTCCACCGTGTTGTCCAACGTCTGGAGAACGTAGTCACCATCTTCTTCAACCGGCCAGTATTCAAACACACGACCGATGCCACCGAAGAGCGGCATGTCCGGATTGATGTGGGAGATGTAGCGCCCGTTCAGTCCGGTCTTCTCAACGAAGTGGCGATCGATGTAGAGCTGCTCGGTATCCACCAGCACTACGAACGAGTTGGCCATGGTCAGGTACGCGATGATGTTCTCTTCGCTGTACAGGTCTTCCAGCGTGAGCTGATTGACATTGACCGTGGACTCGCTGAAGTTGAGCATGCTCAGATCCAGCAGCTTGCGCGACTCGTAGTAACGCTCCAGCCACGGCAGGTTGGCGAAGTCGATCTTGATCAGACCATCGCCCACTTGCTTGTAACTGTTGTCCAGCACGTGCAGGTAGCCGCCGATTACCAGCAGCGCCGCCTTGCCCGAAGTTGACTTGGGGATTTGCAGGTTGACCGAGGTCTTGTATTCCTGACGCGGGTGAGTCTTGTACAGCATGTCTGCAGTGATCGGAATGATCTCGATCTCGCCGAGCTGCTTGAAGTTGTACAGACCCACGATCGACTCGTTGGCAATGCGACCCTGACGTGCGCCATCGAGGATGTAGAAGCCATCCGGACCAGCGGCAGTGGGATGGAACATACCGTTGACAGAAGCCAAGCAGTACTTGTGCATCTCCATGTAGTCCACGCCGGACTTGGTGAGCATCAGGTCAGGCTTGGCGCTGGTGGGCAGGTCCGAGTCGTGATGCATCGTGGCGACGGTGGGCTGGATACCGTAGCCTGCACGGAAGGCGTCGTTGTAACGCAGCTTACCGTAGTAGGGATCAGGCATCTTGTCTTTGGTCGGCAACGTGCGATCGCCGATCATTGCCAGCCACTCGTTGACCTTGTAGGAGGGGATCTTGTTGGGGATCATCTCCTGCGCGTCGGAGAGCAGCAAGAACAGATCGTGATCGATCAACTGGTGCCGCAGGGTCAGGTAGACCTTGGAGTAGTCAGTGAGCAGATCATCGATTGCCATGTTGCTGGCGTCGATATCTTCCCAGACCGAGCTGCTCAAACGCCCACGCACGCGGGCGGCTTTGTACGTGTAGGGCATCACTGGCTCCTTCGCCTAATCTATACGATACCTCAGAGGCTTGACCGTCCCGTTATGGTATGGTGCATGTAATTTTTAACAACCTAGGTAGCGTCAACGCATAGCTGGAGTCCACCATGCCGGATAACAAGGTCAAATGGGATTTCGACCCGACGGGGACGAAGCCCGAGAATAAGGTGACCAACGAGTTCCAGGTCATCTCCCCTCCGAATAGCTCGGATTACTACTTCCTCATCCCGAAGGCAGCACCGTACTTCAAGGACACCATGAAGGTGTTCTTCCGTGAGGCGAATGGTGCGCGCCGGGAAATGATTCACGGCGTGGACTGGCTGGCGACGCACTTCTTCATCGGTGCCTCCCGCTCCACTGCCAAGCCGGTCTACGGCTCCATCACCATCCTCAACAAGCAGTTGGCGGGTGTGGTCGAGCTGGCCGAATACCAGACCGTCGGCGGCGACTGGGTTATCGATCCGCAGAAGGCGATTGAAATCGTCGCCAATGCGCTCGGCAATCCGCGCATCACCACCTGGGAAGAGGTGGATGATCGCCCGACGCGCTTCCCCCCGACCGACCATGAGTGGTACATGGACGATCTGATCGGGATGAAGGAAACCGTCGAAGTGTTGGAGAAGGTCGTTGATGCGATCTATGCCCGACAGAGCGATGAGTTCTCCCAGCATCTGGGCAACCGCAACAATCCGCACCAGGTCACCAAGGCACAAGTCGGCCTTGGCCTGGTGGAGAACTATGGCATCTCGACCCGCCCGCAGGCAGAACAGGGTACGGCCGAAGATCGCTACATGACGCCTCTGCGCGTCAAGCAGGCCATCAACTTCCAGATTCGCACGGACTTCGATGCATTCGTTGCCCGTCGCGACAATCCCCATGCGGTCACCAAGACGCAGATCGGATTGGGCCTGGTACAGAACTACGGCACCGCCGACAACGCCGCCACGCTGCTTGGTACGGCTTTCAACCTGTATGTGACTCCGGCAGGTTTGAAGCACACCATCTCCCAGAGCGTCGGGCAGGATCTGCTCAACCACGTCACCGACTTGGAGAACCCCCACAAGGTTACCAAGGAACAGGTTGGCTTGGGTCAGGTGCAGAACTACCCGCCGGCTACCAATGCGGAAGCAGCTGCCGCTGCGCTGACCAACCGCTACCTGACGCCTGCGTCGGGTAAGGCGCTGGTGCAGGCAGTAGCGGGTACGATGCTGGACGAGCACATCACCGACTACACCAACCCGCATCGCGTCACGCGTGCTCAGATTGGTCTGGCACTGGTGGAGAACTACGCCGTCCCGTCCGAACAGGAAGCCCGTGACGGCATCCTCAACACCCGCTACATGACGCCCTTGCGGACGTCGCAGGCGATCCAGGAGCAGGCTGGTAAGCTGCTGCAGAAGCACATCGACGACAAGACCAATCCGCATGCTGTCACCAAGGCGCAGGTGGGTTTGGGCTCGGTCGAGAACTACGGCCTTGCCACGACACAGGAAGCGGTTGCTGGTGCGTCCAACGTCAAGTACATGACGCCGCAGCGTACCAAGGAAGCGATCGACAACTTCAAGACCACGGTCTTCGATCCGTTCGTCGCACGTCGTGACAACCCGCATCAGGTAACTGCAGCGCAGGTGGGTGCTTACACCATCGCCCAGACCGACTCCGTTGCTGTGGCCGCAGAGAATCGCGCCAAGGCTTACTCGGACCAGCACTCCAACCGTCGGGATAACCCGCACGGCGTAACCAAGGGCCAGATCGGTCTTGGTTCGGTGGATGACTACCGGCAGGTCCGCAACAACGGTGGCAACCAGATCTATCTGGAATGGGCTGGTGGTGAAATCCGTGCAACGGTCGATGCGACCTACATGGGGCGTGTCCACACCACCGCGCAGCCTGACCCGAACATCGCAGCGCACGTCGGCAATGGCAACAACCCGCATGGCACGAACAAGTGGCACGTTGGGTTGGGCAACATCAACGACTGGCCGGCGGCATCCCAGTGGGATATCGCCAACGGTACGGGTGGTCGCTATGTTCCGGCAGATGCGATCAAGGCTTACCTGAACTCGCTGGGCATCGGCGATGGTTCTGGTCAGTACGAAAACTACGGCTCAGGTCAGCGTGGTTACGCACGAATCGGTCCGATCCTTGTCTGCTTCGGCTGGATGAACACCCAGGCGAACAACTCGGTGATCCCGTTCATGCGTGGCTTCTCGAACCGTCCGGCAGTTGTCGCACAGGCTCACGACGTGACCAACGGCTCGCCCTCTCGCTCCCTGCAGACGGTGGACGGTGTCAACACCAGTGCCTTCCGCTTCCGCTGGGACGGTATCGGCGTTCAGGGCTACAGCTACGTCGCCATCGGTACGGCCGCATAAGTTCTTTCATCCGGTTAGGCGGGAGTAACCCTCCCGCCAAGCTTTCACGGAGTCATCATGCCCTCGCTTATCATTCGTTATCCCCTGGACCTGACCGGGCGGAGCACGAACAATCTGGTTCAGGCGGAGCCGCACGCAATTGGTGCGACGACGGCGAGCCGGAAGAATCGTGTTATCGTTCCGAAATACGGCGCCTTCTACACGGAAGGGCTGAAGGTCCGCGTCAAATCCACCGGCAAGGTGCTGGATCCGAAAACGCAGTACGTGTGCACCGAGTTCTACCAGGATGCATCGTTCGCTACGGGTTTGGAAGTCTGCTGCGCCATCGTCATCACCGACACCCTCGTCCCCTCCGACATTGAGATCTTCTATCAGGTCGTGGGCGGTGAGTTCAGTGTTTCGGCTGGTGCGCTGGAAGACGCCATCAAGAACCTGAACATCGACAACCGTCCGGTGCATTGGGGCGAGATCATCGGCTTGCCCGATACCTTCGCGCCTTCGGACCACTTCCACGATATCGGCGACCTCTACGGTTTCGAGTACCTGATCCCCGTTCTGGAGAACATGGTCACTGCGATCCTGACCGGTTCCGGTGCTGTGGAAGACGCCATCATCGCGCACGTCAACAACAAGATCTCGCAGCTGGACGGTCGCATCACGACCATGCGGACTCTGTTCGACGAACATGCCAACGATGAAGACAACCCGCACAAGGTTACCAAGGGCCAGGTCGGCCTCGGCAACGTGCTGGACTACCCGATCGCAACTGACACCGAAGCCAGCAACGGCGGTAGCAATCAGCGCTACATGACTCCCGCAGGCGTCACGCTGCGCGTCAACGCCATTCTGGATCAGCGCTTGGAAGCGCACCTCCAGGACAAGCAGAACCCGCACGGTGTTACCAAGGCGCAGGTTGGCTTGGGCAACGTCCTCAACTATGCCATCGCCACGGTAGGCGAGGCTGAGGATGGCACGTCGGCTACCCGCTACATGACCCCGCAGCGTACGCAGCAGGCCATCAAGAAGCAGGTGGGTGATCTGTTCACCACGCATGCCAACGACTTCGGCAATCCGCACAAAGTGACCAAGGCGCAGGTTGGCCTGAACTTGGTGCAGAACTATCCGATCGCTACCGAGCAGGAAGCTCTGGATGGTCAGCGTGATGACCGTTACATGACGCCTCTGTTGGTTCGCTACATGGTCAACCAGATCAGCGGCGAACTGACCGGCGGTCACGTGACCAACTACGACAACCCGCATCGTGTCAGTAAGGCACAGGTGGGTCTGGGGTCGGTCCAGGATTACCCGATCGCAACGCAACAGCAGGCTGAGTCGGGCGACATCAACACCGCCTACATGACGCCGCAGCGGACCAAGCAGGCCATTGCCGCGCAGATGACCGACGTGGTCTCGGCGCACAGCGGTCGCAAGGACAACCCGCATGAAGTGACCAAGGCACAAGTGGGTCTGGGCTCTGTCCAGAACTATGCGATCGCCAACACGCAGGAAGCGCTCGATGGCACGTTGAACACGCGCTACATGACGCCCCTGTTGGTCAAGAGCGTCGTCGGTGATTTCAAGGCGACGGTGTTCGACGTCTTCGCGGCACGTACCGACAACCCGCACAAGGTGTCGGCTGCTCAGGTCGGCCTGGGTTCGGTGCAGAACTACGGCATCGCCACCACCGCGGAAATGCAGGCTGCTGGTCGACTGGAAGTCACCTCGGTCAACAACAAGTACGTCACCCCGCTCGGCTTCCGTACGGCGCTGTTTGCCTACGACAGCGATGTGGTCGGTCCGCACTTGAGCAACCTGGACAATCCGCATCAGGTAACCAAGGCTCAGGTTGGCCTCAGCGCCGTTCTGAACTACGGTATCGCAACCGAACAGGAAGCGATCGACGGTGCCTCCAACGTCAAGTACATGACCCCGCTGCGCGTCAAGCAGTACGTCATGCCGCTGATCTCCGGCGGCGTGGATGGTCATGCCAACCGCAAGGACAATCCGCACGAAGTCTCGGCCGGGCAGGTGGGTGCTTACACCTACGCTGAAGTCGATGCAGCCATGGGCAAGAAGCTGGACGTGGCTCTCTACTCCGGCAAGCGTGGTCAGGTGCTCTTCACGGATGAAGACAACGGCAACCCCGGCGCTTCGCTGAGCCGTGTGGTGAGTCGTCTGGGTATCGTGCTGAACGATTCCGAACTGGCCTCGATGCAGACCGATGCTGACGATCCGACCGAGCTGGTGAACACCTACCGGCGCGTGTCCATCAACAGCGAAGGTGAGCCCGATGGTGATGCGGCTGACAAGGCTGCATGGTCCTACAACACCGCAACCGGTCGTACCGAGAACTCCCGCACCAGTCCCCGCGTAGTCGGCCTGCTGTCCAATGAGACCTTCGAAGATTTCGATTTCGAAGTGCTGGTTGACAGCCGTTCGGCAACCAAGGGCTTGGTGGGTCTGGTGATCGGTGCGTTCGATGACGGTGGCGTGGTCCGTACCATCACGGTTACCCGTACGCCGGGTGGCTCGCTGGGCTTCGCTGCTGGTCTGACCACGCAGCACGTTCCGGCTGGCAACACCACCGCTCCGATGGCCCTGATGGGTATTCAGTACTGCCTGGGTCAGCGCGACAGCAAGTTGATCAAGTCGACCAACAAGCTGAAGTGGGGCGATGGCGTGCAGAACGACACCCGTCGCGTCAACGCTGGCGAGATCACCGGCAACACCGGGTGGGCTTACCAGTTGGGTGGCTGCCGTATCCGTGTCACCCGCGTTGGCAAGGTCTTCACCGTACGCACCACGGACTTCATCCTCGACTCGACCGGCGCAGCTACCATCCTGCCGACCGATGCGCGCCTGAAGAACTACGTGGCCGCTGCACAGCTGTCGTTCTCGCTGGATGACCTGCCGGAGCTGGCAGTGTTCGATGGTCCGGTCAGCATCGGTTATCTGGGTCTGAACAACCCCACTCGTTTCCTGTACGACTCGCTCCCCGGTTCGCGTCCGACCATCATCGATGGCCGTACTGGTGCCGTGCAGCAGTGGACGGGTTCGGGCTGGGCATCTTCGGACCAGACGGCAGACGAGCTGATCAAGCCCGGTCGCATGTACAACAACCAGATCACCGGTCGCCTGTTTGCGGGCCTGGGTGATGGCGCGTTCGAGGAAGTCAAGATCTTCGGTTCTGCAAGTGCCGACATGGACCTGCTGATCGCAAGCTTGACCGAATCGTTCGATACCGCTGCAACCGGTCTGGGCTGATCCAAGGGGATACGACGATGAGTAGAGAACAGGACTTGCAAGACCTGCAGGACGCCATTGATCGTATTCCAACGGCTATCAACAAGCTGGCGGCGGCCAAGAGGGCCGCCGCCTTTGCGTCGGATAACGCAGACACGCTGGAAGGCTCCACTCTCGCAAAGCTCACTACGGACAGTGATGCCACGCAGAATGCTCACATTACCAACAGGAGCAATCCTCACGGTGACACGGCAGCGGCAATTGGAGCTTACAGCATCGGTGAGGTTGATGCGTTGCTGGCTGGGTTGATCCCATCTGGCATTCTTCCTATCTCAGCAGTGGGATTGGGGACAGCAACATCCACGTTGTTGATCTGGCCTTACTCTGGGGATCAGTTCACCATCCGGTCACAGTCGGTTCTGATGTTGGGTCGTTTCTTCTCCATCGGAGCGACGACCCTGCGTCTGAGTCAGATCTTCGGATCACTGGCAGACTACGCAGGCAAGGACGTCAACGTCTACGTTTCGATGAGCGAAGGATCGCCCGTCTACGTCTGTACCCCGGAAAAGCTCGGCGAATCACTCAACCGAATGTACATGGCTACCGTACGGGCGGACAACTCCGGCAATATCACCGCTTCCTTCGGGACGGCGAGACAGCGCCTGGACACCTTCACCGTATCCCAGACTCCATCTGGCAGTGCAATTCCTCGCACTGAAGGCATGCCCATGGACCCGACCGCACTCAGTAGCCTTTGGATACGCTGATAAGTCTCGCTCTCTGTCTGATGCTATGCATCGGGCAGAGAGCCCTTATCTTTCTATTTCAGCAACTAGGTAAAAACATGGACACTTCGCCCGTCAAGCAGGCTATTACCAAGTTCTTTGACCGACTCGGCGTGTTGTTCCGAGCGAAGGCCAATCGCGTCGTAAAGGGCGATAACGCCTTGAAGTGGATGGGTCGTACGCGGGCTCAGGTCATCGCTTACGTCCGGGAGATCAGCACCTCCCATATCGCCAACCGTAGTAACGTCCATGTGGTAACTCCCGAGCAGGTGAACACCTACAGCAAGGAGGAACTGGACACCATGTTGGGTGGACGCATCCCCAGTGGCGTGCTCCCCATCAGTCGCTACGGTTCGTTGAACTTCCTGCCTGTTGGTGTGTCCGGCAGTTACGAGGGCGCTATCCAGCCCACGGACAATCTCCACCTCGCACTGAACATCGAAGACGATGGCACGCTGGTCATGCTGCGTCCAGGTACGGATGGCGGCACCCGTGGCATCTACTACTCCTACGTGCTCGATCCGCTCAACCAGGCTGTCCCGTTGGCCATTCGTGCGACCTCTCGTCGCTACATGCCTTCGTTCCTGACCTCGGCAGGCTGGGCACCGATCATGTTGTTCCGCTCCACCCGTGATGTCATCTTCGGGCTGGCATCCAAGCCGTCGGGTGAGATTGCAGTCTTCCTTGCAATGGCCGGCGGTACGCTGGATGACGCTGCCCACATCGGCTCCTTGGTTCCGCTTGCTCAGATCCCGGCAGAGTGGCACGAAGGCGGCACCTACAATTGCAGCCGTGTGGACATGGTCTACCACGGTGGTCGCATCTACTTCCTGACTCCTCGCGGAAACAACAACACGGGTATGTCCATCACGGTCTACTCGGTTGCTGAAAGTCAGGTGCGTGCTGGCAATGTGTCTGAGATCCGTGCAGAGACCGGTTGGGAAGTCACCGATCTCTACGGTGTCACTCGTACTGGTCAGGAAGTCCTGCAGATGACTCAACAGGGCACCAGCTCGAACCTGAGCACGTTGCCGTTCATTCATTGGCAGACGCCCGACGGTTCCTCGATGAGCATCACGTTGATTCGTTCCCACAATACCCGCGCTGGTATTCATGGGACGATGGAGGATGGTGTCTACCACGCCAACTTCGAACAGCAGATGCAGTTCAACTGGACCCCACCCGGTCAGGCTGCTCGTGGTACGTGGAACGTGTGGGTATGGGGCGTCAAGGTTGACTTCGTCAACAAGAAGGCCTCGGCCATCGAACAGCTCGGTACGGTGAATCCACCCACTGCACCGATGACTGTCACCGTCAATGGCCCTGATATCACCTACACCGGCAAACTGGCTGCCCGTAGTCGCAGCGGTGTAAGCGATCGTGGCACGGACTATCTGTTCGTCTACGACCGTCAGGCCAACGGCACGCGTGTGCCTAGCTACCTGATGTCCCAGATGAACTGGTGGGGCGCTTACAGCCATCAGTTGGTTCGTCGCAAGTACGCCGGTTCTACCAAGGTCTCGCAGATTCTTGATCTGGGGCTGGACACGCCTGTCACCTACTCCTCCAGTGTTTCCTTCGCTCCTCAGTTCGGTGGGGCGTTCGGTCGTCGCTTTGGCGCTCCCATCTTTGTTGGCAACGGCAAGGTGATGGTGCACTGCGAAGGCAACTCAGCCGCCGGCCGTTGGCAGGAACACATGGCCTACGGCGACGTCGGCTTTGAGACCACCTTCACCTACCAGTCGCTGGACTTCGGTACGCTGCCCGGTTCGATCCCGAGGGCATATCGACAGGAGCTGGGTGAGGTTCGCGTGGGGCTGTCCGAACTGACCTACATGATCATGAACGAGTGCAAGATCAGTGACAAGTCTTACATGGTCACCGATCAGGTCAGTTTCATTCACGGTCAGCGTACACTGCTCTACCGCGGCATCGCTTCGGACCTGACGTACACCCACACGCTGGCGATCACCCCGGCCTACTTCGACACGCTGCGTGCAGCACTGAAGGCTAAGATCACAGCGGCCTTCAGCGCAGACTTCACGAGCAATGAAGCAGACTTCACTGTCGAGTGGCTGATCCCCAGGACTGGCCCGGCGGTAATGTCGGCAATGTACCTGACTCCTGGTGCACGCATCGGTGTGGTGTTTATCTTGGCCGAGCCGAACACCAAGAACGGTACGGTGACTGGAGTGACGTGGGATGACGCCTCGATCATCCAGACCATCTTCGACAACAACGTCGCCAACTTCAGCATGAACCTCTCCACGCAACGGCGAGCTGGTTCGATGTCGTATATCGAATCGGATAACTACTGGTTCCTCACTGGACACGGCGGTCGCCATGTGCAGCGTTCTGGTAGCTCCGGCTATCCGACGTGGCGGTTTGCGCTCAACAAGGCAACCCGCAAGTTTGAGAAGGTTTCTGTCGGCATCTCCGATGTCAGCAACGGCATGGCCAAGCGTCAGTGGTTCCCAGGTGTCGGCATGTGCGTGGCTCGTTGCAACTCCGGCTACGACTCGTTCTCCAAGATCGTCTACACCTTCGAAGGCGACACGGAGAAGGAGCTGTACGACCTGACGACGCGTTCGCCTGACAACATTGTGCTGCTGTCCATGCTGAAGCCTGCGCAGTGGAATGTGTCCTTCACTGAACCGACGGATGTGATTCTGGCAGGGCGCAAGTACGTGCTCGAACCTGTCACCGTGTTCCTCAATGATCTGGTAGCCGATCCGGCCAACAAGACGTTCTACGTCTACGTGCGTCTGGTCGCAGGTCAGTTGGTCTACTCGATCCAATTGGATGAAGTCCCCGAGTCGGCGGCCAACATGTTCATCGGCACGATCGTCACGGGTCCGACGTCCATCACCTCGTTGAACATCGTCAAGGTGACGCGTCTGGGTAACTACCGTCCCTCGACCACTGCCATCGGTTCGGCAATCCCCACCAGTGCTGGTTCGCCGCGTGACATTGTCCCGCTGAGCTGGCACTAAACAGAAAGGTGAAAGATGAGTACGAAAGGATTGGCGGCAATGCGAGCGAAGCTGGATGCCTTCCTCGCATCCGCTATCGCAAAGTCCAAGCTCAAACCCAATGGTGCGATCACTTCGGATGACACTACCAATCTTGGCGGCAACGTCTTCACGGATTGGTACTACGCCTTCGTAGAACGCTTCATGGCGCACTCAGGGCGCACCAACAACCCGCACGGTGTCACTGCCGCGCAGGTGGGTTCCTACGACAAGCCGACGCTCCTGTCGGCTCTGGAGACGACCCTGCCCGCGGACGCATGTCCGGTGATCAGCTTCGGTCGACAGAACGAGTACCCGATTGATACCTCGGGTGCTTTCGAAGCAGCCTTCCGTTATCAGGAGATTCGCTGGTCGGTGATGAACGTGGAGCCGGATGGTTCGGTCGCTCTGATTCGCAACGGTACGGACGGCGGTAACATCGGCGCGTTCCTCTGCTACAGCGAAGACGCCTCCACGGCCGCACGCGGCACGATGATCTACACCAACAACCGCTACAAGGCTCCGTACTTCCCGGCAGGTAAGACGAGCGCCTACGTGTTCCAGGGCGGCGCTGGTGTGATCGCAGGTAAGGTGCAGAACCTGGCCACTGGCGAGTTTGGTGAGTGCTTCATCTCGCTGATGGATGGTTCGATCTTCGGAGCCAATCATCGTGGCATCCTGATCGACCCGACGTGGTTTGGCGACTACCTGCATCGTGGCGAGTGCATCCTGAAGCCTGAGGGAGTCTACGTCCTCACGATGGCTGACGTGCGCGACAACCAGAACCAGAAGCTGGACTTCGCTGTTCACTTCTTCCCGATCGCCGCATTCTCCGCGGGCAATCAGGCGCTGGTTGAGCCCATCCGCATCGCCAACTGCACGACGAAGGATCTGTACGGCGAAACGCCTCGCGCTGGTACGCCGGCCAACATCCATCGTCTCACCGAGTGCATCGCTTCCAGGGTGGTGTCGGACAAGCCGTTCTTCCACTGCCCCGGTGCTCGCGATACGTTGCGCCCGTTCGTGGGTGTCAATCATCGTCCCTCGATCTTCTCGATCTACGACCCGGTCTCGGGCAAGGTGAAGGGATGCTTCCGAGGGGTGCGGCGTACCAGCATCACCAACTTCTCCGGCTTCCTCACTCACCGGTTCAACTTCGAATACGAGCTCACGTTGACCCCGACGTCGTCTCACTTCGAAGTGAAGGCTGGTGCTGGGTCGTTGCCTGACAATCCCCCGGCCAAGGTTATCGTCAGTGACATTGCCGATACTGCTACGGTCAGTGGTCCGACGTACACCATGCCCAACAGCGAGTATCTCGGCTACGGGGACAGCGATCAGCAGGCATCGCTCACGGTGGCAGATGATGGCACGGTCTACGTGTTCACCGACGGCTACTACCAGTTCAGTCCGAACCGCTTCAACCGCGGCAAGTCTGCAGCTGGTCCGAATAGCCCGAAGGTCAATGGCTACCTGCCGATGACCTGCCCGCGTACGCAGTGGGCAACTGGCGACAACTCCTATCCGCCTGCACCATCGGCACTGGGTCAGTTCAACAGCTCCCCTGTTCCGATTCCCTCGGGTTGGCTGGTCCACAGCTTCGGACGTCGGAACGATGGCCAGAGTACGGCCGCTCACGCCCTGTTCTCCATCGGGGCGAGTGGCTTCACCTACAAGTCGCTCTACAATGGCAGCTACACCGGCTTTGCTCCGAGCACGCGTCGAATGTTCGTGAGTGATGTTGTTGACCATTATCAGGACACCATCTATCCCGCCTCCGTAGTGGCCACCAACGGCACGGTCACCACGAGCCTTGGCGTGATAGCCAACGGACTGCGCGGTGGCGGTATGATGCGTTTGGCGGCCGATGGGACGGCATCCATCCCCATCAACATCGCATCCGGTCCGCTGGAGAACCTGCGACTGGCTGTTGTGGCAGCCATGGCTCCGAATGTGCCTCGCTCCATGGCGTTGGAGATCATCACAACTGAGATGGCGGACCTGCCTCCCATCCTGAACGTCCCGGTGGTATTTGAGGACGGCAGCACGTGGGTCTATGCATGGACGCTAAACTCTGCTCGATTCAATGCTATCACTCCGACTCTGAAGGATCTGATTGGTAGCGTGCGAGTAGCCGGTGGACCCAGCACGTACACCATCGGTGTGCAGGACATCTCCCGCAGGTCGGCTTATTTCCAAGCCTACCAGACGGCCGATACTTACCTGATCGGTTTGCGCATGGCCAACAGCCACAACAACTCAGGCGCAGCGGCGATCTTCGATTCTCGCTTTGCCTTGCGTCGTTCCGATGGCAAGGTGGTCGATGGCACCTACTGGGCAGCACGTCGCTCCAACTCCGCGCCCAACCTGCGTGGCATCGTGGCGCTGGCTGGCGTTGGTCTGTGTGAGATGATTGACACCAACGGTGATGCTGACTTTGTTACCAAGGCGCTGCTCGCCCCTGTGGCCAGTAATGCTGAGATGATGAAGAACTGGGCAATCGAACAAGATCGCACCAAGTGGATCGTGTTGGCCAGCGCACAGATGGCCTCGGCGTGGACCGTCTCGTTCAATCAGGTCGAACCGTTGGTGCTGGGCGGACGTTATTATGAACTCCAGCCAGCTTCGTTCAACTTGGCAGACGTCATCGCTAACCCCGCAAACAAGACGTTCCACGTCTACGCGGTCACTGTCCCTCGTCCGGGATATGAAATCACCCAGACCAAGTATGCCGATACCGCTCAGCGGATGCACATCGGCACGATCATTACCAACGGCTCAGCCATCGAGCGGCTGATGATGAACAAGGTGATTGGTTACGGTGGTGGCAGACTGTCGATTGCACCATGCGGCCAAGGTATCCCCGTCAGTGGCGGACTGCCCAGCAGACCCGGCACCCTCATCTGGAAATAAGAGGTAATCATGAGCGACAGCACCCCCGCCCTCTTGCAGGCACTGAAGAAGTCGATCGAAGACTTCGTGACATCTGTGGTTGACAAGCTGAAAGGCTACGCAACCACGCAGGCGCTCACCGAGGGCCTGAGCTCCAAGCCGAGCACGCAGGCTGTCAACACCGCCATCAGCGACGCGACCAAGGATCTGGCTACCAAGCAGGCCTTGACCGATGGCTTGTCCTCGCGTCCGACGAACGCCCAGATGCAGCAGGCGATCCAGTCCGGCATCGGTAGTCGTCCGACCTCCGAGCAGATCACCATGTTCGTCGTGGCCGACCACGCACCAACCCAGGCGGAAATCAACAACCTGCCCGATGGTGCGGTCTGGTTCCAGACGGGAGCCTAAGTCATGGCCGATGAAGAAAACATCGTCGACAACAACCGCGGCATGTTCGTAGTCGCCAATCTCCCGGTGGGCGGCTCGACCATCTACCGGGCGATCATGCGGATCAACAAGCTCGAACTGCACAGCGCTCCCCAGCCGGTCAACTTCCGTGCACTGGTGTACACACTGGTGCTCTGGAAGAACCAGCCGGAGAAGGACCGCGACTACGTCAACGCCACTCCGTACCTGAATGGTGCGAAGTTCGGTGTGCTCATCAAGGATGGTGACTACACGATCGAACAGTTGGAGAAGATCGCCATCGCCGACTTCCTGACCGTGGTCGTTCCGGGCAAGCGTTCGATGGTCTCCCCCGATGAGATGGTTCGTCGGGTTAACGGCCACAAGGCACGTATCGTCACCTCCACCAAGGACGATGTGAAGGTAGGCGTGCGTGCGGTCACCCACCGTGCCGTGTGGCAGTCGCCGGACAACATGAACTTGGAGCAGGTCTACGACAAGATCAGCTACGAGGGGATTTCCTACTGCGAAGGTGGTTCCACCATCACCGGCGAGTGGGATCCGAGCAAGCTCGGTGTGTTGGAATTCGACCATCCCTACAAGGTCGGTGGGGACTTGATGGCTGCCGCGGCTGATCACTTCCGCACCAACGGCTTCATTGCCCAGTGCGAAGGTAAGGAGGAGGAGCATGGCTCGGAAGATTGACTTTCTCACCAAGCGCAGTGGGCAGATGTTGACCGTGAAACCTTCCCTCATTACCCAGTCCTTTGAAAACGGCAACTGGGTTGGTCGGCAGGTGTCGATCGTGAAGGGTTGGCAGAAGGTCAACGGCGCCATGCTTCCGATCTTCGACGACGCCCCCAGTGGTCCGCCCTTCACCAAGATCGTCTTCGAGGCCTTCGTTGGCAATGACAGTCTCAGCGATGGTGGCTCTCCACGAGTCGGCTACCACGCTGCCCGTCGTTACTCGGGTACGGTCCGAAACGATCAGCCGCTTGGGTATCTGTTGACCACCAGTGTCAGTCAGGTGCTCTCAGCTACCATTGGTCGTATCCTCGCCACTCCTGGCGGCGGTAACACCGGACAGTGGGATACGCTCGTTCTGATGGTCAACGATCGTGTCATCAACGCTGACGATAGCACGACGATCGACTGGGCCATCAGCGATGTGGAGTTTGAGTTCACTCCGAACAGCGGCGAGGCGCAGGTCTACGCCACGGATATCTTACCCACCGCCATGCGGGAAGGTACTGCAACCAATCCGTCGTTCCGCGCCAAGTTCGGCCTCCTCCAGGTGGCGGTGCCGACCGAGTTCATGCCCTTCCCCAGGGAAGGTCGCCTGAAGATCACCTTCAACAAGAAAGTCCCGTAACGGCATAAAGCCCCTCCCTTCGGGGAGGGGCGATATGACCTGAATCTTTATCGCGCAGCTAGACTAAGGTGCGCTACATCGCGGGGGTGGGAGTAGCTCCGGAGCCCGTGAATGCCTTGACAAGTTCAATCAGGAACTTAAACACCGCATCGATCAATCCCTGATCCGGGGCAGTGCCGTTCTTCACGGCTGATGCGTTGACCGCCAGGATGACCAGGAAAGCGATGACCACCGAAGCGGTGAGCACCAACATCAGCATCAGCAACCGCGGGTTCTTGACCAAGGACTCGATCAACCCAGCGTGCTTCTTTTCCTTCTTGACGGTCTTCTTGGCGACCTTGCGAATCTTCAACGACAGAGCCAGCAACGCTTCCTGCTTTTCCACAGGCAGCTTGCCGATCTCAGCCAACAGCTCAACGCCCGTGGTGGCCAAGGTGACCTCAGCCTCTTCCAGGAAATCGTTGGTATAGTCGACAATGCGCTGACCCCAGGGAAAATCCGCCAGGGTCAGTTCACCGACGACCTTTACGGCGTCGCGCATTTTCATTGGGTTTAACCTCTCTAGCGCAACCTAGCAGGTGTGCGCAGTGGCAGTAGGCGATAGCAATTGCGTCCACGGAATGTTCATCCAGTGAATCGTAATCGATGCCCTCGGCAAAGGTAAGATTAGGTACTTTGCAAACCAGACGCTTCATTGCGTCCTTATCGCTCTTACCAGTACCGCCCACAGCCATCTTCACCGATGGAGGATCCACTGCCAACAGCGGGATGTATTCATCAAACTGTCGCAGTGCGAAACGGAGAAGGTAAACACATTCGATCAGCGCATGGAAGACCTTGGCAAACTTGCGCATAAACGGCGATTCGGAAATCACCGCATTGGGTTCGAATGTGCGCAGGAGGCAAGCAATCTCGTCCTCCAGCATTCGATGTCGAGGAACCCGACCCCCGTGCACTTCATGCAACACGGGGTATCGGACATCAGCATTGCCGGTATGGACAGTATCAGCGTGGATGACCTCAACGGTAGAGGTCTCGAAGTTGATCTCCAAGATTGCTGCACCTAGACAGAAACCACCGGGGTCGACTCCGAGCACCCGGTACTCCCTACCTCGATCCGGCATCACCAGCATAAGAGAACCTCGCTGGATTAGTTACCGGTGGTAACAGCCGACGGCTTGAACATCGGCTCGGTCGCGCCCAGGTTCACCTTCAGGTTGAAGCCCATGTTGGTGAAGCCCACCGGGTAGTGGCCGGTCATGTGGGCGGCGATCTGTGCAGCCACTGCTTCTTCGTACTGGATCGTGGTGTTACCCGGACCCGGACCGGTGACAACCTTGGCCGATGCAGTGACCATGGCGATTTCCGAGATCACCGCGTAACGCTCGTCCTTGTACAGGATGCGGATCGCGTTGACCAGCTCGGCCACGTCGTTGGCGGTGAAGTCCAGCGGCAGGATCGCCGACACGGACAGGTAGTCGCCCGAGGTGGTGACGGTGCCGGTGTTGGGGATCTCCGGCGGGGTCGGGTTGAGGTTGCTGTTGTCCGGACGGAACGGGGTCGTGGTGACCTGACCATCGACCACACGGTTGTAGTAGATGTCCGGGGACACCGAGTCCATCGGGATCTTCTTCAGGTAGTACGCCACGTAGTTGCGGCCATCCACCTGGATGATCTTGCGCATCGCATAGCGACTGCGGGCGCCGCTGTCCAGGTCGTTGGTCAGCTCACGCAAGACGAACGGCAGGAAGCGGAACAGGCCAGCGTCGGTGGGACGATGGTCGATCGGGCTGGTCAGCGGGAAGCCATCGGCGCCGGTCTCGTTGCGGTGACCACCCTGACCGATGCTGTAGTAGCCAAGGTAGGGTATCTTGCCAGCTTCGGGGACCACGTTGGCCTGTACTTCGAACTTCTCGTTGAGTGTGCTGTTGGGCAGCGCCTTGTAGGGCTTGCCGATCAGCAGCTCGGTCTGACGCAGGCAGCCGTAGCCAGTACGGGTAATGATTTTCACGTGGGAATACCTTTGTTCGTTTTGACGTAAGTCGCGCTATACGATAGCGTGCTAGAGGTAATTCTCTACAGAGGCTTAGTAAGGCTTCTCACGACGCACGTCGTAGGGGATGACCAGCTTGCCGCGCAGGTTCTTGCACAGCGGGCCAAGCTCGATCACCAGTACATGGCTGTAGTCATCACAGCCGCAGTGCCACGGACCATCATTGCGACCGTTGTACAGGATGCGAGCGCCGGAGACATTGAACTCAACTTCCTGCGGGGAAGAGATCCAGAAGTCGCCAGTCAGTCGCGTGCCATCGCGCCACTTGCCGTCGTGGGTACGCACCGGTTCACCGACACGATACTTCAACAGGTTTTGGAAGAGGATGGTGCCTTCCAAATCCTGGTAGTACGACTCGGCCAGTTGCTTGCGACCCTGTCCACCGAGATGGTCTGGATAGATGAAGCCGGAAAGATCGGTGACGCAGATCATCGCACTGAGACGATTGTCCGGGATCAGGACCACTTCCATTGCACCGATCCACACCAGGCAGTTCGGACGGAAGCGCAGGCGCGCGAGGAAATGACCACGCTGCAGCCAACTCGGCGGGCAGTTGGAGAAGTCCACGTCGAAGTCTTCCATGTCCAGCCAGATGCGGTAACGATCACGCATGGCTTGGGCGACGCTTTCCTTGGTCATCCGGGCGTCCACATGCAGGTTGATGTGGGTCTTGCCCAGATACGCCTCCATCAACATGCGATGGTAGGTGAAGGTATCGCTGCTGCACCACCCGGTCTTCTGCGTCGGGGTGATGTGCACCTGGGTCAGCGTGTTGCCAAGTGCGGCCGGTGCACTCAGTTCAAGCTGATCAGGAGAGAAGTCGGTTTCGTTGGCCCGGTTGATCAGATCAATCAGGACATGCTTGCCCGGTTTGTTGTACGGGAAGATCGGCTCGGGGCACTGCCACGCTTCAGGGTGGCGATGCTGATGCGGGAAATGCTCGTAGTGCCGGTGATCAGGGCGCGGGTGCGAGTGGCCATGATTGTGCGGATCGTGGTGACCATGTGCAGGAGGCCGACGTCCATGTACCGGCGGGGCCGCGCTCCAACTGTCTTGATCCGGAAAGTTCCCAGGGGGCTGATTGCCACCGCGTGGGAAGGGAGGCTGGCTATGCATGCAAGGACTCCGTTAAGGGGAAAAGAAAGCATCAATGAGTTGATGTTTTCGTGGTAGCCATAAGATTGGGTGGCGTCGTTTTATAAAGACCAATCCTATGTCCTAGGAGGGATACGATCAATCCACTCAGCCCACTAATGGAGTCGTTCAAATGAGCGAAAATGAACAGCCTCAGACCAGCGACAAGTTGTTGCTGAATCTGATCAACAGTGAAAACGAAAGTACGATCGAGCGCGAGCAGATCGACTTCGGCCTGCCCAACAGTCTGGCCGAACCGATCGAAGGCAGCGACGCCAACACTCGTACCGAAGTCATCGCCGATCCGGATGCCCCCTGGAACAAGAGCGTCAAGGTCGACTACCATCGCCGCGACCTGAATCGCTACTTCGGTGGCGGGGTCGAGCTGGCAGTGCCCAAGGGCGCCTCCAAGGAAGACATCATCTCGCGCATCAATGCCGAGTACGACACGCGTCTTTCCAACCTGGAGATGGAAATCTCCCCGGCTCCGTCGGCCGACAATATCCCCGGTGAGTTCGTCCTGAAGGCGGTGCCCAACTCGCTGGGCTACATCGGCCAGGTGGCGTTGTTCCTGGACCTGACCCGCTCCCCGCTGAGCGACCGCCTGACCAAGTCGGATCTGGATGGCTTCGGTTATCCGAACGCCAACACGCCGTCCCTGAACAACATCATCTTCGAACGCAATGCCCTGGCTCCGGATGGTCATTTTGCGGCCATTGTTTCGAGCGGCATCGCCGACAACCGCAAGGGTTTCAACTTCGCCAAGAACGGCGAGGTGGTGGCGTTCGTGCGTGCCTTCAATACCAGGGGTGGCTGGGATACCACCGGCGGCACTGGCGTTGACCCGAATGCAGATGGCGTCTACCCGATCAGTACCGCCACCGGTTCGCACAGTAACTTCGGTTATGCTCGAAGCTGGCAGGTTGCCTTCGGCTTCCAGCTGACCGCCGAGCAGAACAAGTTCCAGGATATCCTGGAGGGTTACGATGTCGAACTGGAGGTCACGACGGCGTTCCCGAATGGCTCGGGCGAGAAGAAGGTTACGTGCCGGGTCGAATACCTGCCCACCGATGCCACGCGCCTGCGTCTGGTCAACAAGGATACCGGCGTCGTCATCGGCAACCTGAGCAACTCCGGGTCGGGTAAGACCACCTACAAGTTCCGGACCGACAGCAGCAACCAAGCGCTGTTCCCCGGCATGCGGGTCACCAATACGACTGTCAACGGGACGAACATGTCGATCTACCGCGGTCAGATCAAGACCAAGCTGACCCTGACCCGCAAGACCGGCCGCGCCAAGGTGATTGAGATCATCACCGACGCCATCGCATCGTAAGGAGAAGACCATGGACGTTTGCCCGTTGGCAAAGCCCAGCAAACTGCTCGTACTCGATCTGGTCAACCAGGAGAATTCGAGCAATATCGCCGAAGAGCAGTTGATCTTTGGCGAAGTGGAAGAGAGCCTGGAAGGCGGTAACACTGCCCTCCGCCTCACGGCAGCGCCTGACGCGCCCTGGAACTCGTTTGTGGATACGTCCTACGATCGTCTCGATCTGGGCACGTTGTTCCACAACGAGCGCGCGGAGGTGTCCCTGCCCAAAGGTGCTACCGCCGCCGATCTCATCTGTCATCTCAATTTCACCTACGACCTGAAGTTTGACGTCAATGAATTCGACGTTGTTCCCCAGGAGGATGGTGAGCTGCCGGAACTTTACAAGGTTACGGCGAAAGCTGGCAACATGGCCTACATCGGTTCGGTCGATGTCTTTGCAGACCTCAATCGCATGCCCCTGTCGGCTCGACTGACGGTGACCGATCTGAATGGTTTCGGCTACAATGCCGGTGGTGACGTCGTCGTCTCTCACAACAAAACCATGCCCGCAACGTGGGCGTTTGGCCACATGCCCACTGGCAATCGGAATGGGTTCGAAATCGCCGAGAACGATGAAATGTTCATGGGCGGTCGTTCCAGCTGGTCGGCATCGACGAACAACGCCGCCATCTTCCAGGCGGCTGGTTACTCCGCCAGCGCAAACCCTCCGTACTACACCTGCACAAGCACGGGCGCACTGTACAACAACACGATCTATCGCAACGCGCCAGTACTTAGCCTCTTCATGGGGCTCAAGGCTGAACAGGGCAATTTTGAACATCTGCTCGACGGCTACGACATTGCGATGGAAATGACCGTGAGCGCCTTGAATGGTGGCGGCGGCGTCATCCGCAGCAGTAAGGTCATTCGGTTTGGGACCAGGCTGCGGGTCGAGTTCACTGACGGCCAGCGTATCGACCTGGTCCAGAAGATTCAGAACGGCGTCACTGGCTATGAAGCGACCATCGGTATCCCCTACACGCCGACCGGCATGTTCGGTAGCTTGACAGCATCCACCATGGCTATCCCTGGCACGACGCAGCGACCGGCTTGCTGCACGGGTATGGTGACCTTCAAGCTCACCGCAACTCGCAAGAAAGGCCTGGCCAAGCCGATCGAACTGATCTATCGCACCGCGCTCTTCGCGCAGTAATCTGAGGAAACAAAGATGGAGGTCTGTCCTCTCGCAAAAACCAGCAAGGCGCTTGTCCTTGACTTGGTCAACGAGACCAACGAGACCACGATTGCAGAGGAGCAGTTGATCTTCGGCACTGCTGAAGACGGCGCAGCTGAGGGCAACACGACCCTCAATCTCGCCGCTGCTCCCGATGCACCGTGGAACAACTCTGTTGATCTCGACTACACCCGATTGGACCTGGGTGTTGTATTCGGCGCAGGACGCCCGGAGATCTCCGTACCCAAAGGTGCCACTCCTTCGGATATCGTTTGTCACTTGAACTACACCTACGGGATGAAGTTCGACGTCAACGAGTTCGTAGTGACGCCCATCGAGGACGGGGATCTCCCTGAGGTCTACCGCATCACTGCCAAGGACGACAATCTGGCTTACACGGGCGCCTTCGATCTCTTTGTGGATCTGGAGCGGATGCCTCTGTCGGCTCGACTGCTGGTCACTGACCTCAACGGGTTCCGCTACCCGTATCGCCCGCCCACCCTGACCAACGTGTACTACGACAGCAATAGCGACTACCGTGGGTTCCTTTCCATTGGTTCCTATTCGCCGCCGCCGGCTGCGCAGCAGGAACAGGGTTGGATGAGTGGTTTTGTCACTGCCAATAATGGTGAGTTCGAAGCCTTCCTTGCCGTGGGCGCTGCGAAGTGGGTTCCTGGTCAGGACGTGACGCGGAACTTCACCAACTTCAAGCATGCCTTCGATGAGGAGACTGGCGAGTACATCGTCGAACAACCCGACGCGTACACCAACACGCCTCGCGGCGGCATGTTCCCCAGTATCGGTTTCATGCATGCTGATCGTACCACCACTCTGGCTACCGCCAGTGAACTGTTGGATCTGTACGACATCAAGTTGACGACTGTCAGTTCCCATCATGGCTACGACGAGGTCACCTGCGTCTACACGCTCGCTGTTGATCCGAATCGCGCTGACTCTTTCTTCATCGTACCGGATGCGGCCACCGCAGCCGCCGGTGCCGCGCGTCGTCAGGGTTCCGGGCGTACCAATGCGCAGGGTGGCAGATACCTCATGGCGGACTTCTACCCCGGTCCCGCTGAGCCCCTTCCCGCCATGCGGTCGATCTCCAAGACTGTCAACTCTGTGATCACCACGCGAGTCCGTGGCCGCGGCAAGATGGTCCTGGAGATGGTTCGCAAGGAAGGTCCGGCCGATCCGATTCGTCTGGAGTACAAGTTCCGTACAACGCCTGAGGTGGGTATCGTCATTGACGAGAATCCTGCATGGGGCGATCGTCAGAACATGCTGGGCATGACGGGTCACACCACCCCTGCCAACAACGCACTGTATCTGCGGGGCGGCAAGACCGTTGACGACGGCAAGGTGATGTTGTACACGTTCGGCCGCAGAACGATTCAACTCGCTGGTGAAAGTGTCAACCGCTCAGACTTGCGCAATACCCTGTCTGGCAATGAGTCGATCACCTACCACACCTACGATCAGGCGAAGTCGGCCGTAGCGCCTGTCCAGAGTCTGCTCATCGTCTTCGGCATGGCGTCCACTCGCAAGAACCAGCCGTTCAATGCGCAGATGGTCCTTGACGAGTACGACGGTACGTGGGAGTTCTCCTCGGGTCAGGCGGGTATTCAGCCGACCATCAAGTCCGGCACCATGCGTGCTGATCCGGCGGCACCGCGTATCTTGCAGTTCCTGGACCAGAACGGCGCTGTTGTCGGTAGTCAGATCGTTACCCTGCCTACGCCGGATACGGCTGCGGCGGTCACCATCTCGGTGGCACCGTCTCCCAACAATGCCTGGTTCCCCGGCATGGCGCGCTGGCAGCAGACCGCAAACGGCACCACCTACACTCGTGTTCATGGGCTCGTTGTTGTCAAGATGACCCTGACCCCGAAGAAGGGCGGACAGCCTCTGTACATGGAATTCAACCTCCGCACCAATCCACTCGCGTAATTGGAGAATCTGATGGAAGTTTGTCCTCTTGCCAAAACTGGCAAGGAGCTGATCCTCGAACTGGTGAATGCCGAGAACGCCTCGGCGATTACCGAAGAGCAGCTCATCTTCGGTGAACCGCAGTCCACCGATTCCGAGCAGAACACCCGACTGAATCTTACCGCGGCGCCCGATTCGCCGTGGAACAGCTTCGTGGACGTGGACTACGATCGTCTCGACCTGAACACCTTGTTCCATGGTGAACGCGCAGAGATCTCCGTTCCGAAGGGCGCAACGCCGGCTGACATCATCTGTCATCTGAACTTCACCTACGGCACCAAGTTCGACGTTACCGAGTTCAAGGTGACGCCGGTCGAAGACGGCGACCTGCCCGAGTTGTACAAGGTCGAAGCCCTCGACAACAACCTGGCCTACGGCGGCACCTTCGATGTGTTCGTCGATCTGGAACGGATGCCGCTCTCGGCTCGTATCCTGCAGACGGATCTGAATGGTTTCATGTACCCCAACGCTGACCGCCCGTCGCTGAACAACCCGGTGTTCTTCAAGGACGTCGACGGCGCGTGGAATGATGGCGGCGCTCAGGACAACAAGCTCGGCTACGATCGTGGTGAGAACTCCGAGGTTGTCCTGGGTCTGCGTACCTCCAATACCAACGGCGGCTGGCAGCAATCGCGTTACCCGATCGGCGTCAAGTACGGGCCTGCCGGCGAACCGCGTCGTCTTACCACCTGGCAGGAGACCAATGGCAACCTGACGCAGGCAGCCAGCTGGAACGTGCTCGTCGGCCTGCGTTACGTCGGCAAGACGGTGGTCGAGCTGATCGAAGACTACGATGTCTTCATGGAAACTCGCTCGCGCGCGAGTGCCTCTCAACAGTGGCAGGTTCGTACCTTCAAGTACCGTCGTGACAGTGATGTTCCCGGCGCCTCGAACTACAACACGGCTGGTTTCTGGCAGGTCGATGGACCCAACAACTTCGGTCGCGGGGCCTTCACCACTGTTCCGCGTGATGGCACGCATGCGATGTCGCTTGATCGCAACACCAACATCTGGCCGGGACTGAGCCAGGGTTCGACCAAACTGACCGGCATGATGGAGTACCGTCTCTGGGCAGTTCGCAAGGCTGGTCGTGCCAAGACGTTGGAAATCCAGGCTGCCGCCACCGCGGTCTGATAGCATCACCTCGTTCTTACCCGCCCATACCTAGGACCAAGGAAGGTCCACCGGTTAATCTCTCCACGCTTCACCCACCACAGCAGGTACTTAGATGGACGTCTGTCCTCTTGCAAAACCCGGTAAGGAATTGATCCTCGAACTGATCAACTCCGAGAACGGTTCCACCATCACCGAAGAGCAGCTGGTCTTCGGCCTCCCCACTGCCAGCACGGAAGATGGCAACACGGGTCTGAACGTAGCCGCGGCCGAGGATTCCCCCTGGAACTCCTTCGTCGATGTCGTCTACGATCGTCTGGATCTGGCAACGCTGTTCGCCGGTCAGGACGTGTCGGTGTCGGTGCCCAAGGACGCCACGGCGGCTGACATCATCTGTCACCTCAACTTCACCTACGACATGTCGTTCAAGGTGGATGAGTTCGAACTGCTGCCGCAGGAAGACGGCGGCATCCCCGAGCCGTACAAGCTGCGCGCTCTGCCCAACAACCTGGCCTACACCGGCGAGTTCCCGCTGTTCGTGGACCTGGAGCGCATGCCACTGGCTGCGCGTATCCTACAGACCGATCTGGATGGCTTCCACTATCCGAACGCTGACGTCCCGTCGATGAACAACGTCATCTACACCGACAGCCCGATCGTCAACAACCTGCAGAACCGCTTCGGTGACAACGGCGATGTGAAGCTGGAAATCGAAGTGCGCGGTTTCCCGGTCAACTACCCGACGATGGTCAGCGGTGATCCGCAAGGCGCAGCGTTGGGCGTGGGCAGTCCCGTCGGCAGCGGCAGCTATCGCTTCCCGCATCTGGTGGCGGCTGTCACGGCCAGCGATCAGCGCTCGCTTGTCCAGCTGATGGCCGAGTACGATTTCTCCCTGGAGATGGCCTCCACTCGCGGTAAGGTCACGCTGCTTCCGGTGGTTCAGCCCAATGGCCAGGTTGCCTGGCAGGGGGAAGGCGTCACGCTCGGCATGGACGTCACTGGCGGCACGCTCGCCGGCTATCGCTCCACGGCCGGCTTCAACTTCGAGTGGGACTTCAGCCAGGCCGCTCAGAACCATATCCAGCCGCGCATGATCACCCTGGGCATGTCCCGCGGCAGTGGCGGCGGCGGTAGTGCTGGTACGACCGGCTTGCTGATCGCTACCCTGCGTGGTAAGCACAAGACTAAGCGCTCCAAGGAAATCGTCGTGACGCGTACCGCGTTCCGCTGATCCCCTCCACGTTTTAAGTAGTAGGAGAGTTTGATGGAAGTCTGTCCCCTGGCCAAGACGAGCAAGGAGTTGATCCTTGACCTCGTCAATCAGGAGAACGAGACCGAGATCTCCGAAGATCAGTTGATCTTCGGACTTCCCGAAGGTGGTGCTGCTGAAGGCAACACCCTGCTCAACCTGAAGGCCGCGCCTGATTCACCCTGGAACCGTGACGTCGATGTCGATTTCTCCCGACTCGATCTGCTCACGGTGTTCAGCGGCCAGATGGCCGAAGTGTCTGTCCCCAAGGGCGCGACTGCTTCGGATATCATCTGCCACCTCAACTTCACCTACGGGACGAAGTTTGATGTGCGTGAGTTTGACGTCATCCCCCAAGAAGACGGCGATCTCCCGGAACTTTACAAGGTCAAGGCCAAGGCTGACAATCTCGCCTACACTGGCGAATTCGACGTCTTCGTTGATCTGGAACGCATGCCCTTGGCGGCACGCCTCCTGGTCACGGATCTGGACGGCTTCGGTTATCCGAACAGCGATATCCCCTCGCCGAACAATCCGATCCAGACCACCGCCACACGGCAGGCCGGCAGTACTTTCTACAACTCGTTCATCAAGGACTATGGTGATCTGAAGTTGTCGATCGAGCTGGACATGGGTGGCAACGTTCGCCCGCAGACGCCGTATCAGGTACTGGACCGCGCCGATGGCGTGCGACAGATGGCCTGGCGTTATAGCAACCAGGGCTCCTCCACTGCAGCCGTGACGGTCACCGCGTCCAAGGATGGCGTTGCTCTGAAGAACTCGCAGATCCTGGAAGACTACGACGTCAGCATCATCGAGATCGGCGCAGCTGGCGTGGGTCCGGAAATGAAGTTGTCCCTGGCTGATCAGGTCGGAACCTCCGCACCGTTCAAGAGCGACTCCGGTTTGCTCTATCCGCTGCGTACCACCATCACCCCCGCCGCCACCTTCCGCGTTTCCATGGCTGTGGGGCTGGGCGCTCAGCCGGCTGCTGGTTCCTACCCGCATGTGGCTCGTACGCAGGCTGGTGTCAACTACATCTCGGCTACCGGCGGTGGTTCGACCTCGTGGTATCGCGGTGGCGCAATGATCTTCCGCCTGAAGCTGAAGCATCGCCGCAACCCGAACAAGCCGGACTTCTTCATCGACTTCCCGGTCAACTTCTACGTCTAACACCAGAAAGTAGTCCCCGCTTGCGAATCATGTGAGCGTCTCCTCATCCCCGCTCCACCCAGAAAAGGCACCTAGAAATGATCGATTACTTGAACAAGCCGGGCAAGGAACTCCTCCTGGACCTGATCAATGATGACAACGACGCCACCTTCACCTTCGATGAGCTGATCTTCGCAGCTCCGGTGCAGCTGAGCCTGAACCAGGACGAGCGCAATACCGCTTGTACTGTCACCGCTTCGCCGACCAGCTACTGGTACGGTCCGGTCACCACGCGCTTCGAGCGCCTGTTCCTGGACCGCATGTTCATCGACCAGGAAGTCGAGTTCTCCGCCAAGGAAGTCATCAGCGACGCCACGCTGCTGGATGCGATCAACGCCGAATACGGCCTGCAGCTGGAACCGACCGACGTCGAAGTCATCGGCGACTATCCGGGCGAGTTCGGCTCGGGCACGCTGACCCTGCGCGCCAAGCCGGGTTCGTACGTCTACCTGGGTGAAATGACCGTCGAGCTGATCGCTGAAAAGATCATGCTGCCGAGCTACGTCACCCACACCACGCTGCGCGGCTTCCAGTACCCGACCGCCAAGCCCTCGCACATCGGCAAGGTGCTCAACGCCTACACCGAGTCGCTGACCAATCCGGACATGGATCCGTCGATCGTGGACCACGTGTTCTACGAAGTCGGCACCAACCAGGAAACCATCGTCGGCGTGGGCGCCAACATGGACGGTCCGGTCAAGTGGAGCAACGGCGGCCACGAAGTCCTGCCGGGCACCAAGTACATGGTGCTCTTCGAAGTGGCCAACCCGGTCGCTCTGGAAGACGGCGCGACCATCGACAGCCTGTACGACTTCCGCCTGCGTGTTGTCGGCGACCGTGAGGTCACCCTCAAGATGCACGTCGAAGAAGGCGTGTACCTGCTGCGCGAGGAAGTGACCGAAGGCGAACCGTCGGTGGCTGACATCGAACTGACGGCCAGCGCCAACGGCCTGAAGCTGCAGGCACTGGTGGACCTGGAAGCCCTGTTCGGCAACCTGGTCTCGGCGACGGCTGTGGCCATCCGCAAGGATGTCTTCACCGCTCGTGTGCTGGGCCACTTCACCCTGTCCAAGCCGCTGACCTAATCAGCGTCTGATGCAGGGGGACATAGAGGGAGGGGCGCGAGCCCCTCCCCTTATGCCGTTAGCCAAACATTTCAGTCAGCTTACTCAGGAAGCCACTGGCCGGAATTTGGACAGTGAAACTCCCCTTCAGTCGCATGCTCTTGGCCGAGGCTGTCATCGTCACCGTGGTTGCATTGGTGGCGATAGCAACGTAGTTGAACTCATCACGCGACAGCTCCATGCCGTACTTGCGATTGAGCCAGTCCACAACCTCGTAGACGTCCATCGGGCGAACACTACCATCCCAACGCAGGTTAGCGCCAGTGAAGTACGTTGCCAGATCCAACAGCGGCAGTTGCAGTTCGATGACTCCGGTGTAGCGCTCCAGCTCTGCGGTGTTACGCGGAGGAACAGCGGTCACCAGCACCTTGGCATTGCTACCCACCACACCCGTACGAGCGACTGTGGCATTATGGGGATACACTGCTGCGGTGTTGTCATCGTTCATGCGGCGAATCACCGACCAACCATTGGGCATTGCCAACAACGGGTTGCTGTCATCTTTGAGATAGTTACCCGCGGTGAAGCGGGCAGTGGTCGCAAAGGCGCTCAGCGTGGTCCTGGTGATCTGACTTGCCAGCGTCTTGGACGGTTCCTGCACAACGGAGAAGCGCACGTTGAGAACATCCACGTTCTCGGTGACCTCGCGTTGCACACCACCTTCAAAGCCGACAGACATGTCAGTGCTCAGCTCGTGGTACTTGGTGGAGCTTACATCAAACTCAACCATGTCCCCGACCATGTCGTACTCAACTTCATGTCGAGCCAACGTGTCAGCACTGAGCACCCGCACTGCCAGCTTGGACAGATCCGTGACGTCACCTGCGGAGGTGTAGTCATCGCCCAGTCGGATGACAGCAAAGTCTGCCATCTTCAGTGCATCGGAGTTGATGGAGGAAATGAACTGGATGGCGTAGCTGGACAGCTGCTCCATCAGCGAGATCATCGCCTGCTGCAATTCCTTTGCCGACTTGGTGTTGGTGCTATCCATCCCGGTTGCCGCACGCAGGATGTTGGTAGCCAACAGATCCAGTTCCAGGACGCTGTAGTCGTGGATCAGGTAGTTGTTCTCGGTCAGCCAATCCTCGTAGTACAGATTGATGCCGAAGTCGACGGGGACGTTGTAGAAGAACCGGTGCGCAAGCGCCTCGGTCATGCCGCGGGTCATCTCGTGCTCCTGCGCTGCGTAAACGTCGCGCTGGTGCATGGTGTAGTTGAAGATGTCCTGGCAGGCCTCGTAGAAGGTCACGGTGGAAATGATCTTGGCAGGAATCATGTCCGGGTGCCCAGCGTAGAGCGCCTCTACGATGTTGTCCTTGACGTACTTGCGATCCACGATGGTCCACAGCTCCGAAGGACGCGGAGCAGGGTCACGCAGGATGTGGCGCGCTTCCAGCTTGGGCAGACGGATCAGGTCAACGCCACGAGCCTTGTTGTAGGCCCACAGGTAAACGATGAACGCATTGCGCACCGTCATGCGAACACCCTCACCCGAGCGGGGATCAGGCACGGTGATGACAGGCGAGTAGCGCTCGTTGTTGCCCCAGAAGATCCAGTGGTTGAGCAGCGTGTCCGAGAGCGTGAAAGGCATCGAGTCGGTCAGATCCAGCATGGCCGATTCAAGTACCTTCGTCGGGAACTTGTCCATTGCTGCCGTTTCAATGGCTTCAATGATCAGTGGTTCCTCGTAGCCCTGGATGGCTGCGTTATCCTTTGCCGCAGGCTGCTCAGCATCGAGCATGCGACCAACCGTGCGTACATCATCGCCGGTCTGGTTGAAGCCGAAGTTCAGCGCCGTACGGAACAGACGCGGAGTCGGGGCGATATCTTCAGGCTGTTCTTCCAGATCATGACGGATGTCCCACTTGGCCAGCGGGATGCCACGTTCGGTCAGCAGGTTCTGTAGCAGGTCATCGAAGGTTTCCTGCTTACCAGGATTGCGCTCGATGTAGCGGATGTTGCGATACAGCCAGAGCATCTGCTTCTTGGTCAGCGTATCGATGAACGTGTCCAGCTTGCCGTGGCTGGCCAGGAACTCACGGATATGGAAGCTGTGGGCATAGCGCGTGTGCGCATTGCCATCACGGATCGCCATGAGCTTGCCGGGGATGTTCGCACCGATTGCCGCAAACATTGCACCGAAGTACATGTCGTCGGTCAACTGGAAGCCGGGGATCAACCAGCGCACAAGTACGCGGCGCAGCCATGCCTCCAGTTGCGGGATCAAGTTGCGCTCGTTGCTCTCCACCAACGTCGGGTCGTAGTACAAGATCGTACCGTCGGCGCAGTTGTAAGCCGTGGAGAAATTTTCGCTGTCAGCGTCGTTGGGAGTGAACCCAGCGGTGAGGTCAACAGGATTGAGGATACCGTTGATCAGGCTCACCTGACGCGGGTAGGCGGCACGCAACTGCTTGTAGTAGTCCCCATGGAGCGAGTATTCGCGCTTGGTGACGCGATGCTCTGTCAAACTTTCCTTGGTGAACTCTATTCTTTGAAGCGTGTCCAGCGAGGTGACATACATCGGTTTGTCTGCTGGATGATACTCGCCGGCCATGTTCTTGTAATAGCGCCAGCTGCTGGGATCTTCGTCTCGTACTTCGTAGCCCAGCTCACGGAGGTACGCATTGCTTGCTTCGGCAGCATTGGCTGACTTGATAACCAGCGAGCGCGCCAGCGCAAGGACATCGTCGACGTAAAGTTTGTAATACGCAGTGGACACCGCTGCGTCCTCCCTTCTTAAATGTTTGTGTACTGGAGTGGATAATGAACAACCTGCCGCCCGTCTTCCCGAAGGACAGCGATCGCCGAAAGGCTATGCCGAAGATTGAGACTCTGAAGAAGAGTCCGCAACTCGGCTCGGTGGTCTCCAAGTTGGTTTACGCCAACCGGGAAGTCCAGACCGGTGGACTGTTCCGTCGTCGCGAAGTGAACCTGCCGGGTGATCAGTTCTTCACCAAGCTCAGCGACAATACGGCGACCAACGTCACCGATTCCGCCAACCTGATGCAGCTGTTGCCGGATCTGCGTTTGAACATGCAGATCATGGTCAGCTCGATCCTGTCCCCGAAGGACATGATCAACTCGAAACTGAATTACCGTGTGCAGGAGGGCATCTTCGACAGCGAGCTTTCCGGCATGTTGTTGGACGTGGTTTCTACCCACTTCACGCAAGTCTATAAGATTGACAGCCGACTTCCGACATTGCTGGAAGACATCCTGTATCACCGTGGTTCGCGCCCGATGATCATCCTGTCTGAATCCACGATCGACGACGTCATCAACAATCCGACGCGTGCGTCCATGGAGTCCGTCAAGGCGTCCGTGGAAGGCGCAGGACAGCACTCGCTGGGTTGGCTGGGCCAACCTGCCGGTACGAGCGCCGACGCTCCCAAGAGTGGTTCTACGGCCGCTGGCGTGGGCTTTGCCATGGAGTCCTTCAGTATGGAGGCCTCGGCAAGTCCGAAGAACTACGATCCGGTCTTCAAGCCGTTCAACGGTGCTGCATCTGAAAAGACCGGTAAGTTGCTCATTACCGACAACCCGGAGATGCTGAAGATGCCCGCGCTTGCACAGGCGGCAATTCATCATCGCAGCGATGCCATCCTCAAGCGTCGCAACAACCGCAAGGGTCTGCTGAATCTGCCCAAGGTAGCGGTGGCCACCGAGTCCATCGGCACCGATGGCAAGCCCACCTTGATGGAGGTGCAGTCGGCTCTGTACAGCCAGCGTCGTTACGCTTCGATGCCGGTGCAGACCCTGTATACCCGTGACCAGCTGAAGACCAAGACCAAGGGTCACCCGCTGGTCATCGAGGCGCCGTCGGAAGCTGTGATCCCGGTATTCGTACCGTCCGATCCCTCCGATCATCTCGGCTACTTCCTGGTCTGCGATGAACGGGGTCACCTGGTCAACAAGTCCACCCAGGACGACTACTTCAACCAGCTCAACCAGAACGTGAATGCGAACAACGACATGATCAGTCAGCTGATCCAGTCGACGCATCGTGGCACGTTCGGCATGAAGGGCAACAACGAGATCGACGGTGAGTCGCTCCAGCGTGCCTACTCGGACATGGTCGAACAAACCATGCTGGCTCGTCTGCGTGCCGGTGCATGCGGTGACAACGTGACCATCGCTCGCCCGGAAGAAGTCTTCCGGATCATGCTGGCTCGTACCCTGGCCAACCAGGACACGCGTCTGGTGTACGTCCCGGCTGAAATGGTGACCTACTTCGCCATCGACTACAACAAGTTCGGCATCGGTCGTTCGCTGCTGGAAGACACCAAGATCCTCGCTGGCATGCGTGCAATCTTGATGTTTGCCAACACGATGGGTTCGCTGCGTAACTCGGTGGGTCGTACGAAGCTGAACATCAAGCTCGATGAGCGTGACGACGATCCGGTGGATACCGTCGAGTTCATCATCGGCGAGTTCTCCAAGAACCGTCAGCAGGCTTACCCGCTGGGCGCCTCCAACCCGCTGGACATCATCTCCTTCTTGCAGAACGCAGGTGTGGAAGTGGTGGTCAGTGGTAACGATGGCTACCCCAACACGGAAGTCAACGCCGAGGACTTCGGTGCACAGGTCAACAAGCCGGATCTGGATCTGGACAACCTGCTGCGCAAGAACCACTCGCTGTCGCTGGGTATCCCGGTGGAGATGGTGGACAACGCCCAGGGTCCGGAGTTTGCGACCACGGCGGTGACCAACAACCTGCTGCTGACCAAGCGCGTGCTGAAGACGCAGGAACAGTTCTGCCCGCATGTCACTGACTTCGTGCAGAAGTACACCTACAACTCAGGCACCCTGCTGGACCGTCTGCGCAAGATCATCATCGAGAACAAGGGCAAGCTGGGCGATGAAGTCCGTCAGTACATCCATTCCCATGGACAGGAACTGAACGTCGACAACGTGGTCAAGCTGTTCATCGACGCTGTCATCTGCGAACTGCCTTCTCCGGACACGACCAAGATCAAGGTTCAGGTCGAGGCGTACAAGGAGTACAAGGAAGCGCTGGCTGAAGTTCTGCCGGCCTACATCAGCAAGGAAATGTTCGATGCTGGTGGTGACTCTCAGACCGACATCTCCACTGCAGTTGATGGACTGGTCGCTGTGACCACTGCCTTCTACCTGCGTCAGTTCCTGCGTACCAACAACATCATGCCCGAGCTGTTCGAGCTGATGGAGCTGGACGAGAACGAAGAGGGCAAGGTGAACATCTTCGAGTCCGCTGCCGAGCACATGAAGGTGCTGTACAAGGTCTTCGGCAAGTACATCGACCGTATCCAGAAGCTGGTGGAGAAGCGCGAACCTCAGGATGAAACGCCTCCGGATGACGGCGGTGCTCCGCCGGCTGACGACACCGGCATGCCTCAGGACGATGGTCTGGGTACTGATACGGATACTGGCGCTGACGAAGGTGCCGATGAAGGCGCTGAAGAGGGTCAGGAAGACGAGCAGCAGGAGGAAGAGCAGGAGGACACTGGTGAAGAAGACGCTGCTGCTGATGCTGGTGCAGCTGAGGCGACGGAGGAAGGTGGCGAAGAAGCTTCCACTGAATCCATCGCTGATCTCTATCAGGAAGCCGATGATCGCGTCTACTTCTACGATGCTGTGAGTCGTCCGCTCAACCCGCTGCTGCGTTCGGCACACGCCCTCGAACCGGAGCTGATTGAAGTGAAGGACTTGCGCTTCAATCTCCATCAGGCTGGCTCGATGTCTCCGCGTCTGGTCTCCCGTGCCGACTACAGCTACCCGCTGATTGGCGTGCGTGAGGAAGATGGACGTGTGGTCATCCTCGATGGTCTGAAGCGTCTGTCTCGTGCAAACGCCGATGGTGCACATCGTCTGCCCGTCAAGGTTGTCACGATGGAACAGGCAAAGCCGTAATAGGAACTGGGAGGCCCTTCGGGGCCTCCCTTTATGCCGCGAAGACAAAAAAAAAGAGACGGCAAAAAAGTGCCCACCCCCCGGATAGGAGTGGGCAAAAGCGCCTATGTCACCAGGCGAGACTTGTGTTCTTAGAGAATGGCGCTATGCTCGTCGGCATAGTCAGCCATGGTCAGCATGACGTACAGGTGCGAAACCTGACTGCCACGAATGACCTTATCGACACCCCCCATGGAGTGCAGCTTGGCGGCGGCGGCGATGAAGCCGTTGTGCTCCAGTTCCATTTGCAGGCCGGTGAAGGAGTCGTAGGACATATCCGGATACTCACTCGGCCCACCGAGGGTGTACTGCAATTTGCGGACATGCTTGTCGATGATCTTCGTCAACAGTTCCGTACGCATGTGCAGCTGATTGGCCGCCGGGAGCATCAACGGATCGCTTTCTGCTCTGGCGATGATGTCGTTGTAGTCATCGGTGCTCAGGATAACCGTACTCAGTTCCTTACCGGCACCCGGATCGGTTTCCTCGATGAACACGTAGACACGCTCACCAACCGTCTTGGAGTAGGCCAGTGCGTAGTTGAATCCGTCAGAGGCCAGCGCTTCGTTGAGCTTGACGCGCATCGGCAGGCCGATTTCGTCAAGGACCATGTCCTGATTTGCCCGCGGTACGCTGTAGGCGGACATGAAGAAGGAAGCGGTGGTCTCGCCAAGTTCGTCGGTCTTGGTGATGGTGAAGCGGCGAACCCGCAGGGGCTGCTTGATACGTTCGATGATCTCGACCAGGTTGTCATACAGAGGAGTCCACATGACCTCCAACATGCCGACGGTGATCTGGGTAGATTCGATGGTCTGCTTACCCGGATCGAGATGGGCACGCATGTACAGGCCGGACATGATCAGTTCCTGCCGGATGGAGAAGGTCTCATCCTCAGTGGGGAACTGTTCGAATTCGATTGCAACGAAGTCAGCAGGCACATGCTCCTGCGCTGCTTCGTGGCTGACGACCAGACGGGTTTCCAGATTGCGGTATTCCATCCGATCGTTGAAACTGGCCAGACGGGAACCAATGGTTGCCATCACGGGAGTGCGGTCGTAGACGGTGTTGGTATCGTCTTCGAGGGAAAACATCGGGGTATTCACGGACAACTCCATTGGGGATAAGGGCATAAAAAGCACTCCCCCACCACCGTCCTTAAACGATGGCAGGGGATATGCAGGTTGTGACGTGGATAGACTACCGCGGTGCCCCAAGGTGGTTAAGGCGGCGCGTGCAGTCATGAAGGATCAACCGTCGCTAATCCAACGCCCATGGTCGGGCTACACGTCAGGAGGTTCGAGCACTAGGAAAGGAACTCTAGCTCCACATTATTGCGTATCGCTGTTTCTTTTTACAGCGGGGAAGTTTCCCTCCCCGCCAGGCCTTAGCCCATGATGTCAACCTTGGACGGCGTCAGCACGTAATGGCTGTTGTTGAAGAAGCCGACCTGCAGATCGAACGCCACGTTGTCTTCGGTGACCAGGTAGCGATGGCAGAACTCACCACCCACGATCGCCGTGCGCTGCAGCAGACGATCCAGCGAAGCGTGCAGTGCCGGGTACAGCTGTTCGGACACCACGCCACCGTTGACCAGCGACGGACCCATGTCAGCACTGGACCAGCTCAGCAGCGTCACCGACTGGCGACGAGCGAAGACCAGCCAATGCATGCCTGCACCAGCCTTGCCGTACTCTTCAGCGAAGCGAGCCAGCTCTTCGTCCTTCAGAACACGCATGACCGAGTTGAACACCTCGTCGACCTTGGAGTTCAGCAGGTTGGCAGCAGCCACGCCCACACTTGCCTTGGCCTGCATCGCCTTCAGCAGATCGCCGAAGTCGTCAGCAGCGGTATCGATGGTCCAGCTCAGCCCCATCGAGTTCTTCAGCACGTAGTTGATGCGAGCGGTCAGCGCATCGTTGAGCTGATGCCACAGACGGACCGGCACATCTTCCTGGCCCTGCAGCTGGCTGAACTTGGCCAGTGCAGCCTGCACGGTCTTTTCCTTGCCGATGGCCAGGAACGTACCGATCAGGTTGGCTTCCACCAGGTGCGGGGTGAGGATGTCGATGTAGAACTCCTTGGGAGTGTCTTCACCTTCATCTTCAACTGCCACCACTTCGGTCATGGCAATGGCCTGAGCCACCGACATTGCCGGCACGGTGGTAGCCACTTCGCCGATCTCGGTGTCCGGACCGAAGACCAGGTTGTCGAAGGTGCTTTCTTCGCTGCCTTCGGTCACTTCGCCACTCGGTGCGGCCAGCTCGACGCCGACCATCTTTTCGCCCTTCTTGTGCATGTTGGCGACCAGGTCGAAGCGCGGGTCGACACGACCCTGGCGACGCTGATGCTGCGCCTTGCTCTTGCGGTTCTCGTCGGTTTCCAGGTCCAGGTAGTCCATGTCGGCATTTCGCTCTTTGACAACTTCATCGACACGACCATCGGGATAGACCCGGTGGAACTTGACGAAGAGGTTGGGATCGTACACCAGAGCGAACGGCTGCTCCGGGCTGAAGGTCTTCTTGTAGGTGCTCAGCACTTCCGGGATGACGAAGGAACCGTCTTCCAGGTCCACGCGGTCGTAGGGACGGCCGGCACGGATGTTGGCACGCAGGGTTGCGTCCTTGTCGACGGTATCGGCCGAGACCACGGTGCCCTTGCTGCGATCAAACAGCTTCGGCATCGGGCGCGACGGAGTTGCATCGGCCTTGCGCTGTGCTTCGTGGTTCTGGTAGTTGTGGCCACGCGGGCTGGCATGCAGTTCTTCTTCCACGGCATGCAGATCGTTGCCACCACGTTCTTCCACGCCACCGGAGGAGAACTCGCGGCTGCGGTCTTCACGCGGGGTGTCACGACGGCTGCTACGCTCATCACGACTGGGGCGGTCATCGCGATTGTCCTTGCTCGACGCACGCACCACACCAGCCATGCCGCCACGGCGAGTTGCCGTTGCATCGGTGTCGTCTTCTTCATCACGACGACGGCTGCCACCGTAACCACGGCTACCATTACCACGGTAACCACCATCTTCGCGACCACGACTACGACCACCACGGCGATCGTCACGATCGTCGCCACGACCACGACCGCGGTCATCACGGTCATCGCGACCACGACCACGGCGCGAACCACGGTTGAAGTCTTCGATGTCAGCGATGAGGTCACGACCGTCGTCCATGGCATCACGCAGTTCGCGATCCATCTTGCCGTCGACGTACTCGTCCAGCTCGGGATACTTCTCCACGTACAGCGCCATGGTGAAGCGCAGCACCACCTGGGTTGCCTTGCGCAGCGCATCGGGGGCTTCCATGCGCTCGCCTTCGAAGAAGAAGAAGAACGCTTCGGCGACAGAACCGACGAGCTGGTCGTAGTCCTTGTTGTCGAATTCGTTCTCGGCCATCATGTTGTACAGGAACGTACGCAGCTCATGACGACCGTAGTCGGCCTGCAGTTCCTGCAGTACGACGCCTGCGATCAACGGCAGGTCGCGCTCGATGGCGCCGGGGATTTGGATATTGGGGATGTAGCGATCCGGGATGCGCTCGGGCAACCCACGGACAAAATAGCCTTTGTCGACAAACTCCGGATCGACGGGAAGGCGGGAACGTGAACGTGACATCTGGGCTTACTCCGCAGTTCTTGGCTTAACGCCGTTGGATTCTTTGTTGCACATCATCCAGGATCGGACGAAGTGCTGGCGACCTTTCCACCAGTCCGTCATGGGACAGGCGCACGTACACATTGGCACGGTCCCGGCCGGTGGGATCACTCTTAGACATGTTTCGGAAACTACCCACCTCCGCCATGGAGGAGTGCAGCTGTCGTGCGGGGTCGCTCATGCTTCCCTTGTTACCACCGCGACCACCTGTCGTACTGGTCTGGGCCACCAGTCGTGCAGTGATCTTGAAGACCTTGTTGTCACCAGGGCACGTTACCGAAGTAACTTCGTTGTGCGTGGGCTGATTGAGCTGGAAGATCAGGTCAGTCCGCAGATTACGCCGAAGCTCGGCGTTGATCTCCTTGGGATTCAAGATCGGCTTCTTCGAGTTGCGCAGGTTGAAGCTGAAGTTGTAGATCGCCTTGTTGATATCGAAGACGATGTACCTCAGGATCACAAACTGCTTGCCGTACATGCTGGCAATGTCCTTTGCATTACCGGTCAGCCGGCTATGGAAGGTGTCGATCATGTGGAAGAACAGGTCGTAGACCGTCTCCACAATTACGCCGTCTTCCAACAGCTTCTTGCGGGAGTTGCGATCCATGTAGGTATCGAGCGATGCAAGGTGATCGTCGAGGCGCTCCAGGATTTTACCTTCGCTCTGCCCTTCGCCGAACAGGAAGATGCCGAGCGCGAGTTGCCATCGGGTGATGTCAAGCGCGAACTCCAGCGGGAACCGTTCCGGGAAGTGGTCGATGGCATAGAAGAAACTACCGACCAGGATGTGTACTGCGTCCGAATAGTTCTCCCGAGGGATAGCCATGCGGATGTCCGTGACCGGGTGACCTATCTTCAGACGAACGCCCTGTGGCTTGATCTGTGCCGAGGTGAAGATAACCCAGTCTTTGGCCGGGTACGCTTCCTCGTTGATCGTTGCCGAGTCGCCCACGATGATGTCAGTGCCTCCGTAACGCTTGAAGGTCTCTTCCACACCGTAGCGACAGAACAGGTAGTGTGCCATCGTCGAATCCCCACGGATCGGCTGGCGAGCCAGTTCCGCTTTGCCCTCCGCCGTGTGGTTGTACAACGAGGCGTGGATCAAGTGCGCATCCACCTGTATGCCGTCACGCATGAAGGTGTAATACATTCGCTCAAAGGTGAGCTTGGCGCCTTGCAATGGGATAAAGATCGATGTTGCGTTGATGCTGAACACGCGGTCGGCCAGTACGGGCGCTACCGCAAACAACGAGCCGCGCAGATACATCAGTCCGCCGTCCATGACGTTGGGCAGGAAGATGAATCTGGGGTCAAGCAGCTGACCCATGTAACTGAACATGTACTTGTTCAGGTGTGCGGAGGTTCGTGCAGTTTCCCAAGTCCTTTGGCTGTTGACCCGCTTGGTGATCTCCTTGAACCACTCACGCGGAGTGCAGCGGGCGAAACCTTCGTACTTCAGCCCTTCGGGGAACCCGGCGGCTGCGGTGCGGAAGATGTCATCCACCATCTTGTCCACGTAAGGCACATGCTTGGTTGCCAGACCGTTTGCAATGTCAGGGTTAAGTCGTGGAGTGACTTCCCTGAGCAGCCTGGAGTAATGTTTGTCCGTCATCTCTTCCTCGGGATAAGGATGGTTACTGCTAACTCTTGTTATTGCCAAACATCGAGAATGTCTTAACACTAGCGACAATCACACCGATCGCTGTCAGTACTGCTGGCATTGATTTCCAGAACTCCGTATGCTCGCGTCGGGATAGTGAGACCTCTTCAGATCGTTCCTTCCTGAGTTGCATTTCCAGATTCCTGTGGTGCGTCACGAGATCAGATTCGCGTTTGATCTCTGTCAGCGTGTGGACGTTCTCCATGTCCTTTGTCTTGAATTGTTGCGTTGCCTCTTCCCGCTTGCGCTCTTGTTCTGCCTTCCAGTCGCCGAGTGAGTCGGCTTCACGATAGCTCCCATAGAGACGATACTTCTTCCTTGCATCTTCAAGAGTGCACCAATCCAGAACTGGAGTGGATGGGAAGTTTGACCCCGCCGTTGCTGGCGGACGCGTAAGGACATAAACGCCGTCATCGACCCCTGGTGCGCTCACAGGGTGGACATCGTGGACGACGCCATTGAGATTGAGATACTGCGTGCCATGTTTACCATGATTGTCGACAAGCTTGATGTTGAATCCGAAGAAGCCATCTCGTGCTTCTTCCTTGTCTTTGGCATACAGTCGTTCGATATTGCTTTCCACAGACCGCGGATGAATGATGACACTGTCCAAGTCTGCCTCCGAAACGACCATGTCGATTTCTCGGATGTAGAACGCACCACCGTTGTCTCGGAGGTCTTCACGAGTGAAGGTGATGTGTAGGCTGCGAGTACGCCGGAACTTCTCCTGCATCTCTCGCGAATTGTCCAGTGCATCAATAAGTGCCTTGCGCACTCTTGTCTGATTTTCGGCTACTCCAGAAGATACTGAGGAGATGTCGACATTTACAGATTGATGCCACCTGTAAACGATTACGATCTCAAATATCCCGTCTATCTTCTTACGCGAATAAGAAGGTACACTAGCTTTTACCCCCAGTACGTCAGTTGCATCAACGGTGATCCCGAGACCGTTGTGGAACGTGATTTCCTTACCATACCAGGAGGGATTTTCCGCAGCCATTCGCTTGTTTGAATCCACGCGCAGGTTCTCGCTCTCCCGAGTAACCACTGCACGGAATACTCTACCCATGGTATCCCCTAAGATTTCTTTGGAACTTCCAAATCGATTTGGTCGTAACTTTCCTGTTACACCTCAATGATGTATGGTTCAAGATTTTTTGGATGACGGCATAAAGGAAAAACCAGAGGAGGAGCCGAAGCTCCTCCTCTGATCCACCGTACTGCCAGAAATGCAGGTAGAACTTGGTGTTCCTGTTCTGAAATGCGTGGGTGGCGGATTTGCCTACCACCCAGCATCCCAAATCAGTTACGGGCCGGTGCCGCCACCGGTGCCGCCGTTGCCGCCGGTGCCACCGCCGGTGTTGCCACCGTTGCCGGTGCCACCGCCAGCGCCCGTGCCCGGATCGACGACCGGGGTCACGTCGGTGCTGTCCACGGCCACGGTCGACTTCAGGGTCAGCACCTTGTCCAGGTTCTTGACCTTGATGATCGCCATGATCGGGCAGTTGTTGAAGTGACGCGCACGCGGCTGGACCATCGCTTCCTTGATGGTGGCGCCGTTGCGGTTCACCATCACCGAGCTGGTCAGTTCCGGGATCCAGGCGAAGTTGCCGAAGTTCAGCGGATCGGCACCCTGCGCGGACGGACGGGTGAAGAACATGACGATGTGGCCGTCGATGCGGCTGTCCACCGACACGGCCTGCTTGGCCTCGTCGAACACGGTCGCCCAGGTACGGGTATCGCCCTGCACCATCAGGTGACGGGTGATGACCTGGTCGGTGATCAGACCCAGGACCGGCTTGTTGCCCGAACCGGCGTGCGCGTCGAGCGCCTGCTGGTAGCCGGACTTCTGGTACATGCGGTAGGTGATGTCACGCACCGCGTTGACCAGGCAGGCCGACACGTCGAACGCCTTGTCCCAGGAACGGATGGAGTTGATTTCCTTCTCCAGGTCCAGTTCCAGTTCTTCGTAGAACGGGGTCACCAGGAAGCGGCCCATGCCTTCCAGCGGCGCGATCGAGCCCTTGATCTGCGGGCCGGCGACGTAGTCACGCAGCGCGGCAGCGTAGTTGAACAGGGTGGTGATCGCGTTGTTGCTGTTGCGGATGCGGACGGCGTTGGTCAGGGCCTTCAGGTCCGAGGCATCGCGCGAGGCGGTGATCGGGCTCGGGGCGCTGATCGGGGAACCCAGCGGAATCACGTAACGCTCGGTTTCCCACTGGACGTCCAGCTGCATGCCGCGGGTACGGCGGTTGCTGTTGGTGCGGTAGGCCTTCAGGTCGTAACCGACGATGCGGGCGTCCTTCAGCTTTTCCACGATCGCCAGGCCGGCGCCGGACTTCAGGTCGACCAGATCGGAGTTCTCGTCCAGGATCGCGTAGACCTCGACTTCCGGAGCATCCACGCGCACCGTGGCGTACTGGACGTTCGCATCACCGAAGGCCTGCAGGCGCAGCTTGACGGTGTACTTCGAGGTGGCCAGGTCAGCAACGACGGCCGGGGTCGACTGGTCGACGGTACGGGTCGCAGCGTTCAGGGTGATGCCGACGCTGGTGAAACGCAGCGACAGATCCTTGCTCTGACCTTCGATGGTCTTCAGGAAGCTGTTCAGCGGCAGGCGGCTGACGTCGACCGGCACGCCGGTTTCGCCGTCGGCGAGCTGCACGTACAGGGTTTCCAGGGCCAGGCGGGCGTCCAGCGCGTCGCTGTTGTCCAGGATCTGGTTGGCCATCAGTTCCGGGTGAGCGGACAGGCCGATGATCTCGTGCTTCTTGCGCAGGGCAAGCGGCGCGGTGGTGATGTCGAAGCCCGACACGATGACGGTACGCTCGCCAACGATGGCGGCGTCCACGAACGAAGCAGCGTTGCTGTCGTCGCCGGCCACGACCGGGTAGACGCGGGTTTCTTCGTCGGCCAGGATGGTGGCATCACGGTGCGCGTCGATCAGGTTGCGCAGGTGCCAGTTGGTCTCGGTGCCGTCGGACTTGCGACGGATTTCCTTGTGGACCTGGTAGCGACCGACGGTGACGTCGATGGCAGCCTGGTCCGGACCGACAACGATGGTCGGGTAGGCCAGTTCGGAAGCGTCGTCCTGGCGGGCGGCTTCCACGTTGAACTGGATGGAGTAGGCCATCGAGTTCTGCAGCTCGCGGTCGTCGAAGGCTTCCATCGCCGGCTCGACCTGGTCGGTGTAGTCCAGCAGGCCGGCGGCGCCGAAGTTGCTGGCGTGGGACATGCGCACGCCTTCCTGCGACACGGCCTTGCGGGTCAGCGCAGCCTTGTGGTACTCGCCGGGGTTGCCGTAGGCCATGGCGACCATGGCACCGGCGGTCTTCTGGGCCGGGGTCAGCTTGATGGCAGCATCGGCTTCCAGGCCGCTGAAGTGGCTTTCCAGGCTCAGCGCGATGCCTTCGGCGGTGCGCTCCAGGTTGGCGAAGGCGCTGTCGTTCAGGCTCTCCATCGAGAGGATGTTGTTGGTTGCTTCCTTGCCGCCGAAGTTGGCAGACTGGTTGGCAACCAGCGACTTCAGGTTGTCGATGCCCTGCTTGTAGGGGTTGTGCGGACGCGAGGCGATATTGAGGCGCTGCATTTCTGGGTTCCTTGACGGTTTGGTGAGAATAGGATCGGGCGAGGGGCGGCCACTTTTCCCATAGAATATCTTCCTAGGGAGCTGCAACTAGCCCGACCCTGTCCTTGGACTGCCTCCACCTGCGGGGATAACCTGTCCATACCATACAGGAAATCACACGCATTCTGGAGAATAGGCAAAAGCCTAATGCGGTTGTCAGGCCTTGTTAGGCCGCTTGCTGATCGAGGGTATGGCGGAGCCATGCGCGTGCGCAGGGCTCTTGCATGAGCTCTTCGAACGGCATCTTGGTGTTGAGGATCTTCATGACGTCGGTGTACAGAGCAGCCATGTCGGTGACGCCCACGGTGGAGGTCTGATAAATCAGCACCGTGTCTTCAGAGAATGGGTAGCAAGAAAGTACATACTTGCCCAGCTCTTCAGCGCAATCCTTCATACGTTTGTCGGTAATCGACGCATTGAAGTCTTCACCGAGGTCCAAACGACGGCGAGTCTCCTCGCATTCATCGCTCCGCGGCAGCAGATCGCACTGGTGGAAGGAGCCAGTGATGGGCTTCGGGAGGATGTCGTCCAGACGGAGATTCAGTCCGACATAAAGTCTTACATCCTCAGGCGATACTATGCCCAAAAGTTTGGGGATGTTGACCAGTGCACTTCTGGGGAGCGACGCAGCCTCAATGGCGCGCATCATCCAGAGGGGTGCGAACAGCATCTTCATCGAAAAAATCCTCTTTAAGAAAAAGTGTTCATACAAATGGATGCAAAACTCCTCCTCGTAAAAGCGGTAACTCTGTTGTTCCGCGAAAGCCAGATTGCCGACTATGGCTCTGGCTCTGATGATCTCATCCGTGAGACCTTGAACTCCATCAAGCTTCCTGAGTCCGTGATCGAAACCGACCATGGACGTGAGGTGATGACGGGGCTGCGGGCAACAGTGCTCTGGCTCATTGACCGCAAGGCAGAGCGGTCTGTAGACAAGGAAGCATTGCTTCAAAGAATACGTGTGAACGTGGGTGACGAGACGTGGCTGTTTGACGCCATCGAACAGGGCATCCGCGACATCGACGACCAGGAAAAGATCCGTGATGAGGCGTTGTCCCATCGTCGTGACCTGATCCACTACCATCGCAACAATGCAGTGACCAGCCTGGTTCGCTCGGCCTCCAGTACCCTGATGTTCAATTCGGGCAGTATTGACTGGCGCACCTACGTCCAAGATCTGATGGACAAGCTGGAACCCTATCGAAGCGACGCCACCGCTGTCATCGAGCAAGATGACAACGATCTGACCTTCGATGACATTACCAAGATCGCAGGCGCCGTAGAACGCGCCAAGGAAGAGAACCAGACCGACGGTGTGATGATCGTCGGGTATCAGGGCTTCATGCGCATGCTGGGCCACCACAAGGGCCTGCGGCGCGGTGACATGTCTTTGGTGGGTGCACTGCAGCACAAGTTCAAGTCGGGCTGGTGTAACGCTGTGTTTGCTACAGCGTGCATGTTCAACACGCCCTACCTGAAGGACAAGACCAAGAAGCCGATGATGATGCTTATCTCCACCGAGGACAAGGTGAGTGATAAGCTGCTGTGGATGTTCAAGTTCATCAAGGAGAATCTGGAAGGGGTCAAGATCGACTCCACTCAGTTCTCTGCTGAAGAGATTGCCGAGTACACCATCGGTAAGCTGACGCAGATGGGCTATGAGATCAACATGGTCCGTGTCAACCCGTCGGACTTCTCCTACGCCAGCTTGCAGGATCGTATCAATCGCTTCGAGGCGATGGGTTATGAGATCCACCTGCTGGTGATCGACTACCTGGCCATGTTCAACAAGGCTGGCTGTACCCATGGTGCAACGGGTGCCGAGATCAAGGATCTGATCCGTCGTGTGCGTAACCTTGGCTCGGCTAAGGGTATTCACATCATGACCCCTCACCAGTTGTCCTCTGACGCAAAGCAGAAGCTGCGCGATGGTATCTCTGAGTCGGACTTCGTCAAGGAAGTTGCGAACCTGGGTTATTGGGACGGCTGTAAGGGTATCGATCAGGAAGTGGATCTGGAGTACTACATCCACATCGTCAAGATCGATGGTAGAGCCTACCTCACATTCCAACGTGGTAAGCATCGAGGGCTCATCGACCAGACGGAAGACCGCGACATGTACTTCGCGCTTCCGTTCCAGAAGATCGGCACGTTGCTGTGGGACTTCAACGGTAAGGACACTACTCTCCGCAAGCCGGGTGGTGGTGCGATTGGAACGAGCGAAGAAATGCCATGGTTCGATAGTTTCGAGATGGGCTCAGTCGCCGCATAAGGCAAAAAAAAAAGAGTAAGGACATAGCTCCAGCTACCCCTGCGGGTAGCTGGAGCCTATGCCGTTTAGATGGTGCGGAAGATCGACGGTTCGAACTTGGGGTTACGTTCAACGCGGAAGCGTCGACGACCATCTTCGCTCAGGCAGATCGACAGGTTCATTTCATCGACCACATTGGGCAGGTGGATATCCATCAACGTCTGCACTTCCATCTTGCGCAGATGTTCGTGCTCGGTCAGGTGGAACATGGAGCGTTCCAGATCCATCAGCTCAGCTCCGGTGAGCTGCTTTGCTGCGTGCTTCCCGCGGGGGCGATCAAACGAACGCGTCGCGCTCACAAGCTGACGACCCCTGTCGTCGTAGTTGGTCATCACCAGCTTGTTGTGGCCGATAGCGATGTGGAAGTAGGCGGTGCGCTTGTCCACCTCCTTGAACATCTTGGCGATCTTGCGCCAGCCGGCTTCACACTCGGCAGACGGGCAGAAAGCATGATGGAAGACTTTGCCCATGGCCAGGGCTACTTCACCGAGCGCGGGACCGGTGACGGGGTTTGCGACTGCGTTCATGATGCTCCTTACTGGGATAGTTGAGCGGCGGTGTCCTTGTTCCAGAGGCGATAGTCTGCGAACGTATGGTCACCACCAAGTTGGCGGGTTGGTGCACCGTAGGGTGTGTACCAGTATCCCTTGTAGAGGAAACCGGTCACAGAAAACCCAGCGGTGATGATGCGGGAGAAGATGTCACGAACTGCGGAAGGGGGCAACTTGCTCTTGCTCGCCATCCAACGGTTCTCGATGCGGAACTTGATGTAGCGGTTTGGTTCAATGCCGTTGCCACGAACGTGGATCAGGCCGTCTTCTTCGTTTTCTTCAAAGTCGTAGTTGAACATGCCAACCTTACCTTGAAGGACGAAATGCATGAACAGGAAGCCTACGTTTCTGGCCAACTTGTCCACGCTCTCAAAAATTCGAGTCAGGGTATCGCGCATAGCGGGTTGTTTTATCACGACGGACATTCGTCTCTTTCCTCCGTCCAATAGGAGAGGAGAGTAGATAACTACTCCCCTCTCGTGGACGCTTGCGGTTCTTAGGCGTCGATCAGCGCGGGACCATCATTGTTCAGGTGATTGATCAGCATCACCGTCCCGATCACCACTGCCGCACCCACGCCGATGGCGACCAGGCGCTTCTTGTTGTGCACGGTTTCATGGAACACGTTCTTGGCGCGGTTGGCGCCGCGACGGATCTGGGTTTCGGTGCGGGCCTTGGTACGGGCACCGAAGTCCTGGGCGTCCTGGAGAAAGGTGGTCTTCTGGTGGTTGGGATCGACACGACCGGCGTGCTGGGCCAGCGAAGCGGAGGGGCGCGGACGACGGACGACGGTGTTGGTAGCTGCGGACATGGTACGTTCCTTTTTGGGCTTGAGAGTGGACTTGGTTTCTTTCAGAGGAGCTGCTTCGAGTTCGTCATCCTCGATCGGACGAACGTACTCAGCTGCAGCCTGGCGCTGGCCACGAGTGGCCTTGTAATTCACCCGCACGACCAACGCGCCATCTTCGGTCGAGAGGGTAATCTTGGATCCCTTGTGCTGCTGGGAGTCGAGCGGTGCTTCCATCAGCTCGGGATGCTTGGTCAGCAGGTCATCGAAGTAACCCATGGTGTCGAGGAAGCCCATGCGAACATAGGTGCCGATCCGGCCATAGGTCGAGGCCTGAATGATGGCCTCTTCGAACTGCTCCAGGTTCGGGTTGGCCAACGCGTCCGGAGCATCTGCGATATTCAGCAGACTCTGGAAGCGTTCATCCACGTGCTTGAACATGGCCTCTTCAGCGGCGACGTTCTGCTCAACTGCCATGCTGATGAAGCCACAGCGGAAGATCAGCCCTTGTGCTGCGATGCGGCCCATGTAGTAGCCGCACATGCGTTCGAGCAGATCCTGCTCTTCCTCGCTGCGACTGGAGTCTTCGCTCAGCTCGCTGAGGTTCAGTGCGAGTACCAGACCGGTGAAGGTCAGAGTACGTGAGCCCATCAGGAACGGCATGTCCAGCAGTTCGTCGAAGATGTCCGCTTGTTTGTCCAGTCGGTCCATCGTCAACATCACCGCTTCCCCACCGAAGTTCAGGCCCTTGGCCAGCTTCAGGAAGGTGATCGGCAGCCAGCCCTTGGGTGAGGCCATCTCCACGGTCTTGCCCTGGTAGCTGCTGCGCAGCGTATCGGGGAAGATGGTCCATGCCAGTTGCAGCATGCTGCGCACGAAGCTCTCGCTCATGCCCAGGCCGTTGTAGATGTTGGGCTCGAATGGAGCATGTTCGTGTACGAAGGTCAGATCGCGGACACGGTCGCTGTACTTGTTGAACAGCTCATGTACCGCCTGATTGTTGTAGCGCTCGTTCTTGGCCGCATCGGTTTCGATCAGCTTGCGTTCTGCTTCCTTCTGCACCTGGGTCTTGCGGGGTGCAGCTTTCTTTACGGCTGTCTTGGTCACCGGACGATTCTTACGGGGACGATATGCCACGATGTTTCTCCTCTGGGGTTACACGAAAGAAAAAATAGTTGAGTCAAGTCACCCACCTATCAGCCTTTCCGTTTGATTGGAAGGGATGATAGATTGAGGACTTGGGGACGATTGGTTGTACTACTTCAGCTAGGTGATGTATAGGTGAAAGTTTTTGGAATCGGGTTCTAAGATGCCCATCTATTCTATGTGGGCGGGGCCAGATTACTTCCGGCCTTAGCCTACCAATGCGCATCCCACCTTACTAGCTAGAGGTAATACCATGTCGCTCAATGACAAGAGCAAGGATCGTCTGCTCGCGCTCGTCAACGAAGAGAACGCCGCGGAAATGATCTACGGTCCGCTGACCTTCGACGACGTCGACTTCGCTGACCCGGTGGCCGATGCCACCCAGGGCGAAGAGGTCAACTCCACCGTCAAGATCACTGCCAAGGCCGAAAGCCGCTTCGGTGGCGAAGTCACCACCGCCTACCAGCGTCTGGACCTGCAGAAGCTGTTCGACGACGCCGGCCTGCCGGAACTGGAACTGCGCGCCGTTGGCCTGACCAACTCCAGCGAGCTGGTCACCGAGATCAACGAAACCTTCGGCCTGGGCCTGGACGAGGACGACATCGTCTTCGAAGCCCTGCCGACCGGCGAGTTCCCGATCGACTACACCCTGAAGACCAAGACGACCTCGTTCGCCTGGATCGGCGAACTGAAGATCATCCTGACCGACGGCAAGCCGCCGCTGAGCTCGGTGATCGTCAAGACCGTCCTGAACGGCCTGAAGTACCCGGCCGGCATCGTCTCGGGCCTGATCAAGCCGAAGGTGCAGCAGAACGTGGCGGTCAACGAAGCGTTCCAGACCGAAGAAGGCACGCTGTTCATGGGCACCGGCAACCCGGTGGGCAACCTGGTCGCCAACAACAACGGCGAACTGGAAGTGGCCATCGGCGCTCGCCGCTGGAAGGACATCAACACCTTCGCCCCGGTCGACGGCGCCCTGCCGAAGTACTCGACCGCCATCGCTGCTGACGGCGACTGGAACGTCCCGTTCTCGATCGGCCTGCTGGACAAGACCCACGGCACCGCCGTGCTCGACCTGTACGCGGTCGAGGTGTTCATCCAGACCGCCGACCGTACCTCCGGTCTGCACCTGGTCGCCGTGAAGAACGCCGACGGCACCCTGTCGCTGAAGGACGAAGCTGCTGGCGTGGAAATCACCGACGCCTACTTCTCGGCCTCCGGTGACCTGATCCAGGAAATCCAGCGCGCCTCGTTCTACGCCGACGCGTTCCAGGGCGTGACCACCAACGAAGCCGGCGCACTGCTGGGCGATTTCTACATCGCCGTGCAGGCTCGCCGTCTGGACTCGATCGCTCCGCGCGTGCTGGCGGCTGCCGAAGTGTCCATCACCGAAGCTGCGAACGGCTAATCGCCATCGCGCCTAAGGGCATAGAGGAGGGGCTTCGGCCCCTCCTCTATTTATGCCGCTCAGTAGATCTCTTCGATCATCAGTTCCATCATCAGACGCAGCTGCGAGGAACCACGGGCGTAGCTGTTCAGCGTCACCTCCAGCGCAGCGCCACGGGCGATGTGGATCAGTTCGTCCGAACCACCCACCACCGTGCCGACCTTGCTGCCAGCAGCGAAGACCACATCGAAGCGATGGGCACCGATGTTGATCTGCAAGCTGACCTCGGAGGTCGGGGCGACGTTGAGGCCGAAGATGCATGAACTCAGCGCCTTGTCCACCACGACTGCCTCGCCGATGAAAGCACCGAACAGAGGTTCGGCCTTCATCTCGTAACGGGTCAGGTCATTGACGGAGAAGTTGATGTTGAAGCGACGCGAACCAGCGCGGTTGCGGACTTCTTCAAGCAGGCCACGCAGGGTGGGAATGTTGCCGTCTTCGAGTTCGACGACGTCATCGGGCTGGCCCTGGATGAACTGGCGCAGCAACAGGTTGCTGGCTTCGGTGTCGTCGGCTGCTTCGTTGAGGCGCTCGATTACTTCTTCGGGACTGGTGCTCATCTTGTTTCCTTGGTTGATCAGGTTTCAGGATGGAAGACCAGATACAGGCCCTTCCGTACCGCAGTGCTCACACGCCCCGCAGCGGCCACCAGTTCATCCACAGGGATCGGGATGTAATCGAAGTGGGCCACGATCACGCCTTGACCGTAGTAAGCGTAGGAGCTGTCCTTGGCCTTGACCTGCACGTTGAGCTGGTCAAACCCTTGGGACAGATCGAAGACGCCTACAGGCTCGATCTCGGACGTGGTGAAGTTGATGTTGTACAGTTCGGCGATGGCGCCGATGAACTGCTCGAAGGTGACGTTCTTTTCGGTGAGGATGCTCATCCCGCCCGCCAGATCGATCACTTGCTGCAACTGCAATCGCTCGTAGGAGAGATTGACAATGCCGCCGTAATCAAAGGCAGGCTTGGAGCGTACCCGCATCGTTGTGGTGGGTTCACCGGGCACTACACCACCCGGTGGTTCCAACGTCACCTGGTCATGAGTGAGGGTGAGGTCGTTGTCCTGGTTGATCAAACCCAGTACGACGTCCCGTGCCTCGATAGACAGGTCGGTCATGTGGCTACCTTAGAGGATCTGAATCTGGAGGAGTGCTCCGCTCTCAGGAGCAGGCGCAGCGCCCTGGATGGCATCCATGAGGATGAGCAAGCTAGCGCTAGAAACATTCACTGGCCTGGGGTCATCCATCAGAACAGCGTAGTTCGCCATGGCAACATTGGCACTGACGTTGGCGTCTACAAGAAACGCCATCTGTACCTTGGAGACATCGTTATCCACGATACCTCCTTAAACCTTCGGCGATGACAACGTCATTGCCAGGTTGTTGATGTTGGCGGGAATCAGATCTTCGCTGACACCAGTCGACCAGAGTTTCGCGGTGTCGTATTGGTTCTGACTGAAGACGGTGGGGACGTTGCCGGTTGGCGCCACCTCTTCTCCAGTTTTGACATTGACCACCGAGGCGGCTACGGTCCTATCCGAACCGCCGTTTCGTTTGGCGCGGACGTACAGCTCGGCCGAATTTGCGCGATAGCCTTCCGGCAGGCTGAAGTCCATCCTGTACTTGTCAGGAGCGTTGTCCAGCGGGGACGTGATGAACTTGGCATCGTTATCCGCATTAGCTCCGGTCAACAGAGCCAGCGGATCGTTACCCTCCGACGGGGTCCAGTTGCTTTCCAGTGTCCTGGTTGGCTGGCGCGTCAAGATCATCTGGGGACCAAGGCGTTCGTCACCGATGTAGATATCCCCGAATAGCAGTGTGCTCTTCCATGTCTGAGTGGGAGCGGCAGAAGACCCCAAGCGGAAGTTGGTAACCGCCCCAATGCTCTTCGGGGAGGCGTACCTTGCCAACTCTACCCCATCAATGAACAGCGCAAAGGACAGGGCGGTGCCGGCAGCATTGCGAATCATCTCAATTTCGATGTAGTACTCCTGACCAATGACCAGTTCCATGGTTGGACCAGCCTGGCTTGTGCCGTTCGGGATGCCGATACGACCGGAGCTGGCCAAGTAATCGAGAATCGTGGACCCTCCGAAAGACAGCAGGACTACTGCGATGCCTGCTTCCGCTCCTGCATCCGGTGGGCGCAGACGCTTCAAACGCAGGCCCATGAATCTCTTCGCTCCACCTGCGGTGGAAAACACGTCAGTCGCTACAGGGAACAATGCGCTGCAGGCTGCGACAGAACTGCCATCGCCGAGAGCCGTCCACGCGAGAGCATTTCTCAGAGTGGCCCCGCTACCGAACTTATGCTCGGGAAGACCACTTACACCGATGGTGTAGTTTGGGCGATCAACTGGTGCTGTGACACTAGGTTTGGCCGGATGATTGACAAGGCCGGCTCCTACGACAGCACTGCCTGTAGCGTTGGCTGCTTCTCCGAAGCCGTCAAAGCCAAGGATGTATCGAACAGTCACTGGGTTCTCCTAGATTTTCTGGATCTGGAGGAATGCACCAGATTCGGGTTTGAGAGTGGGGTCGACTTGGGCATCCATGAGAATCTGGACACCCAACATGCCGATGATCGCCGGTTGTTCATCAGCGACCATCACCATGCCACCAATCCCGCCAACCAATGCCAGCCCAGGGTCATCGATCAGCGACATCATGCCGATGGATGCAACTTGTGTGGTCATGGCGGCACCTTAGGTCAGCGGGGAGGTCAGGTTGACGTCCATCGAGTTGAGGTTCTCCGGCGTCAGCGTTGCCGGGGTATCCGAACTCCAGAGCAGGTCGGTACGCCAGGCATTCTGCGAGAACTCGGTCACAACCGACTTGGCCGCTTCGACTTCAGTTCCGGTCGCGCGGTTGAACACACCCGCACGAACCTTGCGGGTGGAACCAGGGTCACGCTTGCCACGCACGAACAGCGAAGCAGCGTAAGCCTTGAAGCCCACTGCCAGGTTGAAGTCGATGTGGTAGCGATCTTCCGACGTATCAGCCGGGGAGACGATGAACTTGGTGTCATCGGTGGTATTGGCACCGGAGATCAGAGCCAGGCCATCGTTGCCTTCGGACGGCGTCCAGTTCTTCACCACAGCCACGGAGGGCTGACGGCTGATCACCTGTTGCGGACCCAGACGGGTATCGGCGACGTAGACGTCGCTGACTGCGATGTACTGGTTCCACGCGTAGTTACCACCGGCATTGCCGAAGGTGAAGTTCAGGAACGTGGAGTACGAGGTCGCAGTGGAGGTGTAGATCCTCGTGCCGTCAACCCAGATCTCGAAGTAGGCATTGGCGGTCGTGGTGCGCCGGGCCAGCAGTTCGATGTAGTACTCCTGCCCTTCGCGGAAATCGAAGTAGCTGGAATACGAGGTGCTACCCAGGAAGAACTGCGTGGAGCCAGTGGTCGGATTGAACCCGAAGATCGGTGCGCCGTTGGCCATGATCACGGTGTGATAGGCATTGGGCGGAACCGTGCCAGCTGGGTTGATGCGACCGCGCTTCATCCGGAAGCCGAACACAGCAGTGGCGCCAACCACTGCAGGTAGCACGCCAGCAGGCAGCGGGAACATGGCAGAGACGTTACCAGCGTTCTGCGTCTTCGCGCCGCTGTACATGACCAGCGAATTGCGACGACTTGCACCACGACCAACTTTGTGACGCTCCAGACCACTCACACCGATCCCGTGTTCACGCCCGGCTGGATTGCTATTGGTGAGGGTCGGCTTTCCCGGATGCGTGGTCAGGCCAGCGAAGGCGGCAGGACCGTCGCCATCGGCGTTGGCCTGCGCTCCGAACAGATCGAAACCGGTGTGGAAATAGACGGTCATGAACATTTCCCTTTGAGGTAGAAGAGACGTTAGACCTTCCGGTCAACATAGGATAAGTTCATGGCTTTCTCAGGCAAAAAAAAAGAGACGGCATAGCTGGGAGGTCACCCTCCCAGCCGTTTATGCCTTCTTGCTATCCTGCAAGGTGAGGATGTCCCACACCGAAGGACTACCGCGATGACGCTGGTGGAGTTTGTGCACCCACTCGATCTTTCCCCCAGCCAACCCAGAGGTGGTCAACTCGGTGAGCTGACTGGAGAAGAGCGGTGCCCAGTCCATGCCATGGAGCGCAACAATCGTGGCCGTTTGGTAAATGGCCGGCATTACATCGACCAACATGTCCGGCGGGAACATGGTCAAGAACTGACCCTGCAGACCGATGAACAGTTCGTGCGGTGCGCCCAGTTCAACGTACGTGCCGATGTGCTGGACTTCGTTCTTGCTGTCCCAGTCGCCCCGGATACGATACAACTTGGTCGGGGTGAGGACGAAGAAGTCGATCGCGTTGTAGCGGATCTTGCCCTTGTCAAAGACGGGCAGTTGCGCCATCGGTGCCGCATCCAGCAGGCCCTCACTCAGAGCCTCAGCGAAGTCATGTGCCCCGTGGAAGATGGGGGTCTCGGGGATATGCAACGAGCCGACTGCATAGCCCGCTGCAATGATCGCCTCCCCACGGAACTTGAAATCGTCGCCTTCGCGGCGATGATACAGACCGCTGATATTGATAGACTGGATTGGGGCCACGATACGCGTGGCCATGCCATCTGACTTGATGTAAATCAAACTCACGGAGAAACTCCCAGACGCTCGTAGAGCTGCGTGTTGTCAGCCTTGCGCCTACCACCCATCAGAACCCTCTCCTTGCCGTCAGCGGCCCCAGAGAAGCTAACACAGGCACTGTGCAACGCCTGGGTGATAGCAGCATCGGAATTGAGGACACTGAAGGCCGTAACCAGCGGACCATTCTTCCCATCGGGGTTCATGGTCACACCAATCAGAGGCCCTCCAGCATTGGGGTACATCTTGCATACCAATGCCGTCACTTCCGGTGCTTTCATCGATGTGCGCTTGAGCAGCTTCATTGCAAACGAAGCGCCCGAGCCCATTGCGAACGGAGCGTCCACCGACTGGATGGTCATCTTGACACCCTTGTAGGATGCCAGGTAAAGACCATTGACGGTGAGGATCAACAGCTTGCCGGGTTTGGCCTCGAAGGCCTTGAACTTGGAGGACTGGACAGCGAGCTTGCGCAGTTTGCCACTCACCAGATGTGAGAGCATGAACTCGGAGGTCTTCACGTTACCGCAGCGTGCAGCGGCGATAACCTTGGCACTTTCGAAGACAACTTCCTTGTCTGCCAGAGAGACCAGCTTGGGATGACTGTCATTGGTACGGACAGCCACCCCAGACCGAATGGTACTGCGGCGCGAGTCACCGACCAGCGTGAGATCCGAGTCGACGACTACGATGCTCATTTCGGCGGGGTCCAGGGCATGAACTGCGTGGAGGAATCCCACAGGTTCACGTACATGGCCGGAGCATGTTCGATTTTCATCGAGCGCTTGAAGAACAGGTCACGCATGGTTGCCCATTCTGCTCCGTCGTACATGTCGTAGTGAGCGTACTCCTGCACGATGGCACGAGCAGGACTCACGAACCAGCTCCAGATGCCGCCTTCAGCCGGATTCTGGACGAGCCAGAACTTGGAGGCAGTCTCCTCCAGGAACGTCTTCAGTGCCCACTGTTCCTTGGCAATGGCCGCCGGCAGCTTCTCGGTGGTAGCAAACTCCGCCGATACCTTGGCAAGGTCAGCCACCGTAGAGGCGTTGATGCCGAGGTTGAGGTAGTGCAGCGTGACGCTCCCATTGGAGCCGAACGCCATCTCCACCACGTCGAAGTCAGGCTTGACGTACTGCTCCACGGCGTAGCGTTCCTGGAACACGCGCATCCGAGACAGTGCCAGGTTCTTGGCAGCGATGTGGTTGTTGATGGCCAGGTTCAGTGTCTTGCGCTGGACTTCAGCAAGCTCCAGGGCTTGGCCGTTCCCCACCTGCTGCAACATGGCGTGCAAGCTGTCGGTGAGGATTTGCATGTCCTGCACGGTGTTCTTGTCCATCAGTGCACCTTCTTCTTGTTCTTGGTTTTCTTCTTGGCCTTGCCAGCGCGGTTGCGGCCCTTGGCGCGAGCAACCTGCAACTGCGCCTGCAGACCGAATGCGCCGGAGTAGTTACCCAGCCCCTTGTACTGATGACCCAGCGGCGGCAGCTTGCCCACGCGCTTTTCGTACATGGTCAATACCTTCTCCACTGCGGTGGGGAAGAAGCTGACCTTCACGCCGTCTTCTTCACCTGCGCCGATCGGAGTACCCTGTTCGCTGGACAGCAGCATCAGAGCGATCTCGCCGTCGTAGGTCGGCAGGCCAGCCTGCACAGTGAACGCAGCCAGAGCCACGGTCATCTGGTACAGCAGTGCCGCACCACCACGTTCGAAGCCTTCACGGTCTTCGGGATGGAAGATGGTTTCGTAGGGCACGCCGACCGTGTGCACACCCGATGCGTTCTCATACAGGAACACAGCGGTGGAGGGCTTGATCTGGATATCGCCCAGCGTGACCATCTTCATGTAACTGGTTTCGTGGTCCTGCTGCTCGGAGAGCAACTTGACGCCAGCGCTCCAGCCGTTGGCCTGACCGCCATGTTCACGACGACCCTTGTCCGTGTTGAGCAGGGTAACTGCGTTGATACGATCCATGATGTTCTTGTTACTCGTTAGGAAGGAAATTTGGGCGAGTGCCAGCTGCGGTTGACGTGCAGGTAGTCGCCATCCACCTCAACCTCAAAGGTTACGAAGGTGTCGGAGGGCGTCCACTTGGCTACGTCTTCGTTCAGCGGACTGAGCATGCGCCACTGGGTTCGCTTGGCGTCGTAACCCAGGATCAGGTTTTCAGAGGCCGTACGGATGTCGGCAACGGTCAGCGGGCGGGCCGGACCCTGAAGCATTTCGCCGATGCAGCGCATGTAACTGGTGTCGGTGTAACTTTCGTACCAAGGTTCGTACGAACCCCTCAGCACGAACTTGTTACCGGTAATCCTACCTTGGATCAGGTTTACCGAGTTCTCCATGTTGGCTGTTGCGAAGAACGGACCCAGATGCTGCCGGATGTAGTTAGAACGATCCGTCAGCTTGCTCAGCGCGTGCAGGTAGGCGCTCTTCAGCGCCACTTGCATGTTCTCCTCAGCCTGCCGGATCACGTCCTCGGCCGAAGCCACATTGAGCAGGACTTGCTGGAAAATCAAGTCCGTCTCAGCAAACGCCAGATCCATGCGAGTTGGTGCGTTCATGGTCATTCCTTGAAGAACTTGTGGCGGGTGTTGCGCTCGTAGGACTTGATCATGTACCTGAGCGATTCAAGCAGGCCCTCGTACTCGTAGGTCGTCGTCCAATTGCCAGTGACGAGGTCGACCGACATGCCTGCCGTTTCCTTCAGCCGTTCCTGGGAGGAAGTGAAGATCGGGCGGACCATGGCCGAGTACAGGATCGCTGCTTCCAGATCCTTGGTGATGTTCTGCTGCAGCCCATTGCCGACCATCGTGTACGGCGGAATGAAGTCGGTGCCGATGCCGGAGCACTCGCAGTGCTTGACGAACTCGCCCAAGGACTTGCAGAAGCGCAGCCCTTGGATGACCTGACGGATGGCATCGCGCATCGCCTCAGGGGCGTCCATGCGCATCATGTCCAACTCACCCTGAATACAGGCAAGCTGCCAGCGGATGTCGGCCTCGAAGATCGGCTCAGGCGCCATGATGTACTTGGGGCAGTACGCGAAGGTCAGCGTCTCGGTAGCCTTGTCGAACATGGAGCCCAGCAGCCGCATGTTGAGGTTCTCCTTGACGTAGGTCTTCAAGAATTTGAAGATCTCATCGGGGAGAACGCCATCCTTCAGCGTGTCATTGAGATGGCTCGCATGCGCCTTGACTACCCAGAACGGATAGGTGCTGGAGAGCCAGCCGGCCAGATGGAGATTCTTGACCACCGTCTCGGGACTGTTGATGGTGTACCCGGTGATGATGCGTTCCATGCACTGGGCGAGATCGACGAAGACCACGTTCACCGTCTTGTGCGGTTCGTCGAAGATGCCTTCGACATTGACCGGGTGATAGAAGAGCGCGTGCAGTCCTCGCTTGTGCAGCTCAGCGTTCAGCTCATTGAGTTCACCGTACTTCTCCAAGGTGATCTCGGTGCCGTCGGTATTGGTCAGCTTCGCCGTGACGGACATGCCGTCCCAAAGAGCCAACCCATCGAGTTCAGGGAACTGGAGCGTGAGGTTGCTGAGTGCCAGTGCCGGCGACCATGCCTTTACCACCGTCCTGCCGATAAATTGAGCGTAGGCGTCACGCAGTCTGACGTTTTTCTTCTGTACAGATTGCTCTTTGTCTTGCGACACGACGGCACGTGCCATTTTCATGAAGGTGTTCAACTTGGATCTCCATTGAGTAGCGGTCGATAGTTGCGCGGACTGTTGATGACAAAGCTCTGGAACTTCCCATCCTCCATTACCTTGAAGGTGGACAGTGCCAGAGATTCCAACTGGCCCATCTCCGGATAGCGGGCGTACGCTTGCTCACGTAGCAGCTCGGCGATATCGCGGGGCAGGTAGTCGTCAGTGTCAATCCCTTCCCGGTGTTCCCAGGAAAGCATCATGTCAATCAGCTGACCGTCTTCGGTACGAGCCGTTGCCACGTAGTAGCCTTCGGGCATAGCAGGACCGGTCTTCCCATCGACAGGGAAGTCAGTGCGGTCATACTCGGCCACAAGGTCAGTGAGGTAGAACAACCCTCGGGCGCTAGAGCGACGGGCTTCGTCTTCGACTTCGGTTCGGATACGGTCAAGCAGTTCTTCACGAGCCGCTTGGTAGCCCTGCTTATAGCACTGGTCCTTTTCCTTCAACGTGGTAAGGGTGTCCAGCTGATACTGCGTATCCAGCTCGATATCTCGCAGCACGCGCGCAGAGATTTTCAACGGCACGGTAGGCATGATGGTCCTTTAAGGGAGTTACTTGAACTCTCCGTAGTAGTGGTAGGGGAGGTTGTACTTCTGCGAGATCTCGCCAAACATCCCGTGGAGCAAATGTCGGTGGCAGAACGCGCCTTCGGGACAGTAGCAGGAGACGACGTAAACGCCATTCTTGCCCATGATCTCTCGCCACTGTCGCTGTCGGGTCTTCCAACTGTTGACCATCATCTTCCGATAGTCGCGAGTGTAGTCCGCTTCAGTGTAGGCGATGTCCGTGTAGGGCAGCACGCCATCCTTCACTCCTTTCACCATGTCCCACGTTGGGGCGAAGATAGAGAAGAGTGGAGGGGCGGACTTTACCGAGGTGTCCATCAGGATGAGGCCAGCCTCATGGATCCTGTACGAGCGATCGCGCGAAATCTGGCCAGTCATGGTTTCCATGAGACTCCCTTAGAATTGTGGATCGTAGTGAACTGTGATGAACACGCCCTTGGGAGTGAACACTTCAAACTCGAACGAACAAATACGAGCATCGAACGGTGAGATGTACGGATAGAGACTTTCAGCCACGCGCTCGAAGGCTTCAAGGATCTGTGGATAGTTCCGATCCAAGATCGCCTCAGACTCTCGCAGACCTTCTCTATCGCCTGGGTCTTCATCTGAGTAGATGTAGGAGATCAACTGCTCGATCGTAAGCTCTTCAATCGAGGCGTAGTTTTTCTTCCAGTCTTCGTAGATCAACCAGTACCGCAAGATGATGTGGTAGATAATCTCCCAGTCGAGGTGCGCCTCGGCTAGGATCTTGACCAACCGACGACCTACCACCTTGTCACTTGCAGGCTCGATGTAAAGTCTAGTCGAGGTCATCGAAGTCTCTGACATTGACGATCACCCTCCTATCTTCAACAATCGGGTCAACGTGCACAGGGTCGCGATACTCATCCATCGAGAACGTGTCTCGCATCAGTGGTCCCAGGGTAGGTTCCACCTCGTCATAGACACGCAGCAACCCTTCGCACATCTTGGTGGTAAGATCATCTCGCAGCTCTACGGACGAATTGACAATGTCATCGTCGTAGCGTTCAAGGAAGTAGTCCTCTAGCCATTCGGACACTTCGTTGTAAAGCTCGTGCTCGGCCTTGTTATCTACAGCAAAGCGCAACTCGCGCCAGTTGTAGAAGTAGCTGTGGATGAACCACTCTGGCTCGATGGCATACTCGGCAAGACGCCTGATCGTTTCGCGACCAACCGTCCCGACAAGATCCATCGGGATGGACAGTCGCATGAATCAATGCTCCGAGTAGCTGCCCGCTCCGGTGACGTCCATGTGGACATGCTGTTCTTCAGCGCCGTCGTCCTTGATGAACAGGGCGAAGAAGTTGGAGGTCAGCTGACCGGACAGCAGGACGAAGTTGTTGAGCAGCAGCGAGGTCTCGCGGATGTGCTTGTCGATCTGGCGACGATGCTCCGCGCTCATTTCTTCGGGGGCGTAGTACAGGAGCACGGCAGGCCAGTTCAGGCGATTGCCAGTGATCTTGGAGGTGTCAAAGTCCAGCGTTCCACGGTGGGTGAACATTTCCCCCATGCGGGTTGCCGGCTTGACCATGTCCACGTTCAACTCCACGACCTCATCAGTCAGCGGAGCATAGAACGGCTTCAGCGCCGACAGAATGTCAGCGTGGTTGAAACCTTTGATGTTTCCATCGTTGGTGAAGATCGTAACGGCGCGTTTGGTTTTCACTATGGTTCTCCTCTCTTAAAGAATTGTCCTGATCTATCAGGATTAACGTAGGGTATGACTCTGCTAGGTAATGTAGGTTTGAAAAGCCTTTAATGCGGCATAGAGGAGGGGCACGATGCCCCTCCTCGTATGTTGTTAACGACCCTTCAGCAGGGCAATGCGATCGCGTGCTGCTTCCATGCCGGCATCGATGCGACTGGACAGCTTCTTGACGAATTCCAACGAGACCATGGTGTGCGGGTCTTCGGTGGGGTAGGTCTTGGACAGCGCGGTCTGGTTGGCCAGCTCACGGGCTTCTTCGACCAGCGGCGCGGTGCGCTCGTCATCCATCAGTTCGACCGGGCTGAGCACGCCGATTTCCGAACCCAGCATCTCTGCACGTTCGGCCATCTCCTGCATGTCCACCAGATAGCTTTCCACAGCCACCAGGTCTTCCATGCGGAAGTGCTCGGTGTAGTACACCCGGCCCGCTTCGGTGATGCGCCACATGCCATCCTGCTCGGCACGTTCGGCCAGACCACGGTTGCACAGGTTGACCAGCGCCTGGTCGATCTGCTCCTGACCTTCGTTGACGATCATGTCGCCAGCGAACAGTTCGCTCATCAGGGCGCGCTGCGCTTCGCTGATCTCGCCCTCCACGTCGGCTGCGGCGACGGTGCCGTCGTCGGAGTTGGACTCGGTGGAGGCGGTGGTGTCCTCGGCTCCCTCGCTCTTGCCTTCGTCTTCAGCACCTTCAGCGGAACCTTCATCGCCACCTTCCTGCTGTTCGGATTCAGCGGAGCCTTCTTCCTCGCCTTCCGGCTTGGCAGGCGGGGTCTGGTCAGGCTTGCCCATTTCGGCAGCGCCGGCCAGGTACTGGTTGCCGAGGATGAACACGGTAGCCATCAGTTCCTGGATCTGCGCGTGTTCGGCTTCGGTGCGCTGCTTGTACTGGTTGACGATGACGTCGGTGCAGGAGACGGGCAGCTTCGGAACCGCATCAACCGGCTCCTTGACTTCCATCTCGATCTTGCACCACTCTTCGTAGGTGCCGTCGGGCTTGACGTACACATCCACTTCCCAGACGTTCTTGCTGTCGGGGATCTCGAAGATGTAGCGCACCTTGTTGCTGCCGCCAGTGGCCAGCTTCTTGATGAACTCGAAGATGTCCTTGGTGACTTCCAGCTCGACTTCGTCCTTGGCGTCTTCACCGGGGGTGATGACCTTGATGCACTGGACGTAGCGCTCACCCTGGTAGCGGCGCACACGCACGCAACCGGGGAAGGGGTTCTTGTCGCCGGCCTCGACACGGATCTCCCACTGCTCGTGGGTTTCCTTTCCGGCCGCACGCTCCAGCTCGGTGAAGTCGGTCAGCTTGCCGTAGAACACGTACTCCAGCTCTTTCTGAGCTGTGCCGTTTGCCTCTTCAGCCTCCATGGAGGCAAAAAGGTTGTGGAGACTGTTGGTCATGAAAGTGCCTCTAAGAGTGAGCAAAGCAGGCCTTTGCCCGCTATAGCATAGCCGTACTGGCAAAGAAAAAAGATCGCAAGGGGTCACCCTCCCCTTGCGGGGAGGGCTATATCAGGGTGCCTCTTCGAAACTGTACGTGGACTCCAGCATGTCCACCGCTGCGCAGTTAAAGCAGCAACTGCGACGTATTAGACTCCTCGACAAGAGCATGGAGAAGTCGACGTATGCATACACGCCAAGTTCTCGTGTCGGCAAGTCATCTCGCCGTAGATTCAATCTGGCGAACAGGACGTACAGCCTGTTGTGGAGGTTCTCCGCCACCAGCGTCTGGTTAGCCAGTACGGGCTGTAAGCGCACGTGGGTGTAGGGGAACAGCTTGGCAGCCGTACCTAGGTCCAAGTCGGTGAGGAGATTGTGGGTGAGCTGATCCGGCATGCAAGCGCATTCGCGCAGCGGCATCATTACCTTAGCTGCCGCCTTGACATTCCCACTTGCTTCTGCGTTGACATAGAACATGAAGCGCTTGTCGTAGCTCAGTTGGGGTGGTGCGATTTGAATCTTCATGAAGCTCCGTTAGCCGCGCAGACGCGGCGCAATCACCAGAGTGTAATAGTTGGGGTAGTACTCGGACTCCACCCGATGACGGATGGTGGTCTTGGTAACCCCGTAGTCGTCGGCCGCTTCTTCGAATGATTCGTAGCGTTGACGACCGATGACCACTTTGTAGCGACCCGGCACATGGGTCATGACAAACGTCCGTGCCTCTGACTCGTCGGCCCACTGGTAGTCGCTGTAGAGCGGATCAGTGGAGGTAACCCGGCGGCGAACTTCTGACACCGGCAGACGATGCTGGTTGGCAAGGGTCAGGCAGTTCAGGTAGTTCTTACCGCGATAGGCAACTTGACGCATTCGTACTTCTCCGTTTAGAACGCTTTGGAAATCTCGTTGGCAAAGCTCGACTGGGAGTCGGTGTATTCAACCGAAGCACCCGAGGGAGCGTTGGCCTTCATCTCAGCGAATGCCGAGAAACCAACAGCAAACAGCATAAAGGTAGCCAGCGCAAAGCCGGCCAGTTTGAAGATGGTTTTCATTGTGAACCTCCTTGCGATGGGTTAGATGTACTACTTCATCTAGGTTATATAGAACTGAAAATGTTTGGGATGAGGGGTTTTACCCCCTCACCCTTTATGCCCTTATCCGCGCTCGGAGGCTTCGATGCCTGCCGCAGCGACGGCAGCACTGAATTGCGCCGCACTCATGTAGTGCGGATTGGACGTGGTCACGCCCAGCAGACGTTCGATCTGGTCGCGCAGGAACGGTTCCATGATCTTCTGGTCGATGCCCTCGGTGCCGTACTGCGGGCAGTACTCGAAGATGCCCCACTTGCCATCGTCGGTGACGAACAGGTCCACCGAGTTCAGCGGGATGTTCAGCTCCTGCAGCAGCATCGAGATTTCCTCGTGATGCACGCTGAGCATGTACTCACCGTCCGGCTTGGCGTCTTCCAGGAGATGGGTGACGCCGGTGGCCTGCTTGTGCTCGAAGGAGTTGTGGTCCGAATACAGCGGGAGCGTATCGCGCTTGCGCTTGAAGGACATCGCCACGTTGGAGAGATGATCCAAGATCAACCGGTACTCTTCGGTGATGTTGGGCACCTGCTGTTGAACGAACCAACCCTGTTCCACCAGCGAGGTGAGGCCTTCATCGATCTCGCCGTGTCCGACGTGGTATTCGACGTGCGGGGCAAGGGTGACCAGATTGGCCAGGAAGGCTTCCTTGTCGTCGGCGGACTTGAGCAGGCCGACCAGAAACGCCGGGGTGATCTTGTCCATGTCGGCCACGATCTGACCGATGCCGCGGGCACCATCGGTGGGCTTTACCACCACCCGCCCTGCGATCTCCGGGCCGAAGGTCGAGTTGCGCTTGTCGGCGAAGTGGGTGCTGTAGATGCGTGGACTGATGAAGTTCTTCAGACCGAGCTTGCGAGCGAGCGCTGCCATGCGCAGTACCATGACCGGCTTGGTGGAACGCTTCTGGTAGATGACACCGTCAGCGAAGTCGGGCAGATAATCGTTGTTGCGGCTGTTTTCGGAATGCGTACCACCGCCACTGATGAAGTGGGCGCCTTGGGTGAGGATGGTCAGGTCCGAGTTCTTGGTAATGCTGTTGTCGGCTTCCACGACATAGCGGATATCGTTGGTGGCGACAATGCGCGTCTTGCCGTCGCCTGCGATCCATTGTGGCGGCAGATGCTGATACTGGGTGAGCAGATGCGAGATCGCCACCACCAGGGTACGTTCAGGTTTGATCTTGGTCATTATCTGGGCAAAGAAAAAGGTTGAGCCTTACGGCTTGTCGGCCGGGACGACCGTGGTGATGTAGTGCAGTCCGTTGGCGAAGTGGATCTGCAGGAATACGGCGGTGCGCTTGCGCAGGCCACGTTCCTTGATGCCGTAGGAGCCGTCGGGGGTGTAGACGACAGCATGTTCCAACTTGCGGCGCGGCATGTCGGAGATGATCGACTTGCCCATGTCGATGCCGATGATTCGCGACTCGGTGATCGCTGCGATATCTGCGTTGACCTTGGCATCGCCGAAGTGCATCTTCAGCCACGGCAGCACAGCCGAGTAGGTCACCTTGTCGAAGGGGGCACCACGCAGGATGATTGCGTTGAGCTTTTCGACCTGGATGTGGGAGAGGGGCTTTGCATCCTTGCTAACCGGACGTGCCGGCAGATGCTGAGCAACACGGGAAAGAGCCATGATCTTCCTTTGCGATAGTTGAGGGGAGCCCGAAGGCTCCCCTCGATTCAGTTACTTCTTCGAGGACTTCTTGGCGACAGCCTTCTTGGCGACCTTCTTGGTAGCCTTGGTCACTTCGGGCCGGGAGGCGACCAGACGCACCTTGAACAACTCGGTGGTGGTACGCACTTCGAAGTTCTTCACCTTCGGCCACTCGCTCAGGTTCGGAGTGATCGACACGGCCACCTTGCGCGGGACACGGCACAGCTTGCGGAGGTAGGGCGTGGTCAACTTCTCGTCACGCGGATGACGATCGCCCACATGGGTGATGGTCAGGTCCGAGTCGCGGGGAGTTTCCCGACCGCCGGTGGTCAGGCGCTTACCCGACCACGCAGCACGCACGTACAACGCCTTCTCGCCGAACTCATACCCCGGCGTACCGGCCGCGGCTACAACGAAGAACTTCGCACGCGGCAGGTGATTGCGACCGATGAAGAAGAGAGCCACCAGCCCATGATCCACGACGACGTCCCTGCCGTTGGTCCAGGCCTGTGCATCGGTCCCGGCGAGGGTCTGCAGCAACTGGGCGTCGCTGCTGATATCACCCGAGTTCACACTCGCGCGCAGAGCCTTCAGAGGTGCGATGGTGGTGTTGTGCAGCAACACCGCATTCTCCTTGGCCGGTCCATTGGGGATGTTGACCAGCGAGGCCGAGATGGCGGCCTGGGTAGCGCCGATGGTCACGTTGGCGATCAGGTCGTTGTCGAGGATGGACAACGATACCACCGCATCGGCAAAGCCGAAGACGGACAGGCGGTTGGCCAGGTCAAGACGGCAGGCTTCCAGCGCACCAACATGCTGACGTGCGTTGAACTCGACGGTGTCCTGTGCAAACGCAGCGGCGTAGGCGGCGACACTGGTGGTCAGCTTGTTGAGCAGGATGTTCTCCGGCCCTTCAATCACGGTCACCTTCACACCTTGTGCAACCACGTTACCGCCGGTGGTCTTCTCACGGAACTGCTCTGCCAGCTTGACCACCGCATCCACCCCATGCTTGGTGGGGTCGAAGGTCACAACCACAATACCCTCGGTGCCGTCTTCATCGACCTGCACGTGCGCCGACAGACTGATAGCCGGACCGTCTTCATCGATCATCAGACTCAGGCTGTTGAGTTCCTGAACCGTAACGGCATTGAGGAAGCGTGCACGCGGGCGGTCACCTTCGCCACGCGCGGCAGCTTCGGACATTGCGATGAAACCCGGCAGGGCGAGCTTGACCATGCGGGCACCGGCTTGCAGATAACCATCCGGAGCGTTGACCAGCCGCTGGAAGGTCTGCAGGCTACCGATACCACTGGCCGGCTGCAAGGCGACGCTGATGAAGCCGAGCTTGACCTCGACCCGCACATTCGGCATGGCGTGACCATAGCGGGCACCCAGCGCACGGGCCAGGATGCTGCGGATAGCGAATGCGTCCAGGTTGCGGTCGGATTCGGTTTCGTTCTCATTCATCGCGAACGAGCCGAGCAGTTTACCCATCACCGTTTCGACGACATTGCGGCATTCGTCACGGAAGACTTCGCGGGGCAGACGATCGTCGCTGCTGTCTTCGGTCAGACCTTCCTGATGACGCGCCATGTCATCGTTGGAGTAGGCCGTTTCCTGATAGGCTTCCTGATCGCGCGCATTGCGCATCATGCACACGATGGTTTCCGGGCCGTACAGGATGTAGGTACGCTCGAAGGGTTCGCTGGAGAACAGGCCGTAGACCGTGATCTCGATCTTGTTCATCCGGCTGCCATCACGTTCGATCACCAGCTGCGGGTGACGGTACTGGGTGAACAGGTCGGTGGAGATCGTGGCGACGCTGTTGTCGATCAGGCCGGTGATCACGTCGTCGCTTGCGGTCTTGGACAGCAGACCGACGCCGCGCACGGCGCTTTCGATCTTTTCCCAGAAGTCGCCACGGTCGCGGATGGGCTGTTCTGCCGGCGAGCCGTCGATGGAAACGCCATTGCCATGTTCCCAGCACCAGTGACCACCCTCGAACAGCGGGCCGCCGTAGAGCGAGTCGGTGACGACCACGCGGCTGTTCTCCACGTTGTCCTGGGCGGCACTGTAGTTCTTCAGATCATCGCGGGATGCCAGGACGACATCCATGCCGGAGGCGTGCAGGGCAGCGGCGATCAGGCGAGCAACGGAGGACTTGCCGGAGCCGGGTGCGCCAGTGATTTCCACGGTCAGGGGCTGCTGTTCGCGGGAGTACTTGATATTGGACATTTCGAATGGTTTCTCTTGAGTGCGATTGTGGTGGTAGCTTGCTCGCTACCGGTTTTACTTCGAGCTATCGACTTTCGTCAACACGCCGTCGATGTATCTGGCGCGGGGTTTCTGGAGCTTGGATTGAGCTTTCACCTCAGCGTTCAGTCTTTTGCTGGGTACAAGTCTTTCCGTCTTGCCTGGGAATGACTCAGGCGAGATTGCCTGGACACTCTTTTGCACCGAGGCAAAGTCGACCTGATTACCGTGGTCCTCGTATTGCTCCATTTGGGTAATCAGACCCGTCTCTGGGTCTCGGTGATACGAACGAATCGAACCACCGCTTCCTGGGTCGTAGATGCGGGCAAGTCGCATCGCTTCCACGGTCGGTAGCTTCATGGCGTCACCCACCAGTACAGCTGCCTTACCTGAACCATACGCGACGACCTTATCTTCCTCCATGACTCGGGTGAAGCAGAAGGTATCCCTGGAGGTGTTCTGTCGATGTGAGCTGGCCCTGAGCAGCCATACCTGATGGTCGGTGAAGAACAATACAGCGCCTTGCATGTGGTCGCTGAGCATCTCCTGCAGGGGATACGCCGCATTGAGAACAGTGTCAGCTTTCCTTCCGTGCTTGAGGATACTCCCCATCAGCATTTCGATCATCGGCACTGAGCCGACTCCGACCATGGCCCGCAGTCTCCCGCAGCGCTTGTTGCCTCGGATGAACTCTACATAGTCCCCCGGTCCAAGCAGTACCATCTTCACTTTGTCGGTGGTGATGTGATTATTACTGGTTGTTTGACTGTCGGTGTAAATCATCCCTGTCTTGGGATTCCATGCAACAGTTGTCACTTGTCCTTGCTCCGTTGAAGGCCTCCCCAAACTTTGTCAGGGAGGCACGGTTGCTATCGCTTGGTACGGAAGATTGCTGTCAGGCGAACGTCGTCGGTATCATCGATACGTTCCAACGTGACCGAATCGACGTCACGACGCTTGGTCGATGAATACCTGCTACTCCCGAAGTACCTGGCATGCGAGAGTGCACTGTCGAAGATCGCGTCGGAGTAATGCGGGTCGTCAAAGTCGGCCAGCATGTTCTCGATGTGCGTACGACGGGAGCGGATCGTGGGCTTGTCCGATCCAACTTCCTTGAAGCCGGTACAGGCGCGCTGTATCGACCGCATCATCGGCAATGGGATGCTACTGCCTTCGTCTTCGTCGTCTTCGTCGTCGTAGTCGATGGGGTCAGCCATCAGCCGCCCTCGGGATTGCCGTTGTTGCCGAAGGTGGCGCGCAGGGCAGCTTCGAGCGGCACCGGAGCGTATTCGGCGATGACGCGAACGCGGTTGCCGGGCAGCTCTTCGATTTCGATCGAGTCGATTTCACGGCGGACCTTCGGCTGGCGGGTCCAGTCGGCACCATGTCCCGCGGCGGCGTTCTGGGCAGCATGGAGCGCCTGATAGCGCTGGCCGTTGTGGGTTTCGGACAGGAGGTTCTCCACACGGGCACGGCGCAGTTTGCCGTCTTCGCGCGGGCCGGCGGCGATGTTGCTATTGACGTGCTCGAAACGAGCGGTCGCGATGACACGTTCGGCGATCGGCTCGTCCTGCTCGGTGACGTAGACCGGCTTGGTATTGGTGGACACTATTTCTGCTCCAGATAAAGCGACAGGGAGTCAAGGACAACAAGCGGGCGCTCGTTGGCCTCGGGTTGGTCCGGCAGAACCGGAACCTGGGCAGTCACGACCATGCGCGACTTGAGACGTTCGCAGAACCGTTCAACCGCGGCGTGTTCGGCATCGACGTCGATACCTACCGCCATGGCAATTCGGCGCAGCTCTTCCACGTCAGTGGGCAAGCCGCAGCGAGGATTGAGCGGATGCCCGTAGACACGACCGACATGGGTGGGGACAGAGTCCAAGATCGCACCGATGTTCAGGCCGGGTCGAAGGGGTTTCACTTTCTCAAACGTCAGAGACATTTCATTCCTTTTCTTTGGGACGGAACGTGGCTCTCACCACGACGACGTCGCTAAAGTTGCGCTGGATTTCGATCGAGTCCAGCCCACGGTAATTGTCTTCACCGAAGGCTGCGAGGATGTGGCCGTTGATCAAGTCCTGCGCCCGCCCCTGGTCCAGCGTCGTGCCCGAACTGAGCAACGATTCCAGACGGGACTTGCGCAGGCCTGTGGCCAGCTTGGTCGGACTGCCGATGTCACTTACATCGATAAGATCGGCAAGGTTTGGAGCGGACTTATCCGCCGACTCGTCCATCGGTCACGAGCCCTTCGGAGCGAAGCGCGCGTGCAGGTCGACGGTGTCGTCGTCGTTGTGGCGCAGTTCGATCGATTCCACACCACGGTGATCGTCACGGCCGGTGGCCATGTCGATTGCACAGATGAGCATGTCTTCGCCGCGATCGGCGTCCAGGCCGGTGTCGGTGGACAGCAGGTTGGAGATCTTGACGTTGCGGTCGACAATGCCAGGCAGCGGCTTGTCCAACATCGGCAACGAGCCTTCCACGAACAGGTACAGATCCGAGCCCTTTTCCAGTCCGAGGTCGGCGGCTTTGCGGGTACGTTCTTCTTTGGACATGATGCGTGTTACTCCACTTCAGGTTCGTCGATGAGTTCGATGACCAGCCCCACCGGGACCAGCTTGCTGCGCTTGCCACGCAACAGCGGGATGTTGGTGATGGCGTAATCGATCGTGTGATGGATGCAATCGATGGTCAGTGACAGGTGGACAGCCACTTCCACCGCCCGACCTTCTCGCTCTTCATCCGTACCGAAGAGCGTAGCGCCGGGCGACCTGGCCGGACCTCCACGGAATGCCTGAGACGGGATGATGTCGTTGGTCAGCTGCTCGGTGTTGCGGATAACCTTGCGGATCTGCTGCTCCGCTTCGATCATCGCATCCTTCGGCTTGAAGATCACCGGCGAATCCAGTCGCACGACCATTTCGCTGGAGGACTCGATGATCTTGACCGCCATCGCAGTAACGGCCAGCTTCTTGCCGACGTAACTGAAAGCTTCGGTCGGGAACAAGAACGGAGCAGGACCGGCAACCTTGCGCTCCGCATCCAGGAGCATCAGGCAGCCTTCCGGGATCTGGAAGCTCGGGGGGTCCATGGTCCAGGTGGGGTGATCAGACGTACCGTCGCGCACCAGGATGCTGTCGAAGTCCCGAGCCACGAGACCACCACCAACACCGATGCCACCACCGTTGTCGTCGCTGGTGAGATGAGCGATAAGATCCTGCTCACCTTCATCAGCCGCACTCCAACTCGGCCGGCCGGCCATACGCAAGAACACTCGGTTCTTGCCGAACGTATTGGCCAGGAAGGCTGCGAGCAGGGATGCGACGTCTTCGCGGTGTTCGGTATGGACACCTTCGACCGTGACGGTGAGCGGCTGGCGGCCGGAGAAGTCTTCCACGGCGCTGACCAGCTTGTACGGCGGCTTGTACGCCTCAGCTACCGGTGCGGGTTCGTTGGTGTTAGCCATTGCCGCCCCCGAAGTGACCGGACAGCTTCTGCTGCCAGTCCTGCAGTTCAGCCGAGCTGGCCTTGGGGCCTTCCATTTTCTTGGTCGGCTTTTCGTGGAACTTAGCCACCGGCGCGTTGCGCTCGTGGAACTTCGGTTCCGGTTCCTGACCACGACGGGGCTTGCTCACCTCGATGGTACGGCCGGACATGCTGGTTGCCACTTCCTTACCCGGTGCCGGCGGACGTGCGCCGCGCGGACGCTCGATGCCATTGCGCGACTGACGCGGATCACGGCTGCGGTCTTTCTTGGCGGCCTTGATGGTCTTGCTGCGCACCTTGCCATCCACTTCCAGCAGGGCAGTGACGGTGGTGGCGGTGAGGATGGTCTTGCTGCCGAGCAGCTGACCTTCCAGGGTCTGGACGCGACGCTTGGTGTCATCGTCCAGTGCGGAGAAGTAGATGACCCACTTGTCCATCAGCTCGGCCCAGTGGAACTCGCTGGCGCTGTGGTCCTGCACGATGGTGATGAACGCGATCGCTTCACCATTCCCGGTGCGATCCAGGTCTTCCAGGAACTTGGCCGTCTCATCGCCACGATGGCGACCGAAGTTGGTGTTGAAGATGCGCTCCAGGCCGAGAGCGTCATCGGCGGAAGCGTCATGGTCCAGGAAGCTGGCATCGACGGTATCCGAACGGTGTCCGGAGGTCGAGAAGACCTGGCTGAAGTTGCGACGCACGGCCTCGGCCAGTGCTGCTTCGCGGGAGTTGGAAACGATCCAGTGGAACTGTGGCATTGTGGTTCTCTCGTATTCAGTTGAGTGCGCTGGTTTCAGCATCGGATGGTACAGCGCTGGCGACTTTTACATTCCGCCGGGTGTTGAAGACAGAGTCCTTGATCAGGGTGAACTCCGTACCGTCCATCAGGGTCGGCAAGCCCACATGACGGTTGCTGTAGCCTGCACCAGCCTTCGGGCTCATGACCGCCATACCGGTGGCTTTGTCAGACCAGTCGCCGCTGGAGAAGATGGTGATGAGCAGGTAGGGGTGTTTGGTTTTGTTGCACTCCCAAACCTGCGTGACTTCAGGGGTTACTTCTTCAATGCTCATGTGTGCTCTCGGTTTGCGGCATAAAACCGAGGGGGGAGTTACCCCCTCGGCCAACCATGATTAGAAACCGTGACCCTTCAGGGCTTCGTCGATGACGGTAGCCGGGTAGACCAGGTCGTGCTCTTCGTTGTCAGCGTCGGTCACCTCGGTGAGGTAGAGCTCGCTGGTGTTCAGGGCGAAGGTACGGTCGCCGAAGTCGGCGCTGCCGATCGAACGACGGAAGCTGCGCAGATCGGTATTCATGGCCAACCAGTCGCCGTCCTGCTCCTTGGTCAGCTGGTCGGCTTCAACCGGTTCATTGACGTTGAAGCGACCCAGCTCACGGATCAGGAAGCCTTCTTCGTCGATGGCGTAGTACGTGGGATTGTTGTTGGTATTGCTCATGGTAGGTTCACTTGTCGCAGCACGAGGGAATAAACCCCCTACCCCCTGGCTGCGGGAGGTAGGGGGGAGGTGGAAACTTGCGGGCTATCGCCTGGCGTAGAAGCGATGATTGCCGATGGTCGCAACGTAGCGTTCATAGCGCAGTTGCCTGTGAGCAGACTTGTTCCGGAAGAACAAGCTGTCGTCAATCGGATTGGGGACTGATCGGTTCAAGACGTCGCGGCTCACCTTGATGGCCATTGCGTAACGGTCTTGTTCGCGGATCGGTAGTCTCATGCCAACCCAGTTGTACTCGTATCGACCCTGGTATTTGGTGTGGATAACTCCACAGATGGATTTTGGATAAGCTGGATGCGCTGCGCGGTTGAGGGTCAAATACCCTACGGCGCGCATTCCTACTTCACTTTCACCCTTGGCTTCGTGATAGATCGTCTTCGCCATGCATTGCACTTCGGCGTCGGTGATCTTCACAGTGTAACGTTCGTTAAGCGGTATGACTGGAACAGGCAGCTCCACAATCGGGAGCGCGTCAACTTCAATGTTGACAGGATAGATCACGGCTTCAACAGGAGCCATGGTGAAACCGGATGCAACGAGCTGAGACTTGGGCTGGAACAGGGTGCAAGCAGTCACGCTAAGCACGGCCATCATTACCAGCAGGTTCTTGATCAAGTTGAACATTGGAGCTGACTCTAGAAGGGATACTCCTTCCACAGTGCTCTCCCTTTTCGCATGCAGGAGTTTACTGTGGAGGCGTTAAGCACATCGTTTCAGGGTCTCTAATTAGAAAAGTTGGAGAATTACTGCGGCCTACAAAAGATAGACCTCATGACCCTAGGGAGCTTCGACTTTTGAAAGCCTGACTCCCTTAGGTAATGTAGGTCTATTTCCTGTTTGAATCTTCTAGCTATTGGTCAGCTATGCGGGCCGTTTCGAAGCTGTCCCAGTCACTGTCGGTGACAGCACGCTTCTCCAGATCGACGCGATCGGGAAGCTGCCCGCTACGCTTTCGGCCATCATCGCTCACCAGTGAACCGAGCAGGCCGCTGGCATCGGTGTGGGTATATCCACAGATGCGGCACTTGTATTCCTTGCCGATGACTTTGGTCTTGTTGCCGAAGTGGCCAATGCCATCGGTTACTTCCAGATCTTCCCGACCATGTTGGCAGGAGGTGTTTCGGGTATTCATTTTGGTTGGCCGGTATGTCTCCAAATCATTCTGGTCACGGGTCGTCTTTTACAACCAAAAGAAAAGATGGGGCATAGAGGGAGGCCCCGAAGGGCCTCCCATGTATCAGCCGGCTTCGTCGACGATGGTTTCCGAGTTGGTGGTGCCGAAGAACACCGGCACGACCACACACAGACCCTGGTCCGAACGCATGATGCTCGTACCCAGCACGCCGATGGCATTCTGGGCGATGTCCTCGAAGATCTTCATCAGCATCGGATCTTCCTGCGCCGCCTTGGTGGTAGCGAAGGAGAAGCCACTGAGGACATTGATCGGGATGATCAGCGTGGCGTTTTCTTCCACGTAGAACTTCACGATCGTCGGCTCATCGGTCAGGATGCACTTGAGCTGACCGGCGAAATCGCTGGCTGCTGCGTAGCGCTTGGTGGGCAGGTCACCGCCCTTGGACGCGGCCAGCTTCAGTACAGAATCGAAGCGGATCCTGACGTCGTCGTTCACTTCACCCATTTGCTTTTACCCTTCGGTGCTGCCGGTGCGGGGACCGGCGTATGTGTGGACCACTCGCGGATGACTTCAGCATCCTCGCCGTAGCGTGGGAAGCCCGGCTGGAAGCAGATGAACTTGCCACCTTCCAGCAGACGCTGGATTTCGTTGTAGTCATCCGGGCAGCGCGAGAGCGAAGTACCTTCGCGGTTCAGGTGCACCAGCGCCGGGTTCTGGAGCATCATGATGAAGGACTGCTCGCGGATGGAGTTCTGCGGGAACTTCATCGAGAGGAAGCGCCCGTCCTCCAGCTTCAACAGCATGACGAACTCACCGTGGCTGAGGTAGTCCGTACGGCTGAGCGACTTGGCGAAGGTACGCGCTTCGCTTCGCACCAGGTCGATGATCAGATCGCGCTGGTCCTTGACCTGCTCTTCACGGGTGCGCCAGCGTTGGTCGCCGCGGGGTTGTTCCCAGTCAACCTTGCGCTGACTGCCGTAACTGCGGTAATAGCTCATTAGCAGCCCTTTTCCTTCTTTTGAGTCGTAAGGTTTCGTTGTAGCCGCTCTGCTTTTCCAAGCGTCGGGCGTGAGCAGCGGTGTTCTTGTAATGCGTACCATCTGCCAGTTTCATGTAGCAGTCAGTGCGAGCAGGGTCATTCATCCAGTGACGGATCTGAGCACTGCTCACATTGTGCACACAAGCGGCAATCTTGCTAAAGCGATATTCAACGCCATCAATTACCCAACGACTGCCAGCAAAGGAAACCTGCGGGCGAGTGCCATCGTTGAGTTTGCGCCAGCCCGAAGTCTCCGGAGTCTTGCACAGTTTGTTGAGGACGTTACGATCCATACCCGTGGCTTCCACAGCGGCAGTGATACTTTCATACACTACATCGCCATGTTGCACACGCACTCTGTTGTGACTGACCATTTACTTGTATTCTTCGCCGAGGGGTTCGAAGATCTTCTTGGCCATTTCCCTGTTCGCGTCACGCTTCTCGTTGGATATCTTACCGTGGTACTCCAGCGCGTACGGGTAGCCAACATCGCGCCACCACGACCGCGTATCGAAACACGGACATGCCTTGGGTACGCCCAGATCGCGATGGCCAGCCAGACCTTCGATCGTGTACGTCTGATGCAGCTGCCAGAGCTTGAGCGCGAGCGCCTGCATCTGGATCGGAGTGTAGTTGGCTTCAGGCTTGTTCTGCCGATCCACGCCGCCCTCCAATGCAACTGCCACGGAGATGCGATTGACCAGCGGCTCATGCGCACCCATCATCGGCATCGGACGACACTGATGAATCACGCCATCTCGGGTGATGATGAAGTGGTAGCCAGTGGTTGCGAACCCGCGGGCCTTGTGACCGGCCTCCACCCACTTCACCACGTCTTTGACCTGACCCGGATAGGTAGCAGTGCAATGCACCACTATCATGCGGATGTCTTCCTTCTTCATTACTTCCATCGTCGGCTTTTGCACGTCTTACTCCCTTAGTAGATTCGATCGGTGTCGCCATGCCCTTCAGCTTGGGCACGTTTGTCTTTGTCCATCCATTCGCACACTGTGCGCAGGGAGGACACGGTGAAGAAGATGTTCGACAGAATCACCACCCCTGGGATCAGGTAGTAGTTCCCTCCGACCATCAGCTCCCCTTTACTGAGCCGGAAGATGAACACTCCGGTACACGCCAGGCCGAACAGAGCCATGGCGATGTTGTGGATAGCCAGAGCCTCTACGCTCTTGGTGCTAGCGCTGTCACAGTGAATCCTCCACAGCGACCAGATCACCATGCCCTGATTGAGCACGAAGGCAAGGAAGGTGGTTGTGAGAGCGAGAATTGCATAGGTGAACACTGGCTTAATCCTTGCGCAGTTCTTCGATGTTGAAAGGGTTGAGAGGGCAGCCAGACTTGCTGCCGGACAACAGTTGTGCCATCGGGTTGGAGGCACGGATATCCTGGTCGGCGCGGATCAGCATGCAGACCGTGTCGGTGTACACGCCAGCCACGTTGGTGACGAAGAAGGCGCTGTAGGGAATCTCCCTCTTCTTCTGGAGATAGTTCATCTTCCCGTAGGTGGTGGATGCGCCCAGCTCGAAGATATCGCTCTCCACGTAGATGGTCGCATGCACGCGCTCCATCGACAGACGAGCCACCTCAGCACGGACGTACTCGGCAACACGCTGAGCAGTCTCGGTCTTGGTGAGGGTTTCCTTGGACTTCTCCAGATCCGTCTGGACGCGGGAGCTTGCCAACTCACGCAGGCTATCCCAGTTGATGCGTTCACCCAGTGGAGCGATGCGGTCGATCGCGTCGAGGCGGTTGGCGTCGTTGACGATCAGGAAATACAAGCGCTTGGGACTGCGGACATTTTCTTCCATGGTGTTTCTCCCGGTGACTATAGGAAAAGGGAATCTTGTTATTAAATACGGCGGGAGGAATTACCTCCCGCCTATGCCGTCAATAACTTCCCCAGACCTGCCCAGCCTGCGATTGGAAGTCCATACGGACCAAGGAGCGATCGTGGTACATACAGACAGTGAATGCTCCGGCCACATCGCTCTGTTCAAGCCACATCTCAACTCCGGTGTAGTACAGAGCTGCCAGCAACCGCCGAACACCAGGCTCGAAGGTGTACCACTGACTCTTGCCGGGTATGGACGGTCCGGCAACCCGGAACCACGCGGCAATCTCCCCAGAGAAAGGCTCACTGGGACCATCGGGGTCGTAGACGACCGCATTTTCATGCTTCGGTGGCATCTCCCCATTGGTGTTAACCAGGGCGATGTTGATCACCTTCAGCATGTCCGTGCACCCAAGCCCATGCAGGCTCAGGAACCACCAGCGGTGCCCGCGGGTACGGAGGTTGTGGTAGATGTTCACCGCATACTTGCTCGGCTGGTAGAGGTGCTCAGCAAAGCGCATGAACAACGGTGCCAGCCACAGGGGCATTTTCTCCTCCAACAACTTGCCGAGGAACTGTTCCTGCTGGTAGAGGACATCCATCGGCAGGTCAGCCATCCAGCTGGCGGAGTTTACGACCGTGTGGCGCTGTACGTTACCTTTGGCGTTGATAACGGTGGAGCGTTGAACCTTCTTCTTCTTCGGATGCGTCATTGAGGCTGCTCTTGTTATTCGACGAAGTTGTTGATGAGATCGAAGGCGATGATCTGCTGGATCTTCGTGGTGCGGAAAGTACCTTCCTGAGCGCCGGCTTCCTTGCGACTGATGTGACGCATCGAGAGCACGATCATCTTGTCCTTGTGTGCGGCCAGGTGATCCACCATCGCACCGGCCAGCGGCCCGCTGGGTACAATGACTCCGTAGATACCGTCATCGCGGATCTCCATCGAGTTCACCGTCAGGCAAACCGACAACTCGTTGATGTTACTGGCGCGAGAGATGCGATCGGACATCGACATGCGGTCATTGATGATCGGCGAACCGTACTCACCGCGGATCAGGCCGTGCTCCATGCGCTCACGGAACGGACGGCCAATTTCTTCGTCGTAGTAGTTCTTGAAGACTTCCAGACTCGTACCAGCTTCATCATTGAACTTCAGCAGAAGTGCTGCAAACTGCGGGGTATTCACGGTGTTTCTCCCTTAGGATTTCTTTTCGAAGTAGTTGACGGGGAGTACGATCTGAGCGTACTGTCCCTTGAAGCTGAGCAGGAATACCCAGGTGTTGAGGATGCAGTTATCGATAAGGTTGACGTTATGGATGGTCACCCCCATGCCTCCAAAGACACGGTTGATGTGACGGCGCATAGTGGCGAGTTCACTACCGGCATCTTCGGCGGGTCGGCCTGCACGGGTGATGATGGCTGTCATCATGTCCGTGATCAGAGTGCCTGCCTTGGGGAGTACCTCGAAGCAGACGTCGCTGTCGAACTTGAAGTTAGCGTTCTCCTTCAGGCGCAGCCTGATGATCTTGCGATCACTGTTGGGGAACAGCTCGATGGTGATACTGCCGTCGATCAGTTCTTTGATGTCCTTATCTTCGCCATAAAAGCACAGCGCCGGGTAGCGGCGGCGGAGCATGTCGTAGATGGCCGTAAGGGAGATTTCATCCCCGGTATCCAGCAGCTCTGCACAGTTCGCTTCGACGATGAGCTTTTCATTCAATTGCTTACTTGCCATTTGTATCTGTCTCTTGTGATTAATCGTGATGGTACGGTTAAGTACGGCGACGAGTAACTTGCTACTTAGTTCTTGCGCCCGCGGCGCTTGATGCGGCGACGTGCACGGATCTTGTCACGCGGCTTTGGATCAGGAAGGACTGTCCCAAGGATGGCGCGTGCCATAGCTGCGCGACCTTCGAGGTTTCTCTTGATGATTTCGGCCAGCCTACCGTCAATGAGATCTTTGATTGGCGGGAGCCTGCGATTACCGAGCTGTCTCGGGGTTACTAAGGCCGGAAGGCGATCGGAGCCGAATACGTCGGCGTTATGAAGAATGGCGTCCATGTGGGGGTTTATCGTCACGCCACTAAGTGCCGGAGGCGACGTGATGAGACCGAGGAAGAACTTCGGATCGTTCCTGGCGCGATGGAGGATACTTTCCTTCTGCTCTGGCGTGAGGTCAGGCGAGGATGGATCAAGCACCTCTGGCGGAACGACCGCTCCCGACCTTATCCTGTCATAGAGTGCCTGTATCTCCTCTTTGGGTACTTCGGGGCGAGTTTTAATGAACGACAGTGGTTCACCTGGGGCGTGTCTGACTGTGTGCTTGGCCGCCAGCGCTTTCAAAATCTGCTGGTGTTCAAGGAAGTTGCTCTTTGTGTCTCGTCCACTCGGCAGTGGTACGAAGAGTTCATCTTTCTTTGTCACTGTGGTTCCTTGCTCAGGTGATCTTCAGTCGCTGGTAGGATTCGCCGTAGACGAAGAAGAACTTGTCATTGTCGGTCACGGGACTGTGACGACCCGACTCGTGGGAGATGCCCAGCCGCTCGGACAGCTCACGGCTGACGTAGACATTGACAACCTTCCGACGGAACAGCTCGGTAAGGAACTGGGCGATGCTGGCCACCAGTTTCTCGCCATCGGTGGGGCCGTCACTGAAGAACGTGCTCTTGACGAGGTGCAGGTGGACAGTCACGCGAGCGAGGTGCGGACCGGGCGTGTCATTGCCGTCATCAGCCAGGACTGCGTAGAGGCCATCCACTGCCGTCGGCTCACGGATTACAGTAGCTGTGATACCGTTGACCGGCGTGCTGGTGACTACGTGCTGGAGATGCTCGGGAAGATGTTGCGATGGAGGTGCTTTCATTTCTTTCTCTTCTCCTTGACTTTCTTGTCTTCGGCTACGAACTCCTTTGCAACTTTCTGAGGTATCTTGTTACGCTCAGCAAAGTCCTTGTCGTGGGCGGCTGCACGCATAAAGCGCGCTTGCTTTTCACTCTTGGAAGGCATCGTCGTTCTCCTTAGGGCATAGCCGGAGAGGTCACCCCCTCCGGCCACAGATTAGATCAACGGCAGCTGCACGCCGCGCTGACCTTGGTACTTGCCACCGCGATCGGCGTAGCTGACTTCGCACTCTTCCTCGCCACGGAAGAACAGGAACTGGGCGATGCCGGAGTTCAGGTAGACACGTGCGGGGATCGGGGTCAGGTTAGCGACTTCGATCACCACATTTCCTTCGAAGCCCGGCTCGATCGGCGTGGCGTTGATCAGCACACCAGCGCGAGCGTAGGTGCTCTTGCCGATGCACAGCGACACGGTGTCACGGGGCATGAAGAAGTACTCACGCGTCACACCCAGGCCGTAGCTGTGCGGCGGGAGCAAGATGTACTTCAGGCCGTTCTTCGGATTGACACGGACCACGGCGTCAACCAGACAGGCTTCGTCGAAGTCCATCGGGTCGATCTCGGTGACGTTCAGACCGGAGAAGATCTTGAAGCCGACTTCATCCAGCGTCACATCGTAGCCGTAGCTGGTCGTGCCGTAGGAGATCACCTTGTGCTGCTGGTAACCAGGTGCGCCGCTACGGAGCTTGATCGCTTCGCGACTGACGTGATTCGGGTCGATGGCAAACTGCCGGTTCTCTTCGTCGAAGATCCGCTTGACCTCTTCTTCGGCGATACCCACGGTACGGATCAGGCTCGGCTCGAACGGGGCAATCATCGGACGCCATTCGTTGGTGAGCTTGGTCGGCATGGTGCACAGTTCACGGATGGCGACGTCGTTGAGGATGCCGTGCTGGCACGCCCTTGCAATTACTTGTGGATCCATGTTCATGCCTTCTTGAGACGTGTCAGCCATCCATCCGGCAGGATGATGGCAAAGGGGTTGGGGTGCGCGTGTCCAGCCCGCCCATTGAACAACCTGGACTGATTGGTGTACACGTAGAACGTTTTGGTGTGGCCGTACCCGTGAGGCAGACTGGGTTCAACAAAGAACCCGCACAGGCGCTGCAACAACATAGCCACTGCAGCAGCTTCCTTCTCATTGCAGAGCAGGTGCTCCGGCAGATGCAGGATGGTCGGATGTGCAGTGCGCACCACCAGGCCGCGATCGAACAGCATCCCCATTTTGCCGTCCTGCACTTTCAGGAAGCTGTAGAGAAAGCGGGCCTTGTTTTCGTCCTCCATCCCCGATGATGCGACGGGACGCTTGGAGTTGTACTTCCTGTACGCCGCCTCGATATCATCATCCTGATCTGCCGGTGGCGGAGGGTTGGGCCGGTTGTTGGTCCGGTCGAACGCTTCGCGCTGATAGTTGTAGCGCTGCTCGGCTGGATTTGGTCCAGTGCGGTTATTGCGGGGACGGTTGAACATAAGTCACCACTGAGTTCGTTGGACGCCGGTGCGGAAGTCTTCCAGACTCGGGATCTGAAGTTCATCCCACATCGGCTTTTCGTGCGGTTCGTAGTCGGCAAAGACACGACGATGCTGAGGCGTCACAGAGCGGATGAAATCACCCACGCCATGCAACAGCTCGGGGGAGTTGTGGTTATCGCGGAAAGCGAAGTCCGCAAGGTAGATTCCCCAGTCAACTTCAGCCACGATCAGGATCAGCCCCACCACCTGTTCGGTGGGGAGGTAGACCACAGCACGCAGTTCCACCTCGCTGTAGCGATCACCTTCATCGCACTCACGCAGGTAGACAAGCATCCCGCGGTCTTCGTGGTGGATGGAGTTGATGCCGCGTTCTGCCATCAGGTTGAGGAACTCTACGTCACTCACTTGCCGGAAGTCGTATTGACTGTCCATTGCGATTCCTTACTTGACGACCGACAGAGTCGGACGACCAGTGGGTTTGGGGGCGACAGGAACGGGTGCTTCGGCGGACGTGCCCGAGACCAGCTTGGAGACGTACTCTTCCAGTGCCGAGTTGTTGCCCAGCGACATACCCCTGCCAGATTCTTCCAGCATGAACGCCGACAGGATCGAGTTGACATCGATGGTGGCATCGAAGTGCACGCCATTACTGCGAGCAGAGAACAGCAGGTGGGTGACAGGATCGTGGGTGCTCTTGGATTCTTTGCCGCGGTAGAAGGTCAGACCGCGCGTAGCCTTGTCACCGATGTTCAGGATGATGGTCGGCAGTTCGATGATGCGGTCATCGTCATCGTTAGCAATCTGCTGGGTCTGCACGGGAAGATCGGCGGGAAGCTGATTGCCTTCCCAGTCGGCGACGATGCAGATATGGGGCGAGCCGCCCATGGCGAAGATCCAGTTGTACAGGCCTTCGATAACAAAGCCCGCAGTACCGATGTGCGAGTTGATCTTGGGCGGGTTCATCACTTGATCTCCTGCAGCTGCGGGGCAGCTTCCGGCCAGTGCTGTATCACGGATTCGTACAAGGCATCTACGGCCGGCACCTCGTAGTAGAAGACCACGCCCCAGAAGGCAATCCTCACTACGGATCGGTCGGTCGGGGGTTCGGTCACATCGATCTTGTACTTTTCGATGGCTTCGAAGATAGTGTCGATCATTGTGCCTGACACTTGGCCGTTGGTAAGACCTTCCCTCAGAAGCGCGCGGGTAGCATCGAACTTCTTCTGGGCGACCGTGACGTTTTCATTCTGGTTTTCACTACGCTTATTCACGTCTTTCTCCACTGTTACAATAGATTGGATTGATGCGTTAGGTAATACTCAGTTCGATAGTGTAGGTTTGAAATACGCTGGGATGCGGCATAAGGGAAGAGCCGAAGCTCCTCCCCCAATGCTCAGCCACATTCGCCCGTAAGGGCATGTGTCAGCATGTCAGCGAACTTACAATTCGCTTCGTGCTGCGCCTGTAGCAGCGCCTCGGACACATCTTTGTTATCTTCGGTTACTTCGTCCATATCTCAAGCCTCATCCGAAAAGGATCAAGCCATTACGAGTTTGGATTGCACCTTGAAGCCAGTCGCCTTTGTCAGTCGCATGTGGACCGACGTCGAAGCCATGCTTGCGAAGCATTGCAATGGCGTCGCGGTTGGGTTGACCCTCCCCGTCGATAAGTGTTTCCTCGGCGAGGTAGATGATCTCCGGCTGCAATGCCTTCAGCGCCGTGATTGGCGACTGCTGGTATTGACGCAGCTGTTCCACGAGATCACCCAAGGGGTCTTTGTGGTTCATCCCCATGTCAGAGTTCCTATCGGGTCTGTCGATTATGGCGGGTTCTCCCCTGCCATAAGATTGGGGACGTTTACGGCATAGCGGAGGGGGCGAGTGCCCCCTCCGTATGTCGCTGACGAATCAGCTGTACTGCTTGAGCATCTTGCGGGCCATCACGTTGTACGAGTACAGGATGAACTTGAACATCCGCATGTTGTCAGTCGTGACGCGGTAACGCATCTCGCTGCTCAGCTTCAGTGCACGTTTCACGTAGAAGCGCTGGTCGCGGTCACCCTGGAAGCCCGGGGTGGACAGCGCATGCACTGCGGTGTTGAAGATGGCAACACCGGCCGGACCCAGGACGTAGGTCTTCAGGTATTCCATCGCCGAGCGCTTGCGACTGAAGCCCTGCGCGACCTTCAGGAACGCACGGGTGATCGCACCGATCTTCTCCGGCGGCAGCACCGGGACGAGGATGCGACCCACGCGGGTGCCGTCGGAGTCTTCGAACATCCGGGTGGGGATGTTGAAGCTGGCGTACTTGTCCAGGAACTGGGTCGTACGATCCGTGCCGTCGTAGGTCGTGGACTTGTTCTCGAACATGCGGCGACCGCCCGGGATCGGGTACTGCATCTGCGCTTCGGTCAGGGCAGAACGCGGGTCACGCCACTTGGACGGCAGGCCAGCCCAGCGACGCTGGAACTCGACGTCGGTGATGCGGTTCAGGCCACTGACCAGGCCGATGTTGGTCTGGTAGGCGTCCTTGGCCACGTCCACGAAACGACCGGTGACGTATTCGGCCAGCTGGGCGTAACCGATCAGGTGACCGGCCAGGTCCGTCGGCAGTTCGCCGTTGCGGTGCAGCGAGGACATGTTGACGACGACTTCGACCTTGCGCGGCTGACGCTGGGACGGGGTGTCGGCGACCTTCTTCATCAGGCGGCCCAGCATGAACGCACCGGTTTCGATGGCGTTGTAGAACGCCACGTCACGACGGATCAGGGCAGCCAGTGCACGCTTGGCGATGTTTTCCTGGGAGATCACCAGGTTGCCGCGCATCTGGTCGATGGCTTCGGTGGACACCAGCAGCTTGCCGTTGTCAGCCTTCTCGAAGCTCAGCTTGACGGCCGGGGTGTTGTACATCGCAGCGATGGCTTCCAGCGCGACTTCGGCTTCTTCCACCGCAGCTTCATCAGCGAAGCCGCCTTCTTCGTTGACGGTTTCCACGGCGCCCTGGAATTCGTTCAGGGTGTCGTTGGCCGCTTCGGCTTCGGATTCACGCTCGCCGGTTTCGATGATGGCTTCTTCTTCTTCCATCAGCTCTTCGGTGGAGACTTCAGTCTCGTCCTCGGCCGCCGACAGTTCCGCTTCTTCTTCAGCAGCGGCAGCGGCATCGGCTTCGGTAGCACCGTCGTCGGCGTAGAGCGTTTCGTCTTCGTCGCCGTCTTCGTCGACCGGGATACCCTCGGCCACTTCCTCTTCGAACGATTCGGTGGTGAGCTGGTAGTTCAGGCCGGCGATCAGGTTCTGGGCACGGGCCGATTCCACGGCGACCTGCGGACCCATCACGTTCAGGCGTTCGACGATCTCGTCGCTGACTCCCTGCAGACCCTCGGTGTCCTCGAAGGACTCCATGGCCGGTGCCTTGTTCAGGGGCAGGAGTTCACGAGCGCCAGCGCGCAGGGCGATGGCCAGGAACGGGGACTTGCCGCCGTTCTTCTTCAGCTGTGCACCCACCGACTCCATGGCCGGGAGGATACGACGGACGGAGCGGTCAACGTGGATCAGCTGGGCGGAGTCGGCGACTGCCTGTTCCAGCTTCTCACGTGCAACACGCTGCTGCAGAGTCTTCATTGAAAGGGGTTCCTTGAGGGCTAAAATCCGCCGCAGCAAACTGCGGCGTCATATATTAGCTGGCGCTCACGCACCCACCGCAAGGTCGGCAATCACACCCTTCAGGTTAGCCGGCAGAGGCAGGCGAGCAACCAGTCGATTGGCCAGCACGACATTGTCACGGCCGTAGATGCTGGGCTGATACAGGTCGACCACCAGACCTTCAGTGACCGAGTCGATCTCCACCGGCCAGCTGTCGCGGGAGCCACCTGCATGACGACCGTAGGCCATCAGTACGATACCAGCGCCGGGCTTGACCCAGCGATCACCATCGTAGAACTCCTGCGACTCGCCACAGACGAAGGAGGTGCCGTCCATCAGGGTGACCTTGATAGCGGGGGCGTTCTTCTGCACCAGGCCGATTTCACGGATGCCTGCGATGACGGGTACAGGTTCTTCGCCACGTTCACGCGTCATGGCGGTGGAGGTAGGCAGGGCAATGCCTGCGTCCTTCCACTGTTTGACCTGCCACATCTGCAGATCGGCGTGACCGGCCAGTTCAGTGCTCAGATCAAATCCGTACATCAGCGCTTACCTTTCAACACCAGTTCGGCGTGGTTGCGGTTGGAGTACATCAGGAACGGCCGACCCAGGGCATCCATGGTCAGCAGCACGAGGTTGTGACGGTCGGGCGAACCCGGCGGCTGGAACGGCTTGCTCAGCACTTCCTTCACGATGGCGTGGATGGGGTGCTGGATCTTGGTGCCGCCGATGCCCTTGGGCAGGACGACCAGATCACCTTCTTCGATATCGCCGGGGGAGTTTTCCTTGTGGACGAACACCTGCAGCGCCATGGTCAGTTCGGCCATCATCTGGCGCTGATCGGCTTCGCTGCGTTCCTTGAACGTGGCTTCGATCAGTTCGAAGTTGAAGGTGAACGAACCCCAGGCCACATTGCGGAAGAAGGGCTCGATGCCGTCCTTCAGGATCTTGTAGCTGCCACCGTTGAAGTTCTTGTTCTCCAGCAGCATGTCCACTTCAGCAGCTGCGGCACCAGCCGGCGGCTTCTTGAAGGTCACCAGCTCCGGGACAACCAGAGCACCTTGCATGGTCGGGTTGGAGAAAAGCTCCGTGGTGAAGGGATCAGCGGTGGGCGGCATGTTGCCGTAATCCACTCGCGCTTCGACCGGAACGTCGTGGGTCAGGACCAGATCCACGATCATGAGCAGCATCTGGTTGGCTGCCACATCACCGCGTTCACGGCTATAGTTATTGAGGGTTGTATTCATGTTTACTCCGCACCTTCACTCCCCACCAAACCAGGCTAAGGCAATGAAAGGCAAAAAGGAGGTACAGACGGCGGAGAAGACTCGCGCCGATCTGGCCCATGTAAAAGAAGTGGAAGGGGACAAGTATCCCTTCCATGTGATCAACACCGAAAGCGGTACGATGTTGGCGCGCTTCCCCAAGCGGGACGACGCGGACCGTTACATCAATGAAGTGCCGATTGACCGTCTGGTCGCGTGACATTTAGAGGGAGAGCTGGCGGGCTCTCCCTCTATGCCGTTCGCCTTAGACCTTGGGCACTTCCGTCATCTGTTCTTCGCTCAGGAAGACACCGTTTTCACCGCGGGCTTTTTCGGCAGCTTCGGCGGCAGCCCATTCGGCCAGCTGGTCGATGATAACCCCTTCTTCGCCGAGGAAGAAGCCGGCCTCGCGCAGCATGTACTGCTGCTTTTCGGTGTCCAGCTTGGTCAGGTACGACTTCAGCGTGACCGGCCATTCCGAGACCGGGGAGGCACCGTTGGGTTCGACCGGGCAGCGCAGCTTCAGTTCCTGCTTGATGATCTGCTCGATCATGTCATCAAAGCGCGGTTCCTTGAAGTTGACCGACTTCAGCCACTTGCCCTTCAGGTAGACCTTGCCGTCGGTGCCGGTGACGGTTTCGGTGACCTTGGTGACGTAGACGGTCTCGCCCTGGTATTCCTTCTTGATGAAGAAGGTTTCCACGCCCAGGCGGGTGTACTTGGTACGGGTGTCCAGCAGGTCGTCGGTGTTCTTGTCGAACTTGGAGAACTGGCTCTCGTTCACCCGGCGCAGCACTTCGGAAGCGTCGAAGCCGTAACGACCAGCCAGGCCAATGATGGTGAACAGGCCATCGCCGACGCCGTCGATGATTTCGTGCAGGTCGTTGGTGGCGATGCCATCGCGCAGTTCGTCCACTTCCAGATCGATGATATCCATCTGGTGCTTGGCAGCGCGATGACCCTGCTTGCGTGCATTGCCGGCCAGCTCGTTGACGCTGTAGACCTGCTCGAACAGCTTGGAGGCGATGGTGAGATGCATCGCGTCAGCTGTGATCTTGGGGGACATGGGTTGGTTGCTGTTGTCGGCGTTCATGGTGAATCCCTTGGTCGTTGAGTTAGAAGCGGCTGCGCTCGATGAGGTTGCGCAAGATGGTGTCGCTGGAGTTTCGCAGCAGGGCGCTGTTGGGCTCGCTCAGGGTACGCGGACCCCAGGCCAGCACGCCGATACTGTCGTCCACGCTAGCCACCGCCAGCACTTCTCGCAACGACAGATCCATGAACGGGTGATCGTGGGGGTACGGAGCTACTTCGATGCTTGCCATGTCCAGAACCAGATTGGCTGCGCGGTCGGGCGTCAGTTCCAGCGTCGGGTCGTCGTGGAAGGTGACGGTCGGGCCGACTACCCAGCGCTTGGTCTCTTCGTTGTACTTCAGGTGAACTTCACGGGTGCAGTGGCAGTAGGCCGACAGGCGTTCCCACTTCAGATCGTAGTTCTCGATGACGATGCGGGTACGCAGCTTGGTGGCCAGCGCATGCACCATGTACTCGATGGCATCAGTACGGGTCGGCCGCGGGATACCGGCGCGCGACAGCAGCGGACCGTTGTTACCCAGGGTCTGGTCATCGATGAACAGGAAGCGTTCGATTTCGCCCTGCAGCGCCATCGTGGTATTGATCTTCGTCATCGGGTACAGGATGTTGAAGATATGCTGGTCGTTGGACTGTGCGGGCAGTTCCGTGGGCGTGTTCGCATCGACCAGACGCTGGTAACCGTACTTGCCGGACTGGTGCATGCGTGCCAGGATTCCATCACCGATGGAGAAGGTGGTGATACCGTGATTCAGGTCGACTTTCGGCGCCCTCGGCACCGCGCCGGAGATCAGGTAATTGGGGACGTCCTGGGTGATGTCGAACTCGCTCTCGACCGTACCATCACGGAACCCCGGCACAACAGCGCGCAGCAGGAAGTCCCGTTCGATCGGACCAGAGTCCTGGTCGAGCTTGACATTGATTTCCTGTCCAGCGGGCACGGAAAGGGAGAAACCGTTCTTACCTGCCAGGTGACCATAGAGGGTCGAATTGCGGATGCGCTCGGGCGTGGTCGTCCGACTCAGTCCGCGCTCGGACATGAACTTGGTGATCAGCTCGATCGCGTTGTTTCGCACGAGGAACATGTCGTGGATCCAGATCGGCTCCGGATCGGTCACCTCGCCTTCCTTGAAGCTGATGAGCGCCAGCACTTCTTCCAGCAACTCTGCCGGCTCTGCTTCCAACAGGATCAACAGACCCTGGACGATGACGGTTTTCTGGTGATGCGTGAATTCGGACATTGGACTTGCTCTTCCAAAGTGAGTGAAGGTTTCTACATACCACTGACCCCGGATTTCTTTTTTGACAGCATAGAGCAGGAGGCCGAAGCCCCCTGCCTAGCTGGCTACTTGACGATGAACAACGCCGGGCGCTTGCCTCGTTCCGGAGTCTGCCTGGGACGGTCCAGATACATCGGGTCGTCGTACAGGTCTTCTTCGTCGATCAGGTCGTTGTCGAACCGGATCATTCCATCATCACCACGGTAACCCACGCGGTAGGCCACGCTGTTGTGGAAGTTGACCACACCAACGATAACCACCTCGACGGCGCCATCGGGCTTGTCTTCAGGCTTGGGCTTTGCGTTGCCCATGAAGATACCCATCCAGGCATCATCGCCGATTGCGTACTTGGCTTCACGGGTATTGGCAAAGATCTCGGCAGGACTGAAGGTGAAGATTTCCTGCTTGCTGACCAGTGCCTGAGCTTCAGCCTCAACGGCTGCAAACTCGTTTTCGAAATCGCTCATTACTTGCTCGTCTTGTCTTCGGTAAGGACCGGCGGTTTGATGCCATACTTGGCAAATGCCGCCTCGATGATTGCACGGTTGGTCCTGTACCAGTGCTGCCAGGCTTCGATGACTTCCCCACGCGCCACTGCTTCGGCGTTGTTGGGGAGCATCACTGCCGCGATATCGCTGAGCTTGGGTTCGCGCCCTTTGCTGCCGACCGGAGCCTCCTTCAGCTCAGGACGCTCCTTCATCATCTCATCGGTTACTTGCGGCAGGTTTTGCTGCGGGCTTGGGCTTTTCGAGCGATTGGTTGTACAACCGAGCAAGGCCAGCAGTACCAGCACTAGCAACGTCGTCTTCAGCGCCAATTTGTTTGCGGATTTCATTGATCAACAGTTCCTTTTCCTTGACCTTCTGTTCAGACGCCAACAGCTTCAGGCGCAATTCGGCCATCAGCTCCTTTTGTCCCACGTCGACTTCACCAGAGACACGATCACCGGCTTCGATCCAAAGTCGGTAGTCCTCTTTGAACTTGCGCAGTTCTTCGGTCTTGTCTGCCAGTTCCTTTTTGGTCTTGGTCAGATCGGCCGTGTCCAGCTTGAACTGTGCCGCCGCACCACGGTCGTAGATGTGGTCATAGACACGCATGACCCCCATGACGATACCGTATGCGATCAGAGCCAAGATCATCAGCGCAATGATCTTCTTCCAGCCGCCCTTGATGAACCAGGCAACCATTTTGCCCAGCCTGACGCCAATTCCAATTGCTGTGACCATATACAGTTCTCCCATTGTCATAGCATGACAACAAAAAAGAAAAGGCTTGGAGAGTTGCCCTAGCCCCGAAGGGCTAGGGCGCTATGACTGCTTACTTGGGCAGCACTGACAGGTAACCCGTATCGCGCGTGCGACCGAACCGGCGAATGTCTTCACGGGCCACTGAGGCGGCCTCAATGCTGTACTGCTTGATCATGTCGTACAGCACCTGCGGCGGCTCTTCGCCACGGTTGAGCCGGATGGTCTGGTTGATCTTGCCGTACAGATCGATCAACTTGGCATTCATCCGAGCGTACTTGCCACGATGCATCAGGTGGCCGAACTCCAGGTCTTTGTGCATACCGGTGAGTTCATCGAGGATCGGTTGCACCTCGAAAGCGCGAGCGGAGAACACGCCCCGTTCCAGGAAGCTCCCCATGGACGGGAACGCATTGGCCAGCCGGCGGGTCAGCGTTGCACCAGCGCGGTTCAAGTGCACCGGAGTGGCTGCACGGTTGCTGGTGTTGGCCGAGCGGTTGGAGCGATAGATCTCGGCGAAGACGTACTTGTTGTCGCCTTGCATGATCAGGTTGTGCCGCATCAGCAGCGGCAACGACAGACGCAGCTTGGCGATGTTGAAGCGCAGGTAATCGTCCTTGGTGAAAGTACGATCCGCCCACAGGCCCCAGTCAGGTGCGCCGAAGACCAGTAGTTCGTCCGGGGTCAGTACAGCAACTGCCGGGAACCGATCAACGCTGGCGCCGCTGTAGGTGTAGTAGGTTTCAAACACCAGCATGCCGTTGGTGACCACGTAACGCAGGTCGGTCTTGAACTCATTCATGCCACGGCTCAGGCTGGTATCGGCACGAGCCTGTTCACGAACGCCGTAGGGCAGGAACTGCGGGTGATGGAACTCAACATCGGCGTAGTTGTAGCGACCCTCGATGTAGGACTCGAAGTCGCAGTTGGGATCGTCCCACAGTCCACTGGGGATGCCATTGACATCATGCCAGCCGGGGAAGTCCAGTTTCTGGGTAAGCTGTACGTTGGTCATGTGAAACTCCGTTAAGGGTATTGCTCAAAGGAAAGGGCGGGTTGTGCCCCCGCCCTGAGAGGGTGGGTCAGTTACTTGGGGAGGGAGCCGAGGATTTCGTCCTGCAGCTTGACCAGTTCGCGGTGGAATGCGTGAGCGTCGTACTCTTTCCGCAGGATGATGCGCTGGCCGCGGTTGATGTACTTGTCCAGCTGCGGGTTGGAACTTTCCGGATCATCCAGCAGAGTCTTGTTCAACTCGTTGATGACCCACAGCGCTTCCTTACCGGCGGCGTAGGCTTGCAGGCGACGTTTGTGGTCCACCATCAGCAGGTTGTTGGTCAGCAGGCTTTCGCTGAGCTGGATGTCGATCTCCAGCATGTTGCGAAAACCCTTGCAGCGGAACTCGGTCTTGATCACAGCCGTCGGATATTCCGGCTTGTTGTCGGACGAAGCGTGGGTCGTCAGGTTTGCTTCATCCTGGCCGTCCTGGACCATCATCGAACGCAGCTTGGCTGCGATCTCCTGGAGTCGTGCCTGATCGGTGTAGGCATTGACTTCGAGGGAAACGGTCTGGGTCAGCTGTGCAATGTTGCTCATGTCTATCTCCGTGATACGTTGTGTTTTAGTGATACTGCGAAGGAGGGTGTTACGCTTTCAGTGCAGAGTTGTTGATATCGGTTTGCAGTTCGTTGACCAGTCCCGACAACTCTTCGAGTGCCTTGAAGGATGCTTCGGCCTTTTCTGCGGCGCTTTGAAGGCATGGCGCCTTGAGATAACCGGGGAAGCCAACGACCTCGTACAGACGGCCATGTGGAACGCTCTTACGCCAGCGGCGATTGTGGACGGTGAGGTAGCCCTCTTTGACGATCGCCGACGAGCCATCAGGCAGGTAGGCGTAGGTCCACGCCCCGGTCTCCTTGAACTCGTTGGTATTCGGTCCAAGGATCCACTTCTTAACCGCGGGGAGCAGTTCAGTGAAGGACCACATGAACACCAGCTTGCCTTTCCACTTCCACGTGACCAACCAGCCGTTGATCGTGAGTGCGGTGGACCCGGAGACGATCGGACCCATCATCGCCGAAGAGGAGGACATGTAGACGAACAGCGGCGTCATGATGAGCCAGCCGAACGAGGACTTGCAGATGCACAGCTTATTGCAGAGCAGGGGCATGAAGTTCATGCGTCGAGATCCTCGAACTCAAACTCCGGCCCAGTGGAGGAGCGCGAGGTGCACTGCTCTTCCACTTCAATGTAGTCAATGTAAACCTGCCCGAACTTCTCGCGGTACATCTTGTCGAGGAAGGAACCCGGCTTACACTTGGTGAACTTATCTTCAGTCATTGGAACTCCGTTGTGGTATTCGAAAAGCGCATAAGGGCATAAAGCCTGCCCCCGAAGGAGCAGGCCTAATGCTTGGAATAAACTGCCACCCCAACCTAGCAGAAGAGTCAGGCAACAACTCCGCGATCCTAGCAACCCGAGCAAGTAGGTCGATCAGACAAACGATGTTGATGCAGGGTATGTGCTGCGCTTTGACTCCGATTATGGCTCCCCCTAAAGAGCTTTCCCGTACACGAACGGGATAGATGATCAGCACGCATGGCCGTGCCTACATTCGGGTTATCGGAGGAGCTGCAGTGCACACTGACTTGTACAGATTATAGGCCTGCTCGTGTAGCAAATTACGCCACACTCCGCAATCGGAGGTAGTCGTAGTATGCCGGCCAGAACTTCTTGACTGCGGCGACTGCGGCGAAGAAGAACAATCCCAGCTGCACTCCCAGTACCGCCCACTTGTAACTGCCGAACACACTGGCGTTGGGAAGGATGAGTCCCATCGAGAAACAGACGATCATCATCAGGGCTGCGTAGAGCAGGAACGAGTTGCGCTTGCGGGTATACCTTGCGGTCAACCGCTTGACGGCTTTGCTGGCCATGGGAACCTCGGTTGGGTAGTTGTTGGGCGAGTGTGGGACTTAGGTACGATCACCCAGATCAAAGGTGCGCCTGATCAACTTGTCGGTCAGGATGGTCAGTTCGACTTTTTCATGACAGGCATCATTCGATTGCATGACCGAGTACAGCACTTTCTCAGTCAGATGTTCGCTATCTTCGCAGTTGTATTTGACGGAGGCCTTAGCCAGGGCGCGGTGGGCGAAGACTTCGCTTTCTGGATTTTCCCGGATGATGTCCAGAGCGCTGCAGAGGATGCTGTAGGCACCGTTGGCCAGTCGCCGAGCAGCTGCCAGGTTGTCCTCTTCGACCGGGTTCTGGGGAATGTTGTCGCGTGCGCCGACTATCTCCAACTCGACACCATAATCCCCCTCTTCTTCACTTCCTTCTTCACGAATTGCCAAATAAAGAAAAACGTGTTCAGCGGTGGTGGTATCGATGACCATGAGGTCACCGTCGGCGTTGGTCATGCGGCCGATGTTCAGCATGTCAAGGACCGCTATGTAACGCGGGGTCTTGCTGTTCATACGAATTTCTCCATTGGGGGGTATTACGAAAGGAAAGGGGGCAGAACCGAAGTCCTGCCCTCTAGGATGTTACAGCGTGGCGAATGCCGACGTGCAGTCGATCACCATGGTGGGCTCGCGCTCACCGGCGGTGTACATGCCGATCTGCTTGTTCATGACCGAGTCGTTGCGAGCGAACTCGCGCAGCTTCTCGATGGTGATGACATTGTCACCTTCCTCGTGATGCTCGTCGACCAGGAACTTGGTCGTGCTCTGCATCAGCGAGCTGTGGACAGGATTCTCATCCAGCTCGCCAACGCCGATGAGGATCTCGGTGTGAGTGATGCGGTGCCGATCCTTGAAGTCCTTGTTGTTGAACAGGAAGTGGATCGACAGCGCGATGATGTCGCGGAAGCGGTCGGCTTCGTTTTCATCGAGGATGTTGGTGAAGATCTCATCCACCACGAACAGACCGCGGTAGTCCTTGGGGTCTTCGTAGTTGATCGGGTCCAGATCGAACAGGACGTGAGCGAACAGGTCAGTAGCGCGATCGAAGAACATGATGCGACCCGAGCGATGAGCGGTGCTCTTGGCACGGCTGATTTCCAACGTTCCGACGTAATTGCCCCACATATTTGAAACTCCATTAGGTTTAAGCGAGAAAAGGCGGAGGGGTTACCTCCGCCATACATGGTACAGCAGAGTACAGCCAGTTACTACTCTTTCTCAGCAGCCGAGGAACTTTTCACTGGGCCAACTTACCGCCAGGTAGTTAGCTTCCAGATATTCGCCCCAATGCGTACCGGAGATTTTGATCAGCCGTTCATCCTCGATCTGTACATGGTTCAGCACAGTCGCAGGCAGCTCATCGAGTAACTCAGGGCATATGCAGCGGGGACTGAGCAACCCTAACAGGGCGCCCAGTTCCATACCGTTCAGACCTTGAGCCTCGAACTTCTTCAAGATGCACAACTTCATGACGTCAATGCGACCATTCCGATCAGCATGTTCCATGCCGAGCGTAGGGATCTCACACGTCAATTTCAGGACAGGCTCCTCGACATTCATCGGGTGGAGATTCCTGAAGTAGAGGTTACCCTCAAACGAGTGCGTCACGTAGAACTCACGACGCTGAGGGACAACCTTCTCACAAACACCAACGTTCACTTCTATCTCCTTATACCAGTGGTTGGTGGGTACTGCTTAGAAAGCCAGAGCCGAGAGCTTCTGCTTGCGGTTGCTGGTGGACGTGAAGGCGTCGCCGTTCTTGTCGGTGATGACAAACTGGCAGTCCTTGAAGTCCGCGTGGTGCCGCTTCAGCCGAGCGTGCAGGCTGGAGATCGTGGCGCTGTCAGGCATACGCTGACCCCACTTGGCAATCCCCGAGCGAACGTTCTGATCGACGCGGAAGACGATGCGCAGACCGTCGACCTTGAAGATCTCGTTTTCCAGCTGACGCATGGTGAGACCCGCTTCGGACTGGGAGACCGTCTTGGACACCTTGCCGACCTTGGTGTAGGTCAACTCGAAGCCCAGCTCGTGAGCGATCTTGCGAGCGAGGATGCGACCTGCCGACGCAACGGTCTGCGAGGTGGACACGATCTTCTTCTCGGCGAAGTAGTGCTTGACCAGCGCGTTCTTGGTGATGTCCAGCTTTTCAGCCAGCTGCTCGATGGTGATACGCGGGGAAATGGCGATCTTGGTCAGCGGCTTCTTGCGCACACGGCGATTCTTGGTCGCAGTGCTGAACGCATCGGTGAGCTTGTCCACCGCAGTGGATTCGACGAGCTGGACCTTGAAGCCTTCCTTCGAGCCGATCTCGTTGAGAACCTTGACGGCGCTCTTGAGCGTGGTCACCTTGTCACCGCTCACCGCAGTAGTCCCATGACGGAACAGGCGGCTCACCAGTCCGCTCGGACGCATGCCCAGCGCCTTTGCCAGTTCGGTGATGGTGGTCGTGGTGGTGATGTCAACCACCTTGACTTCCTTCACATCGTTCGGCTTGGTAGCCAGGGTCTTGAGACCCTTGCCGAGGACGATGGAGGACTTGTTGGTCTGTCGTTTCAGGGCAGCCATTTCGTCGCGAAGCTTGGTCGGGACCGGCTTGCCAGCGTCCGTCAGCTTCTTGGCACGAGCGGCGAGCTTCTTGCGCTTGGCAATCAGTTCGTAGTACTCGGTGTTGTCCACGGTAGTTGCGGCGTTCTTCGTTTCAGTTACTTTCTTTTTCATTCTTTGTTACTCCATTATTGGAAGGGAAATAAAAGAGCCGCCGAAATGACGGCTCAGTTTGCTGCGGTCTGGAGTTAGTTACGTTCCAGGTACTTATCAGCCAGGACTGCGCCGGTGATGATCAGCGCGCAAACTGCGAGCGAACCACCGACAACAATCTGGACCTGCTTGTCCTTGGCGGTATCGACGACAGCCGAACCAAGGCGCTTGATGAGGGGCTTACGTGCCGGAGCGATACGACGAGCGGCGACGTTGTTGGTCTTCGGGGTGGACTTGTTCATGTTGAATCTCCATTGAGTTTAAGAAGGGAATGAGGTCTTTTGATTGGAACCTCACATGAGTTATATAGGGTTGAAACATATTGGAATCGGCATAAAGCCCCTCCCGTCTGGGAGGGGCGATATGTCACTTGGTGACGTTCTTCAGCTCATCGTTCTTCAGCCACGGGAACGTGTCGACGAACAGTTCCGGCCTGGCCAGCACGAACCAAAGCAGGCGCAGGTGGTTGATCCGGTTGGAGGTATCCATCGGCGCAACCTTGGGCGCGATGAACACCTTGAAGAACACGAACATGCCCAGCAGGGTGAAGAACAACCCGCCGATGCCGAGTGCCATTTTGAACAGACCGATGAACATCAGGGTTCCTTGGTTTCGTTGGAGGCAGCGCCTTCTTCGAGCAGGCGCAGAAGATCAGCGTGGAACTCCGGATCATCGGCTGCACGACCGGCGGCCACCTCGGCCAGCTTGGTATAGCCCAGCTCGGCGATCAGCACGTCATGGTTCTCCAGCTCCTTCAGGCGCTTGTGGAGGAACTCCATGTACGTGTTCAGGTGGTAGGAGCAGGCGTAGATGTCCCAACGCATGTTCCCACGGAAGATCGGCCAGAACCAGACCACCGCCGGATAGCCGAAGCGGAAGACGCCGGTGTACTTGATCTTGACATCCGGACCACGCAGGCCGCTCTGCTTGAGCGCTTGCTGCTTGGCTTCTTCGTAGCCTTCTGCACTGCGGACCAGATAGCGACCTTCACCGAGGTAGCAGCACTGTCGTTTGTTGGTACTGCTCATGGCGCGTCCTCAGACTTGGTAAGTTTGGAAATGTTGCCCAAGTCGCCCAACGTCTGTTGGTCGTCGGACTCTTGTGGCGGGGACGGCGGCTCACCGCAGAACCCACCTTCGATCCAGTCCTTCATGGCCGGATAGGTGTACACGTCACCTTCGCCGTTGCGGCACTTGTCGCGATAGCAGGCCACGTCGCGATAGCCGTTCTCCAGAATGACTGGACCTTCGAATTGCTCTGGGTGGTCGGGCAGAGTCATCGTCGTCTGTGCCCAGCTCCATGCGCCCAGGAAGGACTTGGAGCTGGTCAGGCGCTGACGCAGGATCAGAACAAACTGCTTGGCCTGCCAGCCGTGCTCGAAAGTTTTCAGTAGTACGAAGTGTTTCAACATTGCCATGATCCCGGTTAGCTGCGTAGACGGGCGAAAGCGCCCCATATAGTGGGCAGAAAACCAGACAAAAAAAAAGACATAGAGGGAGGGGCCGAAGCCCCTCCCGTTCACTTAGTCCATTACGATGAACACCGGCGGCACCTTGGCGATCTTGGTAATACCCTTGATCAAGGCCTCGGTACGCTGGAAGGCATCGCTCTCACTGCCAGGCATGCGGCGACGATCGATCACCACATACTTGGCATAGCACGCATCGACAACCGGCAGCGAGTACGACAGGTAGACCTGCGAACGCTTACTGCCGATGGGCACGAGCAGCGGTTCGATGACTGCCTGCAGCTCGTCGAAGGTGGCGTTGGTGTTGACGATGAAGGTGGTGTCTGCGCTGAAGATATTGCCGAACAGCGGGATGATGCCTTCGAGATTGCGGCGGACAGTGACAACCTCACCGGCACGGTACTTGCCATCGAGCACCTGCACCAATGTGCGTTGGAGTTCATGATTGGCGAGTGCTTCAGACACGCCCTCCATCTTCTCCGTGCTCACGTGAATGCCACCGTTGATCAGCATCAGCCGCGGCCTTTCTTTCTCCGCCGCCTTCGGGTAGATACCGAGGGTCGTCCACTCATCGTCACTGGCGATGGTCTTGACCTGGAGATCCATCGACGCGGCCATCCGTTCCAGGCATGCGAGGTTCTTGGTGTGAGCCAAGTACTCAAACTCACGTTCACCCATGGACAGGCGCTGCCAGAACACACCGGCCTCTACGCCGAGGGTGAAGGTCTCGCTCTGATCCGGGAAAGATACGAGCAGCGCGTAGTTTCCGTAGGAGTCGGTCATGCCTTGGCCTCCTGCATCTTGGCGACGGCCGCCTGGATCATCTGGTTCAGACGCTCCAAGGCTTCATCCTTGTAGACAATAGCCGCGCCGCGGCGGGTGATAGTAAGGGTTGGCAACGGCCCAAGTACGTCGCCCACCGGGCAGATGCTTTCATCGAGCTTGGTAAGGATTGCTTCCCTGACACTGTCGGGGACGAGCGTGCGCAAGGAGTCCAGCGCCTGCTCGAAGCGAGACTGGCGAGAGTTCAGACTCAGCATCTCCACCCTGAAAGCCGAGTATCTGACCGAATTGTAGCAGAGGAAGATTCCCTGCAGCACGTCATCGGTGTAATCGACAATGAACTTCCAGTAGTCGTCGATGCGGCGGCCGGCGATGGCGACCTGACCCATGTCCCCGACCTTCTTGAGGAAGTGCGTAGAGAGGTAGTTCATGAACACGACATCATTGGCGGTATTGCCAATCGAGGTGACTTCCGCATAGGCACTTTGGATAGCCTGGGCGATGCGCTTGTCGACGGTGCTACGGTAGCATTCCAGGTGGCGGATCTTGTACTCGTGGACCGAGCGGCTGAACAGCAGCATCCCCCTCACCCTCACATTCCAATAGGCATTCTCGAAAGAGCATTCAACTACACTGCCCGCGTCGAATTCGAGGAAGATTTTCTCGCGGATTGCCTTCGGGATATCCTGCGTGGCAGCAAGGTCCAGCGGCTCGCCCTTCTTCTCCGCGGCGGCGATGATCTGGACGATGATTTCTTTGATCCGGGTATAGCTTTCGACCTGGGCCTGCTGCACCGTGAGCACACGGCCGGTGTCGTGGAAGATGAAGCCGTGGCGTTGGATGCGCTGATCCAGTGCTTGGAGATATTCGACCATCCGTTCAAGCTGATCGTCGATGTCCGACAGCTCGTCGCCCTGAAGATCCGGGTGACCGCCGTTCTTCTTGGCTTCGACGTAGAAATCGTTAAGCTTATTCTTACGGTCGTTGAGCTGGACACGTTCAGCAATCATGCGCTGCACGAAGTCCGGCGTACCGGCCGGGATGACGCCGATCGGAAGGTAAGCTTCTTCGAAGACTTCCTTCGGGGACCAGGAGGTGTAGCCATCCGGGTACTGAACGGCGAAGCCGGGCTTGCCGTCCTTCTCGTTCTCGTATGCCTGGATGACCTTGGTTCCAACGTAATGCTGCGTCATTTCTTTACCTTCACTTTGGTCTTGTGGATACGGTACACATCAATACCTGCGCCGATCATTGCGGGTACTACAAACACGCAAACGATGACAGCGTAGATGATCTGGCTGATGAGGTAGGCTTCGACGGGTGTCACGTCTTTCTCCATTCGGTATAAAACCCCCACCCGGAGGTGGGGGCAGGTATTACAGGCCGGCGCTATTAGACGCGGGTTGCTTCCAGGCGCGGGAAGATGTCGCGGAAGTCGTTGATCTGACGGATGACGTCGGCCAGCGACGGAACCTGGGTAGCGTTCAGGTCGATGTTGCCCAGGCCGTTGATGAAGTTCTTGGCGAAGGTGCCGAGCTTGGCTTCGCGCTTGCCGAGGAAGACGTTCACGTCGCTGTTGTGCACGACGGTGCCCAGGCTCTGGCCAGCGTTCTGCGGACCGGCCACGAAGAACTCGCCTTCCCATGCGAAGGTCAGCACATCACCGGCGCCGGACGGCCCGAGGTTGTTGAACACGATGACGCTGGGATCGTGCGGCAGACCCTGGCTGTCCAGGCGGTCGGCGATCTGTTCCTTGACCGCATTCAGCAAATCCTGTTCGACGAACGGGCTGTGATGGACGACGATCTTTTCCTTGAAGAAGTTACCCGACATGCGTAGCGGTTCCTTGTGGTTGTGCAGCGATGGTTTCGGCGCGAAGATACGCCAACAGAAAACTTGCCCCGAGATTGCTCTCATGCAGGCGGAGTTGTTGCAGGTGTTTGACCAGTTCTTCGTCAGGATTTTCCTTGCCCTTTTCCTGTTCGTAGGCCTGGGTGAGTGCCCTCAGTCTGGCTTCACTACTGGACGCTTCCATTCGCAAGAACGGATACAGACCAGAGGTAGCCAGTGTGACCCTGGGGTCGGTCTGCCACGGAGCAGGCGGCCATTCGCGTTGGCGGGTCTGCTGGATGATGTCCTCCGGAATCTCCTTCGGGAACGCGACGTCGTCGGCATCCCCCAAGACTTCATCCATGGAAGCCATCAGGTCTTTCAGATACGAGCGATTGCGCAGTGCCAGCAGAATGATGATGACCAGCAGCCCAGCGCCAATGTACAGTGCAATTTCCATGACCCCCTCCCCAAGTGATTGATTAAGGCTTGCTCTTAGAGGACTCGAAGTAGTGACTCCACGCCGTCAGGTACTGCAGGCGTTTCTCTTCCACTACGATCTGTTCTCGAACCCATTCCTGCCGGGCTGCATCGAGCTCCTCGTAACAAGGGGATGACATGTAAGCTTTTAAACGAGTCAGCTCTTGTCTTGCATTGACAAGTGCAGCGCTCTGGCGAAGACGAAACTCAAATCGCTTCACGTAGTCAGGCATTGTCGTCAGCCTTCTTGGAGAAGAGGCGTTTGACCCATCTCCAGATGTGCTTGGTGTTGGGGAGGATCAGTATCGTGGCGACCATGATGATCACGTAGAGACTGATTGCCAGTGCCGCCTCAGCGTTGGTGGCCATCCGCATGCATTCCCCGCTCACAGGTTCACCAGCACAATGACAGGCTGGGGGTAGCTGCAATGGCAGCCATAGCGCAACACCGCCGGTACGAAGGCCGGGACAGGTGTACCGTGCACCATCTTCTGGAAACGTGGGCAGATGAGCATGACGTCATCTACAAACACGCGACGGATACCTTCATCACCTGCCGAGTGAACTTCATGACGCTTGTTGAGGATTGCAGGTGGTTCCTCAGGCAGTTTGGCGAAGATCTTGTCCATGAACTCTTCGGCGTCCAAGATCGTGATGTCATTGTCGCTCTTGCCGTTCTCCACCAGCAAGGTCGCCATCCTGTTACGACACGGCTGGGAGGAGACGATGATCATGTCCCCCGGTCGAGCAAGCTTGGCGATGGCAGTGCTCTTGCCAGTACCCTTGGGGCCTCCATACCGCACCGTGCGATAGCAGTAGAAGTCCAGCGGGTAGGTGATACGCTGTTCAATGGTTCCGACCTTGGAGTAAGTCGCATGCCTGTTCAACGCTGCTGTGATCTGGTGTTGCAACAGCTCAGCTGTGTTGATCCGGTCTGCAGGTGAACTTGCATGCGGTCCGTACTTTTCCATTTGCAGTTCCTGAAGGGCAAAAGATAAAAGGAAAGGGAGGCTACGCCTCCCCTAATATTTAAGGCATAACGCTACGCGTAAGAGCGGTCTCTGCTTCCCCTATTTCATAGCCAGGGGGAGTTCGAAAATACTCAGTGGGTTTGCTTGTTACTGGCAGCGTAGAAAGCAGCGACGTCAACCTGCGGCATGCTCTGGAAAAAATACGGACGACACTTGGTGAAATCCACCGAACCGTCAGGGCCACCGAATGCCTCCGGGAACATTGCGATGACATGGCGTCCATCCCTGAGCAACTCCGCCTGCTGCTCCTCGGTGATAAACTCGCTGACCAGCGTAACGTGGAGGTTTTCCAAGACGATGGTTTCATTGCACGTATCCAGTTCATCGCTACGCACGTAATCCGGATAGCGTGCCGCAATCATGGCCTGCCGACGATGATCGCAAGAACGGTTGTTCTCCTCGTAGTCGAAGAAGATGAAATCAGCGGTCTTCTGGAGATCGCCGTATCCGAAGTCCTCGGTGATGGTGTAGCGCTTACCATCGGGCGTGACCATGGTGCAGACGGCGACGCTACGAATGCGCGTGTCATCCCCTTCACAGGTATCGAAGATTGCGACAGGACCGTTCTTCTCCCCGGTAGCCATCACTGCCTTGATCTTTTCGATGAAAGCAGTGCGCTCTTCAGCGGTGTCGAACCAATGATGCTTCGATTCGCCGAGTTCGGGCATCTGCTTCCAGATCCAGCCATCGTTCATGCAGCTGCCCCAGAACTTGACCTTGTACTCTTTCTTCATTGCGATTTCTCAGTTCAGTTTGGTGGAACGCGCCGGACCACTGCCAGCGATGTAAGTGCTCTTCGGCTTATCACCGGCAGCCTCGCTTGCGTTCAGCACAGCGCTGCCCAGGAAGCCCATCAGCAGCTTCTGCTTGGTATCGGAGTCCTTGGCCTTGTGCGCATTGTAATAGGCCTTACGCGCCTCCACAGAGCCCGTGGTGGGAGCACAGCAGCCGAAGTCCGGGCAGCACTCACCTTCGTTGAGGTTGGTGAACTTGATGGTCTGCTCAGCGTCCTTGCTGCGGTGGATATCCCGGCCATTGATCCAGTACTCCAACTGTTCGTCAGAGGTGAAGTCTGCGCTCTCCACGATCTTGGTGCTGATGACCTTGATCGTCGTGCCGCAGGGCAGTCCCTGGACCTTGGGGTGATCTTCGTTGATCATGCTGGAGAGCAGGCAGTCGCAGTCAGCCAGCTCTTCGTCGGAGTGGAGGATCTTGTAGCCATAGCCGAGATCCTGACGAACCTCGTACTGCATGCAGCTAGGGAGCTGCAGGACAGAGACGCGCGTACCACGCACACGCATGTCAGTGCCGGAGCAGTACATCAACATCGCCTTGGGAGCGATCTCTTCGACAGTGCGTGCCAGGGCGTCCAAGGCTTGCCGGTCGGTGTTCCAGTGATGGGCGCCATTGATGCCGGCAGCCTTCAGACGTTCGTAGTCGTCTGCGGAGGTTTCGATGTGCAGGTAGTGTTCGTAGGGACCAATCTTGCGAGTCACGGTATTACTCCGTTAGTAGTTTGATTCGGTTTGGGTATGGTACAACTAGGTAATGTAGGGCTGAAAGATCTTTAAGCCAAAAGAAAAGAAACGGCATAAAAGCAGGAGGCCCCGTAGGGCCTCCTGTATGCCTTTCTCAGGGCTCTTGCTTCAGCGGTACACATTGGACCGAGAGGGCTTTGTGCCGGCGCTGTATGCACTCCATGGAGCTACCAGGAGGAATGAAGTGCACCCACTGCATTCCGTCCACCATGAAGTACCGCACCTCCACGCCAATGCTGGGAGTTTCAACATTGGCAGTCTGCACACGAGGACTATAGCCGGAGATGAACAACAGCGATGCGAGGATGATCGAGATGATCACCAGCGCGGCGAAGATGATCGTGCTGGCTACCATGACAACGTACTTCATGCACGAGTCTGCTTGCGCTTCTTGTACAGCGTACGCTGCTGACCGCGACGCAGCCTGCGGGGATCACGCTTGCGCCAACTGGAGACGCGGATGTCCATCGGGATTTCGGCATCCGGTGCCGCGCCTTCCGGGAGTGCGCCCGGCAGCAACGTAATCCGACGCTGACGCCCACGGAACTCCATGACGTAGTCACCCTTCTCGCCGGGCTGTAGCCGAGTGAGGGAGCCATCGGGGTTGATGCGGCTGACCGTGGGTTCGTAGACACGACCCTTGTGAGCGTAGCTGTACTGGGTAGTGCCATTGCGCATGATGAGGTGACGATCAGGCATTACGGCTCCCTGTTGACAAAAGGTGCGAGCTTTTCAGCTATCACCGGATTGGGTTTCCACATCATCGGGACATCGTTGACACGTCCGACCGGCATGAGGGTCAGATGGCTGATATTCACCCCAATGGCCGCCTCGAAGTCACGCTGACTGAGGTGACGCAGCATGTCCATGTGTTCATGCGGATTGAGCCGCTCTCCGATTTCGGAAAGTGCTCTTTCGATCACAGGGTAGATGTAGAAGAAGTTCCGCTCAGTGATCTTGGGCGGGGTCAGGGTGGCGTAGTGGTGCATGTAGATTTCCACCAGCCCGTCGAAATCCGTCCAACGACCGTACTGACCTTTGGCGAACAGGATCAGGTCATGCAGGAAACCGTCCGCTGTCCAGTCCTCTTTCACGCTATCGAAGAAACGCGGATCGAGTCCATTGCCAAAGGGTTCGTGGATCTTGATGTTTACCTCATTCCCACCCGGATCACCCCAGGCCTTGAAGTCAACATCGACGGAGTTGTGGTTGCTGGTGACGTCAATACGCATGTGACGTCCCGGCAGATAGCCGCGATTGTAACCATGCCACAGCTTGGCCTTGATCAGATCACCTAGCTGCTTGTCGTAGTCTTCCGGCGGCAGCATTCTGGTACGCATGGAGTAGTAATCGTGAATCAAAGTACGGATGATCCGCGCGAGCAAACGACTATGGTCCGTGGCAACTACGGCTACAGCCTTTACATCAGACATACATAATTCCTTAGACTAATTTCGGTTGTCGATGATTGGCAAAGAGAGTTCCCTGCCGTACGTTGGTAAACTTGGTGCGCAGTGAGTGGACAACTTCGACGGTGTACATGTCGTCGCCATGGCGAAAGTCCACCAGCACAGAAACTTCACGATCATCCCAGCTCACTTCACTGGAGTAGTACTGACCGGGGATCTGGCCGGTGTAGGAACTACGCGTCTTCAGCAACGCAGGTACAGTGCGCTTCAGCTCGTACTCGCGGTCTCCGTTGTCCTGCCAGCTGTTTCGGTTCAGCCTGGATTCGAGCACGGCCTCCAGGATGATGTCTTTGACCTCATCCTCCCAGAGCTTGCGTAGTTGCCGTTCGTCCATTACACCCACCACGCCTTCGGGTCTACCTTGTAGCTGAAGATGACATGGTCCTTGATGGTGCGGCGCTGGTAGTGGAACGTGGTGACCAGCGAAGGGCCGTCCCAGATCACTTCGATCTTCTCGAACCCGTAGGCGGAGGACCAGCCCTGACTGATGGTAACCAGTCGGTCGGCCAGCATGGCTTCGAACTTGGTGCGGTACAGTTCCTTGGAACCCTTGTCCTTGTCGCACTCTTCGGAGATGATCCCCCAGGTGGACAATGCCAGTGCGGTCAGGTCTGCCAGTGCCGCCTCTTTGCGGGCTTGGCGCATTGCTTCGTTATCAACAATCTCTTCCACGTCATACTCCTCGGTTAGTCATTACATTCTTTCATTGCGTTTTCATTTACGGCATACAGGAGAGCCCGAAGGCTCTCCTGCGTTATCACCCGCGGCTACGGGCAGCCATGCGTTGGAACTTCTTCCCGCCGGAGTTCTGGAGACCAGCCTTCCGACCACCGGTGCGAATTGCCTCGCGCTTGGCTCTTTCGCTGGCCGCCTTCTCTGCCTCGCGTACAGAGCGACTGAGGTCACTGATGATCCCCTGCGCAATCACCGATGTGAAGTGTTTCTCTTTGCTGAACATGACCTAGCTCTCCTCGCTACTGGGCGTAGCGTTTCGTACCGTCCGGACAGAGGTACTCGTTGTAGATGATGATCTCGTCGGTAGGCACCGCCACAAGGTTACCGCTAGCAGAAACCCCGAAGGAGGCACTCCCTCGCTTCTCCACGCGCTGATAACCTGTAGCAGTGCAGTCCCGCACCAGTGTCCGCTCAAGATTCTTCGTTTTCTGCGCTTGGATAGAACTGACAATGATGGCCGTGATCATCACGGCCAGGAAAGCAAGGCATCCGAGTACGACAAGGATCTCCTTGGTCTTCTCGCTCATCGTTGGTTATTGAGGTTCATGAGGGGAAGAGACATCAGACGGACACCTTGGCCTTGATCTTGGGATGATGCTTGTAGTTCGTGACCACGATATCGTCGATGGTGAAATCGTCGATGTTCTTGATCGTCGGGTTGAGCATCAGCGTGGGCAGCGGGTAGGGCTCGCGCTGGAGCTGGACGCCGACCTGCTCGACATGATTATTGTAGACATGCATGTCACCGATGTTGTACACCAGCTCACCCACGTCCATGCCGACGACCTGCGCCACCAGGTGGGTCAGGATCGCATAGCTGGTGATGTTGAACGGCGCGCCCAGGAAGATGTCATTGGAGCGGATGTTCAGCATGCAGTTCAGGCGGTGGGTCGGTACACCATGCAGCTTCAGGGCTTCATCGAAGGCCGTGTGCTCGATGTTGTTCGCATCGAAGCCATTGTCGCGAATGTCCTTGCGGATCTTGGCCATGTCCGACGTCTTGGCGAACTGGTTGAACAGGGCCCAGCGCTCTTCGCGGTTCAGCGGGGTGGTGCCGAACTGGAACAGGTTGTGGCACGGGGTCAGTGCCATGTGGTCCAGGTCAGCCGGGTTCCACGAATCCACCAGGATGCGGCGGCTGTCCGGATCGCGCTTGAGGATCTCGATGGCGTTGGCCAGCTGATCGATCTTGCGCGTGGCCACGTAGAACTCGCCATGCGCCATCCGCACCGGGATCTTCGAGATGTCGTACTTGTCAGCGTACACGCCGGCCACGTACTCGTCCTGGGTGATCAGGCGGGTATCTTCGACGTTACGCCACTGCTTGCCGTACACCGGACCCAGGTCACCCTTGCTCTTGACCTTGACGTTCTGGGTGATGGGCAGGCCGAGCTTGACCAGCTTTTCGCTCAGGTAGTCCGGGCAGAAGATGTTGACGTTGGCCCATGCCTTCAGGAACGGGTCATGTGCCACGATCGCATCACGCATCTGCTCGGGCAACAACGGGGAGACCACGTAGACGTCCTCCGGAGCAGCCCACTCGTTCCAGATACGCACGCCATTGGCCTGCAGGTAGGCGATGTTGGTGTCGCCCTTGATGAGCCACAGCAGCTCATGGATGACCGACGGCAGGTGGATCTCCTTACCGGTCACCACCGGCAGGCCGTCCTTCAGGTTGAAGCGGGCCTGATAGCCGAAGGTGGACATCGTGCCAGTGCCGGTGCGATCGCCACGATGGCGCCCGACGTTGAACACGTGCTTGAGCATCTCAATGTACTGACGCATGGTTTCCCTTTACTTGATTTCGAACATGTCGAGGAGTGGCTTGGAGATCAGCTTGGTCTTGATGGTGTTGCGGCGCTTGCTCACCGCTTTCATCAATCGATGCAGACCGTCAACCACGATGAACTGCTGCCCTGCCGGCGCATGGAGATCACGCACCACGATGATAGGGACTTCTTCGTCGGCCTTGACCACGCGGTCAGGGTCGGGGGTGACATACTCAAACACCCAGTCCAGCTTGGAGATCGGCAGGATGGTGATGGAGTACTTGTGGGTCTCGCGGAACAACCCGTCCAACGCGTAGGTCTTACCGTTGGAAGTGAAGGTACTGTCTTTCCCCTCACTGTAGATCTTGATCTTCTTATCCTTGCCCATCGCTAACTCTCATCCCCAAGCAGGAAGCTGCGCAGGGCGTTGTTGACGTGGTTCATCGCCGCAGTCCTGCCAGCGGTGCGTCCACGCATGTAGAACACGCGGTCATCGGGAATGGGCAGACCGATGGCCTGGAAGAGTTCAACCAGCGAGCTGTACTTCTCGATGGAGCGGATCTCTTCGGCCGTACCGTCAGCTGGCACACCACGCGTGTCGATGTACGGACCAGCCAACAGGCGCAGGTTCGGCTTGCCGTAGGCGTTGAAGTAGGCGAAGACGGCGATCATCAGCGAGTCGTTCAACTTGATCTCGCCCTTCTCGTCCATCGTGGTGATGGCACCAACGCCATGGTTCATACCCTGGCCGTACTTGATGTAAAAGTGCTTCTGCATTGCTCTTCCTAGATCAGCTTGCGAAGTCCGAGGACGATCTCGAACTTCTGTTCATCGGTGAGCTCTGGCGAGGGAACCTTGGCTTGAGCGGTGGTTTCGAACTCGGAGAAGGTGTCGACGTTGGGCGGCATGCGCACGAAGACCTTCTGCCCCCAGTCCCCGAGCAGGTACATGCTGGAGCCTTTCGGGTACTGGTAGTACGCCTTCACAGCTTCAGTGAGATCGGTAGTGGTCAGCGAATCGAAAGGGCCTTGCAGTCGTTCGACAAAGAACTCGCGTTTCATGGCAGCTCCTTAGAGGGCGGTGCCGAGCAGACGCTCGCGGACCTTGATGGGCGTGATCTCTTCGTCGACTTCAGGACCGATATCGATCACCGAGAACAGCTCGTCCTGTTCGGGCGGAATGACGTACACCACCAGCCCAGTGGGCAGGTTGATGTAGATGTGCCACCGGTCTTCTTTCATGACGCGGAAGGAGGACCATGCCTGCGCCAGCGCGAAGTAGAGGATATGGCAGTCCTGGGCCAGATCTTCATACGCGTTCTCCATGCGGGCGACCATCCAGGACGCCTTCTGGGCGTTCTGCTCGTATTCCGCGCGAGCCTGGTAGACCAGCGCGATCTGACGCACGAGGTAGAAGATGGCGATGATTGCGATCACCAGCACAATGGCCAGCGACCAGACCAGATAGGGATAGACAGCGTTCAAAAAAGCTCCTTTTGGATTTCGTACTGCTTGTTGTGTTCTTTGGCTCGATCGACCAGTTCGTTCAGAGCGGTCAGCGGGGACTTGCCAGCCAGGTCACGGGAGGCAATACGCACATCGTCGATCAACCACTTCAGGTCGACCTTGGGTACGTGGGTGAGATCGCCGAACTGACGCACCATGGTGTCCAGTCGGATGAGGACTTCTTTCTTGTCCGCTCCATCCCAGCCTTCTTCCTTGACCGGCAGATGCTGGAAGATCATCAGCTGGCTGTCGTGGAAGTGGAAGTTGATCTGGCCAGCCGGCAGGCGCAGGTAGCAACTCCAGCGCCAGTCATCGTCCCACCCGTGCTCGTTGGTGCGGCAGATGAAAGCCGGGTAGTGATGGGACAGCAGGGCCAGCAACAGGTTGCGTTCGGCGTAGGGGTCAACCGATGACAGGTCAGTCATTTTTCTTGCCTTCCTTGTAGGGCATGAGTCGCCCTTCCAAGATCTTGTACCGCCGCTGCGCCACCGTAGCGTGGTGATTTGCCCACACAGCGATCGCAAAGCAGAGAACAGCTGCGATAGGATCGAGCGGATGGGTGGGGGCGAGGAGGAAGTGGAGGCCATAGCTGATATCGAAGACTGCGAGAAGGCCGAAGAAGAGGAAGGTCCGTACGGAACGTCCGTATTCCTTACGCAACTCTTCAAGAGATTTACTGGAGCGATGGTTCACAGCGAGAACCCCCTGATGCCAGCACCACTTGCCACCAGATACTCATCCTCCACCTGACACAGAATGCCTGCCTGTTGCAGCAGGGTCAGTGCGCGGTTGAGGACCATCTCTGGACCACAGTCCGTGTCGAGGATAGCCACGCGGTTGCGCGTCTCCTGACGGGCCGCTTCGATATAGTGCTGACGGATGGCAGCGATCTTGACCGGGTCTTTGGTATCCATCCGATCCATCTTGCCGGTACGAGCAGCGATGCGTTCCAGGGAGGTGGACACATTGCAGCACAGCAACAGGGTGAGGTCAGGGATACCCGAGGGCAGGATCAGCTCGCGCAGACGTTCGAACTCATCGCGCGGACAACCTTCCAGCTTGCACTGGTAGACCAGCGTGCTCAGGTAGGAGCGATCCATCAGCACCAGCTTGCCTGCTTGCAACGCAGGCTTGGTGATCTCATCCCAGATCGAGCGGTGCACCGTCAGCGCCAGAGATGCGCGCAGGAACGGATTGAGACCCAGACCGGAGTCAGTGATGATCGGGTAGATCTCACGGCCCAGCTGCGTACTGGTCCACGAACTGGCCACTGCGTACGGGATTTCGCGATCTTCGAGGTAGCCGACCAACTTCGTCAGTACGGTCCCCTTGCCAACTGCATCACCACCTTCGATGGCAATCAGTCGGCCATTGCGGTAATTCTTACCCATGTGTAACTCCATAGAGGGAGGGCCAACGCCCTCCCTCTGACGATTAATGCGCCAGTGCAGCGGCGACCAGGTTGCTGGAGATGATGGTGTTGACTTCGGCCAGCAGTTCCGGATCACCGGCGTAGATGGCTTCAGCCGCCGGCTTGAACGGCACCGCGGTGTAGTTCAGCTTGCCACCAGCCTGCTTCAGGCGCTTGGTTGCGCGCTCTTCTGCCATACGGCGGATGTTCTGCAGGTGCAGTTCCTGCTGATACTTCAGGTGCTGTTCGCCCAGCACATGCTCGATGGCCGACGTCAGGATCTTCTTGCGCATTTCGTACATTTCCTTGTGGTAGTTTTTTTTTTGCGGGGATTAGCCGCGTTTCTTCTTGTGGAACTTTCGGCGGGGACGCTTGGATTCGAACAGGTAACGCAGACGCGCGTGACCACTGTTCTCTTCACGCCAGACGTTGACCAACGGCTGGATGAACTCCACCGGAAGCACGCTCAGGTGACTGAAGCGGCTGTCGCACAGCAGGGCGTTCTCCAAGATGCAGGAGCGTGCCAGTGCATGCTGACTTTCGGTGGTGGCGTCTTTCACGATGAAACGAAGCGAGAAGGCCCGGTTGCCCAACGGCTGGTCTTCGGGCAACTTGAGGATCTTGTCGTCCTCGGTCATCATCGGTTGTGCGTGCATAGTCGGTTATCCGAGGAGTTGTTCAAATGATCGTGAATACGTGTTTGTTTTTACGCTAACGACGAAGCCTTGTCTCTTCATAGAAGTAAACAGCATCATCGCCAAATGTTCGCGAGAACCCAACCCCTGAGATAATGTACCCATCTCCGGTACGCATCTCGACAAGGGCAGGCGCGACCATGTAATACAAGCTACGCGTCCACGACATCAGTTGGTCATCGGTAATCACCTCGTTGAAGTTGCTGTCACGGAAGGCTTCAAACAACGCCTCCTGTACAGTCTCCTCAAAGTAGTCTGATAGAACTACCCCGTCTGCAAAGGTGTGGAAGATAATCTCCCCGACAAAGTGAAGTATCCCAGTCACGAACTCGTCAATCTCGTGGACGGGAAGCCTCAGTCGAGCTAAGGTCTTTCTGATATGCCGCACCTCCGAAGCGGTGCCTACTACAATCTCGTGCATCGTACTTCTCCATTAGGTTTACGGCATAGGAGAGAGGTTGCCCCCTCTCCCATGACTTTTACTTCTTGTTGTTGAGCGTCTTGAACGCATCACCCATGCGGGTGTGGTAAGCGAACTGCTTGTAGCCGGCGCCGTTGTACAGGCGTGCGAACTCTTCCCAGTCCAGTGCCAGCAGTGCGTTCCACAGTGCTGCGTTGGACTTGATGAAGTTCACGAAGGCCAGCAGGTGCTCACGCTCGCCGATCTTCATGGCTTCAGCGAAAGCCTGCACGGAGGTGAATCCGGCCAGCTGGTAGTTGAACCCCATGATCTGGAACATGCCGAAGGAGGCCGACATCAGTGCAGCGGTGTCGCTGTACTTACGACCACGTTCCATGAACGCCCATTCGGCAGCGCCACCCGAATACAGATCGGTGGGCTTGTACTTGGCGGGGTTCTTGTTGTAGGTCGAGCGGTAGACCTTGCCGACGTTCAGGCACAGCTCGGGCTGGGTAGCACGCAGATTGTCGCGCAGGGCGATCATCTCCGCACGCGGCACGCCGGGCTTGCCGATCTCGACCAGGTACTTGTCGAACTTGTGGCGTTCCCACAGGATCACCGGCAGGCCGTTGGCACCGAAAGCATCACCGGCCGATTCCACCTGAGCCACTGCCTTGATGGCATTGACCAGGCACGGCTTGTTCGGCTTGCTCAGCAGCTTGGCTGCGTCGATGAAGTCCTGCTCGACGAGCTTCTTGCGGGCAGGTTCGGGAGCCAGACCCAGGGCTGCGAAAGTACCGGGGCCGACGAGACCGTCAGCCGCCAGACCCTTGGAAGCCTGGAACTTCTTGACAGCAGCTTCGGTGCCGGGACCGAAGATACCATCGTCTTTGATGCCCAGAGCTTTCTGGACTGCGGCGACCGCCGAGGAGGAGTCGCCCTTACGGAGGAGCAGAGCCATCGTTATACCCTTTGTGGTTAAGGCATAGGATGGCTCTGCAGAGGCTTACGGGTTACGCACCCGACGGAAGATCTTGATCGTGCACTGCTCATGTTGGACGAACTTGTCCATGAGGAAGTAGTCCGACTCCAGCCGCTCCCAGACGTAGGGAATGTAGGTGTCGCACAACTTGTTCAGGTCATGATGGATTGCCGTGGCGTGAACCTGAGAAGCCTTGCGGATCGCTTCTTCGAACAGGCGCGTACCACCGATGACGTAGTACTCGCTATCGGTGATGTGCCGTGCACGAGCGATCGCTTCATCGAGGCTGCGGACCAGATCGAAGGTCTGGCCGACAACGTAGTCCAGCGTACTGGACACCACGATGATGTGGCGATTGGGCAGGCCCTTGGGCGGAAGCGACTTGAAGGTCTGCAGGCCCATGATCACCGGACAGCCGATGGTAGCCGCCTTGAAGTGCAGCAGGTCTTCACGCACATGCCAGGGCAGCTCATTGCCAACACCGATGCCATCGTCGTCCTGCGCTGCGAAGATCACCCGCAGGTTGGGGTCCACTTCCGCATACGGGACCGGGACCAGCAGCGTCTGATCCAGATCGATGCCGACCGGAGGTATGGACTGCTCAGCACCCTGAGCACCCACGACACTGAAGACGATGTTGGGATCCTCCGCCGATGCGAAGGTAGCAATGCGCTTACCCAGAGCTCGGAACAGAGCCGCCGAGTAAGCGGCCACACGCCGACTGTTACTGTACGTTACCGGATTGCGCATCTTCACTTTCCTTGTCGGTACTGGGGGTGTGTTCGTACAGTCCCATGGTCCTGACGATCTGACGATCTTCCTGGTTCATGTGACGCGAGCACAGCGGGTGGTCAACATCGACCATGATATCGCCCTGACTGAAGTACTCGATCCCTCGGGCCAGGGAGGAGGAACGGATGCGACCTTCGCCGCAGTGGATCATGATGTCTTCTGCCGGCCAGCGCTCCATCAGTTCCACGACCTGCTTGGCCATCGCTTCATCGAAGTGCGGATCGAAGGTGTTGCTGGAGATGCCGAAGTTCAGACGCAGAACTTCCTTGTGCTCGACCTTGAAGGTGGGCCAGCTGTCGTACTTGCCGCCGATGGAAATGACCACCGAAGGCGTACCGAGCAGGGCCATGTTCTGGATGCTCATGTAAGTCACCCGGCGCGAAGGACCAATTTCACCCGGTTTCATGCGATAACGTCGAAAAGCCATTTCTTTCCCCCTGTTGAATGAAGTGTTGCCTCAATTGGATAGTGTACGGTCAAATCTTTTTTACAGCGCATATTGGGAGGGGCGCTAGGCCCCTCCCTTATGTCATTCATTGGATACCTGAGCCCAGTCCAACTTGGAGCCGATGAAGATCGTCAAGATGGTCTTCTGGACATGAGTGGCGAACGTCACGCCCTGCTGGGTGGGATTGACGAGCATCCGAGCATGTGCCAGCGTACCAAAGGCTTCCTTCACGTCTCCGCCCTGCACGTACATGTAGCGCACTGGCATGTTCGGCTCGATCATGTCAACCGAGCTGTTCTCCCAGACCACCTGTACATACGCACCATTGCGCTTGGCCAGCAACGAGGACTCGACGAACGGATTGGAGGTGAACTTACGCGCACCACTCTGGACGTTGTTCAGCCCATTGGCACGCTGCTCGGTGACGTACTCGGTCGTGTTGAGCGAGTTGTCGACACTGAGCTTGTTGCCCTCCACTTCACCATAGGCTTCCATGACGTTACGGCTGTCGTTGTAGCGGACACCGTTACCATCAGAGAGCTTCTGGCCTTCCGTTGGATCCATGTACTCGATGCCACCGGTTGCGATGATGGTGGTATGCGTGTTGTCGCGCAGGTAGGTGCGCTCTACGCCCGGCAGCTTGTCGGCAGGTACTGCGATGACCGTAAGCTTCGGACGGGCCGTGTTGAAGCGTGTCACGTCGTAGGAAGGGTACATGTACCAGCTGCGTCCATGCAGGTAGTACCCAAAGCCCGCAGAGTAGATCCCACCCTGATGCTCGTGGATATACAGCGGCGCATCGACGAAGCGCGTACCGGCAGGCACCATCACCAGAGGACGAGCCTCTTGGTTGGAGTAGTCCACGATGCTCACGCCGGTGATCTTGTATTCGTCATCGACCTCAATGTCCTTACTGAGGTTGGTGAGAATCCAGCGAGCCAATCCACCGGGGCGAGAACGAGTCGCGCCCTGGTTGACGGTCTTCATCATCAGCTGTTCCAGCGCATGGTCAAAGACCTGGAACGTCACGCGGGCCACGTCGGACAGATTCATCGCTTCCTTGTTGTCACCAAAGTCCTGCTTCATGGTGACCAAGGGATTCTTCGGGTTGACGATACTGGCCCGGTAGGTCTGCACCATCGGTGCTTCATCCGGCGTCTCGGTCGAACCTGCAATGAACTTGGGCGTACGGGTGAGAATCATCTCAAGCGTGTCGTTGTGCGGGAAGATGTCAGCGTAGAACGTACCCGGCTGAACGGCCAGCTCAACGAACATGTGATCAGCAAAGCGTCCGTGGAAGTGACGGTCGTTGTCGATGTTGAGCACACAGATGGTGTCGTACTCAATCTCCTTGGCTCGCAGCACAGCAGTCCAGTGATACTGGATTGCCTTGGAGCCTTCGTTCATGACGTCCTGGATCTCATCCCAGAGCGGGGATTCGCGGATTGTCTTTGCCATCAGTATTCTTCCCGCTCAGCGAGCGAGCGCTGGATACCTTCGACGATCTTGATCCCTGCGCTCTCACGGATGACAGCGCGCTTGGGTTCGCCGATGTTGCTCAGATGGCGACGGCGACGAGAACCGAACATCGACAGGCGATGCATCAGGTCGTTGCCGTACTCACCCTTGGCGATCCAGAACTTTGCACTCTGGTACATGTGAGCGGCCAGCTTCTCCAGCTTGGCCAACTCTTCCAGCGGAACGGTCACGCTCTGCAGCTCTTCGGTTGCCCGATTGGCCCAGTCGTTCAACAGCTCCATCAAGTGCCTGAAGATCTCCACACTGTCCTTGGTGTTGACCAAGGCGAAGGTGATGTCCTCATCCAGGAACTCTGCCATCTGCGGAGCGGTCAGACGAGCGTTGACGATCTCGTTGGCCATCGCCTTGTCTACTGCCTTGTCGCCCGTGGAGACGGTGCCGAACTGCGCAATCTCCTTTTCCGAGATCAAATGGACTTTGGAGATTTGGGTAGTGTAGCGGAAGTCGAACAGCTTCTGCGCCACACTCTTGTCTGCAGCCTTCTGACGGGGACGGAAAACCTTTACGGGATCGGGCGGAAGGAAGCTCATGATGGATTGGACCTGTATGCAATTTTCAAGAGGACGCACAGGATGGGGATGAAGTAGAATCGCTCCAGGTTATCCCAGTAGCCGCATTCAGAAGCCATCTTCACCAACACCGAGGTGTCCATCGGCTGACCGCTCAACAGCTTGTGCACCTCGATCTCCATCTTCGTCGAGCGCAAGCCACTACGGGAGTGGTAGAACTTCTCGGTGAAGATGTAGTACTCCGAGTCAGCCACCCGATTGATGTCAGGCAGGTGGTCAGGAGCCGTGCCCAGATCGAGCAGCGAGGGCACTTCCATTGTGCGGATGAGACGGCGGATATCCTTGACGCGAGCGCCGGAGCGCTGCAAGGAACTGTTGGAGCCTGCCACCACGTTGTTGCGGGTGTAGTTGGCATCCACGTCGGTACGGACTTCGGCGGGGAACACCACATCGCGCACCTTGGTGAAGAAGATGCCGTTGTAGACCACGTGCTCCCTGAACCGGCTCGTATCCACCAACTGCATCTTGTAGACTGCGGTGGGCAGGATACGGCCATTGAGGGCAGCGATGGCATCGAGCACGGTGAGCTGGCTCATGGCACGATCGCCACCAACGTTCAACGAACGCATGCGTGCGCGGAACGGGTTCTCGCCAGCCTCGAAGCACTGACTGACGAAGCGCACCATGAACGGGTCGTAGGTGATGCCGGTCTGATCCGGGACGATGAGCGTATCCAGATCGTGACTGAAGAAGTCACGGAAGTACGAACCCACCAGATCCTGATACAGCTGGATCATGTTGCGCTGGTTGTTGTACAGCTCATCGATGATGAGCGGGCTCTGGCCGTGATGCAGGAAGTCGCGGACGAAGTGATAGGTCACCGTCGTCTTGCGACGGAAGTCCTCACGACGACCGGGGTCGTTGTAAGAGACGACCTCGTACTCGATCGTGTGAACCGTGTCCTTGAAGATCGTCTTGCGCTCTGCCTGCGTGACCTGCAGCACTGCCTCGCGACCATCGCCGACGTCAGCAATGAACATGTCACCGACGTTGGGAATCAGGCAGGGGTAGATCGTTGCCGAGCCACGCACCTGCATGGACTTGGTGTCCACTTCCTGCGTCTGGCCATCGTTGAAGGCGCTGGAGACACGAAGCTCCAGCCCCTTGATCAGACGGTACGGCTGCTGGTCGGCAGGCTTGCCGCGCTGCTGGCCGCTGGTGGCGTTGTCACGATCCAGGATCTGACTGTAGTAGTCAACGATCCAGCTTTGGCCGCTGACGTAGGTCAGCAGGGAAGAGCTCGGGACGTGTCGGGTATTCACCGTCACACCGCGATACTCGGGATTCGTCACGACTGCCCCAGTCTTTTGAAGGGTCGGTTTCGGAGGAGCTTTCTCCGGATTCGGTCCCGTTACGAAGGACATCTTCTTTTCTCCAGGTTACAAGCGTGTAGTTGCCAACGGTGAGCATTACGTGCTCCACGCCGTTGAAGTGATTGCCGCGCTGCAACTGCACGCGCTTGATGATGATCTCGATGTCACGCATGGCAACCGAGCCATTGGGCAGCAGCTCAGGAATCCACGCACCGCTAGCAAAGCCGCACTGGATCTGGGTGAGCAGCTTGACCACAGCCTTGCCATGCTTACGCATGCGGTTCCAATCTTCCGGAGCGATGCGCTGCAACTGGTTGACCATGGACAGACGCAGGTGGTAGACCTTGCGCATGTCGATCTCCAGCCGCTTGATAGCGCAGCCATCCTCCTCCAGTGACACGGCCCCATCGGTCAGAGGCATGTTGCCCTCAAACAGGCACATGTGTACCAGCGACTTGCCGAGGAAGGGAATGTGGCGACGCTCAGCGATCATGAAGGCCATGAGGTCTTCGTCGATCTTCCAGTAACCCAGTTCGTTCAGGTTACCCAGGTTGCGGTCGGACTCAGGACTGGCTGCGATCATCAGCGTGAGGATCGAAGAAGTATCCAGCGGAACACGACGCGGAACCCAGTCATCGAAGTTGGGCAACACCACGCCATCCAAGCAGCAACCTTCAGGACGGAACAGTTTGCTGAACTGCTCCAGCGCCAGCGTGTCAAACGACTGAGCTCGGTTGTGCTGAGTGGGCGAGTAGATGCCCTCACTGATGTCAGGACGAATGTCCTCAGGGATCACGCTGTTGTGCACGACCATCGGGTACTCGATGTGAGCACCGGTGACCTTGTCGTACTGGAAGACGTAGCTGAAGTCGAACTGCACCGCAGAGGCTTCACCATCCTTGGTGGGATGATCGGGCAACGCGGAGAACTCGAACCAGCCCTGCACCTGAATCTGCTGTTCGGCAATCACCAAGCGCGGTTGTTCACCAGCCTGATTGACGACCACAGTCAGCTTGTTGGTGCCGTGCTCTTCCAGATACTCCTCGAACTCCTGTCCGTAGCCAGCCTGCGTCTCGCGCAGATCGTAGATACGGGAAAGGATGTACTGGAACTCTTTGGGGAAGGAGTAGCTGTAGTCGATGACGTGCAGGTTTTCCATCCGCCCCTTGGCCGTGCGCATGCGCAGGTCATTACGGAAGCGTTCGGCGATGGTGGCATTCTCTGCACGGAACTGGAAGTTGATCTTGGCCATGGTAGCCGAGTAGATCGGATACACCAACACACCCAATGTCTGATCGCTGAAGATTGCGATGGCATTTTTCTGGTGCGTGTTCATGGTCAGGAATGAACGCTCGTCCACGTCCTCCACCACTTCCACACGCATCTTGTTTGCATGGGAGAAGGTGTTGAACTCTTCGGCTGGAGTCAGGGTCGAGCCATTCATGTAGCTTGCACCGGATACACCGATGTACTGAATGGTGGTGCCGATCGGAGCGCCCGTGAGCTTCTGGATCTGGCGGACGACATCATAAACCACAGGACGGCTGATGCTGTCGTAGGTCTCGTCGATCGTGATGGAACCGCTGGGCATGTCAGCCTCTTTCTAGGCGTGGGTCATAACATCGACAAAAAAAAGACTACCTGTAGCTCCACTCCCCCGTAGGGGAGTGGAGACTATGTCCGGCTGGCAATCGGCTTAGTAGCCGCGGCCACCGAACAGCGCGCCGTCGACGGCACCGTCGCGGTTGAAGTACCAGTAGGCCAGACCGGCCAGACCACCGACGACAACGCCAGCGATCATGGTCTTGCCGACCCAGCCCATGCCTTCTTCAGCGGCTTCGCCGGTGTAGGCTTCCAGGCCGGCGGCGTGGCCGTCGGTCAGCATCAGCGATGCGTTGATTTCGCCCATGGCGGCATCGAAGGTGGCGCGGTCGATCAGGTTGCCGGAGACGGTCACCGAGTCGTTCTCGGACAGATCCTTGATCAGCTTCGGCAGCAGCTCGCCGTTGATGTTGGCCAGGGCAGCGGCGCGGAGCAGGTTGACAGCGGTGTTGACGTCACGGACGGGGGTATTCTTGGACATGTGAAGCTCCTTGTTTCAGGGTGGTGAATCTTTGGTTGGGATTAACGCCGAAAATGAACTCGACGCTCACATGGGTGATATAGGGGTGAAACTTATTTGAATCATGGTTTTAGGGCATAGCGACATAGGGGGAGACCCCGAAGGGTCTCCCCATACCAGTTAACGCTGATGCAGAGCCAGCGAACGTTCCATGACGGACATGGCCGAACGACAGACCACAATGAAGTGGCCCAGGAACTGACTCATCGGACCGATGGTGCGATGGGTGAAGTTGGACAGGAAGCCCAACAGCACCTTCTTGGCTCCACTGGCCTGCGGGTTCTTCTCTGCCTCAGTGGCAGACATCACCTGCTTGCCGCGTCGATCCAGTTCACCGAAGGCCTTCTCCATGTTCTGGAAGAAGTTGCCGCCTTCGACCTTCTCCACGAAGGTGAGCATGTCAAAGACACGTTCAGCCAACGAGTTGCACTGCTGTGCAGGAATCGTCGCCATGGTCTCGGTGCCACTGGGCTGCTGTGCATCGGAGACCGTACGGACCCACTGCATGCCAGCGCCCTGATGACCTGCCGCAACGAACACCAGACCCCAGCCACCAGGCAGACCACGAACCACCTTGGCAGTACCCGGCTCAAAGCGCGGATCAGCAAAGGGAACCGAGGTACGGAACTTGGTAGCCATCTTCCACGGATCGAAGATGTCTTCGCCGGACTTGACCGCACGCACAGCCTGCTGCGCACGACCATTGGCGAAATCACCCAGAGCTTCGTTGACCTTGCCCAGGGTATCGTTGATGGCAGTGGGGTAGACCTGGAACAGGATCTCACCCTGACGTGTCATCTCACGCAGCGCCGCATCGATCTGGCCCACAGCTGCCGGGGGACGCCCCTGCACTGCCAGCGAATAGGCATCACTGCCCAGAGCGACGGTCGGCGACTCCAGCGGCTGCCCGGAGGCGGCCTTGGCACGGGAGACGATACGTTGTGCACGACGCTTCAGGACAGCGATCTGTCCCATGGCGCGTTGGAAGAATGCAGCGATGGAAGCCAGCACACGACGGATGACGTCCATGATGCGCTGCCAGATACGAGCGATGGTCTCGCCCACACCTTCCATCGAGATCTTCGAGCCGATGCTGCTTTCCAGCCCCGGTGCCAGCGACTCCGGCAAGCGACCCGTACCAGCCAGTGCCATCTCCAGAGCGATCTGGGTGAGGGCAGCTTCGTGGGGAGTAGCTTCCTGGATATCGGAGGTGACCAGAGACAGACGCTGCAACCCATCGGCAAGGTCCATTGCGCGATTGACGTCATCCAGCTCACCAGCCCCACGATCGATCTCTGCAACCGATTCAGTGAAGGCCGTTTCAACAACGTCCTCCGCTACGGCCACATTGGGATCACGGGTTTCAACCACTGCCTGAGCAATGGCATCATCGGCGAAAGCTTCGACGTCGGACGATTTGTAATCATCCACGATTGAACTCTCCTTGGTTGACGATATAAAACCGAGGCCCCCGGAGGGGCCTCGGCTCTATCAGCGCTTACGAGGCCGATTAGGCCTTGTACATGCCAGCAGCCTTCTCGCCCAGGGCCAGAACCTTGGCGCCCGTGGTGATCAGGTAGCGGGTCATCGCCGCAGCCGGCGCGTCGATCACGTTGGCGCAAGCCTTGGCCGCCGACAGGATCTGGCGGGCCGAAGCCTTGTTCTCGCCGGTCAGCTTGTCCGACTTCTCGGCAGCGGCCGAGAACTGGTCGCCAGCGGTCTTCACCTTGTTGATCAGGGCGTCGATCGACTGGAAGCTGTTGTTGTACTTCGTCACGCGGCCGGCCAGGGCAGCGATTTCTTCGCCGACCTTCTCCAGCTCCTGCTTGCTCGGCACCGACAGCTTCACTTCCTTCACTTCCACCGGGGTGGCGGTGAAGTCACGGACGCTGACGTTGTAGGTGCCCAGGGTCTCGATCTTCGAGGCCAGGGTGGCACCAGCCTTCTTGCAGGTCACGAAGACGGCCTGGTTGCCCGGCAGGGCTTCCGAACGGTCGACTTCCAGACCCTGGAAGCGCTTGTCACCCGAGGAGACCTTGGCACCGGCGACGGTCGGCACGGCGCCGATCAGGGTGTCGACGGCCTTGGCCGAGGCATCGAAGTTCTTCTCGCTGTCGAACTTCCAGCCGGCCAGCGCCGAGGCGAAGGATTCGCCGTAGGCCCAGGTCTTCTTGAAGAAGTCGTCGAACACCCAGTCGCCCTGCTCGCGCAGGTTCTTGGCGGTGTCGGACAGCGAGGTCAGGCCCTTGCCGACGGCGATGCCGGAGGCGACGTTGCCGGGGATGACCAGCTGCTTTTCCTTCGGCTCGCCTTCCAGGCCCTTGGCAGCGGTCTGCAGGGCTTCGGCGCGGCGCTTCAGCTTCGGGGCAGCAGCGAAGAGCTTGATGAACAGCTTCTTGATGCTGTCGCGGACCTTGGCGATGGCACGCTTGATGGCTTCCCAGACCTTCTTCAGCCACGCCTTGACGTCGGCTTCCATGGACAGGGTGGCATCACGCTTGGAGCTGTCGCCGCCGAAGGATTCGAGCGAGGCGTGGGTGAACTTGGCCGACGGGCCCAGCGGGCGCAGGGCGAAGTCGATGGCGCGCTGCGCGTAACGGGCAGCAACCGGATCCAGGCCGCCGTTCTGGGCGTCGGCTTCCAGCGACAGGGCGATGGATTCCAGGGATTCGGCGGTTTCTTCCAGCTGCTCGACGGCCGAGGCATCGGCGTCGGCTTCGCTGCCGGCTTCTTCCACTTCGGTCAGATCGGCTTCGAGGCTGTCGGCACCGGTTTCTTCGATCGGCTCTGCACCGGTCTCATCTTCCGATTCCAGGGAGGCGAAAAAGTCGCGAACGCTCATTGCAATGTCCTTCTATATGGGTTGTGCCGGGGAATGACCCGCGGCGAGTAACAGCTGTTACAGCATTCCCTGCTGCGGGTTTCTGCCAGTGGTGCGCACCAACAAAATAGGTCCAAATAATACTCGTGAAAAATACGCACATGTTTCCAGCGGTGCGCATTTTCCCTATAGAATAGCTTGCGCTAGTCTAGTGTGATCAGTCGTTGCGGTTCTGACTGCTGCGGCCGAAGATGAGGTACAATGACAGAATCATGTCCTCGAAGCCGCCATCACGCGAGCACCACTTGGTCACAACATAGGCCGAATCGTTCTCAAACATGCCCAAATCCAAGGGCACGGCGCGAACGACATTGTTCCCATGCGTGGGGAAATCGTCTTCGTTGACCAGATCCAGCCAGTTCACCGCCGACATCTTTCGCTTGCCGGAATTGATGAAGTTGACCGTATCGACCAGGAAGTCGTAGTTGTATCCCCGCAGGTTTGCGTTGGCCTGCTGGTCCTTGGCCCACTCCACGAAGTTGTGGAGCAGACGGCCGGCCACGACCAACACTTCTGCACGCTTGGCGAAGGACTGGGTGTTGAGCTTCTGTGCCATGAAGTCATCGAAGATCTTGTTGACCTCCGGATCACCATTGACACGAATCACACCCGAGCCCGTCGGAACGCGGCGGAAGTAGCGGCGGGGATAGATCAGGAGAGCTGCCATCGGTAACTCTCCTTAGTTGTTGAGGTACTTGTCTTCGTACTTGGCGATTTCCCGGCGCTTGTCCAGAAGACGGCGGCGGGTGTAGCCCAGTGCTTTGACAGCAGCCGGATCGGACTGGCGGCCAGCGTAGACCTGCTCCAGGTTGAGCAGGCTGTACTCGATGGCGCGAGCCTCTTCCACAGCGGCCTGGTAGCGATTGGCCGAGAACATGGCCAGACCAGCACGGATGTGGAAGAACGGGTTCCAGCGCGGCGGCAGGAAGTCCATGCGCAGCGGATCGAGCTTGTTGGCACCGATGCCCTGACGCAGAGCATCATCGTTCTCAGAACGCACGGCGGCGTCCGGGATCGACTTCAGTGCACGGTCCACTTCAGCGACCGGGATCTCCAGCAGCTTGCACACCGCGATGAAGCCCGGCAGGCCCTTCTGGAGCATCTCCAGTTCAGCCTGCGGCATCGTCGATGCTCCACGCTCATTCACGTTGCCCTGGGCCGCTGCGGTTTCGCAGTCGATGGTCCACAGCAACAGATGGCGGGAGTAGGTGACGAAGAAGTCCAGCGCACCGAGGTACTGAAGCACCGCGGCACGACGGTAATCCATCTCTTCCGGCGTCACGTCCTTGTTGAAGCTGCTCTTGGTGTAATGCAGGATCATGTCCACCTTCATGGGCATCTCCTCCATCAAGCGCAGCATCAGCACGGGGTAGTTTTCACCCCAGGCGCGATTGGCATTCAGGAAGGTCTTGCTGACCTCTTGGACCGCGCGGCTACGGAAGCCGCCGCGGCCCTCCAGCACTTTGACGCCATGCTGGAACGGGGTGATGGTCACCTCGTTGACTTCGTTGTCCAACGCGGCCAGCGCGGCGGTGATCTGATCGCGTCGCAGGGTCTCACCGAGACTCCGGACAAATTCGAGGGCTTTCATTTTCCGATGTTCCTTGGATCAGAAGGAGGGGGCGTTCTGGCTGTTGAGGGCCTTGAAGATTTCCATGATGTCAGCAGTGCTGCTGCCACCCTTGGAAGCGCCCTTGATGTCGCGCAGGTTCAGTTCCGTCGGCAGGTCGATGCCGCGATGGTAGAAGGTGACGCTCTCCCACTTCTCGTCGACCACGACCAGCACCATCAGGTAGGAACCTTCGAAGATGCGCTGGCGGAAGCGGCTGTCACTCAGACGGCCACGTGCCTCACGCTCCAGTTCCTTGACGGTGTCGCCGGACATCACGCACATGTTCGAAGCGGTGGCCAGCGACGGGCTACCACGGAAGATCGCAGCCAGACCGTTGTTGTTGCGGGTCTTCAGGATGTTCCGGTAGGTCCGGGTGCCATCCTGCGCCAGCGTACGACGGTGGTTGTCGATCAGGTCGGTGCAGAAGACGATGTCCTTGACGAACTCCAGCTGACCCGAACGCCACATGTGGTAGCGCTCTTTGATGGTCATGTTCTTGGACAGGTCGCCCAATATATGAACCAGGTTCCGGGGCGCGATCAGCGAGGCGATCAGACGCAGCTGGATGGGGAAGCGAGCGGTCTGACCGTTGTCGGTGACCGACACTTCCAGCATCTTGCCGACGCTCAGGTTGGCGGTGTCCTTCAACACATCAACGTTGGAGAATTCCGCACCGGGCTGAGAGCGTTCGAAATCACGCTGCTCTTCTTCGGCTGCACGACGTTCATCCTCCGCCGCCTGGCGAAGCGCGTCCTGCTTCTCACGTCGATCAGCGCGCGTGCGCTGGTCGGCGAAGCGGGATTCTTCCAGCTCCTGCTTGCGGGCTTCAGCGTCAGCACGACTCTGATCACGCAGACGGTTCTGGAATTCCTTGTCCTGCTCGCCGGCGCGCTGTTCACGCTGACGCTGCTGTTCGGCGTTGAAGCGACGGGTGTCCAGGGCCAGGCGACGTTCGTCCAGCTTCATGCGCTGGCTCTGGTAGTCGTCGGCTTCCAGGCCGTAGCTTTCCAGACCCGGAACCGGCAGGTTCGGCGAGGGCAGGCCGAAGCGGTAGGATTCCATGGACGACATCAGGTACGCCGAGGCGCGCTGCATGTCAGCGCTGGTGCCAAGACCAGCACGCTTGGGATTCAGGGGTTCCAACAGGCGCACCACGTCGACACGTCCGACGTTGACACGCAGGCTTACCGCCATCATGTAGTACGCTGCGAAGAGCGAGGTGAGCGACTGCATGACATCGCCCATGTAGGGCTGAGACTGCAGACGCGAATCGACCAGGACGACCGGCTCCACGCGAGTGGGAGCAGAGACGTCGATCAGTGACTTGTTGTTCTTTGCCATCAAGAATGGCAGCGACTGGGTCACGAACTTCAGCGCGGTATTCGCCAGCACCGATTTGAGAATCATTTTGGAAAGCCCTTTTATCGGAGGTTGAAACAGAAATGAGTACATATCAAGAGGATATCAACCTGATCGCTCAGGGATCAGGCCTTGGTTCCTTCAGCCGGGCATCAAGTGATGCGATGTTCGGCATCAACCATCGCGGCTTGGGTAATCCGATTCCCCTGAATACCGACAATCAGGGTCTGATCTTTTTCACCAGGCCTTTGTTGAATCTTGCGTACGACAATGTAGCGTCGTGTCGCCAGCTGACTCCTCTGTTGACACCGGAGGAATACAGCTACCAGCGGGCTATTCGCTGCTTGCTCGATCCGTGGGGTCACTATCCTGAAGACCCCGGCGCTCGAAAGGCAGTAAACACTCCGCTGGTCGATCCGAAGCAAGCGTTCATAACGCCATTGACCAACCACCTCCTCAGTTTGACGGGGTGGCCTGATCAAGAGCTCGATACGTTCACCTCGAAGCCGGGTGCACACCGAGAAGTTTACACGATGGCCGATGGCATCTCGCGTGACTTCTCAGCCTTCCCGCTTAACGCAACTTACCGCAATGTGACAGGCGACCCTATAACATTGCTGTATTACGTGTGGATGAAGTACATCGCAGAAGTGACGCAGGGCACGATGCTGCCGTATCCGCTGATGGTGCTGGAAAACGAGATCGACTACATGACGCGAATCTATCGCCTCGTGCTTGATCCGACCCGCCAGTACGTCCAGCGTATCACGGCCTGTGCCGGCGCATTCCCCACGGCAAATCCGTTGGGCGCGGTGTTCAACTTCAATGCCGATCAGGCAATGAGTCAGGACAGTAAGGAGATCAGTGTTCGTTTCCAGTGCCTTGGTTACGAGCCCTACGATCCGATCCTGTTGGTGGAGTTCAACTCCACGGTCTGCTTCTTCAATAGCGACATGTTTGATGGTACTCGCGAAGAAAAGATGCAGCGCCTGACCAAAGCCGAACTGACCTTTTTCAACTACCGAGGCTACCCTCGAATCGACCCCCGATCCAGCCGTCTTGAATGGTGGGTTACCAAGGTCGATTACGAAGATGCCAAGAGGAGGCTGCTGTCGTGAACTCGAACGAAGTAATGGTGCTGTTGGACAAGGCACGCTACAACCCCGGCGCCATGTTCGAAGTTGGCATCAACATGCTGGAGCAGGCCAACAACGGAGATCTCATCTTCGTCGACGCCAGCCAGCCTGCTGTGCAGCTGATCGAAATGGCAGCCACGCTGGCCGCCTCGGCCATGCATGAAAGTGCCGCCAACACCCGTCGCCAGTTCGCCCGCATGGCACTGGACGAAGAGGAACTGTACCTGCACATGTCCGACAAGGACTACATCGGCCGCTGGGCAACTCCGGCGCGTACCACGATCACCGTGGCGATGGCACTGGAAGAAGTGCTGGCTCGTGCTGTGCCGACCGGCGTGAATGGCGTGCAGAAGATGGTGATCCCGCGCAATACCGAGTTCACTGTCGCAGGCATCACCTTCTCGATGCAGTACCCGATCGAGATCCGCATCAACAGTGCTGGCACCGAGCGCGTTGTCTACGACGTCTCCCGTCCGTCTCCGCTGATGCCGTTGTCCACCAACCTGCTGAAGACCTGGAAGAGTACCGCCCAGGGTGGGATCGAGATGTTGTTCATCGAAATCCCGGTGATGCAGATGAAGGTTAGCACCAGCAACTTCACCGTCAGCCGTGCTTCGCCGACCAGTGGCGCCATCAGCTTTGCTGGTAGCTACTACGCCACCCGTGCCTACCACCGTTCCGGCGATGGCCCGTGGGAAGAGATCCTCACCACCGAGACCAAGCAGGTCTTCGATCCGGCACAACCCACGGTTGCGCTGCAGGTGTTCTCCGACCGCGTGCTGTACTCGGTCCCGGAAGTGTACGCCACGGCAGGTACGATCAAGCGTCAGCTGCGTCTGGACGTGTACTCCACCGAGGGTGACCTGTCCATGATCCTGTCCAACTACGAGTCCGACGCGTTCGGCTACCGTTGGCAGGACTTCGACAACGACGACAACGGGTTGTACTGGGCTGCGCTGGAGAACCTCAGCACGATGCTCATCTTCTCCGATGAAGTCGTGACTGGTGGTAGCGGTGCCAAGGGCTTCGAAGAACTGCGCGAGCAGGTCATGATGAATGCCCACGGCGCATCCAACCAGCCGATCACCCCGTGGCAGATCATCTCCACGCTGACCAACGAAGGCTACTCCTCGGTCAAGACCGTGGACAACCTGACCCGCCGCATCTACAAGACCTCCCGTCCGTTGCCGCTGCCTGAAGATGGTTCGGTGCTCAGCCCCATCGGCGCTGGCATCATGACCTTCCAGCAGTCCCTGGACGGCCTGAAGGGCTACAAGGGTGTCAGGGACAACGGTGAGCGCGTCACGCTGACGCCGGAGATCCTGTACAAGCTCGACAACGGTCTGACGAAGATCGTGGAGCAAGACGAGCTGGACATGATCCGCAGCACGATCCTGGAGACGCAGGCGCGCCTGATCAATGCAGAGCGCTATCTGTACAGCCCGTACCACTACGTGCTGGATATCACCGGCAATGTCTTCGAGGCCCGTGGCTATTACCTGGACGATCCGTCCATCGACAGCCGCAACTTCATCGCCGAGAACGACACGCTGGGGATGACCATCTCCACGGACAGCTTCGACATCGAGCGTACCGACAAGGGTTATCGCATCACCGTCGTTACCGCATCGAGCGAAGAAGCACTGGCGCTGCCCGATTCGAGCGTCCATGCTCAGCTGAGCTTCCAGCCCACTGGTGAGAGCGGTCGTGCTTACCTCAATGGCGTGCTGGAAGTCAAGATGGAAACCGGTGAGCGCGCCTTCGTGTTCGAGCTGGAGTCCAACCTGGACATCAACTCCAACCACGACCTGTACCTGACCAACTTCCAGATGTTTGGTGGAAGCACCCGTCCGGTGCCGGCATCGCTGACCGAGAGCTTCGATCTGGTCTACGTGCTGAGCGACTACCGCCCAGCCGATACGCTGACCACCGATATCGACCTGATCATTGCCAAGGAGATGCTGCCGGAAGACGCCATCGCCTTGACCCATGAGAAGTTCAATAGCAACCTGGGCAGTTCGTTGGACGGACTGTGGACGGCGTCTCGTTCGGTGGTGTCCGATGAGGACTTCAAGAAGTACGCCGCTGACGTGCCGTGGGTCTACGAGGAACCCGAGTTCGAACGCGATCCCAAGACTGGCACGATCCTGTACGATATCGTCGATGGCGAGATCAAGTACCGGATGCTCCATGCCAAGGGCGAGGTCCGTCTGGACGACGAAGGCAAACCGATGATTCGTTTCCCGAAGGGTGACGTCATGCGTGATGCCGAAGGCAATCCGATCGTGGAGTCCACCCGGAAGATGCAGCGTCAGATCGACCTGTTCTTCCTGGACGGCAAGTACTGGTTCTCCACCAACCCGACCTCCATCGACTACCGTGACACCACGGCGCGTACGGTGGTGCGTTGGCTCAGCACTGACATCGCTGCAATCCGGGCCAAGTTGCTGGAAGGCACCGAACTGTACTTCGCTCCGCAGACCACGCTGGGCAACGTGCAGGTCATGGTTGAAGAAGGTCTGATCTCCACCATCCCGGCTGAACAGGGTCTGCGTGTGGGTCTGTACCTGGGCCGTGCGGAATACGCTGATGCACGTCTGCGTGAGTCGCTGACTCGTTCGATCAAGCTGGTCATCGCTGATCGTCTGATCCAGTCGGTGGTGAGCATCGATGACATCACCGATAAGCTGCGCGAAGAGATCGGCAATGAAGCGATCGCATTCAGTGTGTCTGGTCTGGGTGGAGCCAACAACTTCCCCGTCATCACGACACTGGATGATACTCTGCGTTGCTCCGTCCGCAAGCGTCTTGTCGCCAAGAGCGATGACACCCTGGCGGTTGAAGACGACGTGCAGATCGATCCGCTGCGTCACGCCAAAGCCAAGTAAAAGGCATAAGGGGAGGGGCTTTCGCCCCTCCCTCTATGTTGTTCAGAAACGACGCATGCGGCGCTTCAGTTCGGCGGTGATCTTGGCGATACGACCACGCAGTTCAGCGTCTTCGGATGCCATGGCCACCTTGTTCAACTCGGAGAAGAAGGCCAGCATGCGGTTCAGCGAAAGCGTGAGCAGGCGACGACGGGCCGCTGCCATCACTTCCACTGAGTTCCACATGACCACCAGAGCACGGGTCTCTTCGGTGATGTTCTTCAGCGCCTTGCTGTAGGTGGAGGCCACGCGCGGATCGTTGGAGGTGGTCTTCTCCACGGACTTGAGCTTCCGGGCGGCTGCGTTCAGACGAACGGCGCCACGCAGGGAGCTTTCCATCGGACCGTAGACCGAACGGGTCACGAAGGCACCATCGACCACACGCTTGACCAGGCGGTCGATATCGTCCACTGCCACCGGCTGCTGATCCAGCTTGGTCACCGACTGGTAGATGGCGTTGGCCACCGGCAGGATGTCCGAGTGGATGGATTCGGACACGAACACACCGGCGGTCACTTCGCTGGGGAAGGAGAACATCGGAATGGGACGTGCGATCTCATCGAGCATTTCCACCAGCACGTCGTTGGAGCGCTGGTCGCCTTCGCGCACGGTCTGGCCGGAGAGACGGATGTAGTTGGAGATCTTCTCGCTGAGCTTCTCCTCCCACTGATCCAGCTTCTCCCAGCAGGTGCCCAGGAACGTGGAGAACGGACCGCTGGTCAGCAGGTCTTCATGGATGGCGCGCAGCTGCGACACCATTTCACGGTCGTTGCCCAGGCGCTTGCGGATCTCCTGCAATGCGGTGCCCTGGAACAGCGGCTCGACTTCGTCCATGGCTTCGTTCAGCGCCATGACGTTGTTGACCACCACGGAGGTCTTGGCTTCCTTGGTGCGGTTGCTGCGGAAGTACTCCACCATCCACACCGTCAGCTTGATGAGCAGGGCTGCTGCCACGCCGACCAGAGCGCCGATCAGGACAGCCTGACCCACGGTGATTGCTTCCTGCGCCACCTTCAGGTTGGTGGTGGAAGGTTCCTTGGTGAAGCTCTTGACCGGGATGCGGCCAAGTTCGATGGCGTGTTCGACCACCAGCTGTTCGGCCTGCTCCATCGAGATACCGCCGACTTCAGCGATACGTTCGATGTGTCCGAGCAGCGCCTCCATGGAGGTCTCCACGTCTTCCATCTTGGACAGCTCTTCGCTACCGAAGTCTTCCGGAAGCAGGGTGGTTTCATCGAGATCGGTAACGTCCATCAGAACTTCTCGCCTTGTTTGGTGGTGTGCTCTTCAAAGCGCCGGGTCAGGAAGCGAATCTGACGCTGGCGCTTTTCGTCACGGAGGGAGGAGACGAGATCGAAGTTGATCTCGCCGAGGGTGCCGGAGGCCAGCGCTTGTTCCAGGGCGATGATCGCCGAGGGGTGGCTGGGTTCGAACACCATGCGGTAGCGGGTCTTCCACAGACTCGCCGTCAACGACTGGATGGCCGGGATGTTCAGCGGCTCACGTTCGTTGACCTTGGAGATGATGCGGTTGGTTTCTTCGCGGAAGTTCTGCGAGAAGTAGAGCTCCACGTTCTCCACTGCGCCAGAGGGCAGGGGAAGTGCGTAGGCCATTGCAAGCGCCAGTGCACTGGTGACCACCTCCAGACGCTCCTTGCCCATGAGGCCGTCGCAGTCCAGCGCCATGGTCACAGAATCAGGAATGCCGTCCATCAGTTGTTCACCTTCAGATTGAGATTGATTTCGGCTGCGGTGACGAACAGACGCGAGCGACCCAGCTTCTCCAGCTCACGCTGGGCAGAGACGGCATTGCGCTGACTACGTGCACGCAGAGAGAAGAACGTCACGATGCGAGAGACCACCGTTTCTTCGGTCTTGGTGGAGTCGATGATCTGGCGGGTTGCACGCAGATCGCGAACCAACTGCTCGACCTTGGATTTGGGCAGGTTCCCCTTCCGCAGACGACCGATCATGTCCCGCTCGATTGCCGCCAGACGAGCTGGGAGGTCTTCGTACTTGCCGAGGTCGTTCTTGCCGTAGAGCAGTGACCCCAATGCCGTGGCTACTGCCAGAGGGCCGCTGAGGCTGAATGCGAGCATGGTAACCAACATGCGCGGCAGAACCTGATACATCGTGGCGAAGTACTCATAGCCAAACAGCAGAGCGGACGAGGCGGTCGAACGAGCGAAGCCTGCCTTGCTGATCTTGACCAGTGCCGATGCCAGCTCAGCGCCAGCACCCATGCGGGAGGCGTACTGATCAGCCAGCGACTCCATGGCGAAGTTGTCGTAGGTGCTGTTGCCCATTTCAGAGCGAACCCGGTCAACCACGGAGGTAACTACGATGACTTCGACCACACCCGGATCGGTAGCGGTGACCAGGCCGTTGTGATCTGCCAGCGTGACGTTGAGGGTCTTCTCCAGCTGGGCGACCAACTTGTAGCGGTTGGTGCGATCTTCGGACTGGGCGAACCCTTCCTTGATGGCGGCCATTGCGTAGTTGGTACGCGTGGTCTCGTTCAGATACTCCAAGTACGTGAACGGGTGACCCAGCTCATGCAGGAGGATGGCCACGCGCTCCATCGGAGTGAGGTTGAGCTTGAACCAGCCGGTGGCGAAGAAGACGTCGATGTCGATCTCGGAGAACACGCCGGAGACGCGGCCCGTTTTGAGATTGACCTCGCCTTCGATCATGTTGCCGACTTCTTCCAGTTTCTTCAGCGCTTCCCATGAAGCCCACTTCTGCGGGGTGGGGGAAGGGAACCAGGAGTGGCCGTTGCGCATTGCCGGGATGAGAACGAAAGCGTCGATGCTCTGGCTCTCAAAGACGAAGAAGCGGACCTTCATTCCCGTCAGGTCAAAGACGAGTTTGGCCAGTCCAGCTTCATCGAGCTGACGGCCGTCACGCACCGGCACTTCCATCGCTTTGGTGAAGGCTTCAGCCAGCGCTTCGAGTGCTCGCGGGTTGTTCTGGAAATCGATTGCTTCTTGACTGAGCAACCAGTCGCCGAGGGCGGCCATAGGGGTTCCTTTGGATCTCTGTGATTATTTACTGCTCATAGTGATAGTATAGTCTCAGGAATAGCGGTACTCAGCGGAGCTCTTAATGACCCAAATTAAACAGGAAGACATTGTCGGATTGGAGTGTAAACACGCCGTTTACTGCCATCCGAAAGACGCACCTTTCGACCTTTTGGTCGTGAAGGAGAAGGTCTATCTGAAGGATGGTCGCTGTGTCCCCCGCATCCGTCGCTTCAAGGATTACCCCCGTGACTTCTACGTCACCAAGCCGAACTTCCGCAACCACACCGATAAGAAGGAGTGGGAGGACGTTGACAAGCTGCAGAAGTACACCACGCCTCAGCACAAGCTGTTGGCCAGTGTATCCAAGGCGCTCGGCCGCGGCATGATCCAGGGCGGCATGCCGATGGCAGGCATGTCTCCGTACCTCTACGGTTCGGACATCACCACCCCGGTTCTGCTGAAGCACAGTTACCGTCACAAGTTCCCGCAGCACATCAGCGATAACTTGGTGGCCACGCTCGACATTGAAACGGACGTTGTTCATGGTACTGAGGAGATCGTCTCGATCACCTTGGCCTGCAAGCAGGATGTCATCCTCTGCGTCAAGGACTCGTTCGTCAAGCACATCCCTGAGCCTGAGAAGGCTCTGCACAATGCGATGGAAACCTACCTCGGCGAAGTCAAGAAGGCACGAGGGATCAACTTGCAGGTTCACTTTGGTAAGACGCCGGGTGAGCTGATCAGGAAGATCTTCGAACGTGCTCACGAGATCTCGCCTGACATCATCGCGATCTGGAACATCAACTTCGACTTACCCAAGATCCTGGCTGCACTGGAACGTGAACGCATCAACTCCGCTGACGTGTTCTCCGATCCGAGTGTTCCGCCGGCATTCCGCTTTGTCCGATACAAGGAAGGACGTTCGAAGCAGCAGACCGCAACTGGCGCACTGAAACCCATCCACCCTGCCGATCGTTGGCACACGATGGAATGTCCGTCCGCCTTCGTCTTCCTTGACGCCATGTGCGTCTACAAGAAGCTGCGTGTCACCAAGGGTAATGAAACCAGTTACCGACTGGATCACATCCTCAACAAGAACCTGGGTGTGCGCAAGCTGAACTTCGACGTCGCTGACCATTTGAAGGGTCTGGACTGGCACAAGTTCATGCAGAGCAAGTACCCGATCGAGTACTGCATCTACAACGTGTTCGACTGCGTTGGTATGGAGATGCTCGATGATGAGACCAACGATCTGAAGCGCGTGATCTCGGTTCTGGTCGAACACTCCGAGTACAGCAAGTTCCCGTCTCAGCCCAAGCGCACCTGCGATGACTTGCATTTCTTCGTGCAGAACGAAGGCAAGATCATGGGTTCCACCGGTCGTGACATGGTGGATGAGAACGACAAGTTCGTGCTCGGTATGAACGACTGGATCGTGACGCTGCCTTCGTACCTGGTCGACGATGGTGTCTGTCTGATCGAAGAGCTGCCGAACCATCCCACCGCAATCTTCACTCACGTGGCAGACTGCGACGCCGTTGGTACTTACCCGACGTTGGAAGTGGTGATGAACATCTCCAAGGAAACCACGTTGCGCGAGCTGTGCATGATGCGCGACATTCCCGAAGAGGTGCAGCGTGCACAGGGCATCAACATCACCGGCGGCACTACCAATGCCGTGGAGATCGTGCGTACCCTGTACAACGCCCCGAGCATGGATACGCTCCTGCAGAACTTCCGTCGTGACCGCGGACTGGTTCAGAACCCGGACGTGTTGGACAACATCCACCGCATCGGTGAACGTGCGCGTCAGGCAGAGCACGCGTAAAGCAAAAAAAAAGAGGACTGGATACTGGGCTCCCCTCGCGGGGAGCCCAGCTATGCCGCTTACAGACGGTCGACGTTGGCGCTGATGTTGCTCAGGTCCAGATTACGGCAACCTTCCATGATGTCACGCTTGATGGTGTTGGCGCTCTCTTCGAGGTTGGCCACGTCAGCTTCCACCAGTCGCAGGTACATGGCGTTGCTTTCGCGGGTGATACCGAAGGCGGCGATCAGCGGGATGCAGACGTGGATGGCACCGAAGTACACGGCCACCAGGCAGAAGACCACGGTGATGACGCCGTACCACAGGTTCATCTGACCCACCCAGTCCTGACGCTCGGAACTGGTGCGGCGGTTCATGGCCAACAGGGAATCGGTCAGGCGGTGTACGTTGCGCAGGATGCGCTTGGTCAGCTTGCCGGTGTGCATGCAGTACAGCTGGTATGCACCGAACAGGCAGGCGACGGTCATGGCGACGAAGACGATGTTTGCGAAAGTCATGGTGAAACTCCTTGGATTGGTATTGCGAGAAGGGATTGATGAGGTACGATTATTCGTACTTGTTCATCGGGTGGAAGTTGAGGAGGTAGATGATGCCCGCAGCCACGACAGCGCGGGAGGAGACGCGCCAGATCAGGCTGCCCATGTTAGCGGACCTTACGAACGGCCGGCTTCTTGGTGGGGGTCTTCTTGGCTGCGGCCTTCTTGCCCTTGGCTGCGCGGAACTTGGACAGTTCAACCACGCCGCCGTGAGCGGCGAAGGTGGCAGCCGGGCTCAGGTTGATCTTGCCGAGGTTGGCGATGGATTCTTCGAACTCGGTCATCGCCTTCTTCTGCTTGCGCTGGTGGACAACGGCGGCGCCGACGATGACTGCAGCGATGGCGGCGGTTGCGAACAGGGCGGTACGTTCGGAGGAGTGCATGAACATTTGGAGATTCCTTTCTTAGGCGTCGAACTTGTAGGAGGAGTTGCACAGGCGCTTGACCTGTGCGGAGGAGTTGTTGTTCTTGTACTGATGTGCTGCGTTGAAGCGGCGTGCTTCGTCGCGGATCTGGTAATCGGACTTCCCGCCAATGTGGGCCAGGAGTTCGCGACGACTACGTTCAATGCGTTCGTCCAGGGACATGAGCGGGAATCCTTTTACTTGGGTTGGTTTATGCGAGGGCGAGCAGGGTGTCCAGGTCGAAGATCATGCGGTTGGACAGATCTTCGTAGTCGTACCAGCGACCATGGGCGCTGAGGGTGAAGCCGTTGGTGACCATCTTGCCCTGGTAGGTCT